TCGAACTGGCATCTTCAGATTGGAAGTCTGAAGTAATGACCGTTATACGATATTCGCTTAAAAGGTAGACCCGGGCCCAACAAGCCGTTTTCGTACGCAACGGAAGGGCCCTTTTTAAGGTCTACTTACTTTGATATCTCCATTTCCTACCCTTACCTCTTCGACCAAAAAATTCTGTTAAAGAATGACAGTTAGGACAGAGTAACTCAACATTTGATAAATCATGATTATGTGGGTTACCATCTATATGATTAATTTGGATTGGGACTATCCCTGTATGTTCATTCACTTTATCCCATTCACAAACCATACATTTTTCACCAAATTTTTCTATCAAATATTTTTTTGTTATCTCGTGGATTGTGTCACATCTTGTATATCTTTCAAAATTATTTTCCTCTAAAGATTTGAAAATATTTTTTCTTTGATATTCGAATTGACACTTATTATTACAGTAAAGATTCCTATTAGGAATTTCACAACCACAATTCAAACATTGTTTTTCTTTTTTTTCTCTATTTCTCATTGGACAACCATTATGTAATAATAAATATTGGTTGTCCGATAAAAGTGAGCGACAGAATGGAATTGAACCATCGTCCCCACCTTGGCAAGGTGGTATAATAACCGTTATACGACTATCGCGTGGAGTGGTCTTCCCATAACGATTTCCTTAACAGGTTTTGGAGTTAAGGGTGCGACCACATGATGATATTATTTTTGATTTTTTTGTTGCCACTCATATGACACCGTATTTTCGGTAATCGGACCACCTTTTGCCCATGTTTTACATGTTCTTGCGGAGTGACATTTAAAGTGATGCATCCAACAGTATCCTAATCTACCACTATCATCAGAAACCGAACCTGGCATACATTCATCCATTCTTGGTGATATATCAAATGCAACACAATTACCACATAGTGATTTTTTAGCGGCTTCAACAGTCGTATTCCAATCGGATGCAACCATTTCCCAATAATCACCGGGTTCATCAATATTAAGTGGACCATATTTTATATAATCCGCTTTTATTGATTTGTCTCTATTATTAGTGTTCAACTCTAAATCTTGAGTTGCTTTAGGACACTCCATTTCGGCTTCAGATAATAATCTTTTGTTTAATCTTTCGATAAGTTGTTTTTTCTTTTTTAATTCAATTCCCATGATTTTTTTATATATAAATATCTCGTGGTCCCTCACGGGCTTGAACCGTGGACCTACCGATTATGAGTCGGGTGCTCTAACCAACTGAGCTAAGGGACCAATGGTAGTGGTGACGGGATTTGAACCCATAACCTTGACGGTATAAGCGTCCTGCTCTCACCAATTGAGCTACACCACCAAATCCAACGAAAACTCTATAATCGTACTCATTAAATGTTCTTCGTCATAGATTTTTATGTTCTCAAGTTCGATGTTATAAGAACACATATCACAATCCCATAATGCAAATCTTAAACCTTTTTTGAAATCATCCATATCTCGAATGTTCAAAACACCCATGTGACAATAAAGAGGATTGGGTAGGTATTTCCTTTCCAACATTTTATTGTGTTGGTGGTATAAGTCCCATTTTTCTTTATTGCCACTTTCATCCTTACCATTCCATTCCCCACCATGTTGTGTTGTTACATACCATTCGGTGTCCAATCTTTCATTCTCTAATGAATCTTCTTCAGATACCTCAATGACATTACGAGTTTGTAACATATCAGTTGATAGGGTTGGGAGATAATTGTGAACGATTTCCAAACCAACATAATGACCAAGTTGATATTCTGCGGTTAAACTATTTTTCCACTCGATTCTTTCTTGTTTGAACCTTTCCTCCATTTCAGGAGTGATTGAATCCATCATACTTTTAATAATGTTATTTCTTTCCATACTATTACTTTTTGTTGAAAGGGAGGGATTCGAACCCCCGTACCCCGAAGAGAGCAAATTTACAGTCTGCCGGTTTTAACCACTCACCCACCTTTCATTGTTGTACCGAAGAAGGGACTCGAACCCCCACGCAATTACGCGCGACATCCTAAGTGTCGTGTGTCTACCATTCCACCACTTCGGCAAAGTGTAGGACATCGCTTAACCTACGGTGTTGCTAGCATTACACACCTTCGATGTTTCCATCAGCGATTTTTTTGCTCCCCGACCAAGATTCGAACTTGGGACCCAACGGTTAACAGCCGTTTGCTCTACCACTGAGCTATCAAGGAATTTGTAGGGAAAACAGGACTCGAACCTGCGACCCCCTGGTCCCAAACCAGGTGCGCTAACCAACTGCGCTACTTCCCTATTAAAAAAGATAGTGATGGAGTACCCGTCTCGCTCCAATCTTAACGGCTTCTTCTGAGTTTTATCAGTGCACCGGCCGAGGGTGATGAACACTATGAACCTTACAACTACTTTGTCGACTTTCATTGTAAGAGTGACCACTATCTTAGTAGGCCCACCAAGACTCGAACTTGGAACATCTCATTAGAAGTGAGAAGTTATATCCCTTTAACTATGGGCCCATTAAAATGAAAACCTCCTTCTACGCTCACCGTAGTTGTAGATTTGATTGGACATAGTTTACTGTCCACCTGTTGACGTGCACATCAGAGCAGGGTCCATCACAGTTCACTTTGGGTCATGTAACTCATTTGGGTAGCTAATCCCAAGAGCCAAAGTTTCTTTCAACGGTGCTAATCCGTCCTCTGTAAGGAGTTTTTCATTTTTGTACCGAGGATGGGAGTCGAACCCACACGAACATTACTGTCCAAGGGATTTTAAGTCCCTCATGTCTACCATTCCATCACCTCGGCATTTACCAATTCCAATATGTCAAAGAACAAATCTAATCAAAATATAAACAACAAAATCTTAAAAACAAAAAACCCGAACTTTTTTTGAGTTCGGGTCTTCTTATTAGTAGGTTAAGTTCCTTACACTTTTAAAAACTCCGAACATGGGTCACATAAATATATACCTCTCCCATTACCACTTAGTGGGTTGTTCAAGGGTTGTTGTATGTAAACCATTTTCATCATTTTGTTTATAACTATCACAAAGATACAAAAAGTTTTTTAATTTCCAAGTTTTTTTAAAAAAAAATTAAAATAAATCTTCACACCATATTGGAGTCTTTTCACCAACGTAAGAACCGGAAACATTAAATTCAAAATATTCTACCGCTTCTGTCATATCCATTCCTTGATTCATAAGTATAGTGATACACTTCTCAACAGAATAGATTAATCTCATTGAAGATGTTTCAATTCCTATTACCGCATCATCAAATCCATCAGCAATTAAGATTTGTTCATCTTCGTATTGTTCTAAAATTTTTTCTAACATATTGGTTTTTTTTAATTTAATTTCAGTGTAGCCCGACGGGGAATCGAACCCCGCTTTCATCCGTGAAAGGGACGTGTCCTAACCGATAGACGACCGGGCCAATTTGAGGAGAGTGAGGGATTCGAACCCCCGGAACCCTCACGAGTTCTCCTGATTTCAAGTCAGGTGCAATAAACCAACTCTACCAACTCTCCAATTACCCCACCTGAGATTACGGTGAGTAGTCATTTCGGTTTATTTTCTTTCAAACAACCTGAAGGGCGTCCCCGTTAAAAAAAGTCAACACTACTGGGAGGAGGTGTGTCGCTCTCCTTTGTTCCCATGAAGTCCCACTCGCGCCGTAGACTTTCTGCGGAATCATTCTTAAAGTCTTGATTCGAAGACTCTGAGTATCTCTTACTCATTGCGGTCCCACCGGGAATCGAACCCGGCACTTCGCCGTGACAGGGCGATATTATAGCCGATTAACTATGAGACCAATCGGAGCCTCCTGTCGGATTCGAACCAACGACCCGCTGATTACAAATCAGCTGCTCTGGCCAACTGAGCTAAGGAGGCAATAGTGGGTCAGAGTAGTCACGGCCACCTCTGTTCCTTCTGACCCTTGTCATAACCGTGGCAAGATGTGGCTCGACCCTAATTATGACCATTTGTTGCGGGGGTCGGATTCGAACCGACGACCTTTAGGTTATGAGCCTAACGAGCTACCACTGCTCTACCCCACGATATATTTCAAAGAACAAATAAAATATAAGAAGTAAATTCCATATTTCAAAATGTTTGGTTGCGGGACCCGGACTCGAACCGGGAACTTCAGCTTATGAGACTGACGAGATGACCACTTTCTACGCATCCCGCAATGTTTGGTTGGAATAATAGGAATCGAACCTATAACCTTTCGCGTATCAGACGAATGCTCTAACCAATTGAGCTATATTCCAATTTGGGGTAAATAATCGGATTCGAACCGACGACCTTCTGGACCACAATCAGACGTTCTAACCAACTGAACTATATCTACCATTTATAAATTATAAGGTTCAAACCTTATAATGAACCATTATAAGTCTCACACCTTATATTGAGGTCCCGAGTGGATTCGAACCACCGAATAAGAGTTTTGCAGACTCCCCCCTTAAGCCACTTGGGTACAGGACCGTGGTGATTCCTAAAGGACTCGAACCCTTACTTCAACGTCCGTAGCGTTGCGTGCTATCCATTACACCAAAGAACCATTACTTAATTCGTTCATCCCATTCTTCTTGGGTCCCCAATCTAATTGGAACGAACAATGCAAATCCATCATCATCTTCAAAATGGTTACAATCATCCTCTCTCCAACCAAACTTATATCTCATGTGTATAAATTTGTTTGTCTCTTGATTCCATCTTGCGATTGTGGTATTTCTATGTTCACCAATATAAATTTGACCATTTACTAAATCTTTTTTAGGAATCGCACCTGCGTCAATTAGTTTCGGAACATAGAACTCTCTCCATTCTTTTTCATCCACTCTTGGAAGAGTTGGGACATCTTCGGGATTATTAATCTTTGGTAAATTCTCCCAATGATTCCTAATCATTCTTTCCCTCTCTTCTTTTAGTTTCATTTTCTCCGCTTCAAATTTCATTTTGACGGCGTTGATGTTATCATTTCTTTCCATGTCGTTTATTTTTAAAAGTTTGCACAGGTGGAGAGATTCGAACTCCCAACAACGGTTTTGGAGACCGGTATGATACCCTTTCACTACACCTGTGTATTGTGTAGTCCCTGTCGGATTCGAACCGACGACCCTCTGCATGTAAGGCAGACGCTCTCCCAACTGAGCTAAGGAACTATGAAAGGAAAGAGGAAGATGGTTCAGTGGACATCCTCTTTTACGATTGGCGTTACTTCAGGTGAATATCTGCAAACTCCGAATACATCATCCAATATTCACTCTCGAGATATTGATGTATCATTCCCCAATCAACCTTTGTGTCCCCGATGCGACTCGAACGCATAACCCCCACATTAAAAGTGTGGTGCTCTAACCAATTGAGCTACGAAGACAAATGTGGTACCGACAGGAATTGAACCTGTGACACCCAGATTTTCAGTCTGGTGCTCTACCAACTGAGCTACGGTACCATTTTAAACCAATATGTCAAAGAACAACTTTGTGGACACTGTGGGAATCGAACCCAATCGTTCTGATTGCAAATCAGACGGTCTGCCGTTGACATCAGGCCCATAAAACAAAAAAACCTCGAGATTTCTCCCGAGGTTCCTTTATATCGTTTTAAACTAAACAACTTACAAGACACCTCGGGACATGCAAATATCAGCCACCTCCGCCCATTTTGAACAGATTGTAAATGACATTGTATGTGTAAAGCGTCTCATTGAAGTTTTATTTAATTTTAAAATCTTTTACAAAGATAATAATAAGTATGCTGAAAAACAAGAAAAGTTTGAAATTTTTTTAAAAAAATATATATAACAATCTCGATTGCCGAGGTATTTATAGTAAACCAAATAAATAAACTAAACTAAATTACAACTATGAACTTCAAAAAATGGATTATTGACCTTTTCAAAGATGAAAGAGGGTCAACTTCAATCAAACCGGTAATCGCCCTTTTAGGTGCATTATTCCTTTGCGGAACCATGATGGCAAATTCTTTTACACATGGTGACATTAAACCATCAGAAGAATTGGTAAACGCGGTGATGGTCATTACCGCTATTGGAATGGGTGCAGATACTTTAGATAAGTTCTCACATAAAAAGAAATCAGACGACGAAGTTTCTGAGTAAAAATTATGGGGTTAGATAACCCCATTTTTTCTTTTTTGTGATGAAGAGACTGCCCATCATATTATTATTATTTCTAATATCATTTGGATTTTCGAATCTGAATGCCCAAACTATTGTTGTTGATACGGTAATCAATAACATTAAAATTGGTCCGTTCACCGAAAATAAGAATTTGGCTTTCGGTGTTAAAAATATAATTGAAGAAATCATCAATGAACAGGATAGTTTAATTCTGATTACAGATAAAAATAAAGCAGACTACAAAATTAAAGTTGAACTCATATTTTTTGACATTGTAACGACTAACTCGGGGGTTAGTATTTTTCACGAAGACAAAACAACCACCGTCATAAGAATGAAAGGTGTATTGTACAAAGGTGATAAAAAAATTAAACAGGAATTTTCGGAAGGTAAATCAACCGAAATTTCAACCTCAACCATAATGATTGATGAGGGTGGTAAATTCAATCAACAATCTGCTAGTTCGGCATTAAAGAAAACAACTCAAAACCTAATAAACAAACTAATACTATGAAAAAATTATTATTTATCCTAACCGCGTTAATTTTTACGACGACCGCGTTTTCTCAAACTACGCCACAGATTGGTAATCCTGTTGCGTATAAAACAATCAAAAGGGGTGACACCCTTGATGTTGTGTTTAAATACACACCAGCATCTTCTGTTGATGTTAGAACTTTCCAAGTTGATTTTCAATATAGAAAACAACTTTTCACTCACGTATCAACAACTGTCGACCCAACTGTGAGTACTATGACACCAGCACTTTCGATTAAGTTCTTTAACAACTACAAATACTCAAGCTACAGTTCGGGAACTGGTTTGTACTCATATTCAACGGATACAAATTACACTGTGGCAAGAAACTTTTTGGTTTTGTCAAGTGGTTCTCAAATCACCCAAGACACCTTTTTGATTCACAACAAATTTATCATCAACGATGTTGAATCGAACTTCGACGCGGACAGTGTTGAAATAAACTGGGCTCGAATGTTCAAATATGACGGTACTACAATAGGTGATAACATTGCAATCTTAGATGTTCAAGACATGCATCTTGAACTTTTGGGTAACTTGGTTATCAGTGGTGTTGTTGAATTACCGCCAACAATGAAACTAAATGGTAGAAGACCAACAGTTATATGTACAAAATACAACACAGGTACATTTGTATCATCAGCACTTTGTGACACTGCGGGTTTCTACTCACTTAACAACGTAGATAAAAATACTAAGTATAAATTACTTGTAAGATTCCCCGCGGATAGTATGGAAGTTTTCAGAGATTACGCAGTGACAATATCAGACGCGGTAAAAACATATGATGAATATACAGTAACTGATGTAAACCAAGGATTTGGTCAACAATATTTGAAAAATGGCTTGGCTTATCTAATAGGTGATATGAACCAAAACGGAAAGTTAGATGGTGGTGACCCATACTTGATTTATGCAAACGTTAGTGGTATGAAAAAAATTGACACCACAACCATGATTAGAACATTCCACGCTGATGTTTATGATTCATTAGTGTTAGGTTCAACACAATGGAATGATTGGCCAAATCATTTAACCGCCACCAATTTTATTACTGATAGTGTTGGATTAACTAATAAGACAGTAAACATTAAGTACTTTATTCAAGGTGATGTTGACAGAACTTACTCATCGAGAGTATGGAACTCATCAGGTGTATTAGTAGCTAAGGCGGTGTTTAAAGGTAAATTAGATGTTGAGATACCTAATACCGCATCATCAGGTAATCAACCAATATACGTACCATTTAATGTAAACACTAATGGTGATAATAATTATGGTCTACAGTTTGAAATGAAATATGATAAAAACAAGGTTAAATTTGAAGAAATCATATCTAATTTTAACGGAGGTCCATGGTTACAGTACGTTACACATGACGCAACTGCTGGTACAATTAGATTTGGTGGTATGAATAACCAATTTAAAGATGGTTTAATTGGTCAAGCAACACCATTTAAATTAAAATTTTCACCTATTGGAAATAATGATATTGTGAGTAATATTTACGTTAGACAATTAATGGACGCATCCGATGAAAGAGGTGACCACTTGAATATTGACTTAGTTAGTAGTGTTGCTGTTATTATGTACAAAATGGCACCACCTATGAATCAAGACATTGATGAAATTACAGCATCAATTCGTCCAAACCCAACTGGTGGTTGGTTTGAATTAGAAGTAAAATTTCCCAACCCAAACATGTCAATGAATGTTTCCATCTATGATAATAGAGGTCAACTAATTAAACAAGTTGGTTCTGTTACCACTAACTATATGGAAACAACTGCCTACAAACAAATTGATATGAGTTCTGCATCATCAGGTAATTATTATCTGATTTTGAATAATTATAATAAACAATTAACAAGACAATTTATAAAAGTTTAAAACTATGAGCGACGAAACAAACGTACCAGAATCTGACGGAACATGGTCAGGCCTTAAGAAAACATTAATCGGAACTATTTCAACCGCAATTTTAGCTGGTGGTACATGGTTTACTACTACTCTTATGGGTGGTGGTGAAGAAAAAAATGAACCCACACCAACTCAACAATCGGCACCTGTTATTAATTTAAATGTAGATAATTCTTCTAAGAACACATCATCAAGTGGTGGGGGAAATACTACAATTATAAAAGAAAGAGTGGTTGAAAAACCATCCAAATCAGAACCTTCTAAACCTAAAAAAGAAGGTGATGAATTTAAAGAAAAAGAACCACAATGGTAAATAATCAACCAACCGGATTTAAAGACCTTCTTAATTCAATGATGAAAAGAAGGTGGTTTATTACCGCGATTGTTTTAGGTGGATTTATGTTTATTATGGCTGGAATATTTGCCGCCATAATTGGTAAAAATGAAATAGGTGGAGAATGGAAAGAACTTCTTCTTTTACTTCTTGGTGCTTTCATTGGTTCTTATGGTAAAATCATTGACTATTGGTTCAGTGATACCGATAAAGATAAAATGTTAGTACAAAAAATGGATGAGGAAGATGGTACATCTTTGTCAAACACCGCCGATATGAAAACACCAATCAATCAAAGTTTAGATGAATCTACCCCTCAAGTCACTCCTCAAGTCACCCCCCAAGTTGGTGTGGAAATAGACGAAGATGGTGATGGTGTAATGGATGGTTTAGATTTTGATAATGATGGTATCATAGATGAATATTTTGAACATCGTCAATGTGAGCACGTTTGGGGCGACCAAGATAATGACGGTGATTTAGAATGTTTGAAATGTGGTAAGATTAAAGACCCTGAGTAATATGAAAAATTTCTTATTTAAGAAAATTTTATCTCCAATTGTTTTAGTAATACTATGGTTTTTGGCGATGTTACTATTTGCTAATACGGTAAGTGCTCAAGTTGTGGGTAAGACACAAACAGAACAATATAAAGCGTCTTTTGAAACAAATGTGTCTATAGATTCTCTTATGGATTATGATGGCCCTCAAATCCCAATACAAATTTTGAAAATTGGTATTAGTGATGAGGTGTATGAACAATATCCCGAACTAAAAGAAAAAAAAGTTGGTTTGGGTGTTGCCAATATTACACTTGAATATTTGGAGAATTTAAATAGATTCACATTTACCGAAGACAAAACTGAAATCAAAAATCGTATGGTGAAACAATACCAAGCATCTCAAGCCGGTATTAGTTATGACACATTAAATGGTAGAGGTAAGATAAGATTGGCACATTATTTTGTGACAATTGAAGTTTATGAATTTTCAGTGAGTGAGGATGAAACCGTAAATCTTAGTAATGGTGTTAAAAATACCGTTGTAACTAGATTAGGTTTACAGGTTAGATTTACAGACGCAGAAACCGGTCAAATAATCGCCGCAAGTGGTTTAGGTGAAGCGGTAACAGTAAGAGAACTCAGTCTTTTGAATGATGATAATTTAAGTGAAGTGAAGTTTAATCAATCAACAATAGGTATTAGTACAAAAAAAGCATTAGATATTGCTTGTTCAAGAATTCTATTAAGAATGATAAAAAAGGGTGTATTCCCAAAATAACTTCATAATGTTTAAAAGTTAATAAAAGGGGGGTTAAACCCCCTTTTTAATATGGTTATGAATTTTAAAACGTTAATATTAAGTTTTTTTCTTATTTTCGTATGTAACATATCGAAAGCACAGGTATCAACATATACCTTTATCGACCCTTGTACAAAAGAGGTAACTATGTTTAGTGTACCAATACAGGGTGGTAAAACAATGATTATTTTTTTAGATAATGTTGGTTACTTTGATGCTAATGATTTGTCAAATGGTAATTTTTCAAATTGGGTAAATCAGGTTTACACAAAATACAGACAGACCAATCCCTGTTCACAACAACAAGGTCAGGTAATTCAAAATCAGATAACCGCACAAATAATTGGAGGTACGATTCAGTCAGTTGTTAGTTCTATTTTGTCAAGCAGTCAATCACAATCAACAAGTTTAGAAAGTGGTTCGTCAAGTAGTGATGCTGGTGGAAAAGACAATAAAAATTCTGAAAAAAAGAAAAATAATAATTCATCCCAAACAAATGGAAATAATTCATCTCAATCAAATACAACGAGTACTACTTCAACTCAAACTGGAGGACAATCCCAAACGAATTCAGGAACTAATAACTCAAATGGAGGAAGTGGTTCAACATCAGGAAATGGGAATACAACGAATGGTGGAGGGACATCAGGTTCAGGTAACACAACTCAAGGTGGAAATTCAACGACTCAACCGTCTGTAGGAACAAACACGTCTACTAACAACAATTCAGGTTCAACCAATAGTGGTGGTTCTGGTGGTACTAACAATAGTTCGTCTAATAATACGAACACAACAACCGGTAACAATGGAACATCTACAAATACTTCGGGTGGTTCAACAACTAATACAAACGGTTCGGCAACCACAAGTGGTAGTGGTGGTAGTAATACCAACAATTCAAATAGTGGAGGTTCTAATACAAACGGTTCTAATGGTAATACCACAGGTGGTTCTACAAATGGTAATAGTGGGGGTTCTAATGGTGGTACCACTAGTGGTACAAATACAACAGGTGGAAGCGGTTCAAGTAATACTAATAACACCAACACAAATAATCAAAAGGGTGAGGAAGTTGGTGCCACAACACAAATGAATAATGATGCACACAATGATAATAATGCGGGTGGAGGTTCTAATAGTGGTGGTAAAGGTAAATCAGGGGGTAGTGGTAGTGCGAGGTCAAACCCTATAATAGTTTCTTCTGATATTACCTCAGCACAAAACTTGAATAGAACATTTACACCTATTGTTAATATAGGTACAAGTAAATCGTCAATGACGGGTTTATCAAGTTATGGTGTTACTGGTATGGTATGGTTAAACTTTAAACAGTTTGCTGTTTCGGCTAAATACACTAAAATACATTACAGTAAATCAAAAAAATTAAAATTCATACATAATTTAAATTTAACGGGTGTATATACTTACGGAAACTACTTGGGTTTTGTTGGTTATAGTGGGATTTTAAATGGTGGAAAATACGGTGTAACAGGTTTTAATATAAGTGGTGCAGCCACGATAATATCAGAAGAAAAAAGTGGTTATTATTCACCATCAATTACCGCTTTTTATACAAGACCAATTAAGGTTAGTAAAAAAATGATAGTTAGTCCTGAATTATATGTTATTTCTACACCATTGGTTTATTCAACCAAAGACAAAGTATCAATAAGTGATAGATACGTGAGTGGGTTTATTGGGACGGGTATTGATTATCAAATATCAAAAAGATTTAAGTTAAATGTCAACTATAAAGCAAATATGAGTACAAATCCGGAATTTCCGATTTTGTCATTCTTTTTAATTGGTAGTAAGATAAATTTATGAGAAATGTACTATTTTTTATATTGTTTTTGTTGTTACCTGTCTTAGCTTTTTCACAAGCAACAACAATGTCATTGGGTACAAGTAGTACGGGTGTGGTATCATCTACTTACAATACATGGACCAAGGTTGACCCTAATTTAACAATTACAGCAAATGGGACAATAAATGGATTTAGAGTTCAAATATCTCAAACGTACACAAGTGGCGACCAATTGAGGTCAACATCAACTTTACCAACAGGTGTGAGTGCTTCTTTTAATACTACCACAGGTATATTAGTATTTTCGGGCACAGCAAGTGCAAGTGATTGGCAAACAGTATTGAGAGGTGTTGAATTTAAATCAACAACATCAACTTGTTACCCACTACAAAGGAGAGTCACATTTGTTGCTGGTTTAGTTTTTTACAACCCATTAACTGAACATTTTTATGAATATGTTTCATCATCAGGTTCATGGACAACCGCAAAAACTAATTCTGAGTTAAGGTCTTATTTTGGTAGAGCCGGTTATTTAGCGACCATGTCTTCTGAAGCTGAAAATAATTTTATTTGGAAATTAATGTCATCAGATGGTTGGTTTGGGGCGTCGGATGAGATGAGTCAGGTTAATACCGCTAAGGGTTCTACCGTTTATACTTCACAAGCGGCGGTAGAACAAAAATGGCATTGGGTGTCAGGTCCTGAGAAGGGGACACAGTTTTCTAACGGTAGTACCGCGGTAACGGGTCAATACTCAAAATGGGCTGGTGGTGAACCAAATAATGCGGGTGGTGAACATTATGCACAATTTTATTCCGCGAACAGTGGACAATGGAATGATTTACCTAACACTAACTTACCCGGTTATATTTGTGAATATGGAGACATGCCAAACGACCAAACATCAAGTATCACAATATTAACAAGGAATGTTGAAATCAGTAACGCTTCAAGTGGTTACATAAGTGGTGGTAACATAAATGTTTGTTCGGGTAGTAACAGCACAACTTTAACGTTAAATGGGTATACAGGTAGTATTGTTAGATGGGAATCTTCTTTTGATAACTTTTTTACCGCAGCAACCACAATATCGAGTACATCTTCAAGTATAACAGTAACCAACTTAACTAAAACCACATACTACAGAGCGGTAATAAATTCAACAAGTCCTGTGAGTTGTACAGGTTTAGTAACATCAAGTGTTTATCTGTCTGTAAAACCAACAAAATCAGGTTCAGTATTTGCGGTAAATAATAGTATATGTGCGGGAGGGCAATCCGAATTAACATTATCTGGTCAACAAGGTAATGTAAATAAATGGCAACGCTCAACTAATGGAACAACATGGACCGATATATCAAATACAACCACAAGTCTTACCGAAACAATTAGTAGCGCCGGAACTTATTATTATAGGGTAGAAGTTCAAACTCCAAATTGTGGTAGTGCGGTCTTTTCTGATTCTAAAATAATCACAGTTACATCGGGAACACCTCCTGTTGGTGGTTCTATATCTTCATCAACACATACTTCTACAACAAACTCAGGAACACTTACACTAAGTAGTTACACGGGTACAATTGTTAAATGGCAACGTTCAACAAATGATGGTGTAACATGGACTGACATTGTAAACACATCGACAACTTATTCATACACAAATATAACCGTCAAAACATTGTTCAGAGCTCAATTACAAAGTGGTACTTGTGGTTTCGCTTATAGTTCATCAGGTTCTGTAACGATTATAACTGAAACAATAATCGGTACAATTACGATACCTACAGGTTTATCGGTAAGACCACAAGTAAAATTATATTTGGTTGAAAATGGTGTTGAGACACTGTTACAAACTGTCACGGTTGGTACAACAGGTACTTACACTTTAAACCCAACAAAATATAACTCAACTTATAAAATAGTTCCTTCGTTTTCATCATCATTAACGTCCGCAGATTTTGATAATGTTTTTAATGAGTCACAAAACGAAAATACACCGAGTTTATTACAACCCGGTGTAGTATTGAATAATGGCCCGAAAATGAAAGCTGGCGATATTAATAAAGATGGTAAGGTAACAATATCGGATGCGTACTTATTAGGTGCTAATTTAACAAGTATGATAACATTTGATGAGGTTTATTGGTACACCGCGAATGATTTTAATTCGTTAACAATATCAAACTTCAATACAGTCACTCCATCAAATAATTTCTCAATAAATTTTACAAATACATCAGTTACTTTTAACATCAAGTATATTGTAAAAGGAGATGCTAACTTATCTTCTTCGTCTTATTGAATTTGAATTATTTTATTGTAAGTGTCGGTAATCTCACCACATGTTTCATAATCTTCATTGGTTTCAAAGAAAGGTAAGATATCTCTAACTAATACTATTGATTCTTGTCTCTTAAATTTTAATTCGGTCTCCCACTGTAAACCATTTATCTTAGCGCCCAAGACTAAAGTTACATTGTTTTTATCTTTTCTTTTGAGACTTTTAAATAGATTCGCTAAGGTGCGATAAATAAGTTCTTTATTGACGTTGTAAAAATCACCAAAACTTTTATAGTCTTGTTTTAGTATTAACTTCTTGATTACGGTGTCATTTGGTTTTTTAGGTAGTTTTGTTGACATTGTCGATTTAATTATTGGTTCATCACAAATATGAACAATAAAGTCGACATAAACAAACTTTACCCCAAATTGTTTAAAGTATTTTATACAGTATGTTCAATCTGAACCCGTACACAATTTTGTGGTAATCTATGGATGTGTCTGTAATTGTTGATGTAACCCATCATATTGGCACTACCAATCGCGTTAGCTGAATGTATAACAACATCAACAACTGGTTTACCATCCAACCATTGTTCCACTAACCACTTGGTACAATCCATACCTGTTTTTTCTTTGATGTTGTTGTAGTCTAATTCGTAATTATGATAAACATTACGATGCCATTCAGCCATTGCGGTATCACCTAAATCATGGTCAAGAGAAATTAAACTAATATTCTCCAATCCAATTTCTGATACTTTCTCAACAAACTCCTCATATGTTCGAACAATGACCCATTCGTCCTTTAGTACTGGTGTTCTAACGTCATCTAAATAAATTCTTTTTTTCATTGTATGATTTTTCTTACTAATTCTCTTCATCTTTTTTAAATGGTTTTGAATATGGTGGATATAATATTTTCCATATTATATTTTTATATGATTTACCATCCAACATATTAAACAGTATTGAAGGGTGGGAATATCTTTTAGCTAATTCAGCAAACTCCGCTCGGGTAAATTCTTTTTGGTATGATTCAAAATAAACGTTACGAATTTTGTTGAATATCCATTTATATTCCTTTTCGATATTTTCAAATCGAATCACAAAGTCCTTTACCGTTTCTTTCACCCAACTATTAAATTCATCTGGTACCTTCTCAAGTAACTCATCAAATGGTTTATCTTCTTTAAGATATTCCCAAATATCTCTACTTGACACATTAGTTAGTATTCTATGTAAACGAACATACTCTTCGAATTTTATTTTCATTCTAAAGTTCGATGGGTAGAAACGAATAACAAACCCTTCACTATTTGGGGTGTTTAGTTTTTTATAGTTGTCAAATGTTTCCTTGTTGAAGGTTACCATAGTGCTATCGACAATATCTTTCTCTTCAATATCCGATGAATGAAAAATTGCTCGAGCGGTGTGCCAGTTTAATTCTCCTATGGGTGTTGTTACAGATAAAAAGGTAATCTTATCACAACCATAGTTCACTACTATCCTATTTTCGGGATAAATAATTTCACATAAATAGGTAACTTCCTTCATGAATTTACTTAAATCATATTTTGATTTAAGAATTTCTAAACCACGAATGGATTGTTCCGAGGTAAAAGAACCTCTTGTTGACATAATCCATTCACCATCATAAAAGAAAAGGATTCCAAGAGAACCATCCATTTTATCTTGGATGTGAGTATACTCACTATCCCAAGGAATTAAATTTTTATCAATAACCTCTTCGTAGTTGAAAAATTTACCAAATGGTTTTGATATTACTTCTCCTGAATGGGTTGTAATAAGACCACGACATTGCATAGTAATATCATCCCACAAAGATTCATATTGTACTCTTGGTGTGTAATTCCATATGTACAAATCTTTGGTTGGGTGAGTTTGTTTCATTAACAAACCATCCTTATGATATCTCTCTAAAACTTCAATCACAACTTAATTTCAAAACGATTTTTCATAATCTCTAATTTGTCTTCAGGAACTCCATGTATGTTCTCACCACCGTGTCTGTTTTCAACCACAATAGTGTGAACTCTGTAACCATATCTTTTAGCCATTTCAAAATATGGCTCCATTTCCCATTCTTGTGTAAAAGTGTTTGAAACAACAACCCTAACAACACTATTCATCATTAAATTGGCACATCTTTGTTGACAATCATTATGTGCTTCCCTTAATTTTGTTGGGTCGAAATTATAATTACCCTCTTTATCTGTAAAGTAATCGTCCGCAGACAATGGTTTCAACGGGTTATTTGGAGTGTATAAAATTATCTCCCCTAAAGTAGATTTACCCGAACCAGGTAACCCTCTCACTAAAATCAAATCTTTTGTATATTCCATGATAAATTAGATTTATCACAAATATACGTATTAATTTTTAGAATACCAAAAAAAATAAAAACCCCCAACGGTGAGTCGGGGGTTTGCGGTCATTTTGTGGATTCAACACCACGGACTATAAAACGAGAGGAAATCGGCAAAGATATCCTGTGTGAATATAAATATATATGTTTTTTTAAAAAGTCTGAATATTTACCCCTTTTTTTTAAAAATTTTTATTTCTCCGTCTTTAATTTTCAAATTAATTGTTTCGTTTTCTTTGATTTCACCTCTTAAAATTGAATCACTTAAATAATCTTCACACATATTTTGGATAATTCTTTTAATAGGTCTCGCACCAAAATCTTCTTGTGTATTCAATTCAGATATCCTTTCTACAATTGTTTTATCAAAAGAAACTTTAAAATTCTTTTCTTTAAGTCGGATTACTAATTTATTCAATTCAATCTCAATAATCTTTTTAATCACATCTTTATCTAAAGAATTAAAACTGATTATATCATCTACTCGATTTAAAAACTCAGGATTAAAATGTTGTTTGAGTGATTTTTGAACAATTGACTTTTTGACTTCATAGTTTTGAGACGTTGATGACGACGAACTAAACCCAACACCCTTACCGAATTCGGATACTTTTTTAGCACCGATGTTAGATGTCATAATCACAATAGTGTTGGTAAAATTCACTTTTCTTCCAAAAGAATCTGTCAAGTGCCCCTCATCCAATATTTGAAGTAGAATGTTGAACACATCTTTATGTGCTTTTTCAACCTCATCAAATAGAACTACTGAGAATGGATTATTTTTGATTTTTTCAGTGAGTTGTCCACCTTCATCATAACCAACATATCCTGGAGGTGACCCGATTAATTTAGCAACATTGTGTTTTTCCATGTACTCACTCATGTCAACACGAATTACTTTTTCAGCATCCCCAAAAAGTAGTTCGGCGATACTTTTAGCGAGATACGTTTTACCAACACCTGTTGAACCTAAGAAAATAAAAGAACCGATTGGTTTATTGGTATCTTTGATACCAACTCTATTTCTTCTAATGGCTTTAGAGATGATTGATATTGCCTCGTCCTGTCCAATCACTTTAGATTTTAATTTTTCTTCTAAATTTAATAGATTTGTTGTTTCTCTGTCATCAATTTTAGAAAGAGGTACTCCAGTTATTTGTGATATTATCTCGTAAACATCAGCAATTGTTACTGGTGTTTTATTGTCTTTTTGTTTATCTAACCATTTCTTTTTCTCTTCATCTAACTTACTTAATAACTTTCTTTCTTCATCACGTAACTTAGCTGCCTGTTCGTAGTTTTGACTTTTAACGACTTGTATTTTTTTATCCTTCAAATCATCAGATTCCTTTTTAAGTTTTTCAATAATTTCGGGAATCTTTGTGTTGATTTTTTTATCAGAACCTAATTCGTCCATTACGTCAATCGCCTTATCGGGGAACTGACGGTCCGTGATAAATCTAGATGAGAGACTAACAATAGTTTCAAAAACTTCCGGTTCGTAAAAAACTTTATGGAAGTTTTGATAAGAATCTCTTAGGTTATTTAGAATTTGTACGGTTTCTTCTTTAGTTGGTTCTTTAAGGATTATCTTTTGGAATCTACGAACCAACGCACCATCTTTTTCGATATGTTTTTTAAATTCGTCAAATGTTGTTGCACCAATACATTGAATTTCACCCCTTGCTAAAGCGGGTTTCATAATATTAGCAGCATCCATTGAACCACTAGCATTACCCGCTCCAACCATAGTGTGAATCTCATCTATGAATACAATTACGTTTGGTTCGTTCTGTAATTCATTTAGAATAGCTTTAATCCTTTCTTCAAACTGTCCTCTATATTTCGTGCCAGCAACTAAGGATGTTAAATCTAACGAGACTATTCTCTTATCTAAAAGATTTGATGGACAATCTCCCTTGACAATCATTTGTGCTAATTTTTCAACCAACGCTGATTTACCAACACCCGCATCACCAACTATTACTACGTTGTTTTTCTTTTTTCGAGATAATATCTGTGCAATTCTCTTGACCTCACTATCTCGACCTATAACGGGGTCTACTTTACCCTCTTCAACCATTTTATTCAAATCTCTTGAAAAGTTATCAAGGATAGGGGTGGTTGAACCCTTCCTTGTTTTCTTTGGGTTGGTTGTGTTTCCTTCTTCGAAAAAATCTACTGACATACGAAATAATTTTCTTTAAGTATACAAAAAGAATCCCGTAAAAACAAATGTTGACTCCGAGAAGTTGTTTTTAGGAATATCAGTTTCTACAAACATAAATAAAAAATGACACCCCTACAAGGGGTTTTTTATTTGATATTTATTATGTATACTAATATCTAAAAAAAAATTATGTCAATTATTTTAGAAAAAACAGAAGGTAACATTACAGAGGTTGTGGTTTCATCATCAAATCTGAATCGAGCGATTTATAATTCCTCTGAAAACCATTTATCGATTGAATTTAATAATGGCTCTATTTATGAGTATGAAAATGTGCCGCTAGAGATTTTTGAAAATTTTAAAAAATCGGAATCTCAAGGTAAATTTTTTAATTCGAATATATCGAGAACGTACAAATATAAAAAAATCAAATGAGTGTAATTGATGAAATAATTGAAGATATGGAAAAGGACCAAGAGATTGTAAAGTCTTTTGTTCCAAAAGAGACATTACCAAAAAATATCTTTGATATTAATAATGGTAAATCTATTTTAAATTCTGAAGTCAGAAAAAAAATGTTAGAAATAACAGAAGAATTTATTGACTTTGTTGGAGTTAATTTTTTCATTTACGATATTATTTTTATTGGTTCATTAGCAAACTATAATTGGTCTGAATATTCAGACGTTGATATTCACATATTAATCGATTATGACGAATTTGATGAGTCCGAAAACAAAGACTTGGTCGTTTATCATCAAATTGTGCAAGAGTTTTTTGATGTCAAAAGAAGATTGTGGAATGAAACCACAGACATTAAAATAAAAGGATACGAGGTCGAAATGTACGTTCAAGACGTAGATGACAAATATGTTGCTACGGGTGTTTATTCAATTTTAAATAACGAATGGATTGTTGAACCTAAAAAAATTGAGTCGGCTTTCGATATAGATGAGAAGAAAATTTTAGAAAAGTCTGAAGAATATGCGAAAGAGGTAGAACGTTTAGAAGACTTAAACAACAAAGGTCAAGACGTTTCAAAAGAAATAAAAACCCTAAAAGATAAACTTAAAAAATTCAGACAGTCGGGATTAGAAAAAGGAGGTGAGTATTCTTATGAAAATTTAACCTTCAAATTATTAAGAAGAAATGGGTTTATCGAAAAACTTTTTAATATCAAAAGTTCAATACGAAATAAAAAATTGTCCTTACCGCAATAGAAACAATAAATTTTTTATCTATATGCATGTATTTATAGGATACAAGAATAATATAATTATCAACATTTAAAGAAATGGCAGATTTAAAACCATTAGGAAGCGAAAAACTTAACGGAGACGACAAACTAAGACGTATCCTCGAGTTGACCTATTACGGTAATGATAAAAAATCATCTACCCCTAACCAATCACCAGTATCTAAAACTGAATATCTTTCTGAATCCGTAAGTGGTTTCAGATTTGGTATTGTAAGAGAAAAAGATGGATACTACGTAAAAAAAGGTTTAAACGAAAATTCATTAGACTACATTGGTGGTCTTTTCATGAAAAATAAAAACAGATTTAATTCATATGCTGAAGCACTAAAAAGATTAGAGTTATTATCGGGAGGTGAATTAAATGAAGCGACTAAGTACGTTTTAAAACAAAAACCAACTTCAGAACCCGCTAACGAAGCTCCTGTTCCATCACCAGAAATGGGTGAGGTTCCGCCAGCTCCCGTAGCTCCTGAGGGTGACGTACCACCATCACCCGAAATGGGTGGTGATGTTCCGATGGCACCTGAAGGGGATGTTCCGATGTCACCTGAAGGAGATGAAATGGGTGATGATTTACCATCTGATGAATCAGGTAAACCTTCTGATTATATGGCCGAAATCCAAAAATTTGCTGGAAAATTGGGTCAAGAATTGAGAGACCAAAAAGATAAAATGGAAAGTGACGATATTAAATACGTACTTAACATGATTATCTCGGCTGTTGATTTAGACAAATTAGAAGATGATGATATTGAAGAAATTGGTAAAAAATTTGATAGAGACATAGAAGATGATGTTGCGTTATCTGACGAACCTTCTGATGATATGTCTGACGTTCCTTCTGATGATGAAACAACACCAGCTGAACCAACCGCAGATGATGATTTAGGTGAAATGCACGCAATGGACAAATTGGAAAGTTTTATAAACACACCAATGTCAACCGATGAAGAAATTGATTTATCTAAATACGCAGATTTGGGTGGTGATGATGTTAAAGAAATTGATTTAGATGAAATAAAAAAAGAAATCAACAAAACTATATCTGATACTTTAGGTAAATACTTTAAGTAAAATGCGTCTTATCTATGTCAACGAAATCGGAACCGATTATAAGGGTCAAAAACAGTATGAATTCATCTTTAGTGAATCAACTGAAATAGACATGGACGAATGGTTTGACGTACCCGCATCATCGACCTCAACATCTAAATCACCAAACATAGAATATATAGACCAAGTAGGTCTCCTTCAAGACACCGATATAGTTTTTGAATTAATACAAAATTCAGACTATTTCGGTGTTATTGATGCTGTGGACGGTATAATAGCCATGGCTTGGGAAAAATCTAATTTTGATTTAGAAGAAGACAGATTGTTTTTTCGATTTGGTGAATCATATGAAAACGTTTCAAAAAAATTAAAAGAAAGGGGAATATCCCTTGAAAAAAAATCAATAAAATTCAAAGAATCATGAATAGAAAATTAATCATTGAAAAATTAATAATAGAAGGGTTTTCAGAGAGAACTCTTTCTCGTTTAAATGATAACGAATTATCTACCCTATCAAAAACAGTTCTTAAAGAAGCTGTTATGATTAAAAAAGATAATTTAAAAGATATTGCAGCAGCTAAAGCCGCTGGTAAAACTATTGAAACTTACGAATCAAAAGTTTGTCCAAAATGTGGTATGAAAAACTGTAAGTGTAAGGATAAGAAACATCAAGACGTTAATGAAATTGAAGAGTGGGTGTTAGATTTAGCTGAATCAAAATATTCACAATTCACATCTAAAAACGATATCATGAGTATTATTAGTGAGAAAATAGAAACAACGTTCCAACCTATGCCAAAAACTAAAGCAAAAAAAGGTCACAATGGTGTACCTGAGTTTATGACATATGATTCTATCATGGCCGCAGCGCAACCCGCACCTGTTGAAACACCTGTTGAAACCCCAACAAAACCAAAAACACCAACAAGACCTCAAGAAGACGAACCATTTGACCCGTTTGAACCACAACCAGGTCCCGATACTAAACCAAAGGCGTTAGCCGAAAAGAAAAAAATCAAAAAATGAAATTCAAAAAGAAAGATTTAATATCTTTACTGGAAGATATTAACGAAATGCCAATGGATTTTGATTCGGAAGATAGACCGAATATAGACATACAAAGGGCACTATCCACAGGTGATACTCCTCTTAAGAAAGTCCCACTACCTCAATCAGGTCAAGAACCTAATAAAAACTTTCAGGAATTATTAGCCTCCGAAAGATATAGACAAGTTGTTGCGAGATTAAGGGAACTTACAGGTTCTAATGTTAGATTAACAGATGATGAAGGCGGAATTATGCCGTTGGTTCAGATGATGATGACGGCACATAATGAAATTGTTCAAACAGAACAAAACCATAGACCCGAATTAATCGCATTAGGTGTTAAATTGGCTGTTGATGAGATACCTGTTTTATCAAGAAAAGAAATTGCAACCTTAAGTGAGGGTGACAATGGAGGAATTGAATTTGATAATGGAATTTATAAAGTTTTTTATAGATTACCCGACGGTAGTAAAAAATATAAAATACAATACGACGCCAAACTTGTTAGTCAAGGTCAAGTAAATCCTGAAGGTTTTAACCGAGAAATGCAAAATCAACCAAACATCGACCCTGTTGATGTTGAGAAGGATTTAGCAACCGATTTGGAAAAAATGGATTTTGAAAAAGCTAAGAGAAGGATGATTAACGCGATGATTCAAGGTGTATCAAAAAAAGGTCACTACATGTATTCATACGTCGCGGATAAACTCGCAGAAATTACTGGTTCTAATAATATAGTTAATAACTATGGTATTTTAATGTCAATAAATGACACATTATATTGGCAATTAAGTGATAATCAAATGAAAGGTATGATGGGGGGTGCTGGTATGGGTGGAAAAGAACAAGTTAAACGTAGTACAACACCACCAACAGTTTATGTAGAAGCGGTAAATTTTCCAATTTTAGTACATGAATTAATTAAGGGTACTTATGAATTATTCGGTATTCAAGGAAGACCAAAAGATGATGAGGGTAAAGAAGACCCAAGATTCGCTGAAATTGAACAATCGGAAGATACTCTTGAAAAAGAGGTTTGGGATTTAAGATTAGGTCCCGCCATTTATGATAGAATCAGACAACAATTTCCCGATGAAATTTTTAATGAGGAAGAGTCATATTATCTTCAAAACTACCTAATCACAAGTATTTTTAGATTACCAGCAAAAGAGTTCTTGGTTTTCACTAAAGAAGTTGTATCGGGTTCTCGTGAAGGTAAAAGATTAATGGGTGTTTTACTTCAAGGAATTAGTCAAATGTTACAAGACAAAGATTATAACGAAGCAATTAATAGATTTAACCAAGAATTGGAACAAGTTACCGATAAAATAGATGATGATGATTTAAGAGATTTCTTAGGAGATATTGGTATACGATTATCGGATGACGATGGTCCACAAGGTCCTACGGTATAAAAGTTTTAAGGGTGGTTTTTAACCACCCTTTTTCATATTTATATATATGAGTAATCAAAAAATAGAACAATTAAAAGAGTATGCCCGTATTTTAAAAGATACACCATATGCTTTAAGAACATATCTACAGACTTACGATAACACTCAGAAAAGATACGTCCCGTTAGAACTTTTTCCTGACCAAATTCAATTGTTAAAAGACTACGAATCGTACAATGAAAATATCACAAGAAAGTATAGACAGGCAGGTGTAACAACTGTTACCGCGGCTTGGATTTCTAAAAAGTTACAATTAGCAAAACCTGAAAATCCTGAAAGGGTTCTTGTTATTGCGAACAAAAAAGATACTGCGGTAGAAATGGCTAATAAGATTAGAAATTTCTTAGACCAATGGCCTGATTGGATTAATGTTGGGTTTTCACCCGATAAAAACTCAGAAAGTAGATTTAGATTAAACAATGGATGTGAGGTAAAAGCTGTAGCAACTTCTGCGGATGCGTTACGTGGTTATACACCAACTATACTTGTATTTGACGAAGCTGCGTACATTGAAGCCGGTGAAGACTTTTGGGCTGCATCTATGGCGTCTCTATCTACGGGTGGTAAGATTATTCTTATTTCGACACCAAACGGTTTTGACCCAATTTATTACGGTGTTTACGACCAAGCGATTAGAGGTGTAAACGATTTTCATATTACCGATTTAAGATGGTTTAAAGACCCGAGATACACAAAAGATTTAAGATGGGTTAAGTGTAGTGATATAGTCCATTACATGTTGAATAGAGAGCAATACGATGATGACGAAGTTGTAATGACCGACTTTGAAATTCAAAACTATAAACAATACGAAGAAGAAGGTTATAAACCTTTATCTTCTTGGTTTGAATCAATGTCAAAAAAATTCAAATTTGATAGAAGAAAAATTGCACAGGAATTAGAGTGTGACTTTCTTGGTTCAGGTGATGGTGTAATTCCTTCAGATGTTCAAGACAATATTGTAAAAAATATGTTGAGAGACCCTAAGGAAAAATACATGCAAGGAACATTTTGGCAATGGAAAGAACCAATTCAAGGACACAAATACATAATGGGTGTTGATGTTTCTCGTGGGGATAGTGAAGACTTTTCATCAATAAACATAATTGACTTTGATGAGAGGGAACAAGTGGCTGAATACATTGGTAAAATACCACCTGACGATTTGGCGTCCGTCGCATACAAATGGGGTGTTCTTTATGAAGCATTTATTGTTGTTGATATCACTGGTGGAATGGGTGTTGCAACATCAAGAAAACTACAAGAATTGAACTACAAAAATCTCTATATTGATGGTATCAACACAAAGAATATTTGGGAATATAATTCCAAAGCGATGGAGAAAATCCCCGGTATTAATTTCAATAATAAGAGGACTCAAATCGTTGCGGCATTTGAAGAACAATTAAGAAAAGGATTTCAGGTTAGGTCCGCAAGGTTAATGAATGAATTAAACACATTTGTTTACATCAATGGTAGACCAGACCACATGAAAGGAGCTCACGATGATGCTATCATGAGTATGTCTATGGCTCTATATGTTGGGGACATTTCTTTCTCTCAACTAAGTAAAAATGAAAACGCAAATAAAGCGATGTTAGAATCGTGGACAATATCTGAAAGGACGTATGAACCAAATAAATCTTTTTATTCATATGGTACCGCATTTGACCAAATAGGTTCAATGTCTATGGATAATGACCCAAATGTCCCAAGACACAACAACAATGCAACAAAAGAACAATACGCACAGTATTCTTGGTTATTTGGTAAAAAAAGATAATCCTTTATTATAAAAATAAAATTAATTATATTCTCTTAAACTATTTATATACATGGCGGAAAGTAATTTGACGGTATTTCAGAGATTGACAAAAATGTTTGGGTTTCCTGGTAAGGTAACTCCTGAAGAAGCTCCGTCTTTCAATTTTGACAAAGAACAAATTTTAAAAACAAGTAGTAGAGAGGAATACGAAAAGGCGATGTTACAAGCTCAACAGAGCCAGTACGTTGCGGATAAGTGGACAAAACTTGACCAATCTCTTTATAATCAATCTGTATACTATGAACCAAATAGGATATCAGCTTACTACGATTATGAATCAATGGAGTTTACTCCTGAAATTTCAGCAGCGTTAGACATTTATGCGGAAGAATCAACAACACTATCAGAAAAGGGTGAAATATTAACTATTTTTTCAGAATCGACAAGAATTAAATCCATTCTTGAAGATTTGTTTATGAATAGATTGGATTTGAATACCAATCTACAGATGTGGACAAGAGGTGTTTGTAAATATGGTGATAATTTTGTTTACCTTAAAATAGACCCCGAAAGAGGTATAATTGGGTGTCAACAATTACCAAATATTGAAATAGAAAGACACGAAGGAAAAGAGAGTAAAACTTCTAATCAACAAAACACAATGCAACTTCCTACAAGGGAATTGAGATTCCAATGGAAGAACAAAGATTTAGAATTTCAAGCTTGGGAAATTGCACATTTTAGGTTATTAGGTGATGATAGAAAACTTCCTTATGGTACATCTATGTTAGATAAAATCAGAAGGATTTGGAAACAGTTACTTTTAGCTGAAGACGCTATGTTGATTTACAGAACAACAAGAGCACCTGAAAGAAGAGTCTTTAAAATATTTGTTGGAAACATGGACGATAAAGATATCGAAGCTTATGTTCAACGTGTGGCAAATAAATTTAAAAGAGACCAAATTGTTGATTCAAGAAACGGCCAGGTTGATATGAGGTATAACCAAATGGCGGTTGACCAAGATTATTTTATTCCTGTTCGTGACCCTGCTCAAACAAACCCGATTGAAACATTAGCGGGAGCACAGAACTTAGGTGAGATTGCGGATATTGAATATATCCAAAAGAAAATGTTAGCGGCTCTTCGTATACCAAAAGCTTTCTTAGGGTTTGAAGAGGTTGTAGGTGATGGTAAAACTCTCGCGTTAATGGATATACGTTTTGCGAGAACAATTAATAGAATTCAAAAATCAATTATTCAAGAATTAAATAAAATTGCACTAATACACCTTTATTTACTTGGATTAGAAGATGAGTTGGATAATTTTACATTGTCTTTAACTAATCCGTCGGCACAGTCTGACTTATTAAGAATTGAACAATGGAAAGAAAAAATTACACTATATAAAGACGCAACTTCAGACCAATCTCAGATTGGTATTCTTCCTGTTTCACATACTTGGGCTAAGAAAAATATTCTTGGTATGAGTGATAGTGAAGTAATTCTTGATTTACAACAACAAAGAATTGAAAGAGCAATTGGATTTGAATTGACAAATACACAAAACGTTATTAAACGAAGTGGTGTATTTGATGATGTTGATTCCAAATATGGTGTTCCTGAAGAAGAAAGACAAGAGGGTGGTGAAACTGCCGGTGGTGAAGCTGGTGGAATGGATATGGGTGCGGGTGCACCACCACCTCCGCCACCAGCCGGTGGAGGGGAAGCTCCATTAAGCGAAAACGAAACAAAAAAACATAATATTTTAAGTATGTTGAGTGAAAACAATAAATTGGAAGATTTATTTGATATGAATAGAGCTCAACAGAATATTTATGAAATAGAAAATAAACTAAAAGACTTCTTAAACGAATAATAAAAATGACAAACTTTGGTGAATTAAAAACAAAACTGTTAACAAAACTTACCGAATCTTACACCTCAAATAATAAAGGTGAAATTAAAGATTTAGTAAATAAACTAAAATCAAATAAATCTTTATCTGAAATGTATATGTTTTATGAAAATATTGAAAACTTAAACATTTCATCAAAAGATAAAGCCAAATTATATGTGGAATCTATTGAACCTATTTTGATTGAAAAAACAAAATCTTTGAAAAAAGAAATGAAGGAGTTTGGTAAATCACTCAAAGACGTTGTGGTGGAATCAAATTCACTTTATAATGATTTGGATGTTCTTTCAGAAGAGACTAATATGCACAATATCGCGTCTAAGATTGACGCTAGAGAAAACTTAATGTCTCATTTAATTAAAGAAAAGAAAAAAGAGGTTTTTGAAAAACCTTCAGTTCAAATTGAAAACCATTCTTTATTGAATACGGTATTGGTAAATAATTTCAATATTAAGTATGGTGATTTTTTAAATGAGGAACAAAAAGAAACTTTTAATAAGATTGTATCAATGACTAACGAGGAGTTGATTAGTGAAATGAACTCTGTTAAAAAAGAACTCAATAACAAATTAGATTCACTCTTAAAAGAATCTACTGAAGATTCTGTAGTTAGTAAACTTACGAATGTAAAATCGGAAGTGGAAAAATCGGAAATTTCAAAATTCAATTACTATAAATTAATTGAATTAAAGAACGGTTTAATTTGATTTTTCTTCGTCGGTAAACAATTGTTGCTTATAAATCGCCTTTAATTTTTTACCCCTTCTTTCAACCGATGGTTTAGTGTATTCTTGTTTTTCTCTAAGTTTTTCGGTTTGTTTAGTTTTCTGAACCTTGTATTTGTATTTTTTTAATGCAGATTCAAGGTTCTTTTCTTTACTGACGTTTACTATTATCATAATCTTTTTTTGAAATATAAATGAAAAGTTTTGATTTGTTAAGTTTATTTTGTATATTTTAAATACACCATAAAATATATAAGTATGATATTATTAAATGAAAAAAGGAAAGTTTATTTCAATCGGTGTACACAATAATGTAAAAATTGGATACGGTACGGTTGATTATAAGAACTTAAAAACAATCTACGTCCAATTAAACTCATGGACTCAACCACTAATAAATGACCACGATTTTGAAAAATTGATTTCAAAAACAAGAAGACAGATAAAAGAAAAAGTATATTCTTTAAATTCTGATTTATTCAAAAAAGAATCAATTGTTGACTTGGATATTAAAACTAGTGGTATAAAGACAAACAAAAGGTCTTTTATGGACCTTGAAATTACCTTGTACGTTGATAAATTTTTTGATGTGCGTTCTAAAGAGGTTAAAAGTATTATCACCAACTTATCAGAATCTATAGTAGATACCGTTCTGACAGACGAAACTTTATTTAATTTCTTTGAAAAAAAGAATTAATTCAGTATTCGGGGTATTTATTATAAAAAAGTTGGATGAAAATACTCGGCCCAAATGAAACCGGTAAAGGTATATTAATAGAATACGACGCTGGTTATATATCACCAAAAGAAAATCAGAAAATTATTTCTGAAATGAAAGACGTGGACTACTCTCAGGATGTAGTTCTTTACGCTGTTTTACAAAAATACGATACACCGAATAAAAACGGTAGAATCTACCCTGAAAGTATTCTTAAGAGAGAGAATGAAAAATATCAATCTCTTATAAAGAAGGGTAGTGCGTTAAATGAATTAAATCACCCAACTTCTTCCCTAATAGATTTAGATAGAGTTTCACATTCAATTTTAGAAACTTGGTGGGATGGTAAAATCCTAATGGGTAAAATCAAATTGTTCACATCTCCCGCTTGGAAAAAAATGGGTATTGTTAGTACTAAAGGCGACCAAGCCGCCATGTTATTAATGAATGGTGCAACACTTGGTATATCATCAAGAGGTGTTGGTTCCTTAAAAAATATTAAAGGTCAAAACATTGTTCAAGAAGATTTTGAATTAGTTTGTTTTGATTTGGTGTCATCCCCAAGTACACCAGGTGCCTATGTATTCTCCGATTTAAAAGACAGGGACCAATACCAAGAATCAATTCAAGAAAACCCAACAGACGCAAATAGAATGAAAAATCTAATGTCTAAGTTGGATAGTTATTTAGGTAAATAATAATTTATTATTGGTTATCATACTATAATCAGTATTTTTTTACATTATCAGCATATTTATAGGTAAATATATTTAATAAAATGAGCGAAAAATCCATTCTAGAACAAGCATTACTTCAAGTACAGACTCTTGAAGAGGCAGTAAAGGCAAACGCAAAAGGTATACTTGCTTCAACTATGAAGCAAGAAATCGGCGATTTGTTGAAAGAATCAATGGAAGATGAGGAAGAAGTTGTTAAAGAACAACCTAATCCTGAAGAAGACCCCGCAGACGATGTATCAGCTGATGCTGACGATAACACAGGGGATGATAAATCGGACGAAGATGATGATTCATCTGACGAACTATCTAAGGGCATCGACTCAAAAGATTCATCTGATGACGACTTTGGCGACATGGGTAACATGAACGACTTTGGCGATATGGGTGATGACGTGGTTGATATGACCAACGCCGATGAAGACGAAATTTTAAAGGTTTTCAAAGCAATGAGTCCTGAGGATGGTGTAATCGTTAAGAAAGATGATGACCACATTGAATTGTCTGATGGTGATGATGAGTATATCATTAAGTTAGGTGAGGAAGATTTGGATGAAACCATGATGTCTGAAGATGATTACTATGAAGGTCACGACGAAGACCACTCTGATAAAGATTTAGAAGAGGGTGATGAGTCTGAATATTCAAATGAAGAATTGGAAGAAATGATGGATGACACTGAAGAAACTGTTTACGAAATCGAACTTGATGATGTTGATGAAGACATGATGAGTGATGAAGACCCTAATATGGGAGATGAATCACTTGAAGAATATGTCGACGAGACTTACGAAGGTGATGAGCCTGTAGAAGGTGATGTTGAAGAATCTGCTCGTACTAAAGGTTACGGTTACCATGGAGGTCTTAAAAGTAAAAATGTATTTAAGGCCGGTAATAAAAGAGAAGAAATCAACGAAGAAGTTAGCAAACTTAGAAAACAAAATGATGAGTATAAGAAAGCTCTTGTATTATTCAAAGAAAAGTTAAATGAGGTTGCTGTATTTAACGCCAACTTAGCTTACGCTACTCGTTTGTTTACTGAACACTCAACCACCAAACAAGAGAAGTTAAACATCTTAAAAAGATTCGATTCAATTTCAACCTTGAAAGAGTCTAAGAACTTATATAGTTCTATAAAAACTGAATTAGATACTAAAAAACCTGTAACTGAATCAGTGGTTGATAAAATAACAACGTCACAAACATCTTCTTCTTCAAAAGTATTGTCGGAATCAAAAGCATATGAGAATCCACAATTCAAGAGAATGAAAGATTTAATGACAAAAATAAAATAAACTTAAAAATTAAAAATCAATACTAAAATGGGAGCATTATTAGAATCTGGTATGGTTGGTAACATTGGTCTTAAGCACCTACGTGTTATCAAAGAAGATACCATCAAAAAATGGGACGACTTAGGATTCCTTGAGGGTCTTAACGGTCACCAAAAAGACAACATCGCACAATTGTATGAAAACCAAGCTTCATACCTAATCAACGAATCGGCTGTGGCTGATGCTTCAGGTTCATTTGAAACTGTAGTATTCCCTATCATCCGTCGTGTTTTCTCTAAATTGTTAGCGAACGACATCGTATCTGTACAAGCAATGAACTTACCTATCGGTAAATTGTTCTACTTCGTACCTAAAATCCAAGACAGAACTGCAGGAGGTGCACACCGTCAACCATACGGTTTCCCTTCTTCTGAAACTGACCCAGCTGCCGGTTACACTGGTAACAACTTGTATGACCGTTTCTACGAAGCTGATGATTCAGTTGATTCTGGTTTGTTTGACTACTCAAAAGGTGCTTACACAACAATTACTGGTGTAACATCTGAATTTGTTACTTTCAGTAACGGTGTTGCTTCAACTCAATCAGCTATCGCTTCAGGTACCTCAGTATCAAGTGTGATTGCTAAAATTACAGGTTTCACAACTTACGAAGGTGCTGGTAAACTTGCGGGTCCTAACGGTCATGTTATGGATACTGAAGAGTTCTTAGCATCATTAACTGTTTATACCCTATCAGGTCTTGATAGTTCATTGTATAGTCACTTAGGTGCTACAGTAGCTGCTAACATTCCTTTTAACGTAGTAACTCAAAAATACGGTAAAGGTATCGTTGAGTACGGTTCTAAAGACAGTGGTAGAACAGGTAAATATGCTAACATTTGTGACGCCGAAGGAGTTATCTACTTATCTATCGACTTACAAAAGTATAACGGTACAACAACAGGTTTCACAAACTATACAGTTGCCGCTAATACATCATTAGCATCAACTGACATTAAGGTAAGTTGGAGAGAATATAGTTCATTAGAATTCGAAGAAGAAATCGGTGAAGTATCTTTCGACCTTGAGTCAGTAACAGTTTCTGTAACTGAAAGAAAGTTGAGAGCTAGCTGGTCTCCTGAATTGGCACAAGACGTAAGTGCATTCCACAACATCGATGCTGAAGCCGAATTGACAGCTTTATTGTCTGAGCAAATCGCAGCAGAAATCGACCGTGAAATCCTTCGTGACCTTCGTAAAGGTGCGGCTTGGACAGCTAAGTGGGACTACAACGAATGGAGATACGGTAACAACGGTTCATCATTCGCTGGATACACTCAAAAAGATTGGAACCAAACTTTGGTTACCAAGATTAACCAAATCTCAGCTCAAATCCACAAAACTACCTTAAGAGGTGGAGCTAACTGGATTGTTGTATCTTCTGAGGTATCTGCAGTATTTGATGACTTGGAATACTTCCACGTTTCAAACGCAAATCCTGAGCAAGACCAATACAACATGGGTATCGAGAAAATCGGTTCATTAGCAGGTCGTTACCAAGTGTTCAGAGACCCGTATTTACCAGCAGGTAAAATCATCATTGGACACAAAGGTAAATCATTGTTGGACGCTGGTTACATCTACGCACCATACGTTCCATTACAATTGACACCTACAATGTACAATCCATTCAACTTTACACCAATCAAAGGTATCATGACCAGATACGCTAAGAAAATGGTTAACAACCGTTACTTTGGTGTGGTAAACGTAAGTGGTTTGTCTACATTCAGTCTTGACACCTTGAGATAATTTTAAAAAATCTCATAATAGAAAGGGGGACATTAGTCCCCCTTTTTTATTGCGGTGTTTTTTACGTATATTTGTAATATGGGAAAAATATCAAAAAAAGATATACAAAAAACCATCAATTCCAACGAACCGTTTGATTATGAAAAATTAAGATTGGATGTATTAAAAGGTTTGATAGAAAGTAGGAATATTGAGTGTAAACAAACAAAAGATGAGATGGTTAAACATCTTACCATGGACGACCAAGGTAAGTACATTAGACCTGTCACATATCAAAAGGCACCTGACGGTAAATTTATTGTTGGTATTGATATTGGTGATTCAGATAATTGTAGAGAGATGGGTAAATTAGTAGAAAAGGGTCTCGCTGAAAATCTTAGATTATATTACGATAACAGAGTACATTTTATTTCAAACCAAAAATTAATATGAATTGGACAGATTATTTCTTAAACATTGCTGAACAGGTAAAATTAAAATCTAAAGACGAATCCACACAAATAGGTGCGGTAGTTGTTGGATTGGATAATGAGGTACTTTCTACGGGTTATAATTCCTTTCCGAGAGGTTTAGATGACACAAAACAAGAACGTCAGGAAAGACCTGAAAAGTACTTTTGGTTTGAACATGCTGAACGTAACGCGATTTATAATGCAGCGAGAATAGGGGTATCTTTGAAGAATTCGAAAATTTATTTAACTTCAGGAATACCTTGTATGGACTGTGCTAGAGGTATAGTAAATAGTGGGATTAAAACTGTTTACTGTAAAGAGGTGTGTACCACAAAAAATAAGGAAAAGTGGGAAGAGTCTCAAAAGAAATCACTCCAACTTCTCCTCGAATGTGGGGTTGTTGTTAATTATTATTAATTACCAAGTTTTACAAGCCCAATATCTCGCTTTCCATCTTGGTCCAGGATTATTACAATTGTGTCTGGCTCTAAATGATTTTCTTCTTTCGGGATTATTTTTTTTAATTCTCATTACTTTACCCTTAGCGGATTTGCCACCAAATCCAAAGTTTACTTTAACAACCTTTCCTTTATCGTTTTTAACGTAAACTTTAAATTTCTTTATATCACCTTGCATAATTTTACCAAGTTCTACCTTTCTTCCTTGGTATTCCGCCTCGTTTAAAACGTTAATGACTTCATAATTAGTTTCTTCAATTGGACCATATTCGTTTTCGTAAATGAATGTAATTTCTTCATCTGATAAATCTATATAACCACTCAGATATAATTCTTTACATTCTTCTAATAATTGAAAAAAACTATCGGTACCTAATTTGTACACATTTTCTAATAATGATTTTTTTGAAGTAACATGATACTTCAAAGCGTTTGAAATTTCCACATTTTCAGTAATCAATTTTGGATATTGAATTGATTCTCGTATCAAAGATAAATCCAATTTAATATTGTTTTCCATATTTTCATCAAATCTTGTCATTGTCGGTTTATTACCTTTACCAATTTTGGGCTCTTTTTTTTCTGCCCTTCTCTTTTGAGAAGTCATAGATTTTTTTTCTTTTTTACTATATGAGGAAGCTATTTTTGGAGTTTCTTTTGAAACCTTTTTTTGTGGCCTACATTTTGGGTAACCCTTTCTACCTTCTTCACCGTTGGCAGATTTTCTACCACAAGGTGGATGTTTACCATCAATCTTACGGGAAACATCGACCCATTTTTCTTTGAACCATCTGGATAAATCTTCTTTTATCACCTCACCAGATTCAATAGATTCATTTACATAAGATAAATCTTCTTCACTAATATAAATCTTCATTGTGTACTTATCTGTATTATCATGACCACATTTATGACATGTATATGGGTCATCTCCACCATCAGATAGAGACCAATTCCAACCACATTCACAAACGATTTTTTTATCCATTATTTTTTACCTGAACAATATGAGCCAGAACATTTTTTCTTTCCGTCGAGACCTTTTATTTTACCTTTACAAACTTGAACAGCGTATCCATTTGCGTATGCACTTGGATAAACTTTAAATTTTGATTTAGCGGCCGATACACCTCTTGCACATAATTTGTTTGATTTTGCCTCGTTTATTGATTCTTTGGTTGTGTTCATCATAAAATCAAAAACTTGGTCAATATTTTCTTTTGCAACTGCGACATGGTCGTCAGCCCAATCGTGACCATTTTGTATAATAGATTCAACCACAGATGGGTCTAATTCCAACAACATTTGACACTGTCTATGTAATTGTTTTAAGTTACTGAAAAACATATAGTTTTCAGTGATATTACCATCTTTGAAACTATCAAGTTGGTTTTTGATTAAATTATCTAAATTATCCATAGTTATAAATATTTTTAAATCTCTGATAATATTTCAAACTTCACGTAGTCATTGTAAAATATTTCCTCAGTATATGTCTTGGATTTAAACTCCATAAAGTATTCTCTTGGAATCATGTAGGATGTATCCAAATAGAAAGAGTTTTCGTTTGTCACATCAACCTTTGTCCAATCGTAAACAATTACATTTGTTTTACCTTCTTTTATAAAGATTCGGTAATAAACTTCATCAAACAATATTGTTTTTGACTGTTCAATAGATTTGAGATAAAGTACAATTTTCTTTAATTCACCTCTTATTATTTTTTCGTTCTGTTTTATGCCTGAGAACTGAATTTTGTAGTTTTGAGTTTCAGTTGGGTTCGTACCAATACTATATCCTGATGTGTATGGTTTTGGTACAAATTTTTGAGTAACGTCACTTACGGATATACCGTCAACTGATAGTCCTTTCCATTTATCATAGAAAAATCTTTTACCGTCACATAGTTGTCCTGTCAATCCAAATCTAACTTTGTATACCCCTTTTCTAACTCTTGTTGTTGTAAGACCTGTGAGACCTGAAATTGGGGTACTACTTGAGTTGAGAATGTCAACGGTTGGGTTGCTTGTTAAATTGTAATAATTAGAACCTTTTGTTACATACAAATAAAGGTTATTGTACCTCTCTTCTATAAAATTGTGTCGGTTATCATCAATTCTATCATCAAAAGTTGATTCAACAAATGGTTCAAAAAAAGTTTGTGTATATTTTGAGAAGAATGCAACAGATTGTTGTGTTTCACCAGTCGTGATTGTTTCGTAAGCTGATGTAAATGCTAAACCCAATCCGTGGTCGGTGTTTCCTGATACAATAATACCATTTACATAATTCGTGATATCAACGTCAATGTCTTCATTACCATTATTAAAATGGATTGTACTTAAGACGGTTGCACCTGTATAAATACCCGGATACGTCCATCCTGAAGTGGTTGTCCTGTCGTACCAATTAGATGGTCTTGTATCGTACAATTTGTTTCCTAAACTATCGTCATATGTTGTGAATTCGTAATCGTATCCAACACCCTCATCCCAAGATTGTGGTATAGAAAATAATATTAAATCAAAAGAAGTTGCACGGTCTTTTCCGTTAGATTTACTGTCCCCTATTAATTTAGGGTCACCAACGACCGTGTTAGTCATTTTAAGATGATGAGTAGTTCCTGTGGTGATAACTAAATCACCATTAGATATTTTACTTTGTAAATCTGTAAAATCAACTTTAAATATGAATCTGGAAAACCCATCCCCATAATAAATCTCAGTTGTTGGATTTTTTGCGGTGTTGACCCTACTATTTTCTATGATAGTATTGTTCTTTGAAAAATATGAGCGATAGTACGACATTCCTTTTATAGTATAAATATCGTTTTAGTTGATTTTAATAGATTTATTTGTTAACTCATCCCTTAATTTATTATATAGTATTTCCAATTTTGCGTGGTCAGAGTATCCATTTTTAACATACTCTTTATTGATATTGTGAACATGACCAGTTAAAACATTGTAAAGAGCGTCAATAAAATCTAATAGTATTTCACCTCTAACTAAAGAATATGTGTTTGGTTCTATCTTTTCAATATAATCAGACTGTTCATATTCATAAGTGTTTAAAACAGGGAAATCAATTTTCTTATCAGTAAAATTGGTATCCGTTGAAAGTAAATAAATTTTATCCGCGGTTATATTTCCAAAAGTTTGTTCAAAAGACGTGGTATCTGTTTTTAAAACTTTTACCGTTCTGTCTACTGTTCTTGTGTTAGGATTTACTTTGTCTTTACTATAAACCAAACTAGATTTAGATGTTGAACCCGGTAATTTAATGTTATTAAATAACGTTAATCTATCAGATTGTTCTGTTGTAGTAACACTTCGGTTTTCAAATTCACTTGTTGGTCTATAAAAAAACGGATAGATGTTAGAATCTGATTGTGTAACTATTAAATCAGTCAAAATTTTAAATGAAACAATACCATTAAATCCATTACTTTGAATTTGAGTTAATTTGTTTCTAATTTCTTGGTAAATTAATTTTATTTTATTTGTTAATGTTGACCCACTATAATCTGTTATTGTGTTTAACTCACTTCTAAAAGTATATGTGTTACCCGACTCGTATAAAAATACGGATTCACCAGCCAATATTTGTGTTGATTCAGTAAAGTTACTTGAATTGTACTTTTTTGTTACATTTGGTTTTATTTGGTACAAATAAAAATTTACATAGTTTGGATTTGAAAGATTATCAACATCGTATTCTATTATGAATTTTAAATTTGAATTTTCAGTGATACTTTCTTTTTTTGTCTCTTCTGTTACAAATTGTTTTGGTCCGAATTTTTTTAAATGAAGTTTTGCAACTTTATCGGAAACAATCGGAAATCCTTTTGTTAGGAGTTCTCTGTTTTGGTCACTGGTAACATCCTTTTGAACTAATTTACCACCTCTTAACACTAATCCGTCTTGTGTGAATAGAGCATCAGAGCCGTATTTTCCACCAACAGAGTAGTCTTTATATTTTGATAATGCATTTTTACAATTTTCGGGTAGTGTACCTTCTTCATTTTTTATAATATCCACTTTATCCTCCACAGATACACCATATGATGTTAAAGATATTTGGGTGTTAAATTCTTGAGAATTAAAATCGTACCTTGTTGAGAATGGTCCAGCGATGTATTCTTGGTTTACTGTTGTTTTATTCGTATCATAACGAATTATTTTTACCGCTTGTTTAAATTCAGGTATAAAATTTATGTTGTTAGGTAAAAATGGTGCAGCAACAAAAGGGTCATCCTTACTCCAATGTTGTATACCCTCTTTAATGTTTGATTTACCACCAATATAATCATCATAATCAACTACACGAATTCTACCTAACCCTTTAGGGTCGTTATTATCTAAACAAACACCAATGTCAACTATTTTCATTATATTTTTCTATTTTCAATCTCTGTTGTTATCGTTTCATGTAGATTCTCAATAAACTCTAATTTTTTTGTCAATTCAACGATGTATAATTTTAATTCCTCGTGTTGTTTAAAAAGAAACTCCTCAGCATCAAATAAATCTTTATTTGATTTATCTTTAGCATTTTCTACAATGTTTTGTAATTTTTCAATATTCATATTATTGTTTTTTACCTACGCCCGTTATAAAACCAGGTGGTATTACCGCCCCCCCTGCAAGTGGCGGTCCGGGTAACGTCCCACCTTTTAATACAATTTTTACAAATGAATTAGCGTCTTCTTCTTCGGTGTACCCATCAACAACAGATTTTACCAAATTACCTATGTCATTTGATTCACCATATAGTGGCCCTGTTGGTACTCCCGCAGCTTCTAGTTTATTCATAATGTTCATAAACGCCCTGTCTTGACTAAATCCGGGTAATGAATCTGAGAATAATAAAAGAATTGACGGTATTGTTATTGGTGCTTTTTGTGATAACGCAGCTTCAATTGTTGACAAAATTGTTTGAAACAAGTCATAACAATTATTAATTTCTGTTTCTAAAGCTTTTCTCAATAACGCAATTAATGATGTAATAATTAGTAGATATCTTTTATACTTATTTTTAATAATTCTTTGTACAATACTTTGAATAAAAGCCAATAAATCTACTTTTATCAATCTCCAAAATTCTCTTATAAATAACCAAAATAAATCTTTAATTATTGCACCTATAGCTTTGTAGAATTTCTTGGCTAGTTCTTTACTATTTAAATACACATTAGTCAATCCGGTTTTAAATATTTTATACAATACTATAATTGGTAAAAATATTTTAGCCGATAAAATTGACATTACCAAAGCCTTCGGTAAACTTATAATAAAATTGTTTAATAGGTTATTTAAAAATGCACTAATATCAAAAGAAGAATCAGATTGTGATAAAGCGTCTTTGGATAAATTTTCTAAAGTTTTATCAACCGCTTTATCTACACTCTGATTGTTTGTTAAGTAAATGAAATCTTCCACGTGCATATCATCCACAGGAATTTCAAAATTATAACAGTCTTTAAACCTTAATACTCTTTTAAATCTATTTTGTTCGTCATCTAAGTCAATACCTTCTACATCGTCGAAATCAAAATAAAATTCAATATCTTGGTCGTTTTCACTAAACATATCAACCGGTGTCTGATTCTTTAACTCATCTTTTTGAGTATTTGAACCACACACTTTGAATAATTTATCAATTAGTCTTAGAGATTTATTTAATGATACAGTAAATTTACTTGAGTCACTACAACTTGAACCACCTTGTATAGTTAACATCATAGCGGTCTTCATAATATCTTCAATATCAGGAAATTCCAAAGACTCATAATAATCTTTGATGAAGTCTTGTACTTTGGTTGTACCCGTTGTACCTTGAGTTAATCCTGTGATTAAAAATTGTTGTGTTGAAGCACTCCATTGAGTACTAAATAGGTTTTTACCATTGTTTGATGAGTAAGTGTATAAACCTCCTGAAGACATTAAATCATAAAATTTTCTATTCGCCTTTTGTTTGTTTTTATCCGGTGACTTTTTCTCATAAATTAATTGACCACAATCTGAATCGGGGTCAATTGTAAAAATATCTAAAAAGTCAAATTCATCGGGTTTTAAAACTATTGAATCTATGTTAAAAACAGACTGACTGCCACAAATTCCATCACCCATAAAAAGAGCTTCAGAAAAGTGTTTAATTGCTATTTGTTTTGCAGATTGTAAAGTTGTTTTTGCGGAAGAAACCGCATAACGTTTTATTTTTCCTTTTACAAGATTCTTATCAACGTTGACAGGTACACTGTCACTTTTTGTTGGTGTAGTATCGGTTTTTGTTTTTTTGTTACTGGTAATAAATTGTTCTGTAATTTCTAACAATTCTTTAAAGATGTCTTTATTATTTTCTACCTTGGATTTTAATTTGTTTTTTAAGTCCGCACTTTTTTTAGAAAATAACTCGTTTGGGTCCGGTATGTTTTTTTGATAAGAGTCAGCAACAGAACCCAATGAACCTTTTGGGTCGTCATTAATTTTTTTTATCGCCTCAATCGAAGCTTGAAGTTTTTTTTTGGGTTCTTTTGAATTAGCCATTAGTCTCTATATGTTCCTGACGACTCTCCCTCAGTATCATTCATCAGTTTTTCCAATATGACCCTATCTTCATCAGTAAGTTGTAATTTACCTCCACTTGAATTAGGTCCACTTCCTTGAGTTTGTTTTAATAAAGCACCTTGGAGTTTAACTAACGAAATCTTCTTTTCAGTACAATCGTTTAGTATTTTTTGTTGTTCTTTAATGACGGGACCAATAACACTCATGTCTTCAGCGTCTTTCATAAATGTTAACATTTTTTTAGTTATCATCGACGCGGTATTTTTCTGTTCAACAATATCATTGTAGATTTCTTGCATTAATGCCAATGCTGAGTCGGTGTCTAATGATATTATGTTTTTCTTTTCCCTCATAATATATAAATAGAGAAATAGTTAATTTATGAATCCTACCATGATTCCTTCGTAAACTTTTTTATATCTCTTTAAAGAAAGTCTAATTTCTTTTGTGGATAATGAAGTCATTTCTCTTAGTGACAAAAGAATTAAATTTTTATTGAATTTATTTCCCTCACCCACTTGAAATATTTTTTCAAAGTTGCTAAAAATCTCAATCAATGCATATCCTAATTTTTGTTCATTATCATTCAACTCTTCGACCTCCATAAAAGTTTCCAATTCAATTATAAATTTTATTATAACATCTTTATAATCAATATGATATTCATCAATTGAGTATGAGTGTTCCGCACTTTCTTCTAAATCAGATGATATGTCATCATATGAGACACTTCGATTCATTTCCTTAGTGTCTTTTTGAATAGCACCCATCAAATAATTTTTACAGATGGTCCCAAAATAAGAATAAGCTTTATGGTTTTTGGTGTGGTCGAATTTGTTAATTTTTGTCATAAGAAACGACATTGTATCTGCGTGTATGTCCACAAATTCAAAGTCTTTTCTATACAATTTATAACGTCGAATTATACTTTCGACCATTATTGTGAGAGGTTCTCTTAAATATTCGTTGAATATCTTATTCTTTTCTGTATCGGATTCGGATTCTAGGTATCTTACAACCGCTTGTTCTTGCTCCTCCCCAAAATATATTTTTTGGGTTCGTTTACGCGGCATATATTAATTTTCTACATAGTTTATGTCTCTGTTATTTTTAAAGAAAAACTCTTTTTTTGCAGTGTCTAACCAAAATTTAACCTCTTCTTGTGAGAGTCTCATTTTCTCTGAATTTTTATAATTCCAAAATAAAGAATCCTCTCTAAAGTTTACGTGTTGGTATCCTAATCTTGGAATCGTCATCACAATAACATTGTTATGTGTTAATCTTAATAAAAATTCATAACCAAACGTTAGTTTAATATTTGATTTTAATTTACCATACTCCGTTATAACAGAAGTTTTGTATAGACCACCATTAATTTGAAAGTTTTGATATTCTAATAAGGCTTCATTATCTAAGAATCCCTGTTTATCTGTGAATCCGTAAGCCCAAGTCGATTCATTGGTGTAACTTAAAAATTTACCTTCAACATTGATATCTTTTACTAAACTTAAAAAGGCACCGACTTCAGGGTTTTCATTTCTGTATGAGTTTACTAATGTTAACCAGTTTTTGTGGTACTCATCATCAACTTCCAAAATTGAAAACCACTCTGTGTCACAATTTGTGATACCAAGATTAATTTGTGAACAAAAATCATGTTCTCCACTGTTTTCGATTATTTTATATTCTAAATTAGATTGTTCAATGTTTATTTTTGAAACGACACTTGATGGTCCAACAATCAACAATTTCACATCGTTATAAAATTGTTCAACTGAACTGAATGCGTTTTTAAACATTGTTTCATATTCCTCGTCCCATTTATGAATGGGTAAAATTATTGATATGTCTTTCATGCTACTTCTTCTTTATTTTCTTCTTTTATTTTATTTAACGCCTTTTCTATTGCGTCAATTCTTTTATTTATGAATGAATCAAAAATATTTAATATGTTACTTTTTGTAATATCTGATTCATATGGTAACAATGTGTCTTTCATTTTCTTTTTGACATCATCATTAATTTCAACTCCCTCTAACCAAGCGTTGATATATGTTCCAAGGATTTCAACAATTTTTGAATCGTCATATGTCCACATTCCATTCTCACTTAACCAATCTGGTTCGTTCTTTGGTATTTTACCGATTACAGGTACTCCTGACTTCATCGATTCTAACGGGAAGGTTCCAAATGTGGAATCTTCATCTACCCATACCGAAACAACACATTCTCTTAGGTTATCGGCGAATTCTTGGTAAGACATATTAACCATGTCTCTAAAAGTCAACCATCTCAAATGTGGGTATCTAATATAAAATTCAGATATAATTCTCTTATTTGTTGACCTGTCTTTACACATTATTGCAATGATTGGTTTTGTGTTTTTATCACTAACCTTAAATTCATCACTAATAATTGGAGGAATAATATGCACTAAAGACTCAGGGAAAACCTCACTAATGTATTTTTTAGAAAATTCAGTAGTTGTGATTACTCTATCAAATCCGTAGTCAGACCATCTACTACCAATTGGTAATGTTTCAAAAATGTATTCTTTTTGTTGAACTAACATGACTTTTACACATCTAATATTTGTCATGGACTCCAAAACATTTGAATAGTACTCGGGAACAATAATAACGTCTTCAATTTTAATTTCAACTCGGTCGTCTTTAATTGTTACGATTTCCAATTCAGAGTATGTATCCCCTAACCAAGAGTTAACCCCTGAATATGTTTTATCTTCAACAAGTAATTTTGAATTATACCCATTTTGCTTTAAAGTTAAAGCAATGTCGTAAATGTGTTTTACTGACGCTCTTGGGTTGTTTTTGGTATCGTACACCAAAAAATATATGGTGTTAGTTTTGGTGTTTAGTTTTTCTAAAGCCACCGATAATTTTTCTATGTTTTCTTTGTTATTCATCTTCTGATATTAATATGTCATATTTTATTAGTGTGTTAAAAGCAATTTTAAAAGATATTGATAAACCGTTTTCACCGAATTCACCTAATCCTTCATCCACTTCTTCAAACTCATTTAGTATTCTTTCAATACAAGTTTTGATAATCTCATATTTGAATAGGTTTATTTCTAATGTTGTGGTTCCGTCTTCATTTTGGATTTGATTACCCGTTTGACATTTGTTACTGATTCCATCAACATCGATATAATAGTTTTTACCGAAAATTTCAACCATGTTTTATTTATTTCTGATAATTTATTTATTTGTAGTTTATTTGTAAAGTTATTATTATAAAAGGTATTAAATTTTATAACCTTTTTGTGTATTGGACATTGTGAAACAACATTTATATCATCTGTTATCCATAAATCACATTTTTTCCATAATTTTTTTATCTCATCAGGCGTTGAAAAAACGATATTATCAGCCATAATACCGTTTTTTGAAAGAAAGAAAAGTGTGGCAGGTTTTGCTTTACCTTTTTCACTTAAACCAACTAAAGTTATTTTAGCATTTTTGTTTTCAAAAATGAATGTGTTTAATTCAGTGGCGGCTTGATTATAACTTAAACCGGCGTGTCCATATATTTCAATTGGGAAATCGAAATATAAAAATTTATTAAATTCATCGATTGATTGAAACTTGTAGGTACTTAACAAATTTTCAATAGATATTGGTACACCATTTACACCATAATCAAACTTTTCTTCTTCGTCTGTTTCAGTGTTTAAGAAATAATCTTTATAATGGTAATCAAATTTCTGTATCGTGTTTCTTAAAACACCATCAATACTAACAAATATTTCCATATAGGAAATATAATAGATAAAATATTATAAGTAAAGTTTAATCGTACCTTTTTAAGATTTGAGTGATGATTGGATTTCTAACAATATCCTCATTACCAAATTCAAATACACCGACATTTTTTAAATCACCAAGTCTTACTTTTGCGTCGTATAATCCGGTTTTTGTTTTGTCTTTAAATTTGTCTGATTGTTCTAAATCTCCTGAAATAAAAAACTTTGAATTGAACCCAATACGGGTCAATAAAAGTTTCATTTGTGACGGGGTTGTGTTTTGAGCTTCTTCGAATACTAAAATTGTGTTGTCAACATTCCAACCTCTCATATAAGCCAATGCGGCAATTTCAATAAATCCTTCATCCTTTAATTTTTCTCTAGCATCTTTACCAATTATTTTATTTAGTAAATAATATGAAGGATAGATGTATGGGTCAAGTTTTTCTTCTAATCCACCGGGTAGTGAACCTAATTTTTCCTCAGCTTCAACCGCTGGTCTAACAATGATAATTTTTTCGTATTTATTACTGTCGTCCCAAAGTAAATCAACAGCCCTTTTCATTGCAATATATGATTTACCAACACCAGCAGGACCAAAACAAAGTGTTATTTCGTTTTCACCTAAAGTTCTCCAATAGTCTTCTTGATTCTTGGTTAGAAATTTTTCTTTAGGTTGTTTTATTATTTGCCTAATTCTATCTTTTTTAGGTGTTTTTTTATCTTCTACAAGATTTACGGTTTTTGTTGTTGATTTTCTCAATTGAGTGTTTTTTATTAATATAATTATTATGAACCTGTAGAACCAAATCCACCTTCACCCCTATCTGTTTGAGACAATTCGTCCACCTCTACAAAGGTTACAGAAGGATAAGGTATTATCATTATTTGAGCAATTCTATCACCCACTTTATAATCTAATTCATCTAATCTGACATCGTTTTTACCAAAGACTTTTTTAAATGTTGCTTGGATTTCACCTCTATATCCACTGTCAATAACCCCAACACAATTTGTAAGTGATAAATCGGTTTTTCTAATAGAAGAGCGAGGAAAAACTAAACCAACGTATCCTTTTGGTATTTCCATGGCGATTCCTGTACCATAAGTAACATCAAATGTGGTATTTGAAATTATTTCTGTTGCAACCAAATCCATACCAGCGTCCCCATCTTTTGCGTATTTGGGAATTACCGCTTTCGGATGTAATCTTTTAACTTTAACTTCAAAACGATTAACCTGTTCCTCAACTTGATTTTTAATATCATCACCGAGATTAAATAATAAATTATTTAAATCTCCCATAATTGATGTGTCGTCAGAATTATCACTAAGGATTTCTTTTTCTAATTCTTGTAGTCGTTTGATATACGACTCAATTTCATTTTTGTCCATTTTTTTCTTCTATGATTGATAGTTCAAAACCGATTCTTATTACGTTGGATAAAGTACCCGAACGATATTTCGCCATTTTATCATCAGATTCTTTATCTGAATTCATAATTGATTGAAATTCATCTTCTGATAATTTTACTCCATTGTTTACCGCATAATATACTGCTCGTTCTCCTGATTTCATTGAAACTTCTTGTTCATTGAATTCGTACATTTTACCAAGGTTTTTTCTATGCCATTCACTTGGGTTTGGTTTAAACATAAAAGTTTTACCAATCTGTGATAAAAATATACACTTCAAAATAGAAGAAGTTTCTACCCTCATTGTTTCAGGGAGTAGTTCATTGGTTTTAACCGAATACTTCGCAGCTTTAAAACAATGACTTAATAGACCACCCGGAAAACACCCATACATGTCTAAAGATGTGGATGCTGGTGCTAAAAAAAAGTCATTACCCAAAAAGTCTAACAACTCTTCTGTAAAAATTTTATATTTTGAGTTCGTTTCAAGAAACTTTTTCTTGTTTGACTCTATTTGTTCTGCGGTTAACATTTTAATTATTTTTTAAAGTACTCAGGAGTATTTTGTGGGTCAATAATACATTCGATTGGCATCTTTACAATCGCCAAACTTTCTGAAGACCTCATGTCTCCGGCTCTGTACTTTGAAACAACCAAAGTCGCTTCTTCAACCGACTCAGCTTCTACAATGTACTTAACTTTTTGTAATCTTGGATTACCGTTTCTGTCTAAATTTTCGGTTTCATAACCTACTGTTACTAAATAATGCATGGTTTTTTGTTTTTAAATTATTGATTTGAAAAATTCTGTTCTGTTTTTTGAAACTGTTACTAAAGAGTATTTGTCTTTCACTGTTTCGTATAATCTATTACCCAAGTCTTCAACCATATTTGGATTGTCTATTAATAATTTCATATACTTTGACCACAGTTTATGGTTTTTGTTTTCATGTACTAATAAAGCATTACCGTCATCTAATAACTTACCTTCTTTGTATGCAGTTTTTAAATCAATTGTATACGGCATTGTTTCACTTGCAATGATAGGTTTTTTATGGAAGCCCGCCTCAATTATTTTTAATTGTGATTTACAGGAATTGAATTCTGATGGTATGATTGGTGCTAAAGATACATCAAATAAGTTATAATTAGAACCATATCTACCAATTGGTTGTGTCCAAACTCTTCTATATTTTTTATCACTAACGTCAATTTCTGGTGTTTGTGTAAAATTCATTAAATATGATTTATACTCGGGGTCAACTGTTTTGTAATTGTCCGTAAATATTTGTTCGTATTTGTACCAAACCGTTTCGGTGGGTTGAATTTGTCTTGTTTTTCTTTCGCCTGTTTGTGGATTTACTTCCGTGATTGAACCCCTTAAATCGTAACCACACAAAACAAATTGAATATTATCGTATTGATTAGCAATCATTGAAATTCCACCTCTAATTTGTTCTAAATCATGTAAGTGAGTTGAACCTCCAAGCCACCCAAATCTAAGTCTATCTGACTCTGTGGGTTTAGGTTGGAATTGACTTTCATTCGGGTCAATTGCATTGGGGAATACTAAAACATTTTTTAAATTTAATCTTTTTCTTAAAGTTTCAGCAAAATATTCGGTCGTACACGTAACGTAGTCCGACTCTTTCATCATGTCGGCTTTTTTCTTCGGTAACTCGTTTTCTCTAATGTGAAAATACATTGGGTGTCTATGGTCGGGAGACCAATGGTCATCAATATCCATTACGATTTTAATACCTTGGGATTTTAACCACTTAATTCTTGAAATATTTTCTTCGTGACTTGTTTGATGGATAAAACTATGGAATACTACAATATCGTAGTTCTTAAAAAAATTATCACTGTTTTCAACAGATAATGCAATGTCGACATGAAATTCGTCGGCATAATGGTCTCCAATAAATTTATATGGGTCTAATATTCTATATTTACCCACACCATGTGTATCGGGGGGTATTGCTAAAATTCTAATTTTTGACATTCAAATTTTTCCTTTTTATAAATTATAAGAAAAAAAATTGAAAAGTCAAACTTACTTAGATTTATTTACGCCAGTAATTTTACCTTTAAAAACAGAATCACCAACCTTTAATACCAAATTTTCATTGATACTCATGGTTTGTTGTGCCGTTAAAATTTGATTGAGTTTGGAATCCATAATTTCGACTACAGTCTTTCTTACAATGTTTTCAATTATTGGTGTAAGTTGTTTAACTAAATCTGAACTATCCACTTGTGAACTCCTTTGTTGTGTAGATTTTTTTGTGGCGACACCTTCAGATTCCATTAGTTTTTTTGTTTTTTCAACAAAGTTTAAATCTAAAGAATCTGATAAACTAATTTGAGGTATCGGATTTTCAATCATCGCTCTTTTGATTGCTTCAGGTAATTTGGATTCTTGTATTTTTTGCAAATTAGGTTGTTGTGGTTGTCTAATTTGTGGATTTTGATTTGATGATGATAATACATCTTCAGGGTTACTTCTTAATATTTCTTCGTTTACATGGCCAGTTTCAAAGTCTCCAGTTTCAACTTTGTTCAATATTTTTTTGGCTTGTACTAGTCTTTGCATTAGGTCATTTTGTGATATCACCCCTTGTCCTGTTTTTTCCATATTGATTTTTTTATAAAATAAGTATTTTTAAAAGAAAATTAAAGTCTTGATTCTTTTTAATTGTTCTTGCAGTTCAACGGGTTCTTCCGATGACGGTTCAATAACTTTAATATTATCTTGTTTTAGTAGTCTATCTAAATCTGACTCAGAATCTTTTTCCATTCTTCTTCTTGTTCCCTCACCCGCATTTACATTTCCACCAATTTCTGTTTGTGATTTTTTCCAATCATCCATTTTCTTTTTGTATAAATCATCAATCGCGGTTTTAAAATCTTCAGGATTAATTTGTTTTATATTGTCAACAACTTTTACTTTAGTTTTTAAATCATTGAAAACTTCGACTTCTCTTTTTGGTGTTTCAACCGGAGTGACCGTTGGTTTTTCTTTTGGTTTTGGTTGAGGTAGTTCCTGTCTTCTTGGTTCTTCTTTACGTTTTGGTTCAGGTGATGGTGTTGGTTTTGTTTGTTGGGGTTGTTTCACGGCTCCCCAATCACTTGTTACATATGTTGTGGAAAAACTTTTATCATCACCTTCTTTATATCCGGGTCTTTTTTGTGTGAATTGTTCGTCCTCGTAAACTTGTACTGAACCAGATGATATTCTGTCTAAAATAAATGTTCTCCATCCATGCTCTCTAAATCCTTTTTTAGAAACTGACGGTGGTTGTACCCACCCTCTGACAGCTAAATTTCCTTTTTTAGTTAATCCCGATGCAACCAATTCGGCTTTAATTCTTCTACCAGGTAAAACTTCACCTTTTGGTCCTCTATAATCAAAAGAAACGGGCATCCTATTTTTAATAGCATATTCAAGAGTTTTTTGGGTACCCCTTGAAGGTGCCTCAGTAAGAATGTTTGTTAATATTGATTCAAAGTTTATCATTAAAAATCAGGATATGTTTTTGTACTACCGTATTTGTTTTTAGCGCCTAAAGTTGTCCTCTCATTTATGTCGGTAACAGTACCTACACCACCTGTATTATTTTCTCCTCTACCTCTTTCATCACCATCTGATATTGCATTTGGGTTAATGGTTGAGTACCCAAAATTATTATTGTAAATATTTTTAGCTAATAGAGTTGTCCTCTCATTTATGTCGGTAACAGTGCCTACACCACCTGTATTATTTTCTCCTCTACCTCTTTCATCACCATCTGACAAAGCGTTTGGATTACCTGAAGAATATTGAAAAGAGTTATTGTAAATATTTTTAGCTAAAAGACTATTTCTTTCCGCGATGTCGGTTTTAGAACCAATACTATTATTCAGTTCTCCTTTACCTTTTTCATCACCGTCTGACAGTGCGTTAGGATTACCACTGTTATACTGATTTGTTGGACCGTAAGGATTTTTTGCGACTAAAGAAGTTCTTTCCATGATATCAGTTTTAGAACCAATATTTCCGCTTAATTCACCTTTTCCTCTTTCATCACCGTCTGATAACGCACCAGTATTATTTGAACTGTACAAATCTCCAAGATTGTATTCGTTCCTTGACATGAGAATGTTTCTCTCTCTATCTCCGATTATTTCTAATTGTGTTGGCATATTAGTAACTAATTAATTTTTTTATTTTATCTATTTCTTCAAATAATTTCATTGATGTAAGTGGAGATACACTCGTCTTATGAGAATTACTCTTAATCAAATTTGTTGGAATTTTAAAACTAAATCTTTTTTTGTGTGATTTTAAATGACTGTTTTTTCTTTCCCCTGTCATTGACGTAATCTCATCGGCTCTTTTTTTGGAGTCTTTTCTATTACTTACTAAATCTCTTTCTCCTTGTAAAAATTGTTTAGCCCATTTTTCCATGAGGTCTCCGCCACATAAGTCGTACTTAGTTTTTTCTTGCATTTTATCCATATTTTGGATGTCATGGATAATTCTTTTAAGTTGACCGTATTTTACTTTTTTATCAATTAAAAGTTTTTTAGCTCTTTCAATACCTCGCACATTTTCACCGTTTAAACCAACTACAGTGTGGTTTATCTTGTCTAAAATATCTTGCGGGATATCAAAAATTCTACCTTTTAATTCTTTATTCATCGGAATCTTCTTCCTTTTTAAGGATATTAATTACATCTTCAACAGATACGTTATTTTTTACTAAAGTATTTTTTAAAGACATAACCTGTCTTTTAATAATTGGACTTAATTCTGTTTCAATATCTTCTGTTTGGTCTTTTTTTACTAAATCACTACTGTTAGATTTTTTATTAAGAACACTTTCAACATAATCATTTACAAATTTTTTAGGATTTTCAATAAGTCTGACCTTGTCTCCTTTTAATTTTTCATCATAACCATAGGAAGATAATCTTTCTTTGCTCTCATCATCACTCATACCTAAATCGTCTTCAAAATATTCATAAGCACCTTCAATGTCTTCGTCCTGACCTAAAGTTTTTTCATAACCTAAAGCTTTACTTAAATCAGACTCCGTCCAATATTTTATGGTTGTATTTGTCCCATGAGCAATACCATGTGTACCCATTTGACCAAAACCTGTTTTGACAACTTTATCGGTTATTGCGTGAGAACCACCTTTACTTGCTTTAGAAATTGGAATTTTTCTTCTTGCTACGTTACCTTTTTCATCAACAATTTCATCTACCTCAGTTTCAACCTTTTCTGGAATTTTCTCAAAGTCGGTATCATCAGAATATTCTTTGGCCCACTTTGACCATTTTTTTCTTTCTTTCTTTGGGATTGACTTATCGTTTGCTTTCGCGTAGAAATATCTTTGTTGTTTTTTGGACGCAAATGTCTCTTCAATTATATTTTTAACATATTTATCCATGCAATTATCTTTTTAATATAAATATCAAAAGAAAGGAAAGATATTTATAGAATATCATGAATAGTCAAAACATACTTAAATTTTGGGGGAGTAAATTAGATTTACAACTCGATTCTTCGGAATATTACGATTACGAAATCTCTAAAACTGAATTAGATTACGATGATTTGGTTTTAGATTTAGATAACACTATCGTGTATACCGGATTGACTATTAATACAACGGGTTTATCGGGAACCGATTGTACAAGAGATACAATATCTTTGGTTGAATATAACAATACAGTCAATGATGCTTCCTATGTGTATTTGGGACTCTCTTGGACTTTACAATATTCTGCATTTACGGCTACATTAGGTAATTCCGATACTATATTACAAAACGACGTTTATTCTTATACACTGAATAATAACACTCATTATTTAATAAATAGTGGTTATAACAACGCTTTATCAAATCCATTTTCTTTACAAACATCGGGATTAGGTTCTTCGTCATATGCGTGTACTGAACAATTAGGAGGAGATGATTGTTGTCCTCAGGATTTAATATCTGAAGCAAAACCTTGGGCTTATCAAATAAATCATGGTGCGGGGGTTGATAATTGTTCCTACAAAGTCAAAAGAAGAACAGAAAAAGGATGGACAATTGATTTGGTTTTAAATAGAAATAATTCAGGTTGGTCGAGCGGAAGAACCATTTATTATTTAGGTGTGAGAGGTGAATCTGATTTAAGAAACTACGCAGATAATAACCTATCTTTTTCTTTTACAAATGACGGTAGAATTCAATGGAGAGCAATAAGATATTCGGGTATTTGTACAACAAACAGTGGATACAGTGAAACTTTTTATACATCTTCAGGTCAAACACCTGTTTTATGTACAAGTGGAACATCTAAAGATTTTAATATCACAATAACTTTTGAAAGAGATAAATATTTTAATGATTGTGAATTAGAAAATGATGGTGGTTGGAATGATTTGATTACAGGTCGAACATTGACCACCCCGATTAGTAGTTGGTTAACGGGAGCGACTCCAACATATGAAGACATTGAAATTTTAAATAAAAAATGGGCACTAGAAAGAAATAGAAGAATTGGTACATTAAAAATTTATTTAAATGGAAGAACCATATATAAATTAAAAGGATGGGAAGAAGTTATCCCTTCAACAAGGGGTAATCAAATAATGATTCAATCGTGGGCTGGTGGTACACAATATTCTGGTGGCATACATAATATGGGTATTTCTTGTTTTAATTTTAAAAGAGTACAATATTATGAAGAACCATTAAATTTTGTAAGAGTAAGACATCATTATCTTGTTGATACTAAACCCAACTATGACATAACGGAATGTGTTGAAAATTGTGTGGATAGTATGATTGGCCTTTAAAAAAATGATACAAATTGATATAATTTAAATAAATGGATACTTTAAAAATAGTTTCGACAAATTATACAGGTCAAAGTGCGGTTATTACTTATTATCCAGATACTGGTGGTACTATTAATCTTGGCACCCAAGTATTACCCTATGATTATGTTGCGTCTTATTTTTATGGAACATATTCTTTATTTTTTCCCGCGTTTGGTAGTACTTGTACACTGTACGTAGAAGATTTATCAGGTAATTTTTTACTACAAGAAAACGGTGATTATATTTTCCAAGAAAACTATTATAAAATAAAAATAGAAACAGGTCCATCTCCGACCCCAACAGTGACACCTTCAACAAGTGTAACACCATCGATAACACCATCTGTTACACCGTCTATAACCCCAAGTGTAACACCATCTGTTACACCGTCTGTTACACCAAGTAGAACACCTTCAACAAGTGTAACACCATCAATAACACCAAGTAGAACACCGTCGGTTACCCCAACACCAACACCAACACCATCAAGACCCGCATACACATATTATAGGTGGCAGATTACTGAAAGTAAAACATCACCACCTAATGCGAATTGCATACAAGCATCCGAATTCGTTTTTCAAATAGGTGGTGTAGACCAAAGTATGGCTGGTGTTACGGTAACTAACCCAAGTGGTAATAACCCTGTTGGTGAGGAACCTCCAAAGTTAGCGGATGGTAATTTAACAACTAAAGCTTTGGATTTGAATTTTGTAACAAATGGAAATGTAAGTAATTTTATTTTTCAATTTAGTAGTGCAAAGGCGTTTACGGGTTATAGATGGGGTACCGCAAATGATGAAGAAAGTAGAGACCCTAAATCATGGACGATTGCCGGTAGTAATAATGGAACAACTTGGACAACGTTACATACGGTATCAGGATTTAACTCTACCACCACAAGAAATACGTATCAAACACCTCAAACGTATTAAAATATAAAAATAGATATTTATAAAATAAGATGAATTTACCAATATCCCAATTACCCGAACTTACAGGTTTAACCGCAAATGCGGAGTTTGCTGTTTCTCAAGGTGGAACCACATATAGAGTTAAAAATAGTGTTTTAGCTCCATTTCCAACGGTTTATGGTTTGTTTTCTCAAACAGGAAATAGTGTAACTATAAGTGGTACAACATCAGAATTAAGTGTTATTGACGGTGGGGTTGGAACCTTAAGTGTTCCCGCTAATGGATTTAGGGTTGGTGATAGCTTTAGAGCGGATTTTGGTGGTCTTTTATCCGCAAAAAATGGTGATGATATAAGAATAAAAGTTAAAACTGGTTCGGTAATTTTAGCAGATTCTGGACTTCAAAATATGACAACATCAGTTGATGACGTTTGGCAACTTTCTATAAATTTCACAATTAGGTCTCTCGGTGTTGCGGGTGTTGCCAGTATAGTTGCTCTTGGTGTATTTCATACAACAAAACAATCTAATGGTTCACAAGGTGGGTTTGCGTTCAATACGGTTAATAGTACTACGTTTGATACCACCGTTTCAAATACAATTGAAGTAACAGCTCAGTTTAGTTCAAGTGACCCCGCAAATAAAATATATAGTGACATTTTTGTATTAAATAAAATATATTAAATAAGATGGAATTTTTTATAAGACAAGGTGCTTCACAACCGATATTAAAAATGAGACTTATTGATGATGGAAAAAATGATAAATCCGGATTCAACGATATGTTGGAAAGTTGTGATATTACTTTTGATATGTTTGATGTTGAGACAGGTGAACCTGAAATCCTAAACTCAACTTGTTTAATCACCACAAGAGACAAAAAGTACAATCAAACCACAGACGAATATTATATTACCCACCAATTCACAGAATCACAAACCGCAAGAATTGGTAAGTATGAAGGTAAAGTTACAGTTCAATTTTTAGATACCAACTTAAATCCAACCACAAAACTGATTCTTCCTGTAAAGGAAAAATTATTTATCACCATATTTTGATATGTGATGATTATTTCGTATAATTGTTAGCAAGACAAACTACAACACGGTGTTGTAAGCAAATGTGTCAAAACAAAAATATACGATATGTCAGAAGTTATTTCTCAAGAGGTAATCGAAAGTTTTTTAAATGGTTGGGACCCTGAAGAATACATTGTAGGGGTTGAATACGATTACCAAACCAACAAAATTTACAAAATTATTCAAGACCCTGTAAGGGGTAAGGTAGTAAAACCCGACACTTTAACTCCATTTCTATGGGTTGGTGATTTAAGTTCTTGTAATTTCTATCAAGGAAGTAAATCCATACAAAAGAAAAAAATGGGGGAATACGGTATTATTATTGATAAACTTGAGACCCAAGGTAATGATAGACTTGAAAATGGACAAAATTTTTTAGTAAAAAGTCTAAAGGGTTATCGTGAATTAATTAGTTTTTTCAAACAAGGCGGTATTGACCCGTGGGGTGATAATTTTAAACACTTATTTACTATTTTATCACCTGTAGAACAATATCTTATTCAAAAGAAAAAAAGATTATTTAAAGGTATTGATGATTATTCAGGTGTTCATCGATTTGTATTCGATATCGAGACCACGGGCCTTGAACCTGAGACTAATGAGATAATTCTTATTGGAGTAAAGGACAACCGTGGTTTACAAAAAACCATACCCGCTTTTGGTCCTGATGGTGAGAAAAAATGTATCGAAGAATTTTTTGAAATAATAAAAGAATTAAAACCAACAATTATTGGTGGGTATAATTCAGCGTCATTTGACTTTCCATTCATATTAAAAAGAGCCGAAATTTTAGGTGTTGATATTGTTGAGTGTACATCAATACTCACATCGGATGGGATTAAACAAAAAGAAGGTGTATTAAAGTTAGCAAATGAAATTGAACCTTACACTCAACATATCATTTGGGGTCATAATATTGTTGATATCGCTCACGCAGTAAGAAGGGCACAAGCAATTAATTCGGAAATTAAATCTTGGGGATTGAAATACATTACCCAATATTTGGAAAAAGAAAAACCAAATCGGGTATATGTCGATGGTGCTTTTATTTCAAAAATATATTTGGAAAATGATAGTTATTACGTTAACCCTAAAACAGGTAAATACAAAAAGATTGGTGAACCCGGTACTGAAAATTTATTAGACAAATACCCTAATAAATACGAAATATGGCCAGGTCAAAGAATTGTAGAACAGTATCTTGATGATGACTTGTACGAAACAATGATTGTGGATGATTCGTTCTCTCAATCTACGTTCTTACTTTCTAAATTGGTACCAACAACTTATGAAAGAATTGCAACGATGGGAACTGCAACACTTTGGAAAATTATCATGTTAGCTTGGTCATATGAAAACGGTTTGGCAATACCCACCAAAGATGAAAAAAGAGCAATTACAGGAGGTCTTTCAAGATTATTAAATGTCGGATACTCCAAGAATATTGTAAAATTTGACTACGCATCTCTTTACCCATCAATCCAATTGGTTTATGATGTATTTCCTGAATGTGATGTTATGGGTGTTCAGAAGTCTATGTTAAAGTACTTTAGAAACATTCGTATCAAATATAAAAGACTTGCTGGTGAACTTAAAGATAGTGACCCCGTACAAGCAGAAATGTACGACCGTAAACAATTACCAATCAAGATTTTTATCAACGCTTATTTTGGTTCCTTGTCCGCACCACAGGTATTTCCATGGGGTGATATGAACATGGGTGAAACCATCACATGTACTGGTCGTCAGTGTCTTCGTATGATGATTATGTTCTTTGAGAAAAAAGGATATAAACCTCTTGTAATGGATACGGACGGTGTTAACTTTTCTACTCCCGATGATATTGATACCCACATATACATTGGTAAAGGTTTGAATGAATTAGTAGAAGAAGGGAAAGAATACGTTGGTATCGAAGCAGATACCGCGGAATTCAATGACACTTTTATGAGAAATGAAATGGGTCTTGATATTGATTACACCGCACCTGCGTGTATCAACGTTTCAAGAAAAAATTACATCATTAAACTTCTTAAAAAAGGTAAAGAAAAAATCAAACTTACGGGGAATACTATTAAATCAAAAAAACTTCAACAATATGTTGTAGAATTTTTAGATGAAGGATTAAAACACCTATTAAATGGCGATGGATTATCTTTTGTTGAGCTTTATTACAGATATGTCCAACAAATTTATGATAAGAAAATCCCATTGTCTAAAATGGCTAATAAGTCTCGTGTAAAACAATCGGTCGAGGATTACAAAAAACATATTAAAAAAACCACGAAAGCTGGTTCTTTGATGTCTCGACAAGCACATATGGAGTTGGTTATTCAGAATAACTATCCCGCCAGTCTTGGTGAGACCATTTACTATATTAATAATGGTGAAAAAAAATCAGACGGTGATGTTCAGAAAATAACAAAACCAACCAAAAAACAACAAGAGGAGTTTACTAAATTACACGGTAAACCAATGCCAGATAATTACATACAGATTAATTGTTACATGATTTCTGAAAAGGAGTTAACAAACAATCCCGACATGACTGGTGATTATAACGTGGCGAGATACTTGACTAATTTTAATAAGAGAATAGAACCATTGTTAGTTGTTTTCAACCCTGAAATACGTCACGATATTTTGGTTGAAAAACCCGAAGACAGACAATATTTTACAAGAGCTCAATGTGAATTAGTAAGTGGGTTTCCTCTTAAGGAAGATGGTCAAGATAAGTACGATGAGGTAATGACACTATCTGATAGTGAAGTACTATTTTGGAATAGAGTAAAAAGAGACCCTTTCTTTATGTATGTGGAGGACAGTTTGAAGTTAGCAGACCCTTATTGGGTGGATTTGAATAGAAAAGTGGTATCTCTACAAGCTGAAAGTATCAAGAGTAATGAGGATGAGATTATTCAGACCAACGGTAATGATTACGCTTATCACGCAACCAATATCTAATTAGATTACGTTAAATGGTGATTGGAAAGGTCTGTACTTAAGTGCTTTGTTTAGGTTTTCCGCTTCCGCTCCTTTTCTTTCCATTAACTTATCGGGTCTTAATCTTTCTAAACGATTCATTAATTCCTCAATAAGTTTTAATTTTTCATCTTTACCTTCTTGTAACAATGTTGAATAATCTAACTTAACAGAACTATCAGGTACTTGTAAATCACCTGAGAATTTACCCCATATTCTACCTAAACCTTCTTTTGAATATGCGATAAGATATTTCCTAACCCAGTTTTGTGCTGGTTTATTTAACATGTCCCAAGTAAGTTCTTCGGTTTCAACATCAGAAGGTAATTTTACAATACCACTATTTTTGTCTAAACAAGTATCGGGGTCTGTGGTATCATAATACCAATACCACACTTTTTGTCTATTGTTTTGAATCGAACCAAAATCAAATCTACCACCTGGTACATTGTATAGGTGAACTATTTTTGTTCCGTTTGGTCCTGCCGTAATTCTATATGTTAAGTCACCACCAATTAATCGGTTTTTAATATTTCTATCGCCCATTCTTAATAATAAATCATAAGCTGGTAATAAGAAATAAGAACCCGAAGCTCCTTGTTGTGCAAATCCACCGACACCACCAAAAGCAACACCCCCAAGACCACCAAAACCGCCTAAAAATGGGTCAACAATTGAGTCTGTTAATTCCGCTCTTGAGAACCACAATAATTCATTAATCTCTCTACCAGCAGGAATCACATAAGTTTGTGTGTTCGCAGATAATGAAATATAATCTTTTTTTAATTCACTATTACCACCCGTCTGTAGACCTACAATCTTAGAGTAAGAATGGGTGTATTGTGTCTCGTAATCTAAACTCCTTGTGGTAAACGCTCTTGTTAATGATTGTGTATCCACATTAAGACCAGCGAGTGCTGACCACTGTGATTCAATCAACCAATCACTTACATATTGTTCATATTCAGATACTGACAACTCTAAAAAGGTGTCCATTTGTTCTTCTGTGAGTTCAACTCCCCTAACGGGTAAACCCAATAAATGAAACACTTGGGTGTACAATTTTTGTTTTTCAGTATTTGAAATGACAGTTGTTGACATTAACTTTGATTTATCAATAAATATCTGTATATTTGTTTTAATATTCCAAATATTAATGTATTCCACCGGAAACTTAAGAAACATAGAAAACCACGTAAAAAAGATTTGCACAATAAAGGGACCTATCAAGGACCTTTTTTTGAGTGAATGGAGAGAGGTTTTTAAGGAATGCTACTTGAGTAAAAACCAATATGGTTTTTGTCAAAAAAATGGGACATATGGTGTTTTAACCCCAAGGGGGTCGTGGTCTCCTGTAAATCAGTTTAATACGAACTATATTGTCAACATAAAAATTGTTGAGAAATTAAACGAATGGATTTTTCAAGATTATTTTCTTAAGGGAATAAACAATCTAAATGGCGTACCATTAAAAGAAATTACTTTTGATGGTAATAGTTCAAGTTATATTGAAGAAGAAATAAAAAACTATTTTAAATGGTTTCGAGTATACAAAGACAAAATATTGATAGACCATAGGACTGTTGGTCCTAGCGATTTTTTATATGAACTTTTTCATATTGCATCCAAAACGATTGGTACGGGTACATATGGTGAATTGTGTATTGAACATTATTTTAAAAAAAATGTAAAAACAGCTAAGATTTACAGGACATCATTGGTGAGGGGTTCTTCGATTGACATGGTTAACGGTTGTGATTTATTCACGGTCAACAACGATGATAATACAAAAGTTAAAAGAATCCAAAGCAAGGTTGTTAAATTTCAAGGTGATAGTTTTAAAAATATTATAGATGTAAGGGATTACATTGGTAAAAATATTGATTATTTAGTTTTGGTATCATTGAACTATGATTTTAGATTTCATACTGTGAACCCAACGAGAATGATTTTTTTACATCTTAAAGAAGATACCATTATAACCGAATTAAATGGTTGGTATACATATAACAAAAATAATATACTAATGGAAGAAAAAATTGATGATATTTTTAACTCAAAAATTTTCTTTGAGTTTTTCATGTATTGTTCAAAAAACGATGTAGAGTTTTCTCTTGAAGTTTCTGAAGACACAAACTTAAATTTTATAAAAGAAGAAAGAAAAGTTTGTGTGAGTTTGCCTTCAAGTAGTGAAAATTTTGATATTGATAAAATCCACGATGTGTGGGTTGAAATAATTCAGAGTATTTCTCAAAAACAAGAGGACATTGATTTCATGATGAATATCTTAAAGAATCTCTTTAAGAATTGATTGTGCAAAACTTTCTGAGAAATCTCCATCACCCATTACTTGGTCGATAATATTCTTTTTCTTTTGAAGCATATTATACACTATCTTTTCAATAGTATTTTCGAAAATCGGATAATACACTAATACATTTTTCTTTTGTCCGTATCTAAACGCTCTGTCTTCTGCTTGACTGTGATGTGCAGGAACAAATGATAAGTCATTCATAATCACACATTCCGCAGCGGTTAAGGTGATACCAACTCCACCTGCAATAATATTTGAAATAAACACTTTTACTTTGTCTTCATTTTGAAAACGGTCAACAGATTGTTGTCTTTTTTCTTTAGACATTCTACCATCTAAAACCACCGAGTTCTTTTTGTATTTCTCATGTAACATATCTAAAGACATGGTGAAGTTCGTAAACACAATAACCTTTTTACCTTGTTCTAAACATCTATCAATAATCTCACAAGTATAATCAATTTTTTCCTGAGAGATAATTTGTCTAACTTTCATTAAACGATTAATAGTAACAGATAATGATTCTTTGTTTTTAGATTCACTTGTAATTCTTAAAAAGTCCTCAAGTTCTTCATCATAGTATGTACTCTTTAAATCTAAGAATATTGGTGTGATAATTTTATCGGGAAGGTCTAATATGTCAGTTTTCATTCTTCTTAAAACAAGATTTTTAGTTCTCATTCTAAGTTCATCTAAATTTGTTGCACCGTTAGTATTCCATATTTTCTTTTTGTTTACCGTGAATTGATAACCACCACAATACCTTTTAACATAACCTTGCCAATTTAACGTAACATTTGAATTTACGATTCTTAATAGATTATAATAATTGATTGGTTTTGAGGTCATGGGTGTACCTGTAAGTAACCAAACTTTTGGTATATTTTTTAATATATCATTTATTAATTTAGTTCTTTGAGCGGTAGTATTTGATATGTAATGAGCTTCATCTACTATTGCCAAATCAAATTTTTCATTGGCAATTAAATTAGTATTTTCTTGACCAATTTCAGGTGTTTCAGTTGAGTGATAGTTTTTTACAATATCATAATTTATAATATAGTAATTAAATGTTGAACCCCACTTACGACCTTCAACAATTAAAGTTTTCTTATCTGAGTAATTTTCAATTTCTCTCTGCCAATTAATCTTTAGAGATGCTGGGCATATTATTAAAATCTTTTTTGCTCCACTTTCTAAAGAGGCAATAATCGCTGATGTGGTTTTACCCAGTCCCATATCATCAGCGAGAATATATTTGTCGTTGGCCAATAATTTCTCAATAGCTTCTTTTTGGTGAGGTAATGGAGGTCGGTTATCGTAAGATGAATAATCAATCTCTCTGTTTAATTTTTTTTCCTCTTGGATGATTGCGGATTTAGGAACCCACATAGCTGAATTTTTTTCAGTTTCAAAAATTTTACCCCATATGTGATATGCCATATCACTTTCACATAATAACTTTTCACACCATATTTTTTCGGGTGGTTTTGTTAGATGTTTAGATTCCATTAACTTGTCTGCAAATCCATCAACAATACTGATATATTTTTTTGCAACCCGAGGAACTACCTCATGGTATTTTAAAACATACTCAGCTTGGGGTCTTGTTAACTGAAAACCTTTAACTTCAGATAACTTTCTTTTCCACTCAATTAGTTGGTTGTTAAAACCTTCGTAAGTGGACAAAATTTCCCTTGCTTCTATCTCAGGAATCTTACTCTGCATACAATAAGTTAAATATAGTAAAATAGAATCAATAAATGAACTATTTATAGTAAATGAAGAATAAACTACCGATAACCAGATTAAGTAAATTTTTTTCTCAAACTGATTTTGATTTAAATGTTCAGTTAGGGGAAGAATACTTGCATGGTGATTTAGGTATGAAATTAGTTTTATTTAGAGTAGATAGACAAAAAACCGACACTGATGATGTATACGGTGAAGTTGGTAAAGACCAAATTAAATTTTTACCACCTACCGAATTTTTCGGATTGGTTAAAATTGAAGAACCTAAAAACAATTCATATACTAAAGGTGTAAATAGATATTTGGAACCCGGTAATATGACCATTTCAGTTTATATAAAACACTTAGAAGAAATGGGTATTGATATTAGATATGGTGATTTTATTGGGTACCCCGAATCGGAAGAAAGAATTAGATACTATACGGTGGTAAACGATGGAAAAGTTACTTCCGATAATAAACATAATATGTTTGGTTTTAGACCTCATTATAGAACTATCACCTGTGCAATTGCACAAGAATCTGAATTTAGAGGAATTTAATTATGGGATTACCAAAAAGAAAAAAAGATATTAAAGTATACGGTGTAAACCAAAACGCGGATGGTCCTGCAATTACCGGTAGAAGAAAAGAATTATTAGAAGAAATAATTAAATCTGATACTTTTCTTCCTGATTCGATATTGCACGACGACCTTGATTTGGGTATGTTAGAATTTGTAAAAGAAAATTTTAAAGTAATATCTGACGGGGACCAAATACCAATGATTCCAAAAATTCTCACAATTCAAAGATGGGGTGAGTATACCAACAATTGGTCTTTTAGTGATGAAGATGGAAATATTAAGTTACCATTTATTGCTGTTGTAAGAAAACCTGAAGTTCAGTTAGGTACAAACCCATCTATTCAAAGAACTATTCCTGATAGAAGAGACTTTTTTTATGCATCGGTTCCGACTTGGGATGGAAATCAAATGGGTGCGGACATATACAAAATACCTCAACCAATTGCGGTTGATATTAGTTTTGATGTAACTATTGTTTGTACAAAATTTAGAGATATAAATAAGTTCAATCAAAAGGTTTTACAAAAGTTTTCATCTCGTCAAGCATACACTCGAGTAAAAGGTCATTATATCCCAATTGTATTAGATAGAATCGAAGATAATACTCCGATGGATACTTTAGATGGTAGAAGATTCTACATTCAAAATTACGGGTTTACAATGTTAGGATTCTTAATTGATGATGAAGAATTTGAAGTTTCTCCTGCAATTAACAGAAGTATTACCATGGTGGAACCCGATTTAAGGTCAATTCCATCTATAAAAAAAATTGAAAACTCAATAACAATATCATCAAATTATAGTAGTGGTTCAATCGTTGCGGACTACACCGCAACCGCAACAAATAAGGTAGATAAGACGGTTGAAATTTCATTTACTGACACTTTATTAACTGTGACTGGTAGTTCAATATCAATTCCTGTTAAAATTTTTATTGAACCAAATCAATTAAGTGGTACTACACAATATACTGTCGATGGTACGTTTAGTAATTTAACTTTGGTTAATAATTTTAGTTCGGTAGATATTAATACGTCGTCTAAAACAAAATTTAGATATGATTTTACAACACAATCAACTTTTACAATACCAATAACACCGACCCCAACACCTTCAATAACACCATCTTCATCTGTAACACCATCAATAACCCCAACATCAACACCTACGGTTACCCCTACTTTAACCTCAACCTCTATTATCACCCCAACCATAACTGTAACACCTTCAGTTACCCCCTCAGTAACACCGTCAATTACTCCGTCACTTACATCATCGGTTACACCAACCCCTACTTTAACCTCAACACCCACAGTTACCCCTTCGGTAACAATTGAGTCTTCACCGACACCATCACCAACTCAATCAGTAACACCATCCATTACTCCCAATAGTTCTGTCACACCATCGGCCACCCCAACACCATCATTGATGGTGGATGATAAACTATTAATTTCTGGTGGATTCTCATTATACAATGGCACATTATATAATGACATAATTAAATTAAACTCAAATGGTTCAGTTGATAGTTCATTTAGCGGTGGAACCGGATTTGATAATTTCTTAGAAAATCACATAATATATAATAACAAAATTTACGGTGCGGGTTATTTTACAACATACAGTGGTGTATCGTCCAATTATATAATTAGATTAAACTTAGACGGTTCAATCGATAATACATTCAGTATCGGAACGGGATTCAATAGTATCACAAAATTTGTTGTACCCCAATCTGATGGAAAACTATTAATCGGTGGATATTTTACATCATATAATGGCACGTCGGCGAATAAAATTATTAGGTTAAATTCTGACGGAACAATTGATAATACATTTAGTGGTTCAACGTCTACTACTTATGATGCAAACTCAACTGTTCAAGATGTTTCTTTACAATCAGATGGTAAAATGATTCTTTGTGGTAGTATGACCACAAGAAGAATTGAGAGACTTAATTCCGATAAGAGTCACGATTCTAGTTTTACAACTACAGTCGGTACGGGATTTAATGCCTACACATACATGTCATCGGTACAATCAGATGGTAAGATTGTCGTTGGTGGAGATTTTACATCATATAGTGGAGTGACATCTAATAGAATAATTAGATTAAATTCCGGAGGAACTATCGATGATACATTTATTATTGGAACCGGATTTAATAATAGTGTTTATTTTGTCTCGACTCTTTCAAGTGGTAAAATAATGGTCGGGGGAGCTTTCACATCGTATAGTGGTGTAACATCTAATAGGATAGTTAGACTAAATTCTGATGGAACTATTGATAATACATTTAGTATTGGAACCGGATTTAATAATCATGTACTCAGTATTGTTGTTCAAACAAATGGTAAAATACTAATTAGTGGTAATTTTACATCATATAACGGCACATCGGTAGGAAACATTGTACGTTTATTTTCAGATGGAACTTTAGACACGACACTTAATACCGGTACAGGATTTGGTTCTGGAGCAACAATCACAACAGTAACCCCAATAAATTAAACAACATGACAATACAAGAATTTTTATACGAAAAAACATTATCTCATATTGAAATATATGAAAATTTAATAATCAATTTGGTTGTTGATAATGACATCTATGGTCTTAGTGTTGATACTAGTCATCTTGAATCATTATTGGTTTTAGAAAGAACTGACAATTTTATAATTGATGGTAATTTATTAATTTGTAATAACATTACCGTTGATATGACGGAGATTAGTATGTTATAAAAAATTAATCTCCATAGATATCTTTTTTCTTAGGTGAATCATTCACCTTTCCTGTTTTACAAACTTCATCAATCCATTTCTGAACAACCTTATAAATTTTTAATCCATTTTTGTCGCAATATTCTTTTAACATTTGGTGGTGATTTTCACTAACCTTTATGTTTTTTAGGGTGTTTTTCATGATAAAGATAAATATAGATACTAAAGGATAAATTAGTATCCATAAGTGCCATTTTTAAAAAAATCAAGGGAATCTTTGCTAAAAACAAAGATATTTATTGATAAAGAAATAAAATTAATTAACCAAACAAATTAAAAATGGCAAATTCAAATAGAGTTTTTGTATCTCCGGGTGTATATACATCTGAAAAAGACTTAACATTCGTAGCACAAAGTGTTGGTGTGAGCACATTAGGTTTGGTGGGTGAAACCTTAAAAGGTCCCGCTTTTGAACCTGTATTAATAACTAATTTTGACGAATTCAAGTCATATTTTGGGGGAACAAGTCCGTTAAAAGACAACAATAACAATCCAAAATATGAATTACCTTATTTCGCAAAATCTTATTTAGAAGAATCTAACCAAATGTTTGTAACAAGAATATTAGGTTTAACGGGTTATTTACCTGTCAAAACTTATGGTGTTAAAACAATTGGTGGGGTTACATTGGGGGCTCTTAGTGGAACAACCACAAGTTTAACAATGTCAGCATCGACCACAACAATTACAGCAAGTACGATTTATAGTGAACTATCAGATAAAATATCTGTAGATGGAAATTATATTACAGAATATATTGTAGCAAACTTTAGTGGTAACACATCATCTAACCATGGACAATGGTTTGTGATGGGTGAAGTACCAACTTCAGGAACAAGTGGTCAAACATCATCACTTGAAGAAGTTTCTCCTTTAACAGGTTTGAATAACGCAAGTAATTACAACAATAAGGAATGGTTCAATAAACTTTGTAACACCACAGGTTCTGAAGTATATTCTTACTTATTTGTTTATAACAGCGGTGCGAGTAGATTTGATGTGACTAAGTACACATACTATGGAACATTGAACACGGCGTATGATGGACAAGTGGTTTTAGCGTTCAGACCAAGAGGTTCTTACAATGGACAAACATTAAACTTGGAAACTACCGCAGATGTAAATTTTGTGGTTACAGGTTCAGGAATCACTACAAATCCATTAGCTGAATTTACAGTTAATGTTACAGGTTCAACAAGTGGACCAAAATCATTCACTTGTAGTATGGACTCTTCGTCATCAAAATATGTAACAAAAGTTTTTGGTACCGATGTTTATGACAAATTAAAAAGTGATGTACCTGTGTATGTTTTTGAATCTTATCCAAATTACTTACAAAGAGCATATGAACAAGGTTTAATTAGAGGTTTAAGTTTAACAGAAGTTTTCGAACATGTTGGTAACGACTTTAAAACATCTTGGGATACCCCAATGACACCAACTGTTGTATCAGAGGTTAGAGGTGGTGAAGTTGATGATTTATTTGATGTAATCACAGTATCAGATGGTGATTCTGCAAACTACGAAGTAAAAGTTTCAATTATTAATATTGATGTAAACACTGGTGACTTTGACTTAATCGTTAGAGACTTTAATGATACAGACGATAATTTAGTTGTACTTGAAAAATTTGGTAGATGTAATATGAATCCAGATTTACCAGGATATGTTGCTAAAAAAGTTGGTACATCTGATGGTGAATATGAATTACGTTCAAGATACATTATGTTGTCAATGGCTGATAATCACCCAACCGACGCATATCCTGCAGGATTTAAAGGATTTACAAACAACACATCTTTTGGTTCAAGTACTTTAGGTTCGGTGATGTACAAGACTACATTCTATAACGCTGGTGATACTACATCTTATCAAGCCGATGGAACACCTGTTTTATCTTCAGGTGACAAAGTAAGAAGAACATACTTTGGTTTATCAAGTCCAACAAACGCAGTAACATACGATAGAGACTTGTTTAAATTCAAAGGAACATCAGCAGCTGGAACAACTAAGGGTTTCCACTTATCAACAAACGCATCTACAATCACAGGAACAACCTTCTTAACCACGTCGTATGATTTAGAGGGTCAAACAGGTGGAGCGAATAACGTATTAACAAATATCAATTATCGTAAATTCACATTCGCAGCGGCTGGTGGATTTGACGGTTGGGATATCTACAGAAATGTGAGAACCTACGGTGATGGATACATCTTTGGTAAAAATACTTACACAAGTGGTAACACTAATAATGGTGGTGTATTTAGTACAGTATCAGGAAACTCTGACTACTACGCTTACACTCAAGGTATTGATACCTTCGCAAACCCTGAAGCTGTTGATGTAAACATCTTCGCAACACCAGGTATCAACTTCTATGACCACAGTTCATTAACATCTTACGCAATTGATATGATTGAAGAAGATAGAGCGGATTCACTTTATGTGATTTCATCACCAAACTACGGTACAGCGGATGAAGTAATAGACGCTTTGGACGGCGTAGCAATTGATAGTAACTACTCAGCGGTTTACTGGCCTTGGATTCAAGTTAGAGACGCAGACAACGCTACACAATTATACTTACCACCAACAGGTGAAGTATTGAGAAATATAGCATTAACAGATAACGTATCTTTCCCTTGGTTCGCGGTAGCGGGTTATTCAAGAGGTTTAGTAAACTCAATCAAAGCTTATAAGAAATTAACTTTGGATGAGAGAGATGACCTTTACAAAGCGAGAATTAACCCTATCGCAACATTTGCGGATACCGGTACAATCATTTGGGGTAATAAAACACTTCAAGTACGTGAATCAGCTTTGGATAGAATTAACGTAAGAAGATTACTGTTAAGAGCAAGAAAATTAATTTCAGCAGTAGCGGTAAGATTGTTATTTGAACAAAACGACGAACAAGTTCGTAATGAGTTTTTGAGATTGGTTAACCCGATATTAGACGCAATTAAGAGAGAAAGAGGTTTGTATGAATTCCGTGTAACGGTTTCCAACGACCCTGAAGATATTGACGCTAATACTTTGAGAGGTAAAATTTACATTAAACCAACAAGAGCTCTTGAATTTATCGATGTTGAATTCATAATCACACCAACAGGAGCATCATTTGATAATATCTAATAAAAAGGGGAGGGGAAACCCTCCCTATTTTATGTTCCACGTGGAACATTATAATATAGTGTGACCTACGGAATTACCAAATATAAAAAAAATAAAATTATAAATTACCCAGTATATGCACCAGTATTCTAGTTCTAGTTCTAGTTTATTTTTATCTAGTTTATTTCTTTATAGTTATTCTAGTTTCTTTAATCTAGTTCTTAATTTACTAGCATCTAGTACTAGTATGGAAAAAATACGAAATAATTTTCACAAAATCAAGTATTGAGAAGATTTTTTTTGTTTTTTCATATACAACATATTTATAAGAAAGATTAAAAATAAAAAAATTAAAAAACAAATATTGACATGGCAGATTTATTAATGAAAATGCCGGTTCCTTACGAACCGAAGAGAGTTAACCGATTCATACTTAGATTCCCATCATCATTGGGTATTAACGAGTGGTACGTAACCTCAAGTGCAAGACCTAGTGCAAAAATTAACTCAGTTGCAATTCCTTTCATCAACACATCAACATACGTAGCTGGTAGATTTGAATGGAATGAAATAAGAGTAACCTTCAAAGACCCTATTGGTCCTTCAGCGGCACAAGCATTGATGGAGTGGTTCCGTCTACACGCTGAATCAGTTACAGGTCGTATGGGTTACGCAGCTGGTTACAAAAAAGATATTGAATTAGAAATGTTAGACCCAACGGGGGTTGTGGTTGAAAAATGGATACTTCAAGGTTCTTTCATAACCGACTTAAACTTTAACGAACTTGATTATTCAAGAGATGATATTGCATCTATCACATGTTCGTTAAGAATGGATAGATGTATATTAGTTTACTAATCAAATAATAAAAAATCTGTCAATAAAAGGTCTCTCAAAAGGAGACCTTTACTTTTTTTATAAGTTTTTGTAAATTATACTAGTTATTAAATAAAACAAATATGGAAGAATTTAGAGTCGACCCAACAATCGCTTATGATGTTGTTGAACTACCTTCAAGAGGTATACACTATCAAAATAAAAAGAAATCACTTAAAGTTGCATACTTAACGGCTGCGGATGAAAATATTTTATCCGCGCAAAATTTAATTGCGACAAATGGTGTAATTGATGAATTACTTAGAAGAAAAATATTAGATAGAGATATTCAAATTGAAGACATTGTTGAAGAAGATAGACAAGCAGTGTTAATATTTTTAAGAAACACCGCTTTTGGTCCCGAATATAAATTTTATTTAACTGACCCAAAAACTGAAAAGGATTTTGAGATTTCTGTTGATATGAGTGAATTAAAATTCAAAGATTTTAATTTAGAATCAGATTCAAACGGTGAATATCCATATTTTATGGAAAAATCAAAAGTTCAAATCACATTTAAATTTTTAACACCAAAACAAGAGAAAGAACTTGATGATTTAAGAAAGAGTTGGAATGGTCAAGGTGTTGCACCTGTTGTCACCAAACAATTAGAAATGATGATTAAGTCTGTTGCCGGCAATAGAGATATGATGAACATACATAATTTTGTTGAGAGATTACCAATTAAAGACTCTCAAGATTTCAGAAAATTTCTAAAAGAAAATAAACCAGGATTAGATTTAACAAAAACAGTAAAAACCCCGTCAGGAGAAGACACCCAAGTTGAAATTGGGTTCGGGGTTGAGTTTTTTCGCCCTTTCTATGGCTTATAAGAAAGGACAGTTAGACGAAATTTTATTTTTAATCAAAAGAGGTTTTAGTTATGGTGACATTATCACCATGCCAGTTTTCATACGTAGATATTACGTGGAGTACATTATTGAATTAGAAAACACTCCTAAATAATATTTATTGATATGACAATTAACGAAGAAGTATCCAAATTAAGAGCAGGTTTAAATTATACTCAATTCAAAAACGAGTTCTTGAAATTTGAATCCGTGAAGAATAACAGTTCTTTAATGGGTCAAGTAGATACTTATTGGTCATTTTATAATCAAAAAGAACCATCAAGTGGAGGAAATACAGGAAGTGGTGGTAGTAAAACAGCCGCTTTTGCTACAGACCTACTTAAAACTCAAAATATTGCGGACTTAGGGTATTCAAACCCCGTTTCATCATTATCATTATCAAAAGATACTGTATTCCAATTTAGTACCATATCTGAAACAATAGGTAAAATTGCAAGAGAATCAAAAAATCTACCTGATTTTATGGTTCAATTAGGTGTTAAAGGCGCCAAAGAGATGGTATCTTTTCTTGGTGATGAATTAATAAAAATACAAACACAAGAAGTAGAGTTAAGAAATAAAATTAATTCTGAACTTGGATTAACAGGTGAATTATCAAGAGAATTTAGAAACAATATATTTGAAACATTACCAGCCGCTACCGCTATGGGATTTGGATTTGAGGATGTAAAAGATTATGCGGTACAAATGGTTGAACAAACAGGTAAGATGACAACATTTGGTAGTGATGTTTTACAAGAATCACAAAAAACCGCTAGAGCTTTTTACGGTGATTTATCTAAATTGGGAGCTGCACTGGATTCGTTTGAAAAAGTAGGTATTGGAGCAAAAGACGCAATCAAAGAAATTGACAGGGCGGGTAAAAGTTCATTAACTCTTGGTTTAAACGCGAGAAAGGTGGTAGCAGATGTTGGTGCTAATATGGACAAATTAAACACTATTGGATTTAAAAATGGTGTTGAGGGATTAACCAGAATGGTTCAGAAGTCTATTGAATTTAACATGAACATTGAAAAGGTTAAATCAATGGCGGAGAAACTTTTTGACCCCGACCAAGCAATTGCGTTGTCCGCAGAATTACAAGCTATAGGTGGAGCGATTGGAGATTTCAACGACCCATTGAAACTAATGTATATGGCAACAAATGATGCCGGTGGTCTACAAGATGCGATGATAGGTGTTGCGGGTTCATTAGCGACATATAATTCCGAATTAGGTAGATTTGAAATTACAGGTGCAAACTTAAGAAAATCTAAAGCTTTAGCTGACCAAATGGGTATGAGTATGGAGGAAATGTCCAAAACCGCAATTAAAGCTGCGGAAAGGTCATCGGCGGCTACCGCGTTATTATCCTCAGGTTTACAAATAGATGAAAAAGAAAAAGAATTCTTAACCAATATCTCCAAAATGGAAGGTGGTAGAATGGTTATAGATATTCCTCAATCTTTAGCAGATAAGATGGGATTAAAAGATACCAAAGTCGCTTTGGATGAACTAAATCCTACGATTGCAAAAGGGTTATTGGAGAATCAAAAAGCGTTTGAAGAAATGTCTGTTGAGGATATTGCGAGAGACCAATACACGGTAACTCAAAATATGCAAAAAGACATAAGTGCGTTATTGACGGTTGCTAAAGTACAAGCCGCCGCAGAAATAAGAAAACCTCTGGCTGAGTTTGACAAATACATTGAAGGTTTAGAATTATCTAGAAATTTAAAAGAAAAGACAAGTTTAGGTGGTTTACAAAAAACAGACGAAGGTTTATTTTCCAAAATGGTTAGCGAAGCGGTTGCACCTGCTAAAGCTTTAGTTGCTAAAAGTATGGGTGTGAGTGAATCTGATTTAGAGAACAGATTAAAAGGAAAAGAATCATCTACCACACCAACAACTTCAACAGTAAATGTTAACCATACACATACTGTTAAATCAGACGGAGCCGTTGTTGATAATGTTGTTAGGGCGATTAATAATAGTCCATCATTGGCTAATGATATGTCTCAAAGTTTTATACCATCGGATTTAGATTACACATCTTTTACCTTACCACCTCAATTTAATTAAAATTAAAAAGTTTCTATTTATAATATAAATGCCAACATATTTAGATTTTAATAACACCAAAACTTTCAGGGACTTTTTAATTTCAAAAACTCTGAATAGACCGAATGGACCTCAAACGTTCACGGATGCGAATTATAGTGTTCAGAATCTAAATAATTTTGCTAATGTCGACCCCGGTGACGTTAAAACAAATTGGGCGGTTTATTTTGGACAAAATTTTATCAATTTATATGTTCCACCCAATAACACAATTGAAGAATATACTGACACATCTTTACCGTCTTTAGCTTTATTATTAGGTGGTATAAATCCAGCTGGATATGTAAATTCATTCGAACCCCAAACAACAAATTTAATTAGTATTATGGCGGGCCAAAACTTCGATAGTGATTCGAGGTTAATGAAATTCGCCACACAAAACATTAGAGAAAACAAACAAGGACCTGTCTTTGCTAGATTACAACAAAATTTGGAATCCGCAACATTAGGTAGGGTTAGGGCGTTAGATGCGTTAGGTGGAAATACCGCGACTGCAATTAATATTGTTACAGGTAGAGAACCTTTAGTTGAAAAAAATTATAAGATTACCGTTGCTAAAAGTTTATTAGGAAAGGGTGTTGATTTTCTTCAAACAGTTGCAGGTATTGAATTCCCTTTTAGTGAAATACCTGGCGATTATTTAACCAACCCAAGAAACCCTATTGAAAATAGACCAACACCAAAAACAGAAGCCGGCGCTATTTTACAAGACGTTACTGGTGTTTTAGGAAGTTTAGTTGGTATTCAAAGAAGACCTAAACTCGGAAGAAAACCTTCCGATTTAATGATTGAATACATGGGAGAGGGTCAGAAACAAATATTATTTGACCAATTAACATATTCAACATATGCTCCAAATTATACAACAACAGCGAGGTCACAACAGTCATCAAAAATTTTCAATTTTGCGAATAGTTTTGCTCAAGGGGTAAAAACTGTTTTAGGATTAGAAGCACCAAAAGGTGTCGCATATATTGGAGACGATAGAAGTGAAGACGTGAAATATACCATGTCAGACTTTAATGACAACATGGTTAAAAGTAGTTACTTCTTAAGTTTAATGTTTGACCCGGTACAAGCCGCGTTATTCGAGAGACAAAGAAATATTTCCCAAGGTGGACCAATTAGTGGTAAACTGACGTGGATTAGTAAGAACTCACAAAACAAAATTGGATTATGGAACGAGGAATTCCAATCAAGAGAAAGTGATACGTACAACAATTCAATTTCAACAAAATACGGATTTAGAGAAGATTCAATTTTGGGTAAAACTCAAGAAATCTTGGATTCAATGCCTAAAGATGGTCAAGCCACAAGAACACACGTTGGTAATGTTATTGACCAAACAAGTAGAATTTTTAAAGAAGGTGACAGTATGTTGTCTCGAGGTTCCGCAATTAAATTTGTTGACAAGTATAAACAAGAAACAGGTGCTGAATATTGTAGGGTGTGGACCAAAGATAGGTCTTATATGAACTATTCAGACACAATGAAAAGAACCGCTAATATCAGAAAATTTGATGATAGTGTAATGGGTGGTGAGAGCAGACCTTGGAATATTAATATCGCACCAATGTCAAGCGGAAACTATGATGCAAAAAATAGTTTTAAAAACTCATTTGGTGCAAAGAATTCAACAAACATATTTGAATCACCCACAGGTGATGGATTTTACGCTAAAAAATATATGTTCTCAATTGAGAACTTAGCATGGAGAACATCTAATACACCTGGTTTCACATACAATGATTTACCATTCTGTGAGAGAGGTAATAATGGAGGTAGGGTTATGTGGTTTCCTCCGTATGATTTGAAAGTTAGCGAGAACAACCAAGCTAGATGGCAAGACAATACGTTTTTAGGTAGACCTGAACCAATATATACTTATCAAGATACTTCTAGAAGCGGTCAATTATCATTTAAGGTTGTAGTGGACCACCCAAGTATTTTAAATTTATTGGTTAGAGAATACTTTAAAGGAATGTCCGATGAAGAATCGGAAAATTATATCAACGCATTTTTTGCGGGGTGTGAGGAATTAGATTTCTACGCATTAATCAGAAGATTCGCTCAATTAGATACAAACGATATAAAACTAATTCAAAGTTTCTTAAATCAAGGACAAGACCCCGAAACTATCAAACAATATAAGGTAACCACTGAGTATCCAACAGAAACAACACCAACAAACACAACAACACAAGGTAACGAAGCAGATTCTAAAGCTGTTGATGAGGTTATAATTAAATTAAAGTATGAAAACGATATACCGGGACCAAGAGATAAAGTTGATACCACACAAAATTATACACAATTATACAAAGCTTACAAAGACCAAAAACAAGCTTATATTAATGAATTAGGTGCCGCGTTAAATACTTTAACTGGTTTGTCTCAAACAGACACTCAAGTAAAAACAGAAAAATCTTTTATTTTTGGTGATGCTAATCACGTTATAACACAATCCGACATTGATGCTCAAAAAACAAAAATCGGTGATTATTTTGATGAAGCCGATGTGTCATTTAATAAATATGAATCTAGTTTAAATAGTTTAATATCAGACATATCTGGTAAAACAGCGGAAACAATTAGATTTCAAATTTTATCTTCATGTTCATCAGTTGCAACCAATGATTACAACGAAAGATTATCACTAAGAAGAAGTCACTCCGTAATTCAAGATATTTTTGATAGATTATCGGCTGTCGGAGGAAAAAAAGAATGGCAAATAAAATGGCCAACAAATTTAAATTTAGTAAATAAAAATAATTCTGATAACGACAAAGAAATAATTCAAAAAGGAGAACCTATTGTAATTGTAAAAGAATATAGTACAAAAGATTTTGGTTTTGAACATGATACTAAAATTATTGTAGAATCGGTCAATTATGGTGAAACATTAACTGGAACCCAACCTGATAAAGATTGTGTTAATAAAGATTTCGTTAGAGTACCAAAATTAAAACAATACTCACCAATTGCGTTCTATTGTAGACAAACTGCAATGTCTTTAAAGTACAATAATAAATCAGAGAAGAAACAACCCGAAACACCCGCACCACAACCACCCATAACAAAAATTGAGGAAAATGGACAAGTTGTTGTAAATCCACCAACAAGGAAACCGGCAATTGACCCATTAAAAAGAATCATTGCAAAAACACTATCTGAATGTTTTTACTTTAAAAAATTAGAAGATAGTGACCCTGTTGTTTTTTCATCACTTAAAGAAAAATTAAAATATTTTCATCCCGCGTTTCACTCAACAACACCTGAAGGTTTAAATGCGAGACTTACATTTTTACAACAATGTATAAGACCGGGTGATACCATACCAATTAAAGGTATATCAGAAGATTCGGATGTTAGAGCAAGAAATACCTCTTTTGGTCCACCACCTGTTTGTGTATTAAGAATCGGTGATTTTTACCATTCAAAAATAGTCATTAGAGATGTGAACATATCTTTTGATGACGGAGGTCAAATATTGTGGGATTTAAACCCTGAAGGTATTGGTGTACAACCAATGATTGCTTCGGTCACACTATCGATAAACTTTATTGGTGGTCAAGGTCTTTCAAAACCTGTTGAACGACTTCAAAACGCTCTATCATCTAATTTTTATGCCAACACCGAAATGTACGATGAAAGGTCAATTGCAACAAATGAAACAATCGGTGGTAAGAAGGCCGAAGAATTTACTCGTGAATTTTTAGAAGATTTGAACAAAACTTATGGTAATGCCATTAACAAAACCAATCAATCTCAAAATACTAAAAATGTAAAAGGTGGAAATTATATGGGAGCCCTTGATGGTAACAGTATAAAATATACGGACATAATTAAATCCGTCTTCGCCTCAACAGAAAGTTATTTTGATAAGTACCAAGACACGTATAACAAAGTTTATACAAAATACGGTAAAGATATTACCGCTCTTTTATTTAAGGGTGAATATAGACCAATAAATCAATACGACATTTACACCTCAACATCACCAACACCGGGTAAAACATTATCATTACTTGGTTTATATAAAAAGACACAAGAATTAACAGTTTACACAACTGGATTAAAAACAGGATTAGCTAATTTTCTTAACAATTCATCATCAACTTATTTAGTTGATATGGTTGGTTTTAATAAAGAAATGACCGGCTCAATACTTACAGATACGAATGTTAAATTAAAAGATTTTATAACTAAAGAGATAATTGAAAATAAAATAAATGAACTTACCGTTTCCACTCAAATATTAGATGAACTTGAAAAATCAAGAAACCAACTAATATCTGATTTAGATAGAGTTAATTTCGTTATTAAAAATGGTAAGGATTCAACAGTACAAGACAGTGTTGTTAAATCTGTGGCAATTAGTGGATTTACTTCTGATTTATTATATAATGAATATAGTACCTGTATTGATTATATTGAGACAAATGCACCGAAATTAGTTGATGGTCTATCTACCAATATTACATTTTTAAATCCAACAATACAATCGGCGGATTTTGAATTTATGATGAAACAATTGTTATACGATAAAGTAGATGCATTTATATCAGAGCTAAAAGACCCTTCGTTATATAAAGACCCTCTAAAAAATCAATTGAAAAAGAGATTAAATAAATTTGTTGAAAAACCAGAAGAAAAGAAATTTAAATTAACCAAATTCAAAAAAAGGAAAAGTGATAAAGAAATTAAGTTTGGAATTTCATCCACAACAGATGAAACAAACCAAACAATAATAGATGAAGCGAACCAAATCTTTTCAACATCAAACGAAGTAAAAGATAAATTAAATTATTATAGACCACAATAATGAGTAGACAGTATTTTGATAGATATCAGTTTTTTGTTGAAGATGGTAAATTTAGGATTGTACCAGGTATTGAAATCCCAATAAAACCTTCTGACAGATATATGTTTTATAAAAAAGGTAGAGATAGATTCGATAAGATATCTCAAGATTATTATGGTTCACCAGTATTTGGTTGGTTAATATTACAAGCAAATCCAACCGCTGGTAGTGTTGAATTTCAGATACCTGATAATTTTGTTATTAGAATACCTTTTCCTCTCACAACGTCTTTACAAGATTATAAAAGAAGTGTAGAATTGTATAACCTATATTATGGCGAGCAATAATGATTACCCAAATAATGAAAACATACTTGTAAAAGTTGACCAAAACAATCTTATTTATGTTGACCCAAATAGTGTTGTTGATGCAAACGGAGAAGTTCAACCAAGAGGACATAAACAAGAAAACTTAGTCATGTATGTGAACTTGGAAGCTGATTTGATTCCAAGAACGACTCTTATTGCTGACGATAACGTAGGAAATACACTAACTCAAGTTGCAAAAGGTAATCTCAATTTTTTAAGAAACGCAAGTGGTGATGGGAACTTTGATGCCACATGGACTGACGCTTTTGTTCCCAAACCAATTCAGGGTCAAGAATCTACATATAAAGATGGATATGACGTAACATTCGGTGAGGACCAATTCAAAGACCCAACAGGACAATCTTTTGGTATTGATTCAATTAATATTGACGTAAAAGGTGCCAACTTTGTTCCACAAATCACTATAAACTTTGTTGACGTAAGAGGTAAAACTCTTTTCGAATCTTCTGAAAACTCACCTTATCGAGCTTTCTTCCATTTACCGTGGCCAATTTTTTATTTAACAGTTAAAGGTTACTACGGTAAAGCCATTCGTTATAGATTACATATGACCGATTTTAAATCGAGATTTAATGAATCTAATGGTAATTTTGAAATAACAACAAAGTTTGTTGGTTCAACTTTTGCATGGTTAAACGATATCCCATTGTCTGCAATTATCAACTGCCCTTATATGTTTTTGGTCGAAGAAAAAGACAATACAAAATTTAATGAAAGTACAGGATTATATGAAAAAAGAGTAAAACAATCATCAAGAGGTTATACGATATTAAAATCGGTGTATAGACAATACGAACAAAAAGGTTTAATCCCAAAAGGTTTTCCTGTTCGTACCCTAAAAGAAATTGGTTACATCGCTGAAACTCTTGATAAAATACTTGAACAACAAATTTTTAGTAAAGTCAGTATGGATGTCTTTTCTGGTATAAAAGAAATGGACACCCTTCTCAATGATTTTGAAAATTCAATTAAGGCTTGGGGTAAACAATATCTATCACAAGAATATACATCATTTACTAAAACTGCAACCAATAATGAAACAATTAGTGATTTATGGTTTTATTTGAACGCGAAAGATAAGACAGAGACAAAACATATATTAGGTAACGGAGCGGGTGCTCTTGAACTCCTTTTATCTAGTTTCAATGCCGCTATGGGTAAAACCAAACTTTTAACTCAAGAACTATTAAATCAAACAAGTGGAGACTTCAAAAGGATTTCAATTAGGAATGTTAAAAACGTAAGTTCATATTATAAAGTTCTTAATGATAAAAAAGTAGTTGTACATATTGATGGAATTTTTGAAGACATTTTTCAAATAAGAAAATCATTTGAGGAACAAAGAAAAAAAGTCGAAGATGATGTTGAATCAGAAATGAATAAGGTCATCAAAAGTAAAGAATATGGATTTGGATTCGAACCAACCGTAAGAAATATGTTTGCGGTTTTATTAGCTAATGCTGAGGTTTTTATTAGGTTAATGAAAGATGTTCATAACAAGGCTTTTGATGCTGCTAATAATAGAAAAAAGACTTTAACAAATTTATCAAAAGAATCAAAAGGTGAAAACATATATCCATGGCCTGAAGTAAAAAAACCCCAAGGTGGTGGTAAACAAAATGTAATTGCGTATCCCGGTGATGAAGAATTAGTTCACAAATTAAAATCTTATGACAAAACCCTTTGGCCTGAAATTGACTTTATTGAAGAGTATATTAAAATTGTAACCAATAGGGTAGAAACAAACGTAAATGGGGAACCCACAAGAAATGATGTAAATTATGTTTTTGATTCAAATACTGAAAATCAAAAAATTGAAGACTTATCAGGTATTGACGTTATAAATGAATCTATACCATTTATTGATAAAAGTTACGCGGGATTTGTTTACGAATTGTACGAAAGAGCACTGTATTCAACATTGTTTGATTCTTTTAATGACCAAATGATTAGACAGTTGGCCAATGAAGAATTTAAAAATATTCAAGAATTAATAAAAGACGATAACGATATTATTGAGTTAGCAAAAAAAATAACCAATAAAGACCAATTAATTGCTCCTGTTACAAAAACAGAATTAAGAGAAAACGGTGTTATTCAAAAAAATGAAGATGGGACACCTAAGACCACTACGGTTTATGATGGATATCTACCTGGATTATCACCATATGAAAGATTCAATTATTTTAAAGACCATCTACCAACAACCAATTATATATCTTCAGTCATTGACGAACCATTTAAATTTGAAAAATATGACGAGACAGCAACTAACCCTACGGGTGATTTAAAAGAAGATGATTTAAATAAAATTTTAATTGATTACGAACCTGAAACATACAGGACAGACATATACCCCTTCAATTCAACAACATATTTGAATTATTTAGGTAAAACAAATTTCACAAGAGATAATTTTAAATTTAATGGCATTTTAAAAGTTAACAGTTCTCAAGGTTTTATATGTTCACCAATAGAATCTAAATCATGGGTTAAACCATCAGCAGACAGCACTGACTTTTTTAAAAATACGATTAATGTTACAGGAAACACAACCTCAATATTAAACACACCATATTTTCATAATCAATTATTTAATGATTTTAATAAATCAACTTTACGAGGTAAGTACGCTGGTTCATCGTATTTGTTATTAAACTCATTACCTTTCATTGATTTAGATGAACAAATAACATTTGGAGGTCAGTCAATATTAACATCTTCTTTATTTAGAGAAGTATCGTCTACACATTTTATACCATATCATTTAATGTTAAAATGGGGTTCAATTTATCATAGATATAAAACACACTTAATAGATGGTTACGATATTTTGAATGGATGTGTAAATTCAAGCTATGTTACAAAACCATTAACAGGTAAAACCCTATTTGATAATAATGGTGCACTAATAACATACACATCAACAAACGCAAGTAGTAGTGGTACTACGATTAATGTACCAAGTACAATAGGACTACAAACAGGAATGACCGTTACGGTTATTGCTGGTACAGGACAAACAGCGCCGAATACGTACATTACAAATATTACAAGTACTACAGGATTTACAATTTCACAAACTCCACTTACAGGACTAACAGGTGCCACAGTATTTGCTGTTTATGATGAATATGTGACCTTTGATATAGTACCAAAAATTTCCACATCATCAGGTTCAACTTCAGGTGTTACATATACTGGTTACACTAATGCAGGTATTAGACCGTTCTATCAAACTGTGTACAGTCAAATAGTAAATGACTATGCAACTTATGATATAACTTTAGGTAATGTTTCATATTCTTCCACAAGTACATCGGGTAAATTATTACATAGGGTTACACAAAAAAGCGGTATGAATTATTGGGACGTGGTTATGGATAATTCCAAATACATAACCTCAGACAAAAACTACACTTTATTACCATCTCTTGGGGGACATAAAAATAGTGACATATCCAATAGTAACACATTCACAGTAGCTGAGGAGTTGACATTTAAAACACTTTGGTACCTAAACGACACTCTTTCAACTAGTTTTAGTGGACAAACGTTCCCAAGTCCGTACGATTATTTTAGGACAACAGGTAACACATATTCAATATCAACTAATTACAAAAAGGCGTTAGATTTAATCGGTACATTTAGCCCTCAAATACTTGAGTATTTTGAAAGTTTCTTTCTTGATTTTGCTAGTGAAAAAATAAATGAAGAAATACCGTATAACATTTTTAGGAATATTAGTTATCCTAAATTCCAAGATATGTTAAAGAAATTATCCGTTGTTGAAAAGAAAGACGATGATAGTAATGATATTGATTTATTAATTGGTAACACATTAAAAGAAAGACAAAAAAGAAACGCTGAATCTATCACTACAGATATATTAAGTGCTAACAACTTAATAAAATTTACGTTAGCAAACCCAAAAGAAATTGATGCCAATTCTTTATATGGTTTGACAGCGGTTCAACCTTATAAGTCTTTGACAACTTATAAACCACAACCTTTCAGTGCTTCAGATTTAACAACCCCAAATCTTAATTTTATTAAATTATATATTGGTGAAGATATTGATAGTTACTATGTTAATTTCTTTAGTTTATTGGACGTTAAATTAACTGAAGATAACATAAAAAAACATAGGCCGTTGGCTCAAATATATGGTGGATATCGAAAAGCGGGAGGAACCAACACCAAAGCCGCGTTTTTAACTTATTTACAAGATTCAATAATACTTAAAAATACAGGTGGAACAAATGTTCCAAAAGGGGCTGAAGCTAGACTTGCTTTGTATTTGAATACACTTTTACCATTATTAGGTAATTTAACGAGTAACGCCACGGGTAATCCTGCTGCTAGTATTGATATGTTTAGAGGTTACAATTCAACTCAAACAAAGTTAGAATTGTATAACACTTTCAAATCATTTAACGATAAATGGACCGCCGGTAATTCAATTGGTCAACGTTTGTTACTTGAGGAATTTTTATTCTTAGACAAAGCCAATAGAGACATTGGTGATAAATTTTATTTAAACATAGATAAGTTTACACCTTTATTGGACCCAAACAACTCTAAACTTCCTTTGTACAACGCCATTTCTATGATAATACAAGGTACTGGATTAGATATGAGAGCGTTACCTGCCTATATAAATTTTTATGGTAATAACTTGACAAATAAGAATAAAATAACACCATCAAAAAAAGTGGCATCAACTTTATTTGGTACATTCTTAGAGGTTGATTATCAAGAGGCGACACCAAAAGTTATCATACAATTAGTTGGACAAACATCGAAAAGAATTGATATGTCCAATAGTAAGGCGTATAAGTTTGTTGACGATAGTTTTTATATTGGTGGACAAACTCCAAACCCATTATTAATAACATCATTAGAAGGTTTCTCACAAAACGATTTATCAAAATCTAATAGGGTAGTTGCGTTTGAGGTGAGTTTTGGTGACCAAAATCAAGGTATATTCAAAGGAGTTACATTAGACCAAAGTACACTAAAAAATACATCAGAGTCTTTTCAAGTTTTAGAAAATCTATCAAGGTCGGCTTCAGGTGCTGGTGTTCATAATGTAGACACAAGTTTATTCGATTATTATAAACAAGCATCATATAAATGTGGTGTAACTGCCATGGGTAACGTTATGATTCAACCAACAATGTTCTTTTACTTAAAAAACATACCTATGTTTAGGGGTTCATATTGGATTACTGAGGTTTCTCATCAAATCAAGGGTAATAACATCTCAACAAGTTTTTCAGGAACACGAATACCATATACTTCATTACCTGACCCTAAAGACTCATTTGTTGCAAGTTATCGAATTCTATTTGATAAAATTCAAGCAAAAGCTATTGCTAAAATCAAACAGAGAGCCGCTAACGATACCGACACCGACCAAGAAGTTATATACCAAGGAATACCATATGTTACGGACAGACAAGGTAAAAATATACAGGGTGAAACGGTTATTCAAGAAGTTGGTATTAACAGATTTGGTGTACCATATAATGGATATAATGAAACTCGTCTAATACAAAAAGTTAGAAACGGTAATGAGGAATGGTTTAGAACTATTGTATATAAAATGGGTGGAGAAAAATACCCAATAGATGACGCACAAGGATTTAATCTCACAAACGGAATTACATGGTCTGACGTTAAGGATTCAAGTTATAAATTCTATAATGTGGATTTTCAATTGTCAAGAACCATTACTAATGATGTTATAAAAACTGCTAAAACAACATTTAAGAACCCTAAAAACAATACTCAATTAACAGTAAATCCTAATTACCAATTAGACAAAACTGTTGGTTCAATAGTGGTTGAAGGTCCAATTAGTAGAGGACCGAAGTCTACCGAGATTGGTATGGGTATGTCACCGAAACTTATGTCCGAATTAGGACTATACGATGGAGACGTTGTATACTTTAAAATGGATTAATTTTTAAGTTTTCCACTTTTTTAGATATTTATTAAAGAAAATACCATGAACAACGAAAAATTGAATAATACTTTGGATAACTACATGAAAAATCCAAAACAAGTAAAATCCGTTTCAAAAGACGGAATGGAAACAGAAGAATGCGACCTTCAAACCGGTGAATGTTATGTTATCAGGTCTAAGGATGGTATAGTAGAAAGAATAAACAAAAAATTTATAACCGAAGACGGTAGACAACTTTTACAAGACTAACTATGAAAAAATTAGAAAAATCACTTATGGAAGAACTCGCGAGATACAACGCGATTAACAAATATGCAAAAACCTTAATGGAACAAGGTGAAGTACCACCTCCTGTTGGAGATGTACCACCCCCACCACCTGGTGATGTACCACCTATGGACCCAGCAGCACCGATGCCCGCTGAAGTCCCACCAGCACCGGCAGCACCCGTGGAAGATACCGAAGAAATCGATATCACAGATTTAGTTAATATGACTAAATCAATTAAAAAGGATTTGGATGATAGCAAATCTAATAACAATGATGTTGTTGGTAAAATGGAAACAGTATTTACTAAACTGACAGATTTGGAACAAAAATTATCTCAGATGGATGCGGTAATGAACAAAATTGATGAATTAGGTAGCAAGGTTGAAACCATGAAAGAAAAATCACCACAAGAAAAGTTGGAGTTACGTTCTTTGGATTCATACCCTTTCAATCTAAATCCCCAAGAGTTTTTTGCTCAAAAACAAGGTGAGATGCAACAAACAGGTAAAAACGAATACGTCCTCACCAAGCAAGATATTGAAGATTATTCAAACGACACAATAAAAGATAGTTTTAACGCAGAAACAGAGGAAGATGAATTTAAGTTCTAAAGTAAACTTCTTATTAGGTTTACAATTACAAATGAAAATAAACCATTGGCAAACAAAAGGTATTGCCAGGCACGACGCTTTTGGTAAAACCTATGATGGTTTATCAGACCTTATTGACGAATTTGTTGAGGTTGCCATGGGTAAATATGGTAGATTTACACTTGAAGAGGATACAAATACTATTCAGTTAGTAAACCTTTCAGAGGTCAATCCCGTTGACATGGTCAAAGTTTGTACTGAAGCTCTTGTTGAGTTCTCAGATGACTTAGATGATAGATTAGACACTGATTTGTTAAATTTAAGAGATGAGATGCTTGGTTTATTGAATAAATTACTGTATCTTTTAACTCTTGAGTAACCCCTTCCCAAAACAATTTTAAAAAAAAAGAGAGTCAGATTTTGTAATCTGACTTTTTTTGTCTATACTTTACATAGAAACATTTTCTAACTTTTAAAAAACAAACATATGATGTCAACAACAGAGTCAGTACTGGCACAGTACGAAAAAGACAAACAGGTCGCAAGCGGCAACACAAACAAGGTATCCCAAGAGGATAGAATGAAGAAGTATTTTACCACACTCCTACCAAAAGGTGAAAGAAGTGGTGAAAGAAGAATTAGAATCCTACCTATGAAAGATGGTAGTAGCCCATTTGTTCCCGTGTATTTCCACGAGGTACAGGTTGATGGTAATTGGGTTAAACTGTATGACCCAAATCAAGAAGGTAAACGTTCACCATTGAACGAAGTACATGAAGGATTAAAAATGACAGGTGACGAACAAGATGCTATTTTAGCTCGTCAGTATAAATCTAAAATGTTCTATATCGTAAAAGTTATTGATAGAGATAGAGAACAAGATGGTGTTAAATTTTGGAGATTTAAAAGAAACACTAAAAGTGAAGGTGTTTTGGATAAAATTGCACCTCTTTTCAGAAATAAAGGTGATATTACCGACCCACAGAAAGGAAGGGATTTGATTCTTAATCTTAACCTAACTAAGGCGGGTAACGGTAGAGAATACACAACAATTACATCTATCATCCCTGAAGACCAATCACCACTACACTCTGATTCAGTTATTGCAGATACTTGGATTAATGATGAATTGGTTTGGTCTGATGTATATTCTAAAAAACCTGAAGAGTATTTAGAAATGATTGCTAAAGGTGAAGTCCCAAGATGGGATACAACAACTGGTAAATATGTTTCAAATTCCACTCAAGAAATTGAAATGTCTAAACCATCTTCACCAACAAAAACATCAGTTCCTCAAGTTGACCCACAAGAAGACATGGAGGGGGATGACGACCTACCATTCTAATTAAAATGAACTTGGACACATACTTAGACATTGTGTCCAAGTTCTTCTTTTTTAATTAAAAACAATAGAAAATATACAATGGCAATCAAGAAAAAAGAATTCGATTATATATCCAAATTCTCATCAAAAACAAAATATAAGGATGAAAACTTTTATTATTGTGGTGAGGCGTTTAACAACGCATGTGGATTACCAGGACCCGTGATGGGAGGTATTAATATGTTCTTAGGACATACAAACTCATCAAAAACAACCGCAATGATTTTAGCTGCGGTTGATGCACAAAAGAAAGGCCATTTACCCGTACTTATTATCACTGAAAGAAAATGGAAATGGGAACACGCAATTGAACTTGGTTTCCAAGCTGAAAAAGATGCGAATGGCGAGTGGACAGGTGATTTTATTTTCAATGATTCATTTGACTATATTGAACAAGCAACCGATTTTATAAATGACATCATTGATGCTCATGAAAAAGGTGAAATCCCAAGACACATTTTATTTTGTTGGGATTCAATTGGTTCAATACCATGTAAGATGACTTTTGATGGTAAAGGTGGTAAACAACACAACGCAAGTGCATTATCCGATAAAATTGGTATGGGTATTCACTCAAGAATTACCAAATCAAAAAAAGAAGATTACCCATCTAAAGACTCGTCATATTATTTGACAATGGTTGTGGTGAATCAACCATGGGTAGAATTACCTGACAATCCAATGGGTCAACCTGAAATCAAACCAAAAGGTGGTGAAGCATTAAAATTAGCGTCTTCACTTATCTTCTTATTTGGTAATCAGAAAAAATCAGGTATCAACCACATTGATGCAACCAAAGACGGTAGAAAAATTGTTTACGCTGTTAGAACCAAAATTTCAATCCTTAAAAACCACGTTAATGGATTAGGTTACAAAGACGGTAAAGTTATCGTTGTCCATAATGGATATATTGCCGACACCAAAGAAGCTTTGGAGTCGTATAAAAAAGAATATTCAAGTTTTTGGAAAGAAAAATTAGGGTCTAGCGACTTTGATTTAGCGGAATCAACAACTTACGATTTCGAAGAAGAAGATTAATTTTTGTTTAACCCTATAAGAGTGATGATTAATGTCTAATGTATTATTGGTAGATGGTGACAATTTACTTACTATTGGTTTTTTTGGATTAAAAAATCACTTTTATAAGGGGGAACATATTGGTGGGATATATCATTTTATAAACACCTTAAGACGAACAATTGAAATCCATCATTTGGATAAGATTGTCGTTTTTTGGGATGGACAAGATGGTTCTATAACAAGAAAAAGGTTCTACCATCAATACAAAGAGAATAGAAAATCTCGTATCAGGTCTGAAGAAGAATTACATTCTTACGGAAAACAAAGAAACAGAATTAAACAATATCTTGAAGAACTATTTGTTAGACAAGGTGAATATGAATTCTGTGAGTCAGACGATTCAATCGCATATTATGTTCAAAACTCACCAAAAGAAAACAAAATAATTTTTTCTTCAGATGGTGATTTGACTCAATTAGTTTCAGAAAATACCAAACTCTTTAATCCCTCACACAGTAAAATATACCAACCAAATGATATGTTCGTTTATGACCATGAACAAATTCTTATACAGAATATAAAATTGGTCAAGATGATTTGTGGTGACCCATCGGATAATATTGCGGGCATCAAAAATTTAGGTGTCAGGAGATTAATTTCATTAGTTCCTGAAATTAAAACCGAAGAGATTACCGTTGAATTTATTCTTGAAAGATTTAACAATTTATTTGAGGAAGACAACGATAATCGTCTTGTAAAGAATCTTCTGACAGGTGTTACCAAATATGGGATATTAGGTGAGGAATTTTTTGATGTCAATAGTCGTATTGTAAGTCTTGATAATCCTTTCTTAACTGATGAAGCAAGGGAATCTATAACTTCATTAATAAACGATTTGATTGACCCTGAAGGTCGGTCATATAAAAACACCATGAAGATGATGATGGAAGATGGTATATTTTTATTACTTCCAAAATCGGATGATGCGTGGATAAACTTCCTCAATCCATTTTTAAGATTAACAAGAAAAGAAAAGAATAAAAAATTAATTAAAATCAAAAACAATGAGTAATCAAGAAGTAACAAAGTTCGAGTTCCTTTTGACATTAGAAGGAAACATTATCTGTCAGCGCTTCTTCAATGTAAGAGAGCATAACCCAAAGTCGAGACGTTCTATGGATTTACACTATTACGTTAAAAATATTTGTGACGATATTGGTGTAGATTTGAAAACAAAAACATTGGATTATCTACATGAAAATCGTGATTATTTTTACGGTTTGGATAGTGCAGAAACCGATGAACAAAATGAAAAAGAGTACTTTTTGCTCGAGATTAAGATGGGTGACGATGTATTTATTCAAAGGATGTTTTCCGCTAAAGTCTATCACCCAAAGGTTAGATATACGGTAGACATTCGTCCTTATTTAAAGAGATATTTGTCAGATTTAACCGACATTTTATCATCTAGAGATTTGGAAACAACTTATTTAAACTATCAATTATAAAAAAATAAAAAACTATGTCAGAAAAAAATTTTGGTTTTCTCGGAGCGTCATTTCAACAAACGTTAATTAAATCAATTGTAGAGGATAAAAAGTACGGTGAACAGATTATTGATGTAATCGAGAGCAAATATTTTGATAATAGTTCTTTTAGATTTATTACCTCCCATATCAAAGAGTACTATCAGAAATATGGGAAAATTCCTGATTATCAAAGTTTGTGTCAAACTATAATTCTTGAAATGGGTTCACAAGAAACCGCGAGAATACATTTAGATACAATTCACGACATCAAAGAAAATACCGTAGATGACCCAATGGTCAGAGAAGAGGCTTTGAATTTTTGTAAACAACAAAATTTAAAGAAGGAACTTAAAATGGTAACAACCATTATTGAAAATGGTAAATTCCAAGAGTATCATAAGATTGAAGGTATTATTCAAAAGGCACTACAAGTCGGATTACCACCTGAAGAATGTATGGATGTTTTTCACAATATCGACGCCGCTTTAGAAAAAGATAATAGACAACCAATACCAACAGGTATAGAGGGTCTTGACACCGCTTTAAAAGGTGGTTTGGGTATTGGGGAACTTGGTGTTGTATTAGCACCAACAGGTACGGGTAAAACGACCATATTATCATTATTTGCAAATACTGCTTACTTACATGGGTACAATGTTCTTCAAATATTTTTTGAAGACAATCCCGATAACATCAAAAAGAAACATTACACAATTTGGTCAGGAATTGCACCCGATGAACAACCTGAAAATAAAGATTTTGTAAAAGAAAAGATAAACGAGGTTCAAACTCAAAGTAAAGGAACCTTGGATATTTTAAAGTTACCAAGTGATTCAGTTTCAATATCTGAGATTAAATCTCGATTGAGAAAAAGAATTTCAGAAGGTAAAAAGATTGACCTTTTAGTTATTGATTATGTCGACTGTATCAGTCCCGAAAAATCTAATTTCGGTGAAGAATGGAAAGGTGAAGGTTCAGTAATGAGAAGTTTAGAAGCGATGACAAGTGAATTTGGAATTGTTATATGGACGGCTACTCAGGGTAACAGAGAATCTATTTCATCTGAAGTTGTAAACAGTGACCAAATGGGTGGGTCAATTAAAAAAGCGCAAATTGCCCACGTAATTTTATCAATAGGTAAAACCATAGAACAAAAAGAACATAACTTAGCAACCATGACTTTACTTAAGTCAAGAATTGGTCGTGACGGAATTATTTGGCAGAATTGTAAATTTGACAATAGACTGTTAGTCATTGATACTGAGTCTCAAACAACACTCCTTGGTCATAAAGAGGAGAAACAAAAAAACGCTGCTGACAGGGTGAGAGAAGCTTTCACCAAAAGACAGGAAACTTTAAACAGAAATTAATAATTATTATCACCATGACAGAGAAGATTTTGAAAGAAAATCCAGGACGTTTTGTCCTTTTTCCAATCGAACACCACGACATTTGGAAACTTTACAAACAACAAGAAGCATGTTTTTGGACTGCTGAAGAAATTGATTTAGCTCAAGACATTTATGATTGGGAAAACAAACTAAATGAAGATGAACAACATTTTGTTAAAAACGTATTAGCATTTTTCGCCGCTTCGGATGGTATTGTAAATGAAAACATTGCAATGAATTTTGTGAATGCGGTACAATATACGGAAGCTAAAATGTTTTATGGTTTCCAAATCATGATGGAAAATATTCACAGTGAAACTTATTCTTTGTTGATTGATACATATATCAAGGATAAACAAGAACAAGGTAGATTATTTAATGCAATTGACACAATCCCTGCTGTTAAGAAAAAGGCGGAATGGGCGTTAAAGTATATTGAAAAGGGTACCTTCGTTGAAAGACTTATTGCCTTTGCTGCTGTTGAGGGTATTTTCTTTTCTGGCTCATTCTGTTCTATTTTCTGGCTCAAAAAACGTGGTTTAATGCCGGGTTTAACCTTTTCAAATGAGCTTATTTCAAGAGATGAAGGAATGCACTGTGACTTTGCTTGTCATTTGTTTAATCACCATATTGAAAATAAATTAAGTGAGAAGAGAATTAAAGACATTATCTGTGGAGCTTTAGAGATTGAAAAAGAATTTATTTTAGAGGCACTACCTGTTAAACTAATTGGTATGAATTCAGATTTGATGTCTCAATATTTGGAATTTGTGACCGATAGACTATTAATGTCATTAAATTGTTCAAAGGTCTACAATGTTGAAAATCCATTTGATTTCATGCAAAATATTGCTCTTCAAGGTAAGACTAATTTCTTTGAAAAAAGAGTTGCTGAATATCAAAAAGCTGGTGTGAATAATAACGTTTCCATTGAAGATATGGATACATCATTTGAAGATATAGATTTTTAATTAGATTATGAAAGTAAAAAAGAGAGATGGCTCATTGGAAGAAATGAGATATGACAAAATCACCAGAAGAATACAATATTTCTGTGATGATTTGAATTTAGAATACATTGACCCAACATTAGTGACTCTTAAAGTTACTCAAGGGATTTACGATGGTATATCTACAACTGAGTTGGACACATTAGCAGCCGAGACGGCTGCGTCTATGGTAACAACACATTCAGACTATGCTAAATTAGCTGGAAGATTGGCGGTGTCAAATCTACATAAAACGACACCAAAAAAGTTTTCCCAATGTATTAAAGAACTTCACTCATTTATTGAACCAAGAACAGGAAAAGATTCATCTTTAATATCAGATGAGGTTTATCAATTTGTGATTCAAAACAAAGAATCTTTAGATGGTGCGATTGTTCAAGAGAGAGATTTTGATTTTGATTATTTTGGATTTAAAACTCTTGAACGTTCTTACCTTTTGAAAATCGGAAGAAGAATCGTTGAAAGACCTCAATATATGTACATGAGAGTTGCTGTTGGTATTTGTAATGGTGACTTAGAAACTGCTTTGAGAATTTATGACGATTTATCACAACATTTTTACACTCACGCAACTCCAACTTTGTTTAATGCCGGTACTCGTAGACCACAAATGTCTTCTTGTTTCTTAATTGGTAATAAAGGTGATGACATTGATGGTTTGTTTGACACAATTAAAGATGTTGCTAAAATTTCAAAATGGGCTGGTGGTATCGGACTACATGTTCATGATGTTAGAGCCAAGGGTTCATATATTAAAGGAACAGGTGGTGAATCAGACGGACTACTCCCGATGATGAAAACATACAATGAAGTCGCTCGTTGGATTAATCAGGGTGGTAAAAGAAAAGGTTCTTTCGCGATTTATCTTGAGCCATGGCACGCAGATGTTTTTGAATTTATTGATTTGAGAAAAAATCACGGTAAAGAAGAATTAAGGGCTCGTGATTTATTCTTAGCGATGTGGACACCCAATCTTTTTATGAAAAGAGTTGAGGAAGACGGGGAGTGGTCACTATTTTCACCTGATGAAGCTCCTGGTTTGTCAGACGCTTATGATGACCCATTTTCTTTTACTCAAGAATTCACAGAATTGTACGAAAGGTATGAGAAAGAGGGTCGAGCAAGAAAAGTTGTTAAAGCGAGAAAATTAATGGACGCAATTTTAACGGCACAAATTGAGACCGGTACCCCATACATGTTGTACAAGGATGCTGCTAATTACAAATCAAACCAAAAGAACTTAGGTACAATTAAATCATCTAATTTGTGTACCGAGATTATTGAGTACTCAAGCCCAACAGAACAAGCGGTTTGTAATTTAGCGTCAATCGCATTACCAAAATACATCATTAATAAAGAATTTAATCATGAACTACTTTATGATAATGTATATCAAGTTGTGAAAAACCTAAACAACGTTATTGATTTGAATTTTTACCCTACTGAGGAAACAAAACTTTCAAACATGAAACATAGACCAGTTGGTTTAGGTGTACAAGGATTGGCGGATGTGTTTTGTATGTTAAAATTACCTTTTGAAAGTGAGGATTCGGACAAATTACAAGTAGAAATATTTGAAACAATTTATTTCGCGGCTCTCACATCGTCTAAAGACTTGGCTGTTGAAAACGGGGCGTACTCTTCATTTGAAGGTTCTCCGTTATCTAAAGGTCAATTTCAATACGAGTTATGGGGTAAAACAGACAAGGACACAAGTGGAAGATGGGATTGGAAGTCACTAAGAAAAGATGTTGTTAAACATGGTGTAAGAAACTCTCTATTAGTTGCTCCTATGCCAACAGCATCTACCGCACAAATTCTTGGTAATAATGAAGCATTTGAACCATTTACATCTAACCTTTACTCAAGAAGAACATTAGGAGGTGAATTTATTGTAATCAATAAACATCTCGTAAATGAATTACTTGAAAGAGGATTGTGGTCTGACGAATTAAAGAAAAAACTAATCATGGAAAATGGTTCTGTTCAAAACATTCCTGAGGTACCTGTTGATGTGAAAGAAGTTTACAAAACAGTTTGGGAAATGTCTCAAAAAAGAATCTTAACCATGGCGGCAAACAGGTCAATTTACATTGACCAATCACAGTCTTTAAATTTATTTATTGACAACGCAAACAAAACCAAAGTTTTAGCCGCACATCTTTATGGATGGAAACTTGGTTTAAAAACGGGTATGTATTATTTACGAACCAGAGCTGCTGTTGACCCATTAAAGGGTTTAGGAATCGACACCTCAACAGCAAAACCCACAGTTGAAGCTAAAGAAGTACAAAATACTTCATACAACCAAAATAATCAAAAAGAAGAAGAAGTCGTGGAGATGTCAATACCATCAAGACCAACAGATTCTCCTTTTGAATGTGAAGGTTGTGGCTCGTAACTGTAGGTGGCTCCATTGATATTTTATAATTAACCATACATCTACTTTGTTTGATTATACAGGAGCAAAAAAATCAAACAATATATAATCCCAACTTCGGTTGGGATTTTTTTATTTATTAGTATTTGTTCTTTAGTTATATTTATTAGTATGGCGATTACATATGGTATAGATTTTCCATTCAGAATTAGTCCTAAGGGTGATTTTTTGGTTATGACCGAAACCCCTGAGAGAGAGATTCGTGCAAACTTGATTCACTTGTTATTAACAAGAAAGGGTTCAAGATATTATTTACCTGATTTTGGGACTAGATTATATGAATTTATTTTTGAACCAAATGACGCTGTAACATGGGGTCAGATAGAAGATGAAATAAGAACTGCGGTGAAATTATACATACCTAATTTAGAAATAAAATCAATTAGAGTTACACCCGCTGACCAAGACCCTGAAGAATCTATGAGCCCACAAGAAGATGAGGACTCAAGATTGTTTAGAGTTTCTGATTATTCAACCAAACCATATACCGCAAAAGTTCGAATTGACTATGACATAAATAACGAACCTTTTGTTTCGTCCGATTTTATAATTATTAACATATAATATGGCTAAAAAAATATCATACGCCGTCAGAGACTTTGCGAGTTTAAGACAGGAACTAGTTAATCTCACAAGGGAATATTATCCCGATTTGATTAAGAATACAAATGACGCATCAATTTATTCTGTTTTATTGGATTTAAATGCCGCTGTGACAGACAATTTACATTTTCACATTGATAGGGTTTGGCAAGAGACAATGCTAGATTTTGCACAACAAAGACAATCATTGTATCATATTGCCAAAACATATGGTATGAGAATACCAGGTAATAGACCATCGGTTTCTTTGTGTGATTTTACAATACAAGTACCTGTTAGAGGAGATAAAGAAGATGAGCGTTATTTGGGGACTATAAAATCAGGTGCACAAGTATCGGGTGGGGGACAAGTTTTTGAAACCATCGACGATATTGATTTCTCAAATCCCTTCAATAAAAGAGGTGAACCAAACAGATTAAAAATCCCAAATTTTGATGGTAATAATAGACTCATATCATACTCAATTGTAAAAAGAGAAGCTGTTGTAAATGGTGTAACAAGAATATATAGAAAAGTTATAACAGAAGTTGACCAAAAACCTTTCTTAAAAATATTCTTACCTGAACAAAACATATTAGGGGTGAGTGGAGTAATTCATAAAGAGGGAACAAACTTTGTAAATAATCCAACTAACTCTGAATTTTTAAGTTCTGAAAATAAATGGTACGAAGTAAAATCATTAATACAAGATAAAGTATTTGTGCCCGACCCAACATCGGCATCTGATAGTGATAATTTCATATCGGGAACATACGTTCCAGTTACAAATAAATTTATTACAGAATATACTCCCGAAAATTATTTTTCGGTAACATTTGGTTCTGGTAATGTTAATCCATTGGATAATTTGGACAACTATAACCAAGGTACTTTAAGAGTAAGTCTTGGAACGTATTTGAATAACCTATCATTAGGTGCTTTACCGAAATCAAATACAACGTTATTCATAAAATATAGAATTGGAGGAGGTAAGGATAGTAATCTCGGTATTGATATTATTACAAGTGTAGATAATGTTGAATTTTCTATTAATGGACCTAACTCATCAACGAACACTCAAGTACAAAATTCTTTAACCGTAACCAACGTAACACCAGCTGTTGGAGGTGCGGACCAACCCACAATTGAAGAAGTTAGAAACATGATAGCATATAACTTCTCTGCACAAAATAGGGCGGTAACTCTTAATGATTATAAATCTTTAATTGAGACAATGCCATCAACATATGGGGCTCCCGCTAAGGTAAACGTGATGGAAGAAGACAATAAAATAAAAATTAAATTATTGTCATATGATGAGAATGGTAATCTTATTGATACTGTTTCAAACACATTAAAAAACAACATTTTATCTTACTTAGCCGAGTACCGAATGGTTAATGACTTTTTAGAAGTTCAAAGCGGTGAAGTGGTTGATTTCACACTAGAGATTGACGTTGTTATTGATAAAAATGGTAACCAAACAGAGATTGTTAAAACTATTATCGAGGATACTGTTAGTTATTTTTCAATTGAAAAAAGAAAAATGGGTGACCCATTATTTGTTGGTGATTTATATAAAACAATAGGTGAAGTAAATGGAGTGGTAAACGCTGTCGATATAAGAGTTTTCAATAACGTAGGTGGAGAATATTCATCTTCTGAAGTGTTACAATCATATATTGACCCAACCACAAAAGAAATTGCTCAATCCGATATGACTATCTATATGAAATCTAACCAAATATATCAAATAAGATTTCCTCAGAAAGATATAAAAGTTAGAGTAAAAACATTAGGAACGACTACATTCTAATTTAATTTTTATTTATTTTTCTGGAAATCCATAATTTTCTATTTATAGAATAATGCAGAAACACAGAATTTCCACAAATATAGGTAAAGACCAAAAAGTTGTTGTCGAATTAAAAAACGACTTTGACTTATTGGAAATATTATCCCTTAAATTCACACAGACGGAGGTATACTCCTCAATGTGTGCGGACTATGGTGTTGTTTGTGGAAGAATCTTTGTAAACAATGGATTCGGTGTTCCAAATGCTAGAGTTTCTATTTTCATTCCAATATCCGAAGAAGATTCAAACGACCCCGTAATTTCTGAGTTATATCCATTTACCACGGTAGATAGTAAAAATGATGAAGGATATAGATATAATCTTTTACCAAGTCGAAAACAACACGGTGGACACGAACCAACCGGTACATTCCCTGACCAAAAAGATATTTTAACGAGAGAAGAGGTTCTTGAGGTTTATGAAAAATATTACAAATACACTGTAAAAACAAACGATGCTGGTGACTTCATGATTTGGGGTGTTCCTGTAGGGACACAAACAATTCATGTTGATGTAGATTTATCTGATATTGGGTGTTTTTCACTTAGACCTGACGATTTTATTAGACAAGGTTTAGGTGTTGACAAATTCAAAAATACATATTCGTACAAAGCGTCAAATGATTTAGACACTTTACCTCAAATAGTTTCTTTTAATCAAACTATAGAAGTTTATCCTTTTTGGGGTAACGAAGATTTATGTGAAATTGGATTAACCAGAACTGATTTTGATTTATCAAGTAAAGGGGTTAAAGTAGAGCCAAAAGCGTATCTATTAGGTTCAATATATTCGGATAAAGGTAAAAATACAATAAATAAAAATTGTAGACCAAGAGGTGAGATGGGTCGAAAATGTGATTTAACCACATTTGATGCTGTTATTGAAATAATAAGGTTTACACCAAATAAAGACAGTAGTGGTCGACCAATACTTGAGAGATACGAAATACAAGAAGATATCGAGGACGATGGTTCATTTGTGGTCCCATTACCCATGAACATGGATTTTGTGTACACAAATGAATTTGGTGAAAATGAAACAACAAATGACCCTAACAAAGGAATACCAACATCGGCTTGTTATAGATTCAGAATATCAGGTAAAAATGAAACTTTAGGTAGGGTTAGATATGTTGCTAGTTATTTGATACCAAACATTAGGGAGTACAATTCCGACGTTGATGGTTCATATGCGTTTTCATTAAATTGGGACGACTACCCAACTTCAGCCACAAGTTCATCAGTAATATTCAATCAGACTTATGGAAGTTATTATCCTGAGGATTATTTCTATAGATTTACATATAACAAAGTCTACACTGTAACATCTTACATGGGTGGGCATTTTAAAGGTGGTAAAGACAACTTTTTAGGTATAAAAGATATTGCACCAAAAGCGGAAGAAGATTGCGAATCAAGTGTTGTCACCCCACCAATAAATTATGCGTGGAGAAAGTTTAGTTTTGCAATTCTTTTGGCGATTATTATTAATGCGTTCGAAAGAGTCATATATACCGCCTTTGTTGGTGCTGTTCAAATTATCATTGCTCCATTTCAATTAATTTATGAAAAAGTTAGAATTGGTCCTTGGAATATTTTAGGATGGACTTTTTATTGGGCACCTTTTGACGGGTGGGATGAATCAATTATTGAACCATTACAAGCATTGGGAACAGTAAGATTAAGTTTAACAATATATCCCGAATGTGAATCTTGTGATGAAATTCAAGTTTTTACGGAAGATTCGTCGACTGACACCGACCCTTCTAACATATATCAAAAAGTCGCTAGTGGTACCGCGGTTCGAGACAAACTTACTTTTTTGGTTAATTGTACAACATACACTTTACCACCACCAACTACTGGCACAACCACCTATACTTGGAGAGATTGTACTAATAACTCAATTCAATCCCAATCAATACCATTTAGTGGGTCATCAGTTACAGGTGTTTGCGCTAGAGATGGTTCTATGTCCTACGCTGGTGGAGATGGTGTACCCGTGGTAACAGGAACCTGTGATTCCACGGTGACAGATATTTTTATATGTGACTATGACCCAACTGAAAGAGAATATTTTTTAAGTGAATCACCCTCAAGTGGTTTAACATCTTATTATTATACGGGTTACACGTATGGACAATCATTATCAACAATTATAAACAATATAATAGTAAATCCTAATAGAAATTATTACATAAGGGTTACTTCTTATCTAGCTCATTCAGGTGCACAAACGGCCGATATTACAGCATTAAGTGGATTAACAACAGGAAATAGTTATACTTTTCTTTACAGAAACTATACTTGTGGTTCAACAACAGGTGTTTTAGGTAGAGATTTAGCGTCCGCAAATTCGTGGTTACAATGGAACGACCCAACAATCCCAAAAGATTATGTTTGGTCGGGATTCACTTACGAAATATACGATTCAAATTACCCGATAACCGGTTCAACAACAAGCTCGTTTGATTCCACATCTTTACCCGAAGGGTGTTTATCTCAAAATACAATATATGACGATAGTGGTATTGTAAAAATAAGTTACTGTGCAAGCGGTACTACTGCCGATTATAGTGGAACAACGGCAAACCCTGGTACAAATTGTAATAATTTAAACTTAATGGTAGTTGGACAAGCAGCAGCTAATGACTTGTCCAAAAACCCTTGTTCGATAAAATGTGACACGAGAAGTGGTTTTTCTGAATTTAGATTTGGTGTTTACACAGTAATTCCCGCGGCTCATACAGACAATAGAGATGTACAATTTAAATTAATCAGAGAATATGCAAGAAGAAAATTGGTAAATAAAGTTTTCTGCGAAGGTATTGCTAATTATTCCTTTTTTGACAACTGGTTAGCGGGTTCTCTTTATATGTTCCCTTTCAAAGCTAGAGTGAGATGGGACAATGAAGAAACTTTAGATTTGAACGTCAGAGGGACCAATTACTGTCAAAATTTACTATATTATAAAGTTTCAGAAAAAACATCAAATGACGCAGTAAAAAAATTTTATTACAGGTCCACAAAATGGAACGGCTCGATTTTCCAAAAAACAGCATCAGGTTCTGAATTCAGTACCCTAAGACACCCAACAACAATAATGGATTTAGGTCCAAGAGATGAATTTATTAAAGAAATTTGTGTAGACCCAACATTAGACCCAAATTGCTCTATTGTTAGAAGTATAGGTTCAACATCGTATCAAAATTTTAAAGAAATGTTGGGTCTTTACATTAATTACAGACTTGACACAAACGCCAATTATAATTATAAAGATTTTTTCTCTAATAATGGATACACTTCATACTACCCGTTTAACACTAATAAAGAAATATTAAATGGTGACGTTTTACAATTAATATCAATTAACAATGAAGCCGGTATTGAGGAATTTGATTTACAAAATAGATATTATGGTCAATACAGTCCTGTAATTCTTGACCCTGATGATTATGTTCAATTATTTAAATCACAATCCGGAACAACGAATGGACCAATGCCGATAAATTTTGTTTTAGACGATGACGGTTATAGGGTTAGAGTTTGTCTAAATGAACCAGGTAGGTTAACAGAATCGTCACAAATTGTTCCATTTTTTTATTGGGATAAGGACGGACAAGGTTTTGGTGAAGGATATGGACAATCTTGGGATTATGCCACTGTTGTTTCTCAGAGATTACAAGGAATGACGTATAATTATGCGTTTACGGGTGATTCAACATATAATTATGTTTTATTTCCGATGACAAAAACATATTCGGGAGATACATTCACAATCGCAGGTGCTGATGTTAACGATGGTTCGTTTGATGTTGAAGATACAAACGACGTGCATCTAAACTACAACAATCAAGAGGAAGGGTTTACTGTTTTACATATAACATCAGGAACCACTTTATCACCGGATGCAGGTACTTTGTGGATTAGAGTTGGAGAGGTGGGGGGATGGGCTTCAAAACCGTGGAATAATGATGTTGATTTTATATTAAAACCAACACAAGTAAATTATACTGGTAATAAACAAATATTATCAACACCATTCTTATTTTATTTTGGATTAAGACCAGGCGCAACTGCGGTTGATAAATTTATAAAATTATTTGGACCAAAAGGTGCGTTCCCATCTCAAGAATAATGGATAAAAAAAGGATTATATTACCATCTAAAAAATTTTTTGGTTCAATCAATGAAGACCAAACAATTCGTGTTGGGTTAGAGGAAACTGAGAATCTTTTAAGAGAAGGTGACAGAACAATTATTCTAAGTAACGCGGAGCTCTTTAATAAAGAAAGGAACGAAAGTAATAGCTATAAAATTCATGGTAAACTAAAAATGGTTTTTAGAAATCTTTATAGTGGTTCATCTGAATATAATCCATTATTAAAAAGACTGTATTTGGTTGGTGACGGTGGTAATAATGATTTTACAGGTTTCATACCCTACCAAGAATTTGCTTTTTTAAGAAAAGATGTGGTAAGACAAATAAACACTATACAAACTATTTCATCATTAACAACGTACAGTCCCATTTTTGCTTATTCAGGAGAAACTGAACACACCTCAATATCGTCCATACAAGCACCATATCACAATTGGAACATATACCTTTCATATGTTTATGGTCAAGACAGTGCTTATCCGATGAAATATTCATTAAGTGGTGGAACTTATTTTAGTTTTACATCAGGCGATGGAATACCTTTTAGGGTTGAAAGCAATGGTAACACATACAAGTTAACAAGTCCTGTAGAACACGGAATGTTATCGGGTGAATTTATTACACTAAGCGGAGGTAGTTTTAATAACGCGGTAAATGTCACGGGTAAAACATTCACAATTATAAGTGTTGGTGACTCAATATATAATTCTGAAAAATATGTTTTAGAAATATCTAAATCCGAATTACCCTCTGGTTCAACACTTTCAACAGTTGTTTTTGGTAAACGATGTCTTGACAGAAATGACATAACAGGTTCCACATCTAATTATTACGTTCACAAACACAAAACACTAACAGAAAGGGAAGATTATATATTAGACAAAATTGGATTTGAGTCATCTATTTGGGAAAACGAAAGAAAATTACTTTTAGAAAATAGTGCTGGTGTTTCTGATGTTTTGGTTGAAAGGAATATGATGGAATCATTAATTTATGATTTCAAAGAACCATTTGTTCTTACGGGATTAACTAATAATTTAGGTTATTTACCAACTGAAGTTTATGTAAGTACCATTTTGGCCAATAGAAACGGTTATTTTGAATACCCACCTAAAGTTGGTTGGAAATTCAATTTTCATGATACATGGGTTGACGAACATTTTAATGGTACAGGAACTACTGAAACGTCCATATTAACAAGTGGTTTCTCGAGAACGATTAGTGCAACAACCTATAATTTTACAACAGGTGTAGATTTACCTGTTGGTACAGTTTTACATGGTGCCTTTGTTGAATACAATCGTTCAGAATTAAAAGAAAGAATTATAAGTGAATCATATCACAGATTCTCTAATCCTTTATTTGTTTTTGATTATGGACAAACGGGTACAACTGTAACCTTTTCAGGTGGTTCAATGACAAACATGTATGGTCTTTATTATCAACCACACCATAGAGTAAAACTAAGACAATTGTCACCATATATTGAAACTTCAACAACAAATCAAGTATACGGATTACCACAGAATTCAAAATATTTTGAAGACGAGGCGTTATGGAAATGGAGAGATTTATACGACCATGGATTTATTGACCCTGATGGTTTCGGTACCAACTTTCCTTTTATTAATAATATACATTATGTAAAAAGTGATATTGATTTTTATTTACGAAACGAAAATATCTACAGGAATAAACAAGATAAAGTTAAGAACGTAAACAAGTTTAAATGTTAATATGAAAATTCTTGCTAAAAATAATGACCAAACAATTATAATTCCATCAAACCAAATGTTTAAAACAGATTTGGGTTGGACTGATAATGCTGAGCAGATGGAGCAAGAGATTTTATATGAAATCATCAACCCAACTGAAAATTATGAAACTGTAAGATACATACATACCGCATATGACCAAGTTTCACCGGTAACTGATAATACTTTTAACCAAACGGACATATGGTATAATTTTTATTTTTTGAATAGTTTTGGTAATTACTCACAAAATTATGAAGACGTTGGAATAACAATGGAAGAAAATTCTAAAATGTTAAAACAGTCAACAGAAAGTTTTTTCAGATTAGAGTTTTACAAAACTAATAATGACGCATCACCAAATCAAACGAATAGAAGATTGGTTTTTGCAAAGAATTTATCACTCCCTCTTGGTGAAAGAATATATTATACAGGCACACCGTCGGGAGCTACGTTACCTCTAAACGATTTTGTTTATGTCCCTGTTTTCACTGGTTCAAACTACAGAAATACGGAAAATATGTACTTTTTTTGGTTTGCGGATGATTCACCATTTGATGAAACAAATATTACGGGAAATACATTTTATATGACCGCCAAGTACTATAATGCAAAAGACGGAAGTGTTATTGATTTTGTAAATAAATCAAAAAATGTAAATGCAACAACACCGTATGCTGAAGAAGAAGATGTCTACTATAAAGTAATTATAGATAGAACAAATTATTCATACATAGTTTATGCGTATAATGGTTCATTAGGTACAAGAAAAGGAATAGTAACCGCACCAATAAATTTTTATGAAAGAAAACAATAATGGATATTAAATCACCAACAAAATACGAAATACTTAGGAAAAATATTCCTAATGTTAAATTGTATTCAAACGATGGTCCATATTGGTACAATAGTTTGGGTAGTTTAATATCGTGGTCGGAGTCTCAATATCTTGACCCTTTAGATGGTTTTATAGTGTATAACGTCACTGGTGGTACTGTTAGTAATGGATACTACATGTGGACGGGAACCACCATACCAACCAACTCTTACGGAGACGCTGGTTGTGATTTAACTTTAGAACTATATGGTTGGAACAATATTACAAAAGGGGAGGCGTATGGTGAACACATGTTACCGATATTTTTAGAAACACACGTTGACGAAATGGGTGTAATGGTTGGTTTTGATGGGGAACTTGAACAAGTTGAACAAATTTGTAACTTTTCTTATACTCAGACCGGTAACACAGTTCAGGTTTACAATACGGTGGACACGAGTAAAGTTTCTGAAATACATTTTATCGATTTTACTGTCAGTTGGGGAGACGGGACTACAAGTATTCTATCAACAACTGGAATTACCGCAACAAAAACATATTCATCCACCGGCGAAACAACCATATCAATTTCAATCAACACACCATGGAGTCAGTTTGAAACTAAAAAGAAAGTACAAGTACCTTCAAATACCACTGTCTCTAACCCATTAGGGACATTCTCCGGGTTCACAATACCATACACCAACATATCGGGTCAAAGTCAAAATTATCTAAACGATTTAGACTATAATGGAACCAACACAGGTTATACCACATTTACATATGCTGCAATTGGTAAAAGTAAAATTAGCGAATTAAAATTATACGGTTCAAATACATACTCAGGTGTAACTACAGGAGTAACAAATGGTGTGGCTTACAGTGCATACACAATTGATAATTTGTATTATCAAGATTTTGAGGATGGAATCACTACAATTACTGGTACAACATCAGGATTTACAAAAGAAGAAGTCATCAATAAGGTTATTACAAGAAATGAACATTTCTTAGGATTTATTGATGAACCAGTAATCTATTCTGACATTTTTGTTGAAAGAGGAAAACAAGGTGTAATGGAAAAAACATTACGATTATCTGAAATTGACAACACAGGTGAATTATCAATTTATGGAAACGGATATTTTAATATTAGAAAACAATAATTTTCATATTTATTATAAAAAAACATGGCAGTAGGTAGTTACGGTATAATTAGACCATCAGATGTGTCACCCGAAGACGTTGAAATTTATTTTCATTACGTTGCGGATAGAAATAGCACTTCGACTGTTACTCTTAAGAAATTAAGTTCAGCTGAAGTATTAACCCCTGTTTATCATAATTCGAACACCACGGATGATACTTCAGCACCTAATGTTGAAATCTTAGGTGGATTGTACAACTTAAAATTAACCGCATCCGATTTTGCGGATTTAGGTGTATACACACTCCATATAAGACCAAAACAAATAAGAACTTCAATTACTGATTGTGGAATTTTAGCGTCTCTACCTTCAGTTAGAGGATTGGTCATTGACTTATCCAATGTTCCTGCTGATGATAGAAATAAATTTACACCACAAGGACTTGTTGGATATAGAATTGAGTACATTAATTCATCTGACAATAAAAAAATTCCAAATTTTTATAGAATCGTAACATCTTCGTTCTACTGTACACCAATTGTTTCAAATTTAACAAGTACATCACAAAAAGCTATCAGATATCAGTATAGTGAACAGGCAACCAATTTGATGTTTTTAACAGTAACACCATCTTCAGCACCAACAAATAAACCAAATACGGTTCCATTTATTGGTGTACCATCACAAAAAATCATATTAACAAACACATATTTAAATCCCACCACAATTGAGGTAGAAATGGTTGAACATGATGCTTCAACATTGGCACATGCTCTTTATGGTAATCAAAGTAAAGCGGTTTCACAAGGTATCTATACCATCTATGACAATAATAATAACATCTATAGACAATACAATCTTTACGAAGTTAAAGACGAATTTAATGAAACATTATATGAGATTCGTGAAGAAAGAAATGACGTAGACGAAACCTTAAACTTTGATACTATAACAGAATAATGGCAAGGAGAAAAGTACCGAGTCAAGCGTCAAGCGGAGCGGAAACATTTAATGATTTCTTAGTTGGTAGACAGATAACTGATGGTTCATCTGCACTAACCAACACCGTATTTGCGCTTGATAAGTCTATCCCTGACAAAGATTCTAAAAATTTTACGAGTAACCCATTCTCTCAATTTTTAACATTAGATACGTTAAAAGAGGTTGAGGGTATTCAAACAACATCAGCAACACCAAGAAAAAAGAGAACTGACGAAGTAAGGTTTAAGGGCAACAAAAAATATGCCGATAAATCTTTATTTGGTTCGTTAACAAGTAGAATTTTAGTTTCATTAACTAGAATTATAAACAAGTTTCCGGGTGGAATTTCAATCTTATCGGACAGTCCTATAGGTGTTTCTAATTACAGTGCTAGTGGAATAACATATAACGATAGCACCAATACCACAACTTTTTACATCGAAAGAAGTAAAATATTCAATCCTTTTGATTTAGTTTTTGTTGAGCCTAATTCAGTAGTTAAACCAGAAACTGAAAACGAATTAAGAAATTTTTATTCGTCTTATACAAAATATGTTGTTGTTACAAATAACACACCATATCCAATTTTAGAATACAGCGAACCGAATACAAACAATAGAATTTACTTAAAGGTATATGGACAACCATTTACTGGTTCAACATATTCAGAAAATTTATTGATAAGACCAAACGATGGTTTAGTTGAAGAATTTTTCGAAGGGTTAGACGATTTAGAGGAATCACTTTTAAATAGAGAAACAAATCCAATTTATACTTCATCATTTAAAGTACCGAGAGATGTTCAAGACAATTCAAAAACATCTTTGGTTGATGTTGTAATAACTTGGCCAATATCTAATGATGGTTATAACATACAAATAACCGGTTTTGATTACGATTTATATGTTGGTAAATTAAAAGATATTGCTGATGAGATAGATGTGTATAAATCTAATCTAATGGTTAGATTTTTAGCCGCACCACAGTTATTTGAATTTGACACCGAAGATAAAAGAGCTGAAAGTGTATTTCAATTATATGGTCAAAGCTTTGATAGTGTAAAGAAATACATAGACAACATAGCTTATATGAGAAACGTAAGTTATGATGGAATTAATAATTTACCTGATGTACTTTTAAAAAACTTAGCAGAAAATTTAGGTTTATCAACATTAAATTTATTCGATGAAAATAGTCTAAATGATGTTTTATATTCAAGATTACAATCAAATTATGACGGAGTATCAACCGGTACGAATTTAATTGAAGCTGAGTATGAGTTTTATCGAAGATTACTTATAAATCTTGCTCACATTTATAAATCAAAAGGAACAAAATCCTCTATTGATTTCTTTTTAAAATTTTTGGGGGCACCCGAGCCTTTGATTAGGATTGATGAATACATTTATAAAGTAACGTCAATTCCATCTAGTTTTAATTTACAACAAGACATATACGATGCGATTCAAGGTAACAAAAGATATTCTTACGCCACCTTTGATAGTACAGGTTTCACATATTCTAAAGTTTACTACTCAGCGTCAACAACATTTGACAGAGAGGGTTACCCTGTAGACGAAAAAACTGGACTACCAAGAAGAGCATATAACGAAACTGAAAACATATTCTTTGGTAAAGGTTCAGGATGGTACGATATTACATTATCACACCGTACTCCACTCGTTTTAGACAGTAGTAACTCAATACTAACGGGTAACACCAAAACAATTAAAACAAAGAATAAAAACTACACATACGGAGAAGAATACTTTGATTTATATAGAACATTACCAGGTTTAGATACCGGTTATGAATTGGTTTCCGCGGTCGATAATAAAGACGGAAAACCAATTGAGGATGATTATTTATTAATTTTAAATAGAAAAAACATTGGAATTTATATCTCACCATCACGAGGTATAGATTATGATATCTTTAGACAAAGTAGAGAATTATTAATAAGTTTTGGTACAAATACTTTATTACCCCAAACAGGTAAAACTTTTGCTGAATTTTTAGACACCTTTATTCATGGACTTGTAACAAATTCTAACAAAATTCGTTACAAAAAAAATTATATTCAATTAGAAGATGTCTATAGAGATTATATATCACAAACAACAGGTTTTACACCATATAATCAAATAAATGTTATTGAATTTGTTAATAAATTATCACCTTATTGGCCACAATTAGTTGAACAATTAGTACCATCAACCACTCAATGGACCGGCGGTAATTTAATAGAAAATAACGTGTTTGGTAGACCAAAATATCAATATAGATATGATTGTCAACCATTAGAATTTATTGAGGAACTATACCCTGATTTTGAAAATGTAATTGAGGAAGATTTAGAAAATATTTTAGGTGAAGAAAATAATTTTAGAGGTTTAATAAACCTTACAGGTGTTACTTACTATCCTGTAATTGAAATTGATGGAACAGTTTATGGTGGGGCCGACTACACGGGTCTAACATCCTCTATGTATGTGATTGTTAGTGGAACAAGTAACACTTCAAACAGTGCAAAATTATTTGATGCACAACCATTTACAGGATGTACAAGTGGGGTCACCAGTGGTGATACGGTAAATCTTTCCTTAATATGTGATTATAAAGATTATCTTGAACCTGATGTTACTAAAATTAAAGAACTATGGTTATCGGCGTTATCTGTATTGATTGATGACGTAACTATTACAAGAAATAGTGCAGGGTATGAACCCTATTCTGCTTTCACGGGAACCACAGGCCAAACATATTTTTCAGAAACAATACCATTAATAAAATACACAACATACACTGATGAAAATGGTGTTGAAAAAGTTAAGTTTTCATCCGTAAAATTAGGTCCAAACGAATGTTCAGTGGTCGACTATTTTGATTATCGATTTGATGCCGATTACAAAATCACAAAAAATACAAATGGAATCAGTGTTAAAGTTTATACTGATAATACCGTTTATTGCGACTCAAACAGTGGATGTACATTAGTGAGTGATGTGTTTTTTGAAGTAATTGGATACAAAACAGGTATCCAACAAGGTTCAACATGGCCATTTAACATTTATGCTAATTGTGTAAGTGGAACAAATGAAAATGCGGATGTTTACATTCAAAAAGTTAGTGATTGTGTATATAAATTAACTGGTTTTTCAGAAAATGATGTAATAGATTTTAATATTGTAGATGCAGCAAATAAAGAAGTAAAATTCAAAATTGAAGGTCTACAACCCAAAATTGAACATGACCCATGTCCAACACCATCAGGAAAAAGTCACGTAGAATTATTTAGTATTGTTGGTTACCAAGGAACAATATCATCCCCAATTTCAGTTGTTTCAGGTGCAACATATTGTGACAATTACACAGGTTACACAATACAACCAAAAGTTGAATACAAATCAAACTTTAACTATGGTTTAAAATGTGACTCTATAGTTTTAGTAGTTGATAGCGGATTAACCATTGACAACCAAACTACAGATGACAATATTGAAAGTTATATTAGTGGTGGTACGATAAGTGGTAAAAGTGTTTGTGATTTAAATGTTGGGGAATATGTTTTATCTGCATCTTACAAACAATGTACAGAATATAGTCACCAACAAATTGTGAATGGACCTGTATCAGGGTATTCATTTACGTACAACTATCAAAAACTTGAAATTACAGACATTGAATGTTTAGCATCAATCAAGAAAAGTATCATTACAGGATTAACCCAAAATAATACTTATGAAGTTTTTGAAGTTTTACCAACAACACAACTAAGAGTTTATACAAATAGAATCATTGAAAATTTTGGAACACCTACAAATAGTGTTTACTTTTTTGACGATAGGTTCCCAGAGGAATTACAAAAAAAACCAACAGATTTTATTGAACCTTGTTGTGACCATCCGAAAGAATTATATAACCATGGGGATTATTTAATAAACAAATATGGTAAAACCATAGAAGTAATTGATGTCGACTTAAATTATTGCGATACAGGATTATACTTCAATCTAAATTTTGAATTAGACAATACACCACTAACTGATGAATTTGTTGTTGTTTTCAATGGAAATAACAGCGACCAAATTCTGATGAAACACAAATACGATAAACATCCAAATATTGGATTCAACCTCGGTCAATATTATATCGATGCCAACCATTGTCCTACAGAACCAACTAATGAGGAATTAAGTAGTTCCATTTTTGATTGTCCATGATAAAAACTGTAAAAATAGACGTTGACAATACCCGAATAAATGAGTATATTTTTATAATAAAAATAGATATAGATAAGACTGTAGATTTAAATGGCATTAATAAAAATAAACACAGGTAATTTTGATGGTGAAATTGGTGTTATCACATTTTATCCTTGTACTGGCGGTACCTTGAATTTAGGTACTGTCGTGATGCCATATTATTACGACACAAACTACTACTTAGGTACTTACTCAGTTTATTTTCCGTCACTTGATAAAACTTGTGTGGCTGAGATTCCTTGCCCTACACCTTCACCTACACCTTCACCAACACTTACACCATCATTAACACCAACACCAACAACCTTTACTTCAAATACCCCAACCCCAACAGTTACCAAAACCCCTACTGTTACACCTACGGTTACAAAAACACCTACTGTTACCCCAACCAATACTATCACTCCAACAAATACTCCTACGAATACCGTAACTCCGACTAATACTCCAACAAACGAGCCTACAGTTACCCCAACTGAAACTCCTACAGTTACTCCAACTAACACAGTAACTCCAACCAATACCCCAACAAATACCCCAACGGTTACCCCAACTGAAACTCCTACAGTTACCCCAACTAACACAGTAACTCCAACCGAATCACCAGCCAACACACCTACTGTAACTCCTACGAATACAGTTACACCAACCGAGACACCAACTGTTACTCCGACCGAAACTCCAACTGTAACCCCAACAAATACGGTAACCCCAACCAATACACCAACTGAAACACCTACCAACACCCCAACAAATACAGTTACCCCTACCGAAACTCCAACTGTAACTCCAACAAATACGGTAACCCCTACCGAAACACCTACCAATACACCAACTCATACAGTAACCCCTACCGAAACACCAACCAATACCCCAACTAATACACCGACTGAAACACCCACTAACACCCCAACAAATACTGTTACCCCAACTAATACACCAACCGAAACACCAACCGAAACACCAACCAATACCCCAACCAACACCGTAACTCCAACTGTTACCCCAACTGTTACCCCAACTGTAACTCCAACCAATACTGTTACCCCAACTAATACACCAACCGAAACACCAACCGAAACACCAACCAATACTCCAACCAACACCGTAACCCTAACCGTTACCCCTACCGAAACACCAACCAACACCCCAACTAATACTCCGACTAACACAGTAACACCAACACTGAGTCCAACCGTTACCCCTACCGAAACACCTACCAATACCCCAACCAACACCATAACACCAACTAACACTCCGACTAATACCTCAACTGTAACTCCAACCAATACTGTAACTCCAACCAATACACCCACTGTAACACAAACTGAAACACCTACCCTAACACCAACAAATACTGCAACCGTTACACCAACTCAAACCCCAACCAATACTCCTACCAATACTGTTACACCAACGGTTACCCCAACTAACACTCCAACTGTAACTCCAACAAATACGGTAGCTCCAACTAATACACCTACAAATACACCAACCGAAACACCAACAAATACCCCCACCAACACACCAACAAATACTCCCACAGAAACACCAACACTTACACCAACCAACACCGTAACCCCTACCAATACAGTCACACCAACCAATACTGTTACAGTGACTCCAACAGAAACTGTGACACCAACTAATACACCTACAAACACCCCAACTAATACACCAACAAATACGGTTACACCTACGAATACTCCAACCAACACAGTAACTCCAACAAATACTCCAACTAACACTCCAACATTAAGTCCTACCAATACCGTAACTCCTACCAACACCCCAACAAACACACCGACGAATACAGTAACTCCAACTCAGACACCTACAAATACTCCTACAAATACCGTTACACCAACCAATACCCCAACCAATACCCCAACCAACACCGTAACTCCAACAAACACTCCTACCAACACTCCTACAAACACTCCCACAAATACCGTAACTCCAACCAACACCGTAACTCCGACTAATACACCTACAAACACACCAACGAATACTGTGACTCCTACATTGAGTCCTACGGTAACACCAACTAACACCGTAACACCAACCAATACTCCAACCAATACACCTACCAATACTGTGACTCCTACATTGAGTCCTACGGTAACACCAACTAACACCGTAACACCAACCAATACTCCAACTAACACGCCGACCAACACTCCTACTAACACTGTAACACCAACATTGAGTCCAACAGTGACTCCAACCAATACAGTTACCCCCACAAACACCCCGACAAATACTGTAACTCCAACCAATACTGTAACTCCAACAAATACACCAAGTGTAACTGTGACGGTTTCACCAACACCAGCACCTTCTTGTGACATTGATTATACAATGTTACCCTCACCAACTCCAACGAGCACCCCAACACCCACCAATACTCCAACGGTAACACCAACCAACACTGTAACACCATCCGTTACATTAACCAATACTCCCACAAACACACCAACCAATACAGTAACTCCTACTAACACCCCAACTAATACACCAACAAAAACTGTTACACCAACTTTAACTCCAACAAATACTCCAACTAATACTGTAACACCAACCAATACACCAACAAACACTCCTACCAATACAGTTACTCCTACATTGAGTCCAACAGTTACTCCTACCAATACTGTTACCCCAACCAATACTCCTACCAATACCCCAACCAATACAGTTACACCTACATTGACTCCAACAGCGACCCCAACCAACACCGTAACCCCTACAAATACCCCAACATTAAGCCCCACCAATACTCCAACCAACACCGTAACCCCTACAAATACTGTAACACCAACGAATACCCCAACCAACACTCCGACAAACACCCCAACAAACACTGTAACACCAACCAACACTCCAACAAACACTGTAACACCGACCAATACTCCAACAAATACCCCTACTAATACTGCTACTCCTACAAATACACCAACTAATACTCCTACCAATACGGTAACCCCTACAAATACACCAACTAACACTCCTACCAATACGGTATCCCCAACACTGACACCTACTAACACCCCTACGAACACCGTAACACCAACAAACACACCAACTAACACACCAACTAATACTGTAACACCAACTAACACTCCTACCAACACCCCAACCAACACAGTTACTCCTACCAATACGCCAACTAATACTCCTACCAATACGGTAACGCCAACATTGAGTCCAACAGTGACTCCAACCAATACCGTTACACCAACTCAAACCCCTACAAATACCCCAACTAACACCGTAACACCAACCAATACACCTACGAATACCCCCACTAATACTCCAACAAATACCGTAACCCCAACAAACACGCCTACGAATACACCAACAGTAACCCCTACCAATACCGTAACCCCAACAAATACACCGACGGTAACTCCGACCAATACAGTCACACCAACTAATACACCAACCAACACTCCTACCAATACGGCTACCAATACAGTTACTCCTACCAATACACCCACAAATACACCAACAAATACGGTTACACCAACTAACACTCCTACTAATACTCCAACAAATACCGTAACACCGACACTGACACCTACAAATACCCCGACAAACACTCCAACCAATACAGTTACTCCAACCAATACTGTAACTCCTACCAACACCCCTACCAACACCCCAACAAATACTCCAACAAATACAGTCACCCCAACTAATACTCCAACCAATACTGTCACCCCTACCAATACTCCTACAAACACCCCCACCAATACTGTCACCCCTACCAATACTCCTACCAATACTCCTACAAATACAGTAACTCCAACTAACACCCCAACAAATACTCCAACAAATACAGTCACCCCAACCAATACTCCTACCAATACGCCCACCAATACTGTCACCCCTACCAATACTCCTACCAATACTTCTACAAATACAGTAACTCCAACTAATACTCCTACCAATACGCCTACTAATACTGTAACTCCAACCAACACCCCAACTGTAACTCCTACCAATACTGTTACACCAACAAACACTCCTACTAACACACCAACCAATACTGTTACACCAACAAACACTCCTACTAACACACCAACCAATACGGTAACTCCTACCAACACCCCAACTAACACACCAACCAATACGGTAACTCCTACCAACACCCCAACTAACACCCCAACAAATACTGTTACACCAACAAATACTCCCACCAATACCCCAACAAACACGGTGACTCCAACAAACACTCCTACTAACACCCCAACAAATACAGTAACACCAACATTGAGTCCTACAGTAACTCCTACGAACACAGTAACTCCTACAAATACTCCCACAAACACTCCGACCAACACCGTTACACCAACAAATACCCCAACCAATACCCCGACAAATACAGTAACCCCAACTAACACACCTACCAACACTCCAACTAATACAGTAACTCCCACATTAAGTCCAACTGTGACTCCTACTAATACTGTGACTCCTACAAACACTCCTACCAACACACCAACAAATACAGTTACACCTACATTGAGTCCAACAGTGACTCCAACCAGCACCGTAACCCCAACTAATACGCCAACATTAAGTCCTACCAATACTCCAACCAACACTGTTACTCCTACAAATACCGTTACACCAACCAATACACCTACCAATACCCCAACAAACACCGTAACCCCAACACTAACCCCAACTAACACTCCAACCAATACTCCTACAAATACGGTATCTCCAACCAACACCGTAACCCCAACAAATACACCAACTAACACTCCAACCAATACTCCCACCAACACTGTTACTCCAACCAACACCCCGACCAACACTCCGACTAATACAGTAACTCCTACCAATACCCCAACAAATACCCCAACAAATACAGTTACACCTACATTGAGTCCAACGGTGACTCCTACTAATACTGTAACTCCTACCAACACTCCGACCAACACACCAACCAATACTGTTACACCTACATTGAGTCCAACGGTGACTCCTACTAATACTGTTACACCCACTAACACGCCAACTAACACTCCTACTAACACTGTAACACCAACTCAGACTCCCACGAACACGCCTACAAATACAGTAACACCTACTAACACACCTACTAATACACCAACAAATACGGTAACACCAACCAACACCCCTACGAACACGCCGACTAACACCCCAACCAATACAGTCACACCAACTAATACCGTAACTCCAACAAATACGCCAACCAATACTCCTACCAATACGCCAACCAATACCGTAACACCAACTCAGACACCGACAAATACCCCAACAAAAACTGTTACACCAACATTGAGTCCGACTGTGACACCAACAAATACTGTTACTCCAACCAATACCCCCACCAATACTCCAACTAACACAGTAACCCCAACCAATACTCCAACTGTAACACCTACGAATACTGTTACACCTACAAATACACCGACGAATACACCAACCAATACGGTAACTCCAACCAACACCCCAACCAATACCCCAACTAGTACTGTTACACCAACATTAAGCCCGACACTAACACCAACCAATACAGTAACTCCAACATTGAGTCCGACTGTAACTCCAACAAGAACGGTTACACCTACTTTAACACCAACCAATACACCGACAAATACGGTAACCCCTACAAATACTCCCACCAACACCCCAACAAACACTCCAACCAATACAGTCACCCCAACAAACACCGTAACACCAACCAACACCCCCACAAACACTCCAACCAATACTCCAACAAACACCGTAACACCAACCAACACACCAACCAAGACTGTAACTCCAACCAATACCCCAACCAATACTCCAACTAATACAGTAACCCCAACTAATACACCAACCAATACTCCAACGAACACCGTAACTCCAACCAACACCCCAACCAACACTGTAACTCCAACAAATACACCTACAGTTACCCCGACTAACACAGTAACACCTACACTGAGTCCGACTGTAACCCCTACGAATACAGTTACACCAACTCAGACACCTACAAATACTCCAACTAACACCGTAACTCCTACCAACACACCAACTAACACACCAACTAACACTGTTACACCCACAAATACACCAACCAATACAGTTACTCCTACCAATACACCTACTAACACTCCAACTAACACAGTAACCCCTACCAATACCCCTACGAACACTCCTACTAATACAGTAACTCCTACAAACACCGTAACACCAACCAACACACCAACCAATACTCCAACCAACACTGTCACCCCTACATTGAGTCCTACGGTAACTCCTACGAACACAGTTACCCCTACTAACACACCGACTAAGACCGTGACTCCCACATTGAGTCCGACTGTGACTCCTACAAATACTGTTACACCAACTCAAACCCCTACGAATACACCAACTAATACAGTTACACCAACTAATACACCTACAAACACCCCAACAAATACAGTTACACCTACAAATACCCCAACTAACACTCCAACCAATACAGTAACCCCTACACTGAGTCCAACCGTAACACCAACTAATACTGTCACACCCACGAATACACCAACCAATACCCCTACGAATACTGTAACCCCTACCAACACCCCTACTAATACTCCTACAAATACGGTTACACCAACTAACACTCCAACAAGAACGGTTACACCTACTTTAACACCAACCAATACACCGACAAATACGGTAACCCCTACAAATACTCCCACCAATACCCCAACAAACACGGTGACTCCTACATTAACACCAACTGTAACTCCTACAAATACCGTAACACCAACCAATACTCCTACAAATACTCCTACTAACACAGTAACACCTACCAATACCCCTACAAACACACCAACAAACACTGTAACTCCAACTAACACCCCTACTAATACTCCGACGAATACGGTAACTCCAACCAATACCCCAACAAACACACCTACCAACACCGTAACACCTACAAATACTCCTACTAAAACTGTGACTCCCACATTGAGTCCAACAGTTACACCTACCAACACCGTAACACCTACAAATACTCCCACAAATACCCCTACTAACACAGTAACACCAACAAATACACCAACCAACACTCCAACTAATACCGTTACCCCAACTAACACACCTACAAATACACCAACAAATACTGTGACTCCTACATTGAGTCCAACAGTTACACCTACCAACACCGTAACACCTACAAATACCCCTACCAACACCCCAACAAATACAGTAACACCTACATTGAGTCCGACTGTGACTCCAACTAACACCGTTACGCCAACTAACACACCTACCAACACTCCAACTAACACCGTAACCCCTACCAGCACCCCCACAAGAACCGTTACACCTACATTAACTCCAACCAATACCCCTACTAATACCGTAACCCCAACAAATACCCCAACCAATACCCCTACTAATACCGTAACCCCAACAAATACCCCAACAAACACTCCAACTAATACCGTAACCCCAACAAATACCCCAACAAACACTCCAACTAATACCGTAACCCCTACCAACACCCCCACAAGAACCGTTACACCTACATTAACTCCAACCAACACACCAACTAATACTGTAACCCCAACCAACACTCCTACAAACACTCCAACGAATACAGTTACACCAACCAATACACCAACTAACACCCCAACCAACACTGTAACTCCAACATTGAGCCCTACAGTGACTCCCACTAATACAGTTACACCAACTAACACACCAACCAATACCCCAACCAACACCGTAACTCCAACAAACACCCCTACTAAAACTGTAACTCCCACATTGAGCCCTACGGTAACCCCAACAAACACTGTTACTCCAACCAACACCCCAACTAATACTCCAACTAATACTGTTACTCCAACCAACACCCCAACCAACACCCCAACTAATACTGTTACACCGACCAACACACCAACGAATACTATAACTCCTACTAATACTCCTACCAAAACTGTTACACCAACTCTAACCCCAACGAATACACCGACCAATACTCCTACAAACACAGTAACCCCAACCAATACCGTAACACCAACTAACACTCCAACCAACACTGTAACTCCAACTAATACACCAACCAACACCCCAACTAATACTCCGACAAACACTGTTACGCCAACCAATACACCAACAAAAACTGTCACACCAACTTTAACCCCAACCAACACCGTAACACCAACCAATACCCCGACTAATACACCTACAAATACTGTTACTCCAACTAATACACCTACAAACACTCCAACCAACACCGTAACCCCAACCAATACACCAACTAATACGGTGACTCCCACATTGAGTCCTACGGTAACTCCTACAAATACTGTAACCCCTACTAATACTCCTACCAAAACTGTTACACCAACTCTAACCCCAACGAATACTCCTACCAATACTGTAACCCCTACCAATACTCCTACCAATACTGTAACCCCTACCAATACTCCTACCAATACTCCAACAAATACTGTTACCCCAACTCAGACACCTACTAACACTCCAACGAATACAGTCACACCAACCAACACACCAACTAATACTGTAACTCCTACATTGAGTCCTACGGTAACTCCGACCAATACGGTAACCCCAACAAACACACCAACTAACACACCAACTAATACTGTAACGCCAACTAATACACCAACAAAAACTGTTACACCAACTTTAACTCCAACCAATACCCCAACTAATACTGTAACACCTACCAATACACCAACAAACACTGTTACGCCAACTTTAACTCCAACCAATACCCCGACCAATACCCCAACAAATACCGTTACTCCAACCAACACAGTTACCCCGACCAATACCCCAACTAAGACAGTCACCCCAACTCAGACTCCCACCAATACTCCAACCAATACCCCCACAAACACTGTAACTCCAACAAACACTGTTACGCCAACAAATACTCCAACTAATACGGTAACACCGACTAACACTGTAACGCCGACCAATACCGTAACCCCCACTAACACTGTAACTCCAACGAATACAGTTACACCGACCAATACTCCAACAAGAACTGTTACGCCTACCTTAACCCCTACAAATACTCCAACAAATACGGTAACTCCGACCAACACACCAACTAACACACCAACTAACACAGTTACCCCGACTAACACCCCAACCAATACGGTAACCCCTACTAACACACCTACTAATACACCAACCAAGACTGTTACTCCTACATTAACTCCTACCGTTACTCCAACGAATACAGTTACACCGACCAATACCCCGACTAATACTAATACCCCTACTAATACACCTACAAACACTCCTACTAACACAGTAACCCCAACCAATACACCAACAAAAACTGTCACACCAACTTTAACCCCAACAAATACACCGACCAACACACCAACTAATACAGTGACTCCAACCAATACTGTTACCCCAACAAACACTCCAACCAAGACTGTTACTCCTACATTAACACCAACCAACACTCCGACCAATACGGTAACCCCTACAAATACCCCAACTAACACCCCAACAAACACTGTTACGCCAACTAATACACCAACCAAGACTGTTACTCCTACATTAACTCCAACCAATACCCCTACTAATACCGTAACCCCAACAAATACCCCAACAAACACTCCAACCAATACTGTAACACCAACGAATACTGTTACCCCAACATTGAGTCCTACTAATACCCCAACTAATACTGTAACACCCACCAACACACCCACCAACACACCAACAAATACTGTTACACCAACCAATACACCAACAAAAACCGTAACACCTACATTAACACCAACAAACACTCCTACAAACACCCCAACAAATACCGTTACTCCAACCAACACCGTAACCCCAACTAACACACCAACTAATACGGTGACTCCCACCAATACCGTTACACCTACAAACACTGTTACACCTACTAATACTGTTACACCTACTAATACTGTAACACCAACTAATACACCAACCAAGACTGTAACACCTACATTAACTCCAACCAATACTCCAACAAACACCGTAACACCAACTCAGACACCGACTAATACTCCTACAAATACCGTAACTCCTACCAATACACCAACAAAAACTGTCACACCAACTTTAACTCCAACAAATACCCCAACCAATACTGTTACACCAACTCAAACCCCTACGAATACACCAACTAATACAGTTACACCAACTAACACAGTCACCCCGACCAACACACCTACCAATACCCCAACCAATACTGTTACACCTACCTTAACTCCTACAAATACTCCTACAAATACAGTAACCCCAACCAATACACCAACAAAAACCGTAACACCTACATTAACACCAACAAACACTCCTACAAACACTCCCACGAATTCCGTTACTCCTACTAATACTGTTACCCCCACTAACACCCCAACTAACACAGTAACGCCGACTAATACTGTTACTCCAACCAATACCGTAACTCCTACAAATACGGTAACCCCAACCAATACTGTAACGCCAACTAATACCCCAACCAAGACAGTTACACCAACTCAGACACCTACTAATACACCAACCAACACTGTAACACCAACTAACACACCTACCAACACTCCAACTAACACCGTAACTCCTACTAATACACCAACAAAAACTGTTACACCAACTCTAACACCAACAAATACCCCTACGAACACTGTAACTCCAACCAATACACCAACAAAAACTGTTACACCAACTTTAACTCCGACCAACACGGTAACCCCAACCAATACTCCTACTAATACTCCTACTAATACAGTAACCCCCACCAATACTCCGACCAATACGGTGACTCCCACATTGAGTCCTACAGTTACCCCTACGAACACCGTTACACCAACAAATACCCCAACCAAGACTGTAACTCCTACATTAACTCCTACAAATACCCCTACTAATACTGTAACCCCTACCAATACTCCAACTAATACACCTACTAAAACTGTCACCCCTACAGTTACTCCTACTAATACAGTTACCCCAACCAACACTCCCACAAACACTCCTACAAACACTGTAACCCCTACATTGAGTCCTACAGTTACCCCTACGAACACCGTTACACCAACAAATACCCCAACCAATACTCCGACAAATACAGTTACACCGACCAATACGCCCACAAATACTCCTACTAATACTGTTACACCCACTAACACCCCAACAAATACTCCAACAAATACAGTTACACCGACCAATACACCCACAAATACACCAACAAATACAGTTACACCGACCAACACACCAACAAAAACTGTAACACCAACTTTAACTCCAACCAATACACCCACAAATACACCAACAAATACGGTTACACCAACAAATACAGTAACCCCAACTAATACACCGACTAAGACAGTCACCCCAACCAATACCCCAACAAATACTCCAACCAACACACCAACTAACACGGTTACCCCAACCAATACTGTTACACCAACAAACACACCCACTAATACACCAACCAAGACTGTAACTCCTACATTGAGTCCTACAGTTACTCCTACTAATACAGTAACACCCACCAACACACCAACTAACACGGTTACCCCAACCAATACACCAACCAAGACTGTTACACCTACATTAACACCTACTAATACTCCGACCAATACTGTAACCCCTACATTGAGTCCTACAGTTACCCCTACGAACACCGTTACACCAACAAATACTCCTACAAACACCCCAACCAAGACTGTTACACCTACATTAACACCTACTAATACTGTTACACCTACATTAACACCAACCAATACTCCAACGAACACTCCTACCAATACTCCTACAAACACGGTAACACCAACAAACACTGTTACACCAACAAATACTCCTACAAACACTCCGACCAAGACTGTTACACCTACATTAACACCTACTAATACTCCTACGAATACTGTTACCCCAACAAATACTCCAACAAGAACTGTTACTCCTACATTAACACCGACCAATACTCCTACGAATACTGTTACCCCAACAAATACTCCAACAAATACACCTACTAATACAGTTACACCAACTAACACACCTACTAATACAGTTACACCAACCAACACCCCAACCAAGACTGTTACACCTACCTTAACTCCTACAAACACCCCAACCAATACTCCAACAAACACTGTTACGCCTACTAATACCCCGACTAATACGGTAACTCCTACAAATACCCCAACCAATACCCCAACAAATACCGTTACTCCAACTAATACACCAACAAAAACTGTTACACCAACTCTAACCCCAACAAATACTCCAACCAACACACCAACTAATACGGTTACCCCAACAAATACTGTTACCCCCACAAATACTCCAACCAAGACTGTCACCCCTACCAATACTCCTACAAACACCCCAACCAATACGGTAACTCCTACAAATACCCCAACCAATACTCCAACAAACACTGTTACGCCTACTAATACTCCGACTAATACAGTTACACCAACTCAGACACCTACTAATACACCAACAAAGACAGTTACACCAACTTTAACACCGACCAATACAGTTACACCTACATTGAGTCCTACAAATACTCCTACCAATACAGTAACACCAACAAATACACCAACTAACACCCCAACAAATACCGTTACACCAACGAATACACCAACTAACACTCCGACTAACACTGTAACCCCAACTAATACCGTAACCCCAACAAGAACACCAGCAGCTACTGTTAGTCCAACAAATACTCCAACAAATACTCCTACGAATACTGTTACACCAACCAATACACCTACCAATACACCTACTAATACTGTTACACCAACCAACACACCAACTAAAACGGTTACACCTACGTTCACACCAACCAATACAGTAACTCCGACTAACACACCCACAAACACCCCAACCAATACCGTTACACCAACCAATACACCTACTAATACTCCAACCAATACTGTTACACCAACAAATACTCCTACTAATACTGTTACACCAACAAGAACACCAGCAGCTACTGTTAGTCCAACAAATACTCCAACAAATACTCCTACGAATACTGTTACACCAACCAATACACCTACCAATACACCTACTAATACTGTTACACCTACTAACACTCCAACCAAAACTGTAACACCAACCAATACTCCTACTAATACTGTTACACCCACAAACACCCCAACAAACACTCCAACAAATACAGTCACACCAACTAATACACCTACAAATACACCTACTAACACAGTCACACCCACCAACACACCGACCAATACAGTGACTCCAACAAGAACTCCGGCCGCCACTGTTAGTCCTACCCTTACACCCACAAACACCCCAACCAATACCGTTACACCAACCAATACACCAACAAGAACCGTCACACCAACTTTTACACCTACTAACACTCCAACGAATACAGTCACACCAACAAATACTCCAACCAATACGCCGACTAATACTGTTACACCAACCAATACCCCAACCAATACTGTTACTCCAACAAGAACTCCGGCAGCCACTGTTAGTCCTACCCTTACACCAACCAATACCCCAACCAATACTCCAACAAATACAGTAACACCAACCAACACTGTCACACCGACCAATACTCCTACTAATACACCAACAAAAACTGTTACACCAACTTTTACACCAACCAATACTCCAACCAATACTGTAACACCAACCAATACTCCTACAAACACCCCAACAAACACCGTTACTCCTACCAATACTCCTACCAATACTGTAACTCCTACGAGAACACCAGCGGCTACTGTTAGTCCAACATTAACACCGACTAACACACCAACAAACACACCTACTAATACTGTTACTCCAACAAATACAGTTACACCGACCAACACCCCTACTAACACCCCAACCAACACTGTTACTCCAACCAACACCCCAACTAATACTCCAACAAATACGGTAACTCCAACCAATACCCCTACTAATACCGTAACCCCGACAAGAACACCAGCTGCCACTGTTAGTCCAACCTTAACTCCAACTAATACTCCAACCAACACTCCAACTAATACAGTCACCCCTACGAATACAGTTACACCTACCAATACACCAACAAGAACAGTTACACCAACTTTAACTCCAACTAATACACCAACCAACACTGTAACACCAACTAACACCCCAACTAATACTCCAACAAATACGGTAACTCCAACAAATACCCCAACAAATACTGTTACACCAACAAGAACACCAGCGGCTACTGTTAGTCCAACATTAACACCAACAAATACACCTACCAATACCCCAACGAACACAGTAACCCCCACAAATACTGTTACCCCAACCAATACCCCAACAAGAACTCCAGCAGCCACTGTTAGTCCTACGGTAACTCCAACAAATACCCCAACAAATACTGTTACACCAACAAGAACACCGGCTGCCACAGTTAGTCCAACCGTAACACCAACTAACACTCCAACAAATACTGTTACACCAACATTGACACCAACCAAAACAGTAACCCCAACGGCTAGTCCTCAGTATGTTGCTGCTAGATTTGAATCATGTTGTCCTGGTGACACCAATGTTTATTATGGTCAAGTACCATTAGGTACATTGTTAGGTACGGTATTTTATTTACAAGACATTCAGTTATGTGCAACGTATGTGCAACAGGTAGGACCTGGAGGTACGATTTACACTACTGTTCAGACAAGTTGTGCACAATGTTTAGGAGAAACTCTAAATTTTTGTCCATCACCAACCCCGACACCAACACCAACCAGAACTGTTACACCTACGAATACGGTAACCCCTACCAATACACCAACAAGAACAGTTACACCAACTCTCACACCAACCAATACCCCAACAAATACTGTTACTCCAACAAGAACTCCAGCCGCCACTGTTAGCCCTACGGTAACCCCTACCAATACACCAACAAGAACAGTTACACCAACTTTAACCCCGACTAACACCCCAACCAATAGTGTTACTCCTACGAGAACACCATCCGTAACCCCTACCAATACACCAACAAAAACAGTTACACCAACTTTAACTCCTACATTAACACCAACAAGCACAGTAACACCATCACCATCCTTACAGGTTGGTTATGTTTATTTATTACCATGTTGTGATGGTGGTATTTTAGGTAATACTATTTCTTATTTAAGTATAACAACTAATTTGACCTATGTTCAAAGCGGTATTTCACAAGGTCAAACTATTGTTATAAATGGATGTTGTTATTTTGTTGAAGGTTATAGTCAAACCTACTCACCACCAAACTTTAGTGGGGTTGACGGGTATTATCCACCATCATCATTTAGTGTTGATACATGTGAAACATGTATTGGAGCTAACCCATGCGCCACTTGGATTTTCGATTTACAAAGATGTGGATGTTGTGGTACAACAGGACAATATACAATTCAATTTGGTTGTCAAAATGGATTTAACCCAAATCTTTTAGTAAACCGTTATATATCAATTAATGGTTGTTGTTATTTTGTTACAAACTCAGTCGGACCAGGAGTACCTGGTTCCGCAATCACTGCGTATGGTACATACAATACATGTACTGAATGTGAAACTTATCACCCTTGTCCTTCACCAACCCCAACAGTTACACCAACAGTTACACCAACTTTAACCCCAACAAAAACACCGACAAATACACCAACAAGGACAGTTACTCCAACTTTAACACCAACCAATACTCCTACAAATACACCAACCAAGACTGTAACTCCAACCTTTACCCCTACAAATACACCAACCAAGACTGTAACTCCAACCTTTACCCCTACAAATACTCCAACCAAGACTGTAACTCCAACCTTTACCCCTACAAATACTCCAACAAGGACAGTTACTCCAACTTTAACACCAACCAATACTCCTACAAATACACCAACCAAGACTGTAACTCCAACAAACACTCCAACAAACACTCCAACACCATCTCCGGTTTCAAATCCGTCATCAACCCCAACCCCAACTCCAACTCCGACCCCAACCCCAACTCCACCATGTGTTTGTGAGTCATATATTATTACAGGATTAGGACCTGGTAATATAGTTAACTATACCACTTGTTGCGGTGGAGGAACACCCACAGAAATACTTGACCCAAATGTGTACCCAGCAAGTGGTACAATTGAGATATGTTCATGTAGTATTCCAAGTGTATTAGGTCCTTATGGTGGGGAGATAACGTATGATGGTGCTTGTGGTGATTGTTTGTGTACAGACTTTTTTGTTGATATTAATGATTTAACAGCCTCAGATGATAATCAAGTATACTTTGCATACCAATGTTGTGATGGTACATTCACAACACAAGGTTATAACGCCCCTGGTAATTATAGCGTTTGTCTTATGAGAGTGACAAATGTGTTTATATTGTTTAGAGGAAACTTCGTACCACCAATATATACTTCGCAATATACATACGGTACTGGTTGTGGTGATTATTGTAACACATTTTGTGGAGAAGCATGTTAATGATAAAATAATGATTTAAGTATTTATAGAAAGAATAGTAATAAATGCCAGCACAAATAATAACATTTCAAAATTGTTTAGACCCAGCGTCATACTATGATTTTGTCGTCGATGACAGTTTAGTATTATCGGGTGACACGATTTTTGCTGATTACCAATGTTGGTCTTCAACAGGAAATGTCGGAGGTGGACCGTCAGGTACGGTTATTTTTAGTGGTTATACAACCTGTGAACAATGTAACGACGATTTTAATGGGTGGCAATTTGAACATTGCCAAATACCAGGGGCATTTGTTTACTTTGGTTTAAAAAATTCAGAAGTTAATCAGTATTTCCAAAGTACAGGTGCAACAATTTCTTATGATGGTACATGTTACAACTATACAGGAGTTTATGAACAAGGCACTGGTAGCACCACTTACAATTATACTGTTGCACAATTAATTTCTGAAAATGCTCTTTTTACAAATTGTATTGACTGTTTAACACCACCAAGTCCAACTCCTACCCCTACTCCAACACCCACACCAACTTTATGTTACTCAGGTATAACCGATTCACCAAATTGGTATTATACGGACTGTTGTGGTGTATATCATAGTGGTTCATTTTCACCAACATATGTTTGTTACGACCCGAGTTACCCATATGCAGGGATATCTTTCAATGGTTTCTGTACTGTAGTTTGTCCGAGTGTGACCCCAACTCCAACACCCACATTAACACAAACTCCTTCCGAAACTCCTTCCGAAACCCCAACCCCAACAAATACTGTAACTCCAACAAAAACTCCAAGTCTAACTCCGACACCTTCGGTTACACCAACAAATACACCCACAAATACACCGTCAAGTACGTTAGGTTCGACACCTTCGGTTACACCAACAAATACACCCACAAATACCCCTTCATTAACACCTTCGGTAACTGTTAGTGTAACACCCACAGTAACCCCATCACCTTCACTAGTACCTACAGGATGTACTCAATATACATTCTCATTACACCCAATTTATTTTTTAACGCAAGCCGGACCTTATAATATTTCGGGAACAACAACAGGAGGAACTATAGTATTAATTGCAACTGGTGTGACAACATCTCAATTATTATCTGGGTATACCGCACTTGTGTGTTATTCAATAACAACATTTACAGTTCAAAGTACTGGTACGTGTACTAATTCTGTGAATTTTACATTACCTGTACCTATTGTATCTCCAACCCCGACCCCAACAAAAACCCCAACACCAAGTCCATCCGGTAATCCAGTTGCGACCCCAAGTGTAACACCTACTAATACCGTAACCCCGACCCTGACCCCAACACCATCAGGTGGTTGTAGTGATTCAGTTAGAAATACTCTTGCCGCAACGAATTCATATTCTGCCGTTGGTAGACAAGGTATGGTTTATTCATCATCAAATAACAAAGCATACGTTCTAAACGCATCAAGTGTTGTACAATCTTTTGTCCCAAATTCAACAAGTTTAACAAATGAATTTACATGGTCAGGAAGTAGTTTATTATTAGGATATAACTCAACTAACAACAAATTATACAGTTGGGAATCATCATTTCCTGTTAAAATGTTAATAAGAAATTTAAACACAAACACAACATCGTCAATATCAATTTCGGGAATAACATCAGGTTTAGGAAAAATTGAATATAATTCTGTTTTAAATAAAATTTATGCATTTAGTCAAACAGGTGGAAATTTTTCAGTTTCACAAATTAGTGTCATAGATGGTTCAACAGATACTTTTACAAACCAAATTACAGGTATAACTTTATCAAACCCTGAAGCGACTGTTTACAATCCTAATAATAATAAATTATATTTCGCTCAGAGTGGTAGAATATATTCTTGTTCTGGTAATACTATTTCGTTAGATGGTACATCACTACCAATCACCTCAGCAAGTTTAATTGCTTTGGATGTGACGAACAATATTATTTATTTAGTTAGTGCGTCTACGGTATACAAAATAGATGTTGCAACAAACACCACACTTACTTTAAATTCAATATCGGGAGCAACTTGGATTTTTGGCTCAACAAGGTCTATGATATATAATCCTGATAACGGTAAATTATATATTAGCAGATATTCAACATTGTCAGATGGATTCTTAGGTGTTCTAGACCCGACAACAGGTATATTTAGTGAAATTATTGGTGACGGTATTTCTAAACCTTTGTATGTACCGACAAATACAATATATGGTATAAATGATAATGCTCTATACGAAATTTGTGGTTCATCCTTGGTAGCGGTTTCCCCAACCCCAACCCCTACTTTAACTAAAACCCCAACCCCAACTAAAACTCCATCAGTTACACCAACACCTAGTCCGACATATCAAGAATGGAATATGGTTGGATGTACAAATTACTGTAGTGGGGTTGTGTTGTGTTCAGGTTCGTATAGTGTAACATTATACACATTACCAAATGTGGTCAATATTTATGATTCAGGTGTTACCATCTACACGAATAATAACTTAACAACAACATTTGATGGGTTTTTTCAAATTGGAAGTGTAATTTATGAAGTAGTTTCTGGTTCGGTAACTACTCAGTATACAATTGGTGATGGATGTTAAAATAACTTTACTATAAAATAGGATTTTTTATATTTATCAAATATAGAAATCAATAATTAAAAAATGGGATTAAATGTTCGTTTATACAATATAATCAATGATGGTACGTACTCAATTAGATACAAGTCCGGTGATAGCCCGTATCCTGAAACGAACAATTCAACATTTACACTTTACGCAACAGGTTTAACTCTTACAGCTGTTACAATTACAAACTTAAGTTTTAATACTCAATATTGGGTTAAAATGACAGACGACACTACAGGTCGTTATATAATTAAAAATATTTACACTCACGATAGTAAAGCGTTTCCTTGTTATGATACACTATGTTTTAGTGTTGAGGTACAGTGTGACCCACCAATAAGTCCAACTCCAACACCTACAGTTACAAGAACCCCAACCCCAACACCTACAGTTACAAAAACACCAACAGTTACCGCTACACCATCTAAGACACCGAACGCTTCAATTACACCAACCCCTACTCCAACAAAAACTCCTGGTTTATCACCAACCCCAACAGTTACCAAGACTCCAACTCCTACTCCAACACAAAACACCCCTTCATCATATTGTTTATGGTACAGTATTGAAACGATAGATGAAAATATACAATATGAAGTTACTTGGACACTAAAAGATAATTTAGGTAGTGTAACAACCGCCACTTCAAATATCCCAATTACTTTTTATAAGGTTAATAGTTCAGGGGTGGTAATTGCGGTATACACATCACCACAATGGCAAATATTCATTGGTTCATCACAGGATAGTGGAAATATTACACTCAATCCAAGTGCTGGTGAATACTTAGTTGCACAAACCGGTTTAAGTGGAACCATAACAGACCCTAACTATTGTGGTATTGCATTTATAGATTGTGATTTAAATCCCGATTATTGTAATTAAACATTGAATTTATATTTATGAAATAATGCCGTCATTAGTAACATACTCAGTAACAATATCAAATTTTTCAGGACAAACACCTTGTAACGGGTACTATATCTACACAGGGTTAACACATAATATTGATGATGCAAATTATATCAATGGGGTTGAAGTTTTAATTCCAATATCAACGGGATATACGTTTAATATAAGTTTATTGGATAACATACCACAAATTTTTGTATTTGTGGAACACTGTGACGGACACATAAACCCTGTACCATCATCGGTACCAAAATTGCAAGGTGGTTATCAATTAGCATTAGTTGATTTAAGATGTAGTGATTGTTACTACCCATGTGCATTTAATGTTAATGTTGTTCAAATAACGTAATAAATGGCTTGTCAATTATATAACGTCACAATAAGTTCATTGGATACCGGTAATGCCACCGGTAACACTAACCCTGTTAATAATGGTAAGGTGTATGTTGCTTATTACAACTGTAATGGTGTACTTACAACAACAAGTTTTTCAAATGGTAGTTATACTATTTGTACCGACATACAAAATGGATTACCTAGTTTATATTATTTTAAAAACGATTCTCCATTAACCGCATCGAATAGTACTGCAAATGATAGTGGTTCACAATGTCAAGAAACCACTTTTTTTGAAAAATGTTGTGAACAAGGAGGCACTATTTATGAAGTACAAAGTGGATTAAATTATATAGTAGGTAGTGTATACACTGACAATACGGATTGTTATATTGCGGTTGCGTCGGGCCCTTCAACCGCAACAGTTGACGACACTGGGACGTGGGTTTCACAACCAAGTTGTACAGCTGGTGAGTGTCCATCATGTCCTTCACCAACCCCGACACCAACTCCAACAGAAACACCCACAGAAACCCCAACTCCAACAGAAACACCCACAGAAACCCCAACCCCAACACCTTCAGAAACACCCACAGAAACCCCAACCCCAACTCCAACACTTACTAAAACAGTTACACCCACACCAACTAACACTGTAACACCAACACTATCCCCCACCCCAACACCAACACCATCAATATGTACGGATTGTGTGTGTAAACAAATCATAAGTGAAGATGGAAATACAATTACATATTCATATACTGATTGTTATGGTTTGCTTCAAACTTCCGGAACCATCGCACCTTTTGCTACGGTTTATCAATGTGTATGTTTTGACAATCAAACAATTACATTCAGTGACCCAACTAATATAGTTGTGAATCCTAATGGTGGTTGTGAGGACTACCAAAATTGTGACTCACTACCGGTCCCAACACCTACATTAACTAGTACTCCGACAGTCACACCTACAGTCACTCCTGAACCAACAAGTTCACCAGCTTCAACTGTATCTGTCACACCAACAGTAACACCAACAGTAACACCAACAAGTTCGCCGGTTTCAACTGTATCTGTCACACCAACAGTAACTCCTACAAATACAGTTACACCTACAGTCACAACTTCACCTGGCGGTTCACCTACACCAACCAATACATCAACTCCCACAAATACAGTTACACCTACAGTTACTTCATCACCAGGCGATTCACCTACACCCACACCAACTACCTCACCATCAGTAACTCCAACCAATACATCAACCCCTACAAATACAGTTACACCTACAGTTACTTCATCACCAGGAGGTTCGCCCACACCAACTACTTCACCATCGGCAACACCCTCTAATACACCAAGTGAAACACCTTCAACAACTCCGTCTTTAACACCGACAGTTACACTTACAGTAACATCAACACCGACTCTAACACCTAGCGTTACACCATCAGTTACATCAACACCTGGTGGTTCGCCAACCCCAACACCCACCAACACCCCAACAAAAACCCCTACACCTACTGTTACACCTTCAGGTTGTGTAAACGATTTGGTCACCCCAAAAGGCGTTAAGATTTCATTTAATTCCGGTTCTAATTATACAAATTGTACGGTCTATACCGGATTAACTTCAACTAACATAACAGGTATAACTTCATGTACAAGTATGTCCACAGGAGATATTTGTGATATTACAGGTATAGACCCAACATTAATGGAGATATATGTTAGAATTGATTGTGAAGGTTGTTGTGAACAAGTTTTTAGAGTTAATTTGGATGATTGTTGTGATAGTTCGTCGACACCGATATCATCACCCACCCCAACAGTAACACCGACTCAGAGTGCGACTCCTACGAATACACCAACACTTACCCCAACACCAACTGTTAGTAGTACACCATCAACAGGGTATACTTGTAACGATAGCGTTTATGTCCCCTCGACAGTGAACGGTGTTTCTATAACATCAACATATAGTGGTAGTGTTACCGAAAATACATCTGGATACACGTCATCCTGTGTTGGTGACACTATTGTAATGACCGACTATCATAACTTTTTAGGAAATTCAGGACCTTTCTCATATAGATACAATTTTAGTTCACCAGTAAATGATTTAGTTGTTTTTATAACCGGTATGGGTGGTACTAGTGATGAAGATTTCACATTTACAACAAATACAGGTACCCCCACAATATCTTCACCGTTAAGTTGTTATGTAACAATAACAGGTAACACAATTATTGGTGGCTCAACCGCACCACTTTTTGTCAATGGTGGTGGAAAATTCATAATAACAAATTCAACACCATTTATCTCGATGACCATATCAGGTAATGGTGGTGCCTCAGGTTCTAGGGTGGGTATTTGCTCCGATTCAATCATACCACTTGTAACACCCACACCCACCAATACTTTAACACCAACACCGACCGTAACCCCAACGAATACTGTAACACCTACTAATACAGTAACTCCAACAATTACAACATCACCCGGTGGTTCGCCCACATCAACACCAACAATAACACCTACTAATACAGTTACACCAACTGAAACTGTAACACCAACACCGACCGTAACCCCAACGAATACTGTAACACCTACTAATACAGTTACACCAACTGAAACTGTAACACCAACACCGACCGTGACTTCTACCAATACAGTAACACCAACAAATACCCCAACACCAACACTCACCCCAACCAGTTCGGCTACTCCATGTGACATACTATGGGAATTCGATGGAGGAACGACAGGAACAGGAGGTCATACCACATTTAGTTATACTGACTGTACCGGTACCCTTCAATTTATTACTGTTGGGAATGGTACAACTGAGACATACTGTGGTTATTTAACACCAACACCTCAAGTTACGAATGATGGTGACGGTACTTTTACAAGCACTGGAACATGTAATTAAAATTGATTATCTCAACTAAAGTATTTATATTATAACCATGAGTTTTTTAAGTAATAATAATTCAGAATTTTTATCAGTTAGAATCACCCAAAAGGGTAGAAATTCTATTGCAAAAGGTAGTTTTAACATCGCATATTTTCAAATTGGGGATTCTGAATTTGATTACACATCACCGTTTGATAATTTTACAGGATTAAACTCACAACCATTTCAAATGGTCTTTGCACCCTTTGATAAAGAAGGGGGTGTAAAATATCCCTATAAATTAGATAGTAGTAACACGGGTTCTACGGTTTATGGTATTCCCGTACAATCTTCAACCACCGATACTTTAAGAAACGTTATGGGTCCTGCCGGTTTTGTAACCGAGTATATTGATTATGATAGTAGTAATTGTACAGGAACGAGTGTTGAGTGTGAAACTCAACAAATATCATTATCCGCGATGACAGGTGATAATAGTGTGACCGTATTAACAGGTGCTAGTTTTAATGACTGTGAGTATATTACAATAGTTTATGGTGGATTTTGTGGTAATGACCCAAATCATCCTGTAATCACTGGTGAAACAAACAGTTTAACATATAAAATTACAGGTGTAACAGGAAATACACTTTATCTTGATAGAGCGACACCTAATTTTTCAGGATGTACAGGTCCCGCTCAAGTGGTATGTAATTCTTGTGAAAATGAATATCCTGTAAGTGTAACATATAATCCAAACTGTAAACCCGCGGAAATTGACCCAACACAACAATTAAATTCATGGACCATGAATGTCGTTTGGGGTATGAAACCAATCGGTTTTGACGTTAATGGTGTGGACGAAAACATAACAGGTTTTACATCAAACAAACACGTATCAACTAAACAATTTTTAGGTTATACAACATCAAGTGGTCAAACATTTACAACAAGTTCAGGTACCACGGTAACTAACCCCACTTCTTATAAAAATTCATATAATGAAGTGATTGAAGTTACTCCTGAGGAACAAAGATGTATTGCTGTAATCCATTATTCAGAACTCGGAGATTTAAAAAATGACCCTGAAAGATTCTATAAGTACGACGATTATATAAGCACAAATAATACGGAATCTCAAGCATTGTTAGAAGACTCAATTGGTAACACGATAACAGATTTAGAATATTTTGAAGTATATATCCCATTTATTCAATACCATAGAAATACTGGTACAACAATAGGTGCTTTACTTACTATGGACACAACAGATTACTTTGTTAGTTCGAAGAAAAACGCATACCAAAAAATCAAGTACAGATATCTATTAGATGAGATTGGAAATAGAGTTGGTAAAATTTTCGTAAACAATAAAGTAGTTGTCATTGACGACCAAGAGTTGGTTGCTGTTATGGATTATAAATCTAACAGAAAGTACACACTACCTTCACCAAAAATAAACTTATTACCAAGTGATTTACCAGCCGCACAATCTTTTTATTCTGGTTCAACTGAACAGACTATATGGTTAACATACATGTTAAACTACACGGGTGATACCCAAATGAATGGATTACCTTGTAACTACTATACTAAATTCGAAACAACAACAGGTAGTACCTATTATACAACTCCCTGTCAGTTATATGTCAAGTTCGCAAATGGTTATTTCACAGATATGGTAACAGGTAGTACTTGTAATTTTAAAAATGGGTTTATAGCTAATCAGTTCCAATTATTAATTCAAGTTACCAATTATGGTGATTTACCTGAACCAAATCTTTGGAAATTATTGGATATGACTCAATATATACCAAATCATACTGTTGGTAACACAATTAACCCTGCGAACTTAGTTGATTATTCATTTCAAGTTACTTTTGACATGTACGATAATGATACTACAATATTTGATTTAGAATCTTATATTGGTGAGATACCAAATCAACCATCAACAGCACCACAGTTTGGTGATGAACAACCTTTTCCTGGTAGTATTAAATTGGTAAGAGCAACGGATATTGAGAAAATGAATTTCTTGGTGAACTTACCGGCTAGTCAATTTAATGTTACACAAAATCCAACGTATACTACAGGTCAAGATAAGAGAATTACAGAAGTTGCTTTATTGAACGAAAATAAAGAAGTGTTGGCAATAGGTAAGACCGCCAATCCTGTAAAAAGAAGCGGAACACAAGTATTCGCAATAAAAATAGATTTCTAACTCTTTACAATTTAAATGATATCTCATATAATTTTTATATGAGTATAAAATTTAAGAATGCACCCAAAATTTTGGGATTAGACATTTCAACCAAGACCATCGGATGGGCGCTATTTGATGTTAATTCTTCGCGACTTTTAGAATTGACACACTTTTCTCCTAAAATAAAACCTCAACCTGAAGATAAGATTGAGGAACTTCTAAAGAAGGCACAGGCGTTTAAAAAACATTTAGAAGATTATAAAGATGTGGGGATAACACGAGTTGTTATTGAGGAACCACTATTAAATTCAAATAACATTTACACTGTTGGAACATTATTGAGATACAACACAATGATTCTCAAATCGTGTTATGAGATTTTAGGTATTGTACCTACTTTCATTACCACCTACAATGCAAGAAAATATGCATTTCCAAGCTTAGTTGGTAAAAACGATAAGGGTAAGAATGTTTTATTTGGTGGTTTACCTAAAGATATAGACAAGAAACACATTATATGGGAAAACGTAAATACCGTTTGTCCTGAGGTAGAGTGGTTGTATGGTAAAAACGGTCAATTGAAAAAAGAAAACTACGATATGAGTGATGCGGCAACAGCGGTGATTGGATTTGTGAACATGCAAAAATTAGGTATTTCCAATTAAAATTTGTTTTTATGAAAATGATTGTGTATACTTTGAAAAGAATTTGATTCAATAACTAATAATGTCAAGATAGCATTAGTATTTTGACATAAGGTGGGAGGTTTTGGTGTATAACCCCCACCTTTTTTTATGCGGTTTGGTTTTACAATTTTTATTTTGTATATTTTATCTATGCCATCAGTTGCCATTGAATACAAACCTGTTATTGACATCCTTGAAGATATTCTTGGTGACTGTAGAATGCACAACGAATACAAAGGACAGTTGGCGTTTGATTGTCCAGTATGTTCCCACGAAATCAAAGGATTAGACCACGGTGATGGTAAAGGTAACTTGGAAATCAATTACAAAATGTTGGTTTATAAGTGTTGGTCATGTTCTGAATTATACAATACCCATGGCTCGGTTTACAAACTCATAAAAAAATATGGAAACGAAAAACATCTAAAAAGATATGAGTTATTAAAACCTGATGAGGTAGAACTTGTGGTAAAACAATTCAAACAAGTTGAATTACCCAAAGAATTTATTGCACTTAACAATCCAAGTGACGGTGTTAAATTGACTCACCACTATAGACAAGCCATGGCGTATCTAAAAAAGAGAAACGTTACTGACAAAATAATAAGAAAACACAATATAGGGTTTGCATTCTCAGGACCATATGAGAATAGAATAATAATTCCATCTTATAATGAATGGAGACAAATCAATTACTTTGTTGCACGTTCATTTTTGTCAAAAACTAAATTAAAATATAAAAATCCTGACGTACAAAAAGAGACAATTATTTTTAATGAAAGTTTGATAGATTGGTCAAAAAAAATTTATTTAGTCGAGGGTGCGTTTGACTCTATTTTTTTAGATAATGCCGTCCCAATGTTAGGTAAGTACATAAGTGATTTACTCTTTAATAAAATATATGACCTTAGATGTGAAGTGACAATATTGTTAGATGGTGATGCGTGGGACGACGCAGAAAAATTATATCACAAATTAAATTGTGGTAAACTATTGGGTAAGATAAACATCGTGAAACTACCTAAAGACAAAGACATTGCAGATTTACAAGGAAACTTAACCGAATACAAAGAATTTAAATTAGATTAAAATGAATTTAACAGAAATAGCACAGGAAATCAGAGAGTGTGTTGAAATTAGAAAAAAGGAGTTAGAACTTACTTTTTATGAAGATGAACACATTTATTTTATGAGAGATTTAGATGGAAAACATAGAAATAATTTTCCATCCGTATCAAAAGTCATTAAAAAATTTTACATCCCATTTGATGCAGAATCTAAAGCTTACCAAATGACAGATGGTGACGAGGAAGAAACTCGTTTATTGTTAGAAAAATGGAAGAAAGCGGGTGATTACTCTACAAATTTAGGTAGTAGGGTTCATTACATGTTAGAAACTGATTTAGTTGGTAGATATGGTAATTATAAAGATGTGAGACAACCAATTTTTGAATGTGACAATCAACAAATCATGAAGAGTGACAGTATGATATCAGCGGGTAAAGATTTTTTAACCTTGATGGAAGAAAGAGGTGCGGTACTCTTAGATACTGAAATGGTGTTGGGTGACCCTGAACTAGGATATGTTGGTCAACCTGATAAATGCTGGCTGATGATGAACAAACAAAAAGACGGATTTGGAATTGTTGTTACGGATTGGAAAACAAACCAAGAAAAGAATTTTCAAATACAACCCTATACTTCAAAAATGTTACACCCTTTTGAAAACTATTATGATACCGCTCTAAGTCACTATTATGTTCAACTACCATTGTATGGTAAACTATTATTAAAAATGTTGGAAGGTAGTAAGTTTTCAGATATCAAATTATTAGGTTGTGTCATTACACATCTTAAAGATAATGGGACGTTTACGGAATACAAAGTCCCATCGGACATGACCAATTCGATTTTACAAATGGATATAAAAAAATACTTAAAATGATAAGAAAAATTATACACATATCTGATTTACACATCAGGACCTTTCAATTACATGACATGTATAAGAAACAATTCAAGATGGTAATTGACGATGCGATGAGAAGAGTGGAAGATTGTAATTACGATGAGATAAGAGTGGTCATTACTGGTGACATTGCTCATCAAAAAATTAATATCTCAAACGAACAAATGATGCTCACATCTTGGTTCCTAACACAGTTACACGAAAACATCGGACCTGTTATAATAATACCAGGAAACCATGATTTTTTAGAAAATAATGTGAGTAGATTGGATAGTATTACCCCAATTGTTGAAATGTTGAATAATGAAAATGTCAAATATTTCAAAAACAGTGGGGTATATGAGGATGAGAACATTAATTGGGTGGTTTACTCTTTATATCAACACAATCAAAAACCCGATTTTGAAAAAGAGGATAATAAATTTTATGTTGGTTTATTTCATGGACCAATACAAGGTTTGTCCACTGATTTAGGGTTCGAGTTTGAAAATGCCTACTCACCATTAAACTTTGTTGGTTTGGATTTATTACTTTGTGGTGATATCCATAAAAGACAAATGTTTGACTTACCCAACGGAGGTAAAGCTATCATGATTGGTTCTCTGATTCAACAAAATTTTGGTGAGACAGTTAATTATCACGGATACGGTGTTTATGACGTGGTAAACGATGAATACCATACTTATGATATAGAGAATGAACAACCTTTTCTACATTTCTCCATATCTGACATATTAGATATTGACAATGAATCAGAAAAACTACTTAATATTAGATAATGAATTCATAAAGTATTGTGAATTAAACAAAATTGAGAATCCTCAAGAATTTGCGGAACAAGTTTTTAAAAAAGGTTTCAATATTGTAAAGTACGGTGAAGTACCATTTGGATTTTCATCTGGTGAAAAGATAGTAGAGAAGGAAGTAATCAAAGAAATTATTAAAGAGATTCCCGTAGATAGGATAATTGAAAAACCAATTGAAATTATTCGAGAAGTTATTAAAGAGGTACCTGTTGAAGTTATTAAAGAGGTACCGGTGGAGATAAAAGGGGATACTCAGATTGTAGTAAGAGAGGTTATAAAAGAAGTCCCAATTGAAAAGATTATTGAGGTAAAAAATGACGAAGAATTAAACACTTTAAAAGTTGAAAATGAGAAATTAAAGTCTGAATTGGAAAGTCTAACAAAATCATTAGAGGGTCTCGGCAGAAAGGGTAAATTTATGAAGGACAGTAACCTCTCATCTTTATATGGTGAATAATTTTTTTATTGATTTTTTTTTCATATATTTTATAAAATACATTCAAACATGACAAACATTTTTATTTGGATTATGGCAGCATATGGAATGAGCACTATAATCGTTTACGGTTCTATTTTTGACTCTGTAAGAGATTCCATACATAATTGGGCCAAAAATGAATACGCTCCTTTACAAGGAGTTGGAAATTTTATTTCAGGATTGATTAGTTGTATGTTATGTACATCAACATGGGTTGGATTCTTCTTTTCAATCTGTCTCGGGGGAATGACAACTCATTTTGGTATTCATTGGTTACCATCTATTTTCTTTGACGGTATGTTTACCGCGGGAAGTGTATGGGCTATAAATGGAATAGTTGAATTCTTTGAAGAAAGTAGATTCAATAAATAAACCCTGACGGGATGTTCAAAAATTTTAAATGGGTTACATAAAAAGAAGTTTTGATGACACTGAAGTAAGAAATTTTGCTAAAATTTTCATTAAAGAAGTTTTTAACATTTTGTTCGAGTCACATCCTAATTCAAAAGCAATTGATTTAATTTGTGTTGACGATAATTCATTTGGTGTGGAGTTGGAAAGAGGGGGTTGGATTGGTGATTTTTGGGAGAATGAATATTCCTTGATTAGTGGTTATGATTTTAGGACTGTTAATATTCCAATACGGAAGGTAAAGTATTGGTACGATAAAGTAGGTGATACTATAACCCCAAACAAAAATAAGCATTGGTTTATTAGAACAAACAGAGATTTTACTCAAGTTATATTAATAAAACCAACCACAATTAAGAATAAAGACAAAATACTTTTCACAGAATTCAAACCAAACAATAGTGAAGAGATAGAAAAATGGATGTCATTTAAAAAAGAACACGTTCAAACCTATAACTTAAAGAAGAACAAATGGACACTACAAAGAAAGAAGTAACCAATCTTAAAAATCCCTACATTAAAGTTACATGGCAGGATACACATGAGAACTTCACCTCTGAAAAACTCAATAGAGTTAAATCATATTTTCAAAAGAAATACAACACAAAGTACGTTCAAATTATAACTAAAGTTATATCCAATGATGACCAAACAAAATTAGCGTCATTAGACATAACAGAAAATATTTCTGATTTTCAGTACCAAAAAACTTTGATGAAAGATTTCGTTGAGGAGAATGAAATCAATATATCATTAGAAAGACTTAATAATCTTGACAATAAAGTAAATGAAGAATTCATCCGTAAAAACGGTGATAGAATCAAATACACTAAATGGTATATCAAAAAGGTTGAATTTTCAAATTTCCTGTCCTATGGGGGAAACAATGAGATTGATTTTACCATATTACCCGGCATCACAGTTGTAGAATCTACACCCAAAAATTTTGGTGGTAAGTCAACTGCAACAGTTGATTTAATGATGTTTTTATTTTTTAATAAAACCACAAAAACTAAAACCAATTCAGAAATTTTCAATAGGTTCAGTAACAATGACGAAGTAAAAGTTAAGGGATACATAACCATAGACAATGAGGACTACATTATTGAGAGAATAAGCTCACGTAAGAAAACAAAAAGTGGTGATTATACCGTCACAAATAAATTGGATTTTTATAAAAAAAATCAAGATGGTACGATTGAAAATTTAACAGGTGAACAACGTAGAGAAACTGAAGATTTTATAACAAAGGCAATCGGCACAGAGGAAGATTTTCTATCAACAATATTAACAACTGGAAATAATTTAGAAGAACTCATTGAATCAAAACCTACTGCAAGAGGTTTAATACTTACAAAGTTTTTAGGTTTAGAAATTCTTAAAGAAAAAGAAGAAATCTGTAAAACAATTCAAAGTGAATGGAGTAAAAAATTGATTTCCAATAATCATAATATGAATGATTTGGAAACAGAGATTACTTCTTTTCAAGAAGGTATCGATGAAAACAAATCAGAAATATCTAGATTAGAAATTGAAACAACAAAAACTCAGTCAACCTTAAAAAATGCGGAAAATAAAAGAGATGATTTGTTGTCAAAAAGAAACACAGATATTGACCAAGATTTAATTCGTACCAATACAAGTCAAATAAAGGTTGATATTAGTAATTTGGAAAAACAAAAACAAGTTTCAATTACTAACGCCGATTCTGTTAATGTAAAAGAACCTTCACAGTTTTATCTTGAGGAAAATCATTTGTTACTAAAAGATGAAATGAATGGAATAGTTGTGGAAGGTAGAGTAAATGCTGACTCCATTAAACGAAACGAAGAACTAATAAAACAATTAGAGGAAGGACAAATATGTCCGACCTGTAAAAGAGCATTAGCTGAGGTTGACCACACTGATGAAATAAATAAATTAAAAGAATTGGTCGAATCAATTAGGAAAATTCAAACAGATAATCGTAAGAAGTATGATGAATTAACTGAAAAGGAAAAGGTCTTTATTGATTTGAAAAAAGAGTACGATGGGTACGAAAAAAACAAAATTAAAAAGACAAGGTATGAGTTGGAGGTCGAGCAGAAAAAAATAGAAATTGAAAAGTTACAAACAAAACTTGATAACTATGACCGCAACAAACAAAAGTTAGAAGAGAATCAAAGAATAGATGCTGAAATTGTGGGTTTAAAGTCTCAAATTGAAACCCTCAATGCAAATCTAAGAAGTTATGGCACTACTATTGAAAGATTAAAAAATCAGAATCAAACTTTAACTGAAAAAATTGAAACTAATAAGGATTTAATTAGAAAGATAAAAGTTGAAAATGAAACTCAATCTATCTTCAAGGTTTACCTAACCGTTTTCGGTAAGAATGGAATCTCAAAGGTTATTTTAAAAAATATGGTCCCACTAATTAACCAAGAGTTGTACAGACTTTTAGTTGATAGTTGTCACTTTATTTTAGAATTGAACATCAACGAGAGAAACGAGGTTGAATTTATAATGATTGATACTGAAACTAGAGTAGTAAAACCACTCGTTAGTGGTTCGGGTTATGAAAGAACTATTTCATCACTTGCCCTTCGAAGCGTATTAACCAAGATATCGTCATTACCCAAACCAAATATTGTTGTAATGGATGAAGTATTTGGTAAAATTGCGGATGAGAATTTGGAAATGGTGGGAGAGTTCTTCAAAAAAATTAAAGATTATTTTGAACACATATTTGTTATTTCCCATAACCCATTAATTAGAAACTGGTCGGACAATTTGGTTATGGTCAAAAAAGATAACAACATTAGTTCAATTGATTTTATCACACCAAAAATTTCTTAATATCACTTTTTTTTCTTAGATTTAAAAAAAATAATTCACATGAACAGTAAACTATATAAAGACTTCGGACTATTCGCTAAGGACAAAGGGATTAGCGGTTTAAATTTACATCACTACAACAAACAAGTTGAAGACAGTTTAACTCCATACATATTGGAAGAGAGACAAATGAACGTAACCGTGATGGATGTATTCTCACGATTGATGATGGAAAGAATCATATGGGTTGCGGGTGTTGTAAACGATAACATGTCGACAGTGGTTCAAGCTCAACTTATGTTTTTAGACAGTATCGATAATACTGATATCACAATGCACATTGATAGTCCTGGTGGTTCTGTAAAAAGTGGATTATCAATGGTGGATGTAATGGATTATATCAACTCGGATATTCGTACAATCAACACTGGAATGGCAGCATCTATGGGTTCGGTTTTACTTGGTGCGGGTACAAAAGGTAAGAGATGTTCACTAAGATTCAGTAGAACAATGTTACATCAGTCTTCAGGAGGTTTTGAAGGTAATATTCAGGATGCTAAGATTAATATGAAAGAATGGGAAAAATTAAATAAAATTCTATTTGACCTATTGGGTGAATATTGTAACAAACCATCCGAAGTTGTCATGGAGGATGCGTCGAGAGATTTGTGGTTATCATCAGAAGATGCGTTGAGTTATGGCATTATCGATGAGATAATTAGAAAGAAAAAATAATTATTATTAATATTTATATCATATGGACGAAAGACTTTTAAACGCAAAAGAAAATACAAATAAAATTGCAGGTTTTCTTGCAAAGAACTATAAAACCGTTTTAATGGTTGTGTTCGGGTTGTTCGTTCTGTATTGGATGATTTTCATTTTAACACCTCGAGTGGGTATGTCACCTGAAGATAAGGCGAAGATTGATTCTTTGAATGTTGTAATTAATAACATGTATAAAGAACAAGAAATGTTAGACGATAAAATCGACAACATCAATAAAGAAATTGGAGAAGTTGATAATAGTATCGATAAAATTAAAAATCAAAAAACAATAGTAAAGGAAGTATATCATGAAAAAATTAATCGTGTTTCTAATTTTACTGAGCCAGAGCTTGATAGCTTTTTCTCAGACAGATACAAATAATAAAAATCGAACCCCCGAACCAGTAAAATGTTTACCGGTTTCTACATTTAAGTCAATTGCTAAAGACTTATTAAGAGGTGATTCTGCGATTGCTGAATTGAAATTATCAAATGAACAAATCACAAAATTAGAGGAAAAGGTTTCACTGAAAGATAGTGTAATTGTTACCATGCAGAAGAAAGAGGAAAATTATTTAACAATAATTAAATCTCAAGACGAAAAATATCAAATTTTAGAAAATCACACAAAAAATTTAGAATTACAGTTGAAGAAAGAAAAGGTGAAAAATAAGTTCAAAACCATCGTTGGGGGTGGACTTATTGCAATTTTATCCGTATTTTTAATCGTACAGTAATTTATTTGAATGAAGACATATCTTTTATTTTTATTCGCGAATTTCGAAGACCACGAAGACATTGAATTTTTTTGTTTGGAAGTTCTTGGAGTTAGTCCAAAAATTGCCAAGGTTAGGTTTGTTATTGAAGATACGTCTAAAAGTATAATAGTTATATTTGAATCCGAATCAAATAGAAAAGAGCTCTCTGAAGAACTTCACAATATTATTTCTATGGAGGATGTGAAATTTTACTTCCTCTTCGAAAGAGAAAGTATATATAGTGCCAATTTACCTATACAGATGAAGGACTTTATGTTTAAGCCAAGTGAAGAATATAGTTCATTAAGGTTAGAATATAATAAAAAAGAAAACACCGAGAACCCTAACGAAACAATGGACCTTGATAATATTTTAGAGAAAATTGAACAGGAGGGGATAGACAGTTTGACTCCTGACGAAAAAAAATTCTTGGATGGCTTCCAAAATTGATTTTTTTTACATATTTTTACCCATGAACCACAAACCGAACATTCATGGCCAAAACATTACTAATCAACACTGAAGAAATTCAGAACTACATCAAAGACATCCGAAAGATTAAGGTAATTACTCACCAAAGACAGGATGAAGTCTTCGAACTCTTAAAAAATAAAGACCTACCTAAGAAGGAAAGAGTCGATTTGTTAAACGAACTCGTAGTGGGTAATCTACGTTTTGTAATCACCGTCGCTAAATCATATCAAAACAATGGTATGGATTTAATTGATTTAATATCCGAAGGTAATATCGGTCTCATACGAGCCGCCGAAAGATTTGACCCTAACAGTGGTTACAAATTTATTTCATATGCTGTTTGGTGGATTAAACAATCTATTATGGCTTCTCTAAACGAGAATTCAAGGATGATAAGACTGCCGTCAAACATTATTCAGGAAAATCAAAAAAGAAAGAAAAATGAACAGTTAAATGTTGATGACCCTTTCTTTATCAATTATGAAGATAATGGGGCAGAAATAGTACTACCTCATTGTGTAAACTTGAATGATGAAATAAATGAAGAGGGAGACCAATTAATCGATACCATCATTAATGTCAACGCTGATAACCCTGAAGACATTTTAAATACGTCTGAAGAAATTAAAAAAAGAGTTTCTCAAATGCTTTCAATCCTTGACGATAGAGAAAAGGTCATTATTGAAAAGTCTTATGGGTTGAACGGTATTGAAATGAATTTAGAAGACTTGGGTGATGAATTCGGATGCACTAAAGAACGTATTAGACAACTACGTGATAAAGCACTAAAGAAACTTCGTAACGACAGTTATGGATTATTAAACTATTTATAAATAAAAAACATGAAAAATTTTATTCAAAAAAATTTCACAATAATCGTTTTGGTTGTTGCACTTTTAGGATTTTTTAAAAGTTGTGGCGACGGAAGAGAACTCTCTAAAATGAGAAAGGAAATTGAGTCAATTAAAGATTCTACCTACACCAAAGAAGAATTGGATGTTAGGTTAAGAATTGAAGGATTGAAATCAGAAAAAAGAATGATTCAAGCAACTGATAGAAAAATTTTAGATGTAAACCGTCAAACTGAAATTGATAATGAAATAAGCAAGTTGGAAAATAGTGTTAAATGAAAAATTGGATTAATAAAAATTATAAAACATTAATAGTATCTGCGTTTTTAATACCAATTATAACTGTTGCGTTGGTTTCAATATCACACGTAACTAAATGGTACGGAATTTCAAACCCAATTAGTTGGGCTATCTATTTATCAATAGGTATCGAAATTGCCGCATTATCTGCGTTGGCTGCAATATCAGCTGATATGGGTAGAAAAGTATATTTCCCATTTGGTATTGTAACCCTCATTCAATTTATTGGTAATATTTATTTCGCCTATTCATATATTGATATTACGAGTCAAGCATTTATTTCTTGGGTTGAGTTAGTTTCACCACTTTTAGAATATATTGGTGTTGACCCTACAGACATGATTGGTCACAAAAGATTTTTAGCGTTTTTCGCTGGAGGTATGTTACCAATCATTTCACTTTCTTTTCTACATATGTTAGTTAAGTTTACTCAGAGTGAGAAAAATACTGTAGAGGTTGAACAACCAGTGGTAAAAGACGCTCCTGAACCCGTTGGTGAAGAAACACCGGTGGTAGATGCTAAAGACATTGTTGGTGAAGTCTCTCGAGTTAGAATCTCTCAAGAAGATTTAGATATTTTAGAAAAATTACTTAACAAAACCCCCCAACCAAAAGATGTTGAAACTCCTGAGGAAGAAGAGGATAATGACTCATCAGATGTTTTTTTAATTGAGGACCATTTAATTAAAGAAGAACCGGTGGTTGTTAAAGAAACAACTATTACTCCTGAACCAATTGTTGAAGAACAACCTGTAATAGTTGAAGAACCAATTGTCACACCTGAACCAACTATTGCACCTGAACCAATTGTTGAAGAACAACCGATAGTAATTGAAGAAACAACTATTACTCCTGAACCAATTGTTGAAGAACAACCTGTAATAGTTGAAGAACAACCGATAGTAATTGAAGAACCAATTGTTGAAGAACAACCTGTAATAGTTGAAGAACAACCGATAGTAATTGAAGAACCAATTGTTACACCTGAACCGATTGTTGAGGAAATAATTGAAACACCTGAACCGATTGTTGAGGAACCAATACAAGATGAACAACTTCCCATTGAGGAAGAAAAAAAAAATTAGAAGAGTCCCCACAACAGGAGGAATCGTTGGAAAACTTTGGTTTGGACAATGGGGAAATAAATAATACAGAAGACAACGACATTTCTTCTGTTATCAGTAAAAGGTTAACTAGAAATGTTGGAAATACACAACGTAGAAGGTTTAGATGATAAAACTTTAAATGTTGTTCGTCGCAGAACGAAAAAAACCCAAATATTACTGTACGACACTAATAGACGTGCGGACGATTTCATTAATAAATTAAAGTACAGGAAGTGTGGTAAATACGACGAAATACCACACTTTATTGTCACTAAATTAGGTACAATCTACCAACTTTTCGATACCAACTATTATTCAAATACATTTGACGAACCTTATATTGACAAACAATTTATTAAAATTGCGGTTGAAAATTTAGGATGGTTAAGTAAAAATACCGTAACAGGTTTCATGCATAATTGGATTGGAGACCCTTACAGATGTGAACCTTTCGTTAGAAATTGGAGAAACCATTATTTTTGGGATAGGTATAATGATGACCAAGTATTATCAATTTCATCATTGTGTGAACATATATGTGAATCCCACGGTATACCAAAAAATATAGTACCTTCTCAGGGATATCTTGAAAGCGCTATTAAATTTAATGGTGTAGTGTGTAAATCTAATTTCTCAAATATTTATACAGATATAAACCCATCATTTAATTTTAGACTAATTTTTAAAAATGAACAATAGAAAAACATCGGGGTACGACGAGATAAAAGGTATGTTAAAGACGTTAAGGTCTCTTAATGAAACCGTGTACACCAACAAGAATTTGATTAAGGAAGAGGATGAAACTCAACAACCTAATACCAATACACAAAATACCGATAACGAGTTAAACAAAAAACAGTACGATAACGTGGAGGTTGTTAATGATGTGGATGTTAAATTATTGTCTTCTGACCAAGAGGATATAAAACTTAAACCTGAAGAAAAAACCGCCTTATCACAAATAATTGATTCATTTAGACAACAAGTTTCACAAATTGCAAGTTTAGAACCTGGAATTACCATAACCGAGACTGAAATCAGACTTGATGGTGAAATTACAGACTTAGAAATTAATTTTGTTATGATTTCGGGTGAAGGTAGTGGGTTATACATAAATGGCGACATGTTATTATTAGACGACGAAACAATGGACATGTTAGAAAAATTGAGAAAATTTGAACCAACTTTCACATCGGCTATGGAGCCATTAATTAGAGATAGAATGAACGCATAATGGCACTTACAAACACCGATGTTAAAGAAATTGAAAAGATTGCAAGAAAAGAAATGAAAGATTTTCTTGAGACCACTCAAGCACATACCATTGTAATGAAAATAATACAAAAAGAGATAGGTGCTAGGTCAGTTGATGAAAGAATCGTTGACCTATCATCTAAAGTTGTTGTGGAACTTTTCAAAACACTATGGCAACGTAAGTCTTTTTGGGAACAACCCTTAAAAAGTGTTAGATAATGTCATATAATTTCGAGAAAATATTGAGAGGGAAAAAATCTTCCCCAAAAGATACAAATGAAACTTCTGCAGATTCCTCAGGTTCATTTGAGGGAGCTCTGAGCGGTCCATTAGTTAAAAGGAAAATAAAAAAGATTCATAATTTTGAAGAAGAATTAAGTGAAGTTACAGACTCTTCTTCTTCAGGACAATATGACACTTCTTATAGTGCTGGTAGGTCGAACCCATTAAAAATCAATGGTCCCAATAGTATCATGAACAGTCGAGCGGTAAAAGATAAAAATTTCCCAAAATGGGGAGGTCCTGGTGGTGTTTATGTAAAGGTAAAAGAAAGATGTAAAAAATATCCTTACTGTAATCAGGGTGATATCAAAAGTTTAGATTTTTTTGAAGACCAAGAATTGAAAGAATCCGTTTATAATGTATCAAAAAAATTAGGATTACCGTATTCTCAGGTCGAGAAAATTGTAATAAATGAAATAAATAAGATATTTATTAAGTAAATGAAAAAGAATATATCAAATATCATTTCGGAGTCATTATTTGACGAAGTAAAAAGAACCATATTAAAAGAAAATAAAAAATCTCAAGATATGTTTCAAATTACTTGCGAGGGAGAACCCGTTGAAACATTTGAATCCGAAGAAATTGCAATGCAACATTTGGATATTTATAAAAAGAAACATCCTAAAAAGGAGTTCATAATCGAAAAAGTAAAATATAATTCACCAACTGAAATGATTGATAAATTAGACCAGATGGGAGAAGAATTAGAAGAAAATAAAGAAACCACAAAAATGAAAAAAATTAAAGTATCGAGCATGGCAGAAGCCATTTTATCCGCTAAAGAAAAAGGTCTAAAAGAAATTAAATTTAACGGAAAAGTACATAATGTTGAAGAATCATGGAAACAACTTGAAGAAGAGGAAGGTGTTTGTGATGAGTGTGGACAAGGTTATATGGAAGAAGAAACAAATGTGGAGGAATCAAGCGCGTTTGTTTTGGCTGCTGATAAAGCGAGAGATGCTGGTAAAAAAGAATTCGAATTCCCTAAAGGAAGTGGTAAAATGCATAAAGTAACAATCACTAAAGATATTGATACAAATGAAGGTGAAATGGGTACGTGTAGTGAGTGTGGTTCACCCATGAATGAGGAAGGAATGTGTTCAGAGTGTGGTACTGGTATGTATGAATCTAAGAAATCGGTTCTTAGACTTACTGAAAGTGAAATGGTTTCTTTGATTAAAAAAATGGTAATTGATTCAAAAAAAAATCTAAGTGAGGCGGTACCCGGTATTGCGGTAACTAAGAAAGCTCAGAGTGGTTCTAAAAAAGAAAATGACGACGCAATTAAAGATGTTCAGAAAAAACTGAAAAAAGCATCAACATTTGATGGTAATGATAATCCTGAGTTTCCAAAACAAGTTGGTAAAGGTGAAAAAATGGCGGTAAACCCAACTGAGAAACAAGAAGAGTATATTGATGATAATATGAAGGGTGGTACCCTTTTAGATTTAAATTATGATTTTGAACCATCAGAATCATTCAAAAAAAGATTAAAAATGGCATTAGAAGGTGACTCAAAAATGGGTAACTCACAAAATGCTGCTAACGTTATAAAAACAAAAACAGGAGAGAGATTAAGTAAATCGGCTGAAAGAAAAAAAGAAAAAGAGAAAGACGCACCTGAAGCATTCCATGGAGCAAGAGGAGTTCAACCTTTAAAAGTAAAGAGTGTGAATGAATCTAAAACTACAATGACTTCAATTGTGAATGAGGAAATCTCGAGAATGAAAAAAATCATCGGATACAACGAAAGTACTCAGTAATCTTCTTTTTTTTGTTTTCTTTTATCCTTATATTTTAACAGATGAGGATTATGGAAAATAGAGAAGAGTATATTGAGTCAGATATTTCTGAAAAATACAAACATCAAATAGACATTTGGTATAGAACCTACAACATTAATAGGGATAAAATAATATTATTTTATGATTTCCTATCTTCTTTATATGATTTAGTAGACGAAACCTTTTTAGGTTCTGATGTACTTTATGACGAAATAGACCAACGAAACCATTTTAATTGGTGTTGGAATAAAATAATCACCAATTTTGATAAAGAAAAAATATTCTTCAAGGAGAAAGGAACCCACTATGAATATATGTGGAATTTTTTCTATGAGGCGTACTATTTTGTTAAATTGGAAGAAAAAGAAAATAGAATATCTGAATACTTTTACAAGTTATTTGATTTTAGATATCAAAAGTCAAGGTCCGAGTTGGACATTCTCACAGAAATTTATAAATTATTCGAACAAAACTTGAAAAAGTAGTTTATTTTCCGTATACTATATATAAAAACGGAAAAATGGACACACTTAAACAAATCAAAGACTTGGTGGAAAAAATGTCTGTTGATACCACCAAGGTATTCGAAAAGGGTAATAGAAGTGCATCTATTCGAGCTAGAAAATATGCTCAAGAAATAAAAGAGTTAATTCCTCTTTATAGAAAAGAACTATTACAAGAAATAAAAAAACATGATGATTAATTATATCTTTATTTTTTTGATGGTATTGAGTACCATTTACGTACTAAGGTTCTGTGTTGAATTTTTGATAAAATTCTTCTCAGAACAACCCTCAATATTAAAGTTGACCAAAATAGAATCTGTTTTGTTTTATCTTGCGGTTTCTTACATAATAACATTTTTAATAATATAATTTAGTGTTTGACAATATAAGACATTTAAGACCATATTTTTTCTCTTTGAGAGAAATAGACAATAACGTAAGTTTAGACATTAAACTTCCTGTTACTTGGAAAATCGAATCAATAATTTCTCAATACAAATCTATCAAATATAAGATACAAGATAAAAATGAGAAATTTACTTTGGTTTCATTAATCAGTAATGCAACCGCTGATGGTTATGATGTTGTTTTTTCTTGTGCAAAAGAAATAATAACCATGAATAAAGAAATGGAAGAGAAACAAAGACTCTTACAACAAAAGATTAAAGAGTTAGAAGTTTTGTTTCAACACCAGACACTTGATAAGTTAAAAGAAATATCATTTATTGAGGATGCAAGACAAGAGAATACAACAGGGATTAAATTGGTTGAATCGGGAAGTGGAGAGGGACTCCAAGGAGATACAATCCCACAAGAATCAAATGATTGAGGAAATCAAAAAATTGGATAAAACCAAAATGTTTGAGACCCCTAAAAAAGAAAAACTTTCTTTTTTTAAAAGACTTTCTATAATTTTTGGATATGGAAAAAAAAGGTGACTTGATAAATCAATTGGCAATAATATCAGATTTAATTGAAAAAATTAATTTGGATACTAAATCGTGCACATTGGTTATTGAGTTAGAAAACGAAAAGTTTCTACAAACTTTTGATTATATCTCAAAAAAACAAAATAGTCGAATGGTTAAACCCGACAAAACTTTTACAATTAAAATTGGTCAGGTGGATATCATCTTTAATAAGAGTAGTGTCTAAATAATTCTGATTTTTTAAATCCTTTGGATTCAAGTAGTTGATATAACAATTTTCTTTGTGCGGTTGACACGTCTTTTATGAATATGAAATTACCTTTCTTCTTTTTTAGAACGTCCTCTCTTATCAATTCAAACAACCTTTTAGCGTCACGGATGTTCTTATTTCCAAACAACAGTATATTATCATCGTTTTGAACAAATAGTTTATTATTCAATGTGAATATTTGACCTATTTCATTTATAGATGTTATTTGTTCTAACAATTCATGATATCTAATTCTTTCCTTCTTTTGAAAATCGTATATTAGTTCTTCTTTCCAATAAGGAATTATCTCTTTGATTCTGAATTTATCATCTTCGTACTTAGCCTCAATCAATCTCCCCAAACTATCCTTGACAAATGTTTTAGTCGCCCACCTATTGTTAGGAAAAATTAACGCAAGTTCATAAACTACTTCGTTGTTTCTTTTTCTGTTTTGTGTTTTTACAAATCTTGGTTTTTTCTCTGTCTTATATTCATGCCAATACTCGTACACAGTTGTCCTTTTTTGACACCTGTATAGAATTTTAACTCTTTTCTTGTTACAAAAGAGAACTACAAAGTATTTTCCATTTTTCATAGAAAGTTTTTAACAAAGGAGTAGATTCCGTAAACCGCGAAAACACTCCAAATAATAAAAGCACCATACATCACCTTTTCTGTCTTTTGTGCTAATCTTTCCAATGACTCCTTTGTTGGAGGAGCCATTTCTTTCTTCTGTTTACAATTAGAACATCCCATAATACAAAAAATAAGTAATAAATAAGTATTTATCAATATGAAATTGATTGAATTGTTGGAAGACATGGTGGTTGAAAAATGGTCAATGAAATATAAAAAGACCATAGATTGTAGCAATCCAAAAGGTTTTTCTCAAAAAGCCCACTGCGCCGCGAGAAGAAAAAGACAGAAAGGTGGAAAGACCAAATCTCAGCCGGTAAAATAAAAGTGCGCACTGATTTCCATTTTTGAAAAAAGTTTCTTATATTTTTATAGTTAGAGGACTAATAACGCAAAATATAAAATTATAAATGATATCTTACATTGGAGGAAAAGCTAGAATAGGTAAGTGGATTGTTCCGTTCATACCTAATGATATTGAAACCTACGTGGAGGGGTTTTCGGGTATGTTTTGGGTCTTTTTTAATATGGACCTAAAGAAATACCCCAATCTCAAAACAGTCGTTTACAATGACTTTAATCGATTGAACGCAAACCTTTTTAAATGTGCTAAACATTACGATAGGTTATGGGATGAACTCGCGAAATACCCATGTCAACAATTAGGTGTGGAAAACACCCCACCTGAATATGAACAAATGTTCCGTACATACCAAAAAGAAGTATTCAACGAAGAATTAGTCATTGGGGATGAGCCCAATTTTGATGTTGCCGCAAAATACGTTTACGTATTAACTCAAGTTTTCTCAGGTTCCAAACCCGAAACTTCTAGTTATACTGATTACAAGGGTAAGTACAGATGTAAGGTGTTAATCTTTATGGACAAACTCAAACATCCTGAATATAGAGCACATTTAGATAGAATCACGTTTGTCGAAAACATGGATTTCCAAAAAGTTGTTGAAAAGTATGATTCGCCAAAAACATATTTTTACATGGACCCCCCTTATTGGAAAACAGAAAATTATTATTCAAATCATGATTTTGATAGTAATGACCATGAAAGGTTGGCAAACACATTAAAGGGTATACAAGGTAAATTTAGTTTATCTTATTATGAGTTTAAACAACTTCATGATTGGTTCCCCGAAAATGGTGTTGGTATTGGTAAAAATGGACAACTTTTGATGTTTCAACCAACTGGTTACAAATGGGCTAAAGAAACTTTCAAAAAGGCGGCTGCCGCTAAAAAAGACGGAACACAAAACGAAGGTATTGAATTACTGATTATGAATTATTAAAAATGGATTTTTCTCCTGAAAGTTTGATATATTTGCAAACAATTAAAAATTACTTTGAAAGTAATGAGGAAGCGAGAAAATATTTTTTATCAAACTTGAACGAAGATGAGTTTTATAATAGTATTTTAAAAGTCGCTGAAAATAATTTTAGAAAAACAGGTGAACCTCAATTAACACAGGAACAACTTGAATTTCTAAGAGTATCTTTGATGATTTTTAAAAAAGTAGAAGATAGTGAATTTAATGGAATTTACTTTTATGAATCAACGGATTTAAAATTTTATTACAAATAGAATGAGAAAAACACCAGACCAATATTTTATTTATGAAACATCGTATGGTACCGACGTACCAACGAATCAATTGTATCTTCACACCTTTGATGAAATACCATCTGTTTATAAGACGGAGAAGGTGTATACATCAGATGTAATGGATTATTTCATATCAGATGGATATAGACCTATATGTGAATTAAATTCAACCTCTAAAAGAAGAGTACATAAACCAAATACAGAAATTTTTCTTCTTAATGATAATAATAAAACTGCAATATTATTAAAATCAAAATATGAAAAAGAAGAATTATTATTTGAGTTAGAATTTTATTACACATTATCTCATGGTATATTTGATACAAATTTTGATTTGAAAAAAATATCAGGATTTGAGTTTGAATTAAAAAAGAGTGGTATTAGTTTAGTAAAATCTGAACATGGTCATATGGACACCGAGGAATATGAATTAAATGTACCTGATGTTGACATAAAATTAAATTACGGTGATAAGTTTGTAAAACTACACGATACTATTGTCACTCGACTGAACAAGAAAAATGATAAAGGTATTGTGTTATTTCATGGAGACCCCGGCACGGGCAAAACTTCGTATATAAAGTACCTTACAAGATTGATTGTCGATAAAGAGATACTATTTATTCCACCATCTATGGCCGAATCTCTTTCAGAACCCTCAATTATTCCATTCTTGATGGAACATAAAAACTCTATTCTGATTATTGAAGATGCCGAGAAAGTAATTTCAGATAGAGAATTAAACGGTTCTTCTGTTGGTGTTTCTAATATATTAAACATAACAGATGGTATTCTTGGGGATTGTTTGAATATTCAAATCGTTGCTACCTTCAATATGAAAAAAGAAAAAATTGACCAAGCCCTACTGAGAAAGGGTAGATTAATTTGTGAACATAAATTTGAACCTCTAAGTGTTGAAGAATCTAACAAATTATTAAAACACTTAGGTAAGAAAAAAACAGTTGATAAACCAACTACACTTGCGGATATTTATAATATCGATGAAGACGTGGTTCGAGTTGAAAATAAAAAACAAATAGGATTTTAAAATTAAAGAAAAATGGAATTAGTAACAGTTGAAAAACTAAATGAAATGAAACAAAACGGTGAGAAAGTTCTTGCCGACTTTTACGCTGAATGGTGTGGACCATGTAAAATGTTATTACCAAAATTAGATTTACTACAACACGAATACCCTGATGTTAAATTCGTCAAGGTTAATGTTGATTCTGAAATGTCAGGTTCTCAAGAATATGGGGTACGTTCAGTACCAACGGTAATGATATTTAATGGTAATAACGAAGTATCAAGAACATCAGGTGTTAGACCCGATTCTTTTTACAAAGAAATATTAAACACTTTATAATATGGCGAATGAATTACTTCTATTTACACTTGAGGGTTGTGGAGGTTGTAAAAGATTAAAAGAGAGACTCCAAAAAGAATCATTACCTTACCGAGAAGTTGAAGTTGGTAAGAATAAAGAGATTTGGAATAAAGTAATTGAACAAACGGGTAATGAATATTTACCCGCCTTTTACATTAAAAAAGACGACACTGGTAAAGGACCCTTTTTTTGTCCCGAAAAAGATTTTAATGGGGACGACGAGGCGTTAGCAATTATATTAAAATACATTGAAAAAAAAGAAGGGGGTCAATAACCCCCTTTTTTATTTAACTAAACTATTAATCCATTTATAGGTTTTTTCCATTCCATAGAACAGAGGTTCACTAACAACCCAACCTATTTTTTCGTGGTATAATTTATTGTCTGAATTTCTTCCCCTCACACCAACAGGACATTTATATCCATACTTCTGTTTAAATTCTTCCCCACCAATATTTCTGATATAAATTTCTTTACCTGAAATATCTATAGCCATTTGAGCCAAATCATTAATTGTTACTTTCTCTTCAGAACCAATGTTTACAGGACCCAAAAAAGAGTCTTGTCTCATTAGTCTTAAAACCGCTTCAACACATTCATCCACATATAAGAATGAACGAGTCTGTTGACCATCACCCCAAACTTCAATTTCTCCACCGTCTAACATTTCGGCAACTTTTCTACACATAGCTGCTGGTGCTTTTTCTTTACCACCTTTCCACGTACCATATGGACCAAATATGTTATGAAATCTAGCAATTCGAACATCCAAACCGTGATTTCTGTGAAAAGCCAAGTACAACCTTTCCGAAAAAAGTTTTTCCCAACCATATTCTGAATCAGGATTCGCGGGATATGCTGATGATTCTTCACAATTTGGGTTGTTAGGGTCTAATTGATTGTGTTCAGGATACATACATGCCGATGATGAATAAAAAATCTTCTTAACTTTTGTCTTCACTGATTCATTTACAACATTTAAATTTATCATTGCAGAATTGTGCATAACATTCGCGTCATTTTCACCAGTGAAGATGTAACCAGCACCACCCATATCGGCAGCTAATTGATAAACCTCATCAAATGGGACCTCAGTTGAATATGGTTGTTTGTAATAATTAAACGGTAATATCGTACCATTTAATTCTTCTAATCTCATTACTGATGATACGTTTTTTGGGTCCGTAAGGTCATATATTAAGAATTCGTCACAAAAGTCTTTCTCATCAAAATATTCGTGTCTTTTTATATCAACTACTCTTACGTAGTTTCCTTCATTTTTTAATCTTTTTGCTAGGTGACCACCAATAAATCCGCCACCACCCAATACTAATACTCGTTTCATTTTATTTTTTTAAAAAATCCCTCACCAAAATTATTACCCCACCAAAATTGTTCAACACAGGTAAACCCATGATGTGTCATCCAATTGTTTATTTCATCAAAGTGTGGACAACCTTTATATAATTCGGCTCTGTTTATTTCTACAATAACGTAGTCAATGTTGATTAATGTATTCACGGAACCTTTGAGAACCTCTAATTCAAAACCTTGAACATCGATATTCATCATGTTGTATTTTGAAAAATCGTAATTTAAATCATCCAATCTATCCATTTCAACTTCTTCTACAGAATCAAAAACGATATGAGGAAATTGAACAGAATGTAATTTCGGTTCTAATATTGAGGATGACATACCTTTATTAAAGGATTCTACAAACATAGAAACTTTTCTCTTTTCATTACCTAACGCCAGTTTAACTAAAATTGCGTCATCATCTATTTTTTCTTTTAAGGTCTCAAAATTAGACGATAGAGGTTCAAAGTATATTCTGTTTGAAATACCCAATTCCTTATAAACTTCATCTTCTTGACCAAAATGTGCACCAACGTGAATCACACCATGGATATTAACATTATGATTAATCATAAATGTCTTTAGCTCTATATTATTCATTCTCTATCCTCTTTATATTTGTCTTTATTATACAATAAATCCCTGTGTTTTTCAAGTATTTTTGCTGCGTTTACGTAAACTAAATTATTATGTAATGATTGATTTTTTTGTCTAGTGGTCCCCCATCCAGGTTCGGAAATATAATCTATCGTATATAAACCTGACACTTTTCCGAGTTCTTTGAATGCTCTCATGGACATATCCATATCATCATAATTTTGGGGTGAAAAATATTCGTCTAAAAAATTTAATTTGACCACGTCATTATAGTTGTACATTAGTGGACCTCTGTTACCATATTCTCTAGCATAAAAAATATCTCTTGATGAGTTATCTTTATGTGCAATATCGATGTAATTTATTTGTTTTGTTTGTTCATTATAGATGTTATTGTGAGCAACAAAAGATGTTACAGCGAACACATCACTATATTTTATGAACGGTTCCAACATCCTCTTATCAAAATCTTTTTCTGTGACAACCATATCATCTTGGATTAAGACCACATAATCATTTATAACAGACTTTAGACCAATATTATTTGCTTTGGTTTCAAAAACATTGTCGGCATACAGGTAATCAATTTTTTTATTACTAACTCTCTTTAAATTGTCACGAACAATACCTTCACTATTATCTGTACAACCATCAAAAACTATTACAATCTGGTCATTCAGTTCTGATAAATTATTTACCAAGTTACTCACCACTTGGTTCATTAAGAATTCCTTGTTGTGAATTGTCAATACTACTGATGTTTTCATTTTAAAAGATATTTTGATAATTCTATACAATCACCTTTTCTATCAAACAGGTGGTCAACATAATTATACGTTTCAATCACGTTATAATTTTCTTTGTGAAAAATCCAATTATTTGCCGTTTGCTCACAACAATGATAAATCTTCGAGTCTGTATCAGTCACATCTGAAATGTCTACCGATATCATATCTTCCATAATTTTTTTTGCTTGGTGAATATTGTAATCCGCGGGCAACCCAAAAATACCTAAATTATAAATTTTAAAATCTAAATCATTTGTAACCTGTTTACATATTTTTATTTCACCCCATCTCGGGTCACCATTCCTAACGATTCTTTCATACTTCCAAACCATAATAGAATTATCATCAATTTGTGGTAATTCCGAATGAAAAAATAAATCATTATCGATTTTTACAGTGTACTCAGTTTCTGATTTTGCATAATTAATAAAATCATTTAAAACTGTAAAACTATAATTAAGACTTTCATTGTATTTGGTAAGTTGTTCCGTGTAATCAATATAAATAATTCTGTCTTGGTCAATGTTATACTTGTTCATTTTTTCTTTCATACCCTCAACATCATCAGTATAAAGATGTAAAATACTTTTTCTATTCTTATCAATAAATGAAGCATAAGATGCTGATGAATAATCAGATATAAACTCTTTATTTTTGTAGACATCAAACGCCCATTTCCGACCGATTTGGGACATTTTATTTAAGTCATAATTATAATTTAATGCAATAAATTTCATGGTATATATACGTTGTATTTTATTCTATAATCGAGACAATAATCAAATTTTAAATTATGTTTCACAACCAAGTTAGTTAATATACTTTGGTCATTTCTATGGAATTGCCAATTTGGAAAATTCTCACCAATTTGATTTGGTTCATTGTCAACTATCTGTTTAATACTACAATACTTAAAATAATCGTGAACAAATTCCATCATTTGTTTGGTTTTTTTAATGATGATAAATCCTGCTTCCATCTGTGGTGTTTCATGAAACTTTTCTTCATCACAATCCATCAAGATAAAACAGTCTCTTTTTGTACATATTTTTTGAGGCCAACGATTTCCATTCCAATTTGTAAAATAATAATCATTATCTTTCAAATAATTTGCAATCGTATTATAATCAACATCAACTAAATCACCGGCATCGGTATAAATTAATGCATCCCCATCTTCTAATTCATTCAAAATATCTAAAATAATTTTTGGTTTCCACAACCAAAATCCATCACCCGTTTCACAATCTAATATTTCTTTATGGTTTTCATAAAAAATACCTTTCTTAACATCTTCAGATTTAAATCCTCGGATATCATTGAAACCACGTGAATTATAATATCCGATTAATTTTTGAACGGTGTTACTAAATTTATTGTTGGTGTAAAAAGATAGAACAATTTTCATTATTAATGTATCCCCCGAACATTTACGTTTATTTCATATTCATTTATTAATGGAGAGAGTTCATTAGGGTATTCAGATAAATTCCATTTACCTCTAACTAAAGCCGTTGCTATATATGGATAAACAGAACTATCAAAATGATTCAACCCCCTTTTGTTTTCACCATCGTAATGATATAAACCTTTGATGTTGTTTTCTATCATAAAATTTCTATATGTTTCATTCTCTAACCACATATTATTTTTGGTACCTTTCATGATTTTAATGTAATCATCTTTTTTCCAAATAGTTGGTTGCATAGAAAATATATCTTTATTGTCGGATTCTATTTCATATAAGGTCTCATAAATTTTTTTATCTTTAACAGACCCCGATTTTAACAATCTAATGAACGAATATTCTTGGTTATCATGTAAAAAATCGAGGTAATTAAAAATTTTATCATGACTGACATTGTTATAAAGAATAAAGTCTTCTTGTAAGTATATAAAATAGTCATATGGTATTGAAGATAAACACTTTAACCATGATTCATAATAAGGTTCTTGATTTTCATATAAAAAACAAATTTGCTCGGGTATCATTACATCTGTAATAAAATACATCGGTAAGTTTGTGTACTTTTTTTGTTCTAACAAGAACATATCCAAAATATCTGAACATTTTGAATTTGTATAAGTAACGTAACAAATTTTATTATCCATAAGGTGTTAAATTTTTGTTGATATAAACCACATCCATTTCTGTGTTTGAAGATTCTGGCGACTCGTCTATTGGTATAAACCTATTTAGTTTTTCATCTAGTTCAGATTTACTTGTAGAACCACGATATAATTCCTGTAACCCTACTTCGGTGGTTATTATTTTTACATCATTTAAATATTCTTTTAGAGAGTCTAATACGATATTTTCTGCACCTTGAACATCCATCCAAATCAAATCAACACTTTTAATATCATTTTCTTTTAACCAATCACTAAGAACAATACAGTCAACCTCAGTTTCCTTTTGGGCCCACTGAGATGAACGCCAGTGGTTTGTTGTCTGTAATAAAGAACTGGCACCCACATTTCCATTATAAACTTCGTAAAATTTAGTTTTACCGTTGTAATTGTTTATTGCGTATTGGTAAACTTTTATGTTATTAATTTTCTCAACGTTCTTAACTGTAAATTCGTAGTTTTCTTTTACTGGTTCAAACGCATATATTTTAGCATGTGGAAACCATCTATTTAACTCTAAACTTTGGCAACCATCTCTTGACCCAATATCTAATATTGTGTTGACATCATTAAAGTCAATTTTATCTTTTATAACATTAATCATTTTTGTTGTCCATAATGGACATCTACCATTCAAATCGGTAAAGGCACCCCTATTTAATTCATCTTGAGTAAATGCGTCGTCAATAAATTTTGAATTATCTATCATTTTTATAATTTTTAAATCACCACCATACTATAACATGGTGCGTCTTTATATGTGGACAAATTAATATTTCGTTTTAACCAAAAAATTTCATTATCATTACTTAATTCGCCACCCATAAAGTTTATATTTTTATAGTTAAGTGATATTATATTTTCCGTGATTATTTTTTCCGAATACTCATCGTGTATGGTAGATACATTCCAAATATCAAACACCGTATCTATTTCACCCTCCACAAAATAATCAACAAAATATTTTCCTTCATTATGCCAAGTCAAAAAATTTACACACTCTTTTTTAAATGTGGAAACTAATCTATTTGCATTAGATGGTAGTAAATCACTTCTCCATTTAAGGACTCTGTTGTAACCTATTTCTTTGGCTTTCATTATTCCATTCAAAGTTGATATTTTTTGTAGTGCTATATTTTGTACACCCCTATCGTGTGGAATACTGTTGAATAAGACAACATCATTAGTATCGTATTTTGATTCTTCACCTTGCCATGTTGACCAAATCAAATCATAACCAGTCCAAGCGTTTTTTAATTCTTTAACGTAGTCTGAAGGTCCTTGTACTATGACACAAAAATCATTATTCATACTGAATTAAAATTTTGATATGTGATTATGATATTGTGACCCTTCATACATGTATGGTCTAGTTATTTTATTATGTATGAATACATCTAATGCGGAACCAAAATCAATATAAGTGTTATTACTATTATTTGTAAACATATGTTTTATGATAACAGCAGATGTTGGTCCACAACATACGATAAATAAAGTATCTTTATATTTTGAAGAAACATTGTATATTTTTTCTAAAAACGAATCTCTATGTTCTTCCCAATAGTTTACACAATCATTAGGGAACGGTACAAATTCTGATACACTAAATGGTATGTTTTTTAAATCACAATTTTCATTACAAATTAAAACAACATCTCGATTTATATTTCTTATTCTTGATATATTTTCTTTGTAATTTGCGTTAATCCATAGGTTAGCAAATGTAATGTTTGATTTATTTTGTATTCTATCATATAAAAAATTATAGTCTCTAATACTATCAGTTTTGGAGGATATTGCAAAATAAAAATTTGGGTCGTTCAACCCTATACATTCATTTAAATCCACACCTAATTTGGTTTGTCCCCCACTCGAAAACCATTTATCGTTTTGATACGCTTGTGTATTCTTTTCTATCGGTGAATTATTCATTAACATCACTTCACCATCGGCATATCTAACAAAAGAAAAGTTAGTTCGACTATCTATCTTTTCCCAAAACGAATTAAAATCTTCAATATACTTTTCAATCATTTAATATTGTCTTAAATCCTTTATTTACATACCCACGGTAAACTTCACCCATTAAATTCATATTTGAATGATTTACGGAAATTGCGTTGGAATCAGTTCCATGTTCCCATGCATATTCTGGTATACTACCCCACATTTCTCTATTTTCTTTAGGATGGGGAGGAACGTAAGTTCCGATATTTGCGTATTTCTGTAATGTATATGAAAAGTGCATATCCTCACCAACTAATTTACTCTGATTGATTTCAGGTAATTCTCTCCAAAATATCGATAACCATTCTCTTTTAAAGAACCACGAGTGACCAACAATGTCGACCTTTTCAATTTCTTCGTTAGGTTGGTCCCAACCGACTCTTGTTGCTGGCCAATAAGAGTTTTTTGTGTGAAATTTTACACCGATAGTTCCTAATAAACCTTCTTGAATTTTCATGGTGTTTAGACAGTTTTCTAACCATAGTTTACCCGGTATTGTGTCATCATCAAAAACACAAATATATTCTGTGTTGGCATTTAAAGCAAATGCAAATCTTGCCCACACACCTAAATTACTATTACAAGATGCGTGAATTAAATCTTTGGTTAGTCCCTCATCAAATTGAGAACCAGAATTTTGCCAAAATAAAATTGATTCGGGTTGGACACTTTGATTTCTAATTGATTCCAATTGTTTTTGGAGAACATGTGGTCTTTTATACCCATTTAATATTACCGTTATACTCATACAATTTTTCTAAATATTTCAATGATTCTTTCACAAGAATTACCATCACCAAAAGGACAATCATATTCTGTTTGGAAATCGTTAATAATATCGTAAAAAATACCTTCTAAGTCAATGGGTTTTTTACATATAAAAGACGTTTTACCCAAGGACTCAGGTCTCTCAGTTTTTTCTCTACATACAATAACTTTCTTATTTAGGAACGACGCCTCTTCTTGAACACCCCCACTATCTGAAATTAGTAATTTACAGGATTTGAATTCCTCAATAAATTTATCATGGGTTAATGGTTCAATAACATCAACATGTGTCAATATATGTTTGTGTTTTATGACGTTTGGGTTTGGGTGTATTGGAAGAATGAATTTTAATTCAGGATTATTCTTTGCTAATCGATTGATAACATCAAACCACTCCGACATCATCTCATGATTCTCTCTTCTATGTAAAGTGATTAAGACTTTATTTTCGTATGTAATATTTTCTTTATTAAGATTATCTAATACGGTATTGCCAACTACAAAATTTTTACCCTGAACTTTTTCATTTTCTAAGTTCATCTTGTTACTTTCTGTTGGGCAAAGATTATAGTTTGAAATTCTACTAATTAACTGCCGATACATTTCTTCGGGGTAAGGGTGATTGTAGTCATATGTCCGTAATCCCGCTTCTAAATGAATCACTTCTTTTTTATGGTGTAATCCTATTAGGGATAATGAAAGAGCGGTTGCGGTGTCCCCTTGGATAAGTATATGTGTAACCCCTTCCAAAAATTCTTTTTTAAAATTTAAAAATACGGATGACATAATACTATCCAATCTATTTTCACACGTATCATCAATGGATAATTTATAATCAAAATCACCCAATACAATATCTTTGTGTTGGGTAACATATAAAATTTTATGGGGAATACTTTCCCCACACATTTCTATTAATTTTTTTATTTTAATATACTCAGGTCTTGTGCCGTAACAAAATAATATCATATATAAGTTGAAATGATTTCTAAATTTTTTAAAGTGTTAGTTTCTAAGAAATCAATTAATTCATCACCTGATAACCTATTAAACCATTCTTCTAAACTTGCACCATAATTTTGTGTCGTTATTACTTCCAAACCTAAACATTTTGCCTCAACAACCAGTCTACAAAAAGTTTCTCTTGCTATCGGGAAAAACACAATACCTTTACATTTGGCCATATTACTTAAAAATTCAACTCTGTCTTTAGATTCTTTAAGAATATGGACCGGTAATTTATTTTCAGAACAATACTTCAGACTACCTTGGGTGTTCTTTATCCAATTATTTGTATAGTAAACAGAATATTTGTCGTTTTTAACATTGTTGGATTTATTTAAATTCCTCAATAATTCTAAGTCCTCATTTGACCATATCGAACTATTCAGATTTATAAAATTAGCAACAACATCGTTTTTAAGATAAACGTTCATGTGGTCGGTTGTTTGAACAAATACCGCTTTTGCATTCCGGTAAAGAGAATAGTTGGTTCTTTCCTCAATCGGAATTATGTTGTCGGTATATCTCCATGGGTGTCTACTTGCACATATTTTATAATCGTTTTCAATAATGACGTAGTTCAAATTTTGTATTTGATTAACCAAGTTTGGGTTCATCAAAGAAATATTTGATATAATATACAGGGCGTTGTAATCAAATGACTTGACTTGGTTTGAATATTCAAACTCAAGATTAAATCTATCAATTAAAACTTGATTCACCCATTCAGAACCACCGTGAGGTACTTCTTTAATGGTAAAATCCGATATAAGTATTTTCCTCATATAACTTGATAATTTTCTTTTAACATGCTGTCCATGTAATTGAATGGTAAATTAAAATAATGTTCACCGAATTTATGTTGTTTATTGAACGATGACAATCTCTTTGCTCTTGAAATGTAAATGTTCTTCACGTAGTCTTTACCCAAGAATTTATAGTGAAGAAGTTTTATTTCCCGCTCATCCGAAAATTTACCATCAACAGAATTAAAACTGTGACCACCAATGCCGTATTTTATATCTAAATCAGGATGAAAAATTATATTTTTACACATTGGTTCATACGTTTGTGAACCTGTTTTAATTTTTGTTGTAATGAATTCACCGTCGTATATTGGAAATTCAGTACTAACCATGTCGTGACCGTCTATTCTTGGGACGGTTATACCCATTTCTTTGTACTCTTGAAGTTTATCCATAAGATTTTCATGGTATATAAACTCATCACAGTCACAAACTATAACCCAATCAACACCCTGACCTCTACTTCTTTTTTTATACTCTTCGGATTTAATGTTTACGTAATTAATTTCATTTATTTCATTACCACTATCCCATTTAATAACCTCAACTTTTGGGTACCTCTTATAAATCTCATCAGAGGAGTCCGTTGACATATTATCGTATATGAATATTTTTTCACAGATTGTACTATAGTAATCCAATGTGAATGGTAATATTTTTTCTTCATTCCATGACAGTATATGTGCGTGTATCTTCATTTTAAAATATGTTTTTCCAAAGTGTTAATATCTCTTCGTTACTTAATTTAGAAACTTCATTCATAGTCTCTTCATTACCATAAAACTCTGTACCGGTTAAATAACATTCATCTTTAACCAAACAAGCAACCTCACCCTTTGATGAGTGATATACCTTACCAATCATATCGTACATTTCTTGTTTATTGGTGGTGTGACCGTAATGAATTACTCTTGGATTCATTAAAGGTTTTACCAATTTGTCAAAATAGTTTTGGTCACCGATGTGACCGAACAAATAGATTTTTTCACACCTGTCTTTTAATGCTCTTTGTATTGACACATGGGTCTGTTTTCTGTCTTCAATTGTACCAATAATTCCTGCAATATTTCTTACCAGCTCTTTATTTGAAATAATTAAATTTTCTTTGATGTTTGGTATTATTACATAATCACCCCTGTAATCCGAGTGATATTTTCGATGCTCTTCATGTAAAAACACGCACAGGTCCCAATACTGTTTAATTTTACCAACAGGGAACCACCATTTTTCATGACAAGACAAAATAACTTTTTTAACAGGTGGTCTTTCCTGTAGTTGTAAAAAATGGGTAATTACAATATCATCAGATTCATACTTTAAATCTTTTTCAATGTTCCCTGATTTACATTTGTCTAAATGGTAATTCTGATTACCGTAAAATGTGCAATCAATACCATTTTCATTTAAGAAATTTGTTAAGTTTATAAAAAAAGTGGTAGAACCACCTTTTTCTGTAAATCCCGATACAATTTTTATCATCTTAATTGTTTGATATTTTTTCTAATTTCAGGTGAGTTTATGTACTGACCTAAGACTTGTTTTAATTCAACATCAACCTTTTCAAATTTTGATGCCATATCAATCATTACCACACTGTTTGTGTCAATGAATGTTTTACGTTTTTTAAGTAAAGTTTTCAACGCAAAATCTAAGTTATAAATTGATGTTTCTAAATTAATATCAAACCAATCAATCATTTTTAAATTTGTAGATGTAGTGGCAAAAAAGTCACTAATACTACCAAAATTGTTTGGAAAGTGTCCGTGTAAAATATTGAAAAAAGATGATTTGTTTTTAAAAATTAAATTGAACTGTTCGTTGTTTTGAACTATATCCAATCCATTTGAAAAAATTGTTCGGTCGTTTTCTAATACTGTAGGAAAGACGCACCCAAAAGTATTTTTTTCACTCTTAAATATTGAATACATACTTGAGAAAACGTCGTTCAATACGGTAACAGTATCATTACTGAAAAATAACAAATCTGTTTTTGATTCCATAAACGATTCATCCCATTTCAGTACTGATAAGTTTTTATTTAATGTATCAAAAAAACCCTCGTAAATTTTAATATTTTCAGATTCAAATTCTCTAATATTGTCTATATTGGTATCCGTCGAGATGAGTGAAATCTGTAAACTATCAAACACTGGTAATTTTTTTATGTTTTCAAAAAACTGAATTAAATTTTCATTATCGTTTGATGTTTGAACTATTAAATTAAATTTATCTTTAAACTGTTTTGGTTTGGTTATGTCATAATCAATTTTTGGTGTTATATTAATTGGTAGGTTCTCTTTAAATTTTTCAATGTAAAATTCCCTATTCTTTTCCCAAGAATCATTGGTCATTCCGATTGATTTGTGAGTGATTCTTATGTTGTATATAACACCGATGTTTACCTCACTTAAGTGATTGCTAGTACAGAATACCATATCATAAAAATGAAAACCCGGTACTGACTCATCAAAAGTGTGTTTTATTCTGTTTTTGTGGATTCCAATGAATAAACCATCCACTAAACAAACTTCGTGAATTGAATTTGGGATTCCATTTGCATATCTCGATTCCCATTTTTTACCCTCATTTTCATGATTAACAATACCAACCATTTTGGTATTATCTGTCCACCACCTACCACTCTCATGAATATTGGTTGTACCGGCAACACCGAGAATCCCGTAGTCAGATTCTTCAAAATGTTTGACTAATTTTCTACCCCACGAAGTCGTATTAAAGTAAATGTCATCATGACAAAGTACGACAATATCATGAATCGACTCTTGAATAATTTCATTGTAAGTTTGTGAAAGACTTTTTTCACCATTGTTTACTTTTTCAATAACTTGAACTTTGGGGTGTCCACAAGTTTTTTTTAAATATTCTTGAAATTTTGGGTTGGACTCTCTTGTACTGTAACCTATTGTAATCATTTTTTTGTTTTAAAATATTGATGATAATATAAGAAATAAAATTCACAACTTAAAATTTGGAACCGTTTGGTGCAAGACCGTTGTGATTATCAATTTGTTTTCTAAAATCTTCTCTAGTGTTATATAGGTCAAGAGCTCGGTTTACTAATTTTTGTAGATTGATTGAACCATCTACACTTTTTATCTTAAATCTTTTATAAACATCATCTATGATGTTAACGCTGGTTAGTTTTGTTTGTTGTTTAGGCATAATATAAGTATATAAATTTATATATATTATAAAAGACAAAAAATATCGGACAATTTATTAGACTGTCCGATACAATTTATTGTCCTTCTGTGTTTTCTTCGTTAGTTTGATTGTTAATCTCCTCAACCTTTTTTATGATTTGGTCAAGTTGTTGTTCCATAATTGTAATCTCCTGTGGAGGTGTTGAACCACCTTCGGTTAGTTGAATGTTTACCGTTTGATTACTAACAGGTTGGTTTCTTTTTTTACATCCGCATCCCATGATTTTAAGTTTTTTTATAAATATTTTGGTTTATTGTTTTTTATTCGTTATCTTTTGTAATAATAATAAATAGAAAACAATTTGTCAATGGAAATGAATAAAATTTATCAGGGTGACTGCTTAGAACTGTTTAAGGAGTTAAATGACGGTACTGTAGACCTCTTTGTTACGAGTCCACCGTACAATGTCGGTATTAGTTATGATGTGCACAAAGACGATGCTCCGATGGATGAGTATTTTGAGTGGTGTAAGAAATGGTTATCCGAAGTTTACCGTACATTAAAAGATGATGGTAGAATTGCCTTGAATATACCATATGAAATAAACGTTAGAGAAAGAGGTGGGAGAATTTTCTTAGTATCTGAATATTGGCAGATGATGAAAGAGATTGGTTTTGGATTCTTTGGTGTTGTGGACTTAGAGGAGGATTCTCCACACCGTTCTAAAACAACCGCTTGGGGTTCTTGGATGTCACCATCATCACCATACATATACAATCCAAAAGAATGTGTAATTCTTGCATATAAGAAAGATTACAAAAAGAAAGAAAAAGGTATATCTCAATGGTCTTATAATCAGATTGAGGTCGAAAACGAGGAAGGTAATTTTAAAAACAAAAGGGTTTATTCAGATAAAGACAAAAACGAATTCATGGAATTAGTCTTTGGTCAATGGAAATACTTCAACGACACAAAATCTTTAACTAAAGCCACATTCTCCATGGACATCCCAATGAAAGCAATAAAAATACTTTCCTATCAAAATGACCTGATTGTTGATTGTTTTTCAGGAAGTGGAACCACCGCTTTGTCAGCTAAGAAGCTGAATAGAAATTATATTGGTTTTGAGTTATCAGAATCTTACACAAAGATATCTCAACAGAGATTGATTGATTATGATAACCAAAAGAAACAACTGGTAATGTTTGAAGAATAAAATTAACGGACAGGATTCATAGGTGTTCCCAAATACATATTAACTCGGTCACCTTCTTTAAATTTATCAGTAACACCGGCGGGAAACTCAATAACATGGTCACCTATGCCGGTGTATCTTTTTGGGTTCAATTCATTTTGACCAGCGGGTTCACAATTTCTATGTATTTTACTGATTCTATTTTTCAATACAAAAACAATATCCAAAGGTATTAAACAGTTTTTCATCCAAAAAGAATGGTGACCAACACCACCCATATTAAAAACCATACAACCATTTAAATTATCTCTACCCATCATACCTTGACTAATTTCTTCAGGTTCGGATAGGTATTCCGCAGGGAACTTTGTATTATTAATAATCACTGACATATTTTTATAAATATTTGACTTTATCATATTTGTTTACTATATTTTAATATCATGAAAGGACTATTCAACGACCAATTAAATTTTGACAATAATGATGAATTGGAAATGGTTTTAGATAATTTAAACCCACAGATGGCAATTCAAATTATTGAAATGGGTTTACAACATGGTCATTATTCCGGTGTTTTTAACATGAGGGAAACACACACGTTATATAAAACAATTCAATACTTAAAAACATATGAATATAAGGACAATAATTTACGTACTGATGATTCTGACGGGAATCATAATTGAAAAATACGGAATGAACACCAGTAATCCCGAGATTGAAAAATATTTTGGATTTGGTATAATTTCTCTTGGTTCATTCAATATAGTTTTAGATTATTTAAAAAAGAAAAAAAATGTCAAATAAAGAAAAGAAATACATCACGGATTTTTTTGTAATAAGAAAGAAATACCATTGGTTTCTTTTACCAACTCCCATATTTTACTACCGTAAAGACACGTTTTTTGAAACCGGTGCAACCTCACCAAGCTGGGGTTTGGCTTTGAGATTCTTAATTTTTATGGTCGGTATTCAGATACAGAAAAACATATATTATAAAAAATGAAAACAAAAGTAGAATACGTATGGCTTGATGGGTATTCCCCTGAGCCAAATCTCAGAAGTAAAATAAAAATTGTGGACCTACCGGCACCATTTGAATTGAAACACATCCCCAATTGGGGGTTTGACGGAAGCTCAACTAAACAAGCGGAAGGTAACTTTTCAGATTGTTATCTTAAGCCAGTAAAATTATATCATACAAATAGTTCACTTGATACAGTATATGTATTATGTGAGGTTTTAGATGGTAATAATGAAATTCATCCATCAAATCATAGAGCAAAAGTAGGTGAGGAAGATGTAAATTTTTGGGTTGGATTTGAACAGGAATATTTTATTCGTTCTTCACATAATAATCCAATTCTTGGATTTGAAAGAAATGGTATCATTGACGGTCAAGGAATTTATTATTGTGGTGTAGGTGGACATATTGTTGGTCGAAATATTTCTGATGAACATTTGAACATGTGTTTAAAATATGACATCAATGTGGAGGGAACCAATTCAGAGGTTGCATTAGGTCAATGGGAATACCAAATTTTTGCAACAGGTAAAATTGCCGCTTCTGATGATTTATGGATGAGTAGATATTTTTTACATAAAATTGCTGAGAAATATGGTCGTTCTATTGAGTTACATCCCAAACCGATGACCCACGGAGAATGGAACGGTTCAGGTTTACATACAAATTTCTCAAATCAAAAAATGAGAGAAGAGGGTGGTGAACAATACTTCAATGCAATTTTTAGGTCTTTTGAATCAAGAACACAAGAACATATTGACTCTTATGGTTCTGATAACCATTTGAGATTAACAGGTCATTTTGAGACACAATCTATTGATAAATTTAGTTGGGGTGTCTCAGACAGAGGTGCATCTATCCGTGTACCAAAATCCGTTGGTGAGACATGGAAGGGTTATCTTGAAGACAGGAGACCAGCATCACACGCGGACCCATATAAAATCGTTAAAGTGATTAGTGATAGTTTATCATTAGCCGAAGAATTAAATAATGTTCATCACATGATGAATGTTGAAATAGACACCGAAAAAATTGTAAATAAATACGGTACACTTTCAGGGGAGGAACTCTTGGAAAGTTATCGAAAAGATGAAGAAGAATAAAATACCATGGGAAAAAAAGACAAAGAACATAGAAAAAAAGTTCAAGCTCGTAATCAAAGATTAAAGAGAGAAGAGTCCACATTGATGAATTTATTTAAGAAAATGCAAGAGACTAAAAATTCTGAATCAATAAATCAAGAATCGGAATCAAATAAAAATCAAGAAATATAAATTAATTATGGTAAGTCAACAAATTTTAGATACGTTCATTTATGAAACATTAAACGGACAATTTGGTGTGTCCGACCCAACAGAATTTGACCAAACTATTGGGGTTTTTGCAACTAAAATAGAAGCGGAAAACGCATTAAAAGAATACATTATTAGAGAACAAATAACTTTTGAGTAATGGAATTTTTGAATTCACACCCCATAAAAAAGTCGGATTTAGGATTCCACGGAAATTTATTCGGTGGAAAACTTTTAGCGTGGATTGACGCGGCGGCTGCGGGATACTCCATGCAATTGTGTGATTCACCAAGATTAGTTACCGTATCAATTGATAAATGTTTTTTTGAAAAACCAGCCAAAGAGGGTCAGTTGATTAAAATTTACGGGTCACCAAGTAAATTAGGGAATACTTCAGTTACCTTGTATATGGAAGCAAGAGCACATAATGTTTACACAGGTAACCAAATTGTCATCTTGAAAACAAACATAAGGTTTGTTAGGATTGATGAAGAAGGTAATCCGGTACCAATTGGTGAAAAAGGTAGGAGTAGAATTCAAAAATTAATTGACATAAGAGATTCTGAACAAAACGATGTCAACCCTTAAAAGACAATATAAAATTTACATTAAACAAAATCCCAACTCAAATCTTTCTTATGAGGAATGGGAAAAAAATTTTTTGGAAAATTTGAAATTGGGTATGGAATTAGGTGACGATTTTTCAGATTGGGACGTAACTTTAATGGACGGTTTGGAGGATGAATAAAAAGAAACCTGATATTGTTGTTTGGGATGAAACAAATGGGTACGACGCTAATAGAAAGCATTATCCTACCAGTATCGGTTCGCCAAAATTTGAATTACCTAATGTGGGTCTCGTAAAAAAAGAGTCCTCAAAAAAAATGATTGATGTCTTTAATCGTCAAAGAGAAGAAATCATTCAATCAATAGAAAAACTTCAAAGAGAGTATGTGGATTCAATAATGGTTTGGGAATCAAAAATTTCTTTTGACCCAATTGTTGGTGAAACATATTACTTATATAATTTTAATGGTGTAAATACATTATCATTATTATCACCAAAAGATTGGAATCGGGGTGACGATTTTATTGGTGCTTTTACATTAAATTCAGATAGAAAATGGGTTAGAAATGAAAGGTAAATTAATATATCAAAAAAAATCTGACGAACTTATTAACAGTGTCGAAGGATGGTTTATTGTTTCTGAAGATTCATCAAAGAATTTTGAAGCATCAAAAGAAACTTTAGAAAAAATAAAAAGCGGAAAATATGATGTAAAAGACGGTGATGAAGTCGAGTATGTTTTAAAAACAAATTGTCAAGTAATGTACGATGATATTTTTCATAGTACAATTGCTGACATCATAATAACGCAAAAAATGGTTAGTCGGGTTTTTCTGATTGATATTGATGGGACAATTTGTGACGACATTAAAAATGAAGATTCACATCTTTATCCGACAGCTAACCATTACCCAAACGCGTTGGGTATCATCAACAAATGGTACGATGAGGGAAATGTAATTACATTTTTTACCGCTCGTGAAAGTAAAGACCGTGAAGTAACCGAAACATGGTTAAAAGAAAAAGGTTTTAAATATCACGGATTGGTTATGGACAAACCAAGAATCAAAGATGACCAAGAATATGTGTGGATTGATAATAGAAAAGTCAGAGCGATTACGTATCTTGGAACGTGGTCTGAATTAAAAGAAGTAGACGCAAAAATTCAAACATTTGAGTAATGAACAAATTAGATAAACAATACACAGACTTACTCCAAACTATTATAGATTATGGGGTAGAAAAGAAAGACCGTACAGGTACAGGAACCAAATCTATTTTTGGTTATACAATCCGTCATAAAATGTCCGATGGGTTTCCATTACTTACAACCAAGAAAATGGCGTGGAAGACGATGGTAACCGAATTGTTATGGTTCCTTCGTGGTGATACAAACATCAAGTTCCTTGTTGATAACAATTGTCATATTTGGGATGGTGATGCGTATAAGAACTATCTAATTGAAGATGCCAAAATCTTACCTAATATGTCAAAAGAAAAAATGTTAGAGTTAGGATTTCGATTAACAAAAGAAGAATTCATCAACAAAATAAAAACCGATGATGAGTTTGCTAAGAAGTGGGGTGACCTCGGACCTGTGTATGGTAAGCAATGGAGAAGATGGGGTAGAAAGAATGTGACTAATTACGACTTAAAGGATGTAAAAGGTTCTGACCAACACAGAGTACTAAAAGCAATTGAAATCGGTGAAGATGTTACCAAGTATGGTGTCAAAATAGAATACCAAAACAATTCAATAGACCAAATCACAAACCTAATCAACGACCTTAAAACAAATCCAGACTCAAGACGATTAATGGTCAATGCTTGGAATGTTGGAGAGCTGGACCAAATGGTTCTTCCACCTTGTCATTATGGATTTCAAGTTTATACGAGAGAGTTGAGTTTAGATGAAAGGATTAATTATTATAACTCAACAAAAGACCCTTTAAATCAAAGTAGTGATTATCACGATGTTCACATGGATAGTTTAAGAGTTCCTAAACGAGCAATCTCTTTAATGTGGAATCAACGCTCAGTAGACACATTCTTAGGTCTACCATTCAATATTGCTTCTTACGGTTTGTTACTTGAGATTATTGCTAAAGAAGTAAATATGGTACCTGATGAGTTGATTGGTAATTTAGGTGATACTCATTTGTATAGTAACCATGTTGAACAAGCAAGAGAACAAATCGGTAGAAAGTATACACATGAAGAGAGAGAAGGTATGTTAAAAGAGGCGATGGGTCCTAATGGTTATAAAAGTGCGTTGAAAGACTTAGCACCATTTGGTGGAGGTATGTCTGAATATTATGAGATATATAAAATACCACGATACACAAGAGAACCTTATAAATTACCCAAACTAAAACATATGAAGACCGATGAATTTTATAAATCATTATCTGAAGACTCATCTTTAATAACTCATTTGGAAAATAAGGATTTTCAAATCGAAAATTATCAATCACACCCATCGATTAAAGCACCCTTAAGTAATTAAACTATGAAAATAAGTATTGACAAAGTTGTATATCAATCTTATATTTTACCATATGTTAAAATAACATATAACAGTTGGTTAAATGGTGATTATGAATTAATAATTGGTTGGTTTAGTTATCAATTGGTTATTGGTTATACACCAAAACATAACAGATAATTGAAAAATATAGATGATTAAATTTTTAAAACTGCTATTGATGAAACTTAGGCGTTTAAATTCCCCAACAATAGTTGAACCAGTAAAATGGTCAGTAGAGGATTTTAATAAAGCCAAAAAATGGGCCCAATCAAGATTACACCCTTCTTATAATGATAGAACAATATGGGACGTGGTTTATAGTGTAAGATATGATACTGCCGAAGTTCTTCACGAAATAAATAAGTTCATAGTTATAGAAAATAAAAATAAAAACAAATAAAAAAATGAAAATTACAAAAACACTATTATTAATTTTAGGATTGTTTACAATCGTATACTCATGTTCTGACACGAGTAAAACAATTAAACCACAAGAGTTCCCAACGGACTTAGGTATTTCGGGATTCAATTTTCCTGAAGACTCTACGAAAATTTACGGATGGTTAGAGAATCAAGATACAACCAGTATTGTAAATCACGCGTGGGGTATTTGGGCTGGACTTACTCAACCAACAAAACAAAAATACAATGGTCAAACATTGTTGGTTTTTGAAACTTGGATGGGTGTTCAAGAACTATCTGCAATGTCTGCACAGGGTCAAGTTTCAAGTTCAATGGAAAAATCAAACAGAACTGAACTTAACATCCCGAAACAATTTGTACATGGTAAACTTTTCGCGGGACAAAAGATTGACACAAACTTCACTGTGTTGGAAACAGTTTCTTATGACCCATCTGCGGCACATTTTGCAACATCAAACAAATTATTTAATCAATCGTCATTGAACAAATATTTGGTAAAAGATGGAATTGGTGCGGTACCTGAATTTCCTAATACTTCAATCACCACCAAACCAACATATTATGCTGGTGTACCAAGTAAAAACGGTTTGATTAGAGTACCTGTTTGGGTATCACCAAATCCGGCCAAAGCGTATAGATATAATGAATGGCAACAATGGGTTTACGCCGATGTTAATAATAAACAGGAACCGAATAAAAAGTTAGTACCTGTAACAACATCAAATCCCACAGAGGAACAAATTAAAGATGCGACCTGTAACGTAAATGATTTTATTAATTATAAAATTGATAGAGTAGGTGCGGACTATCTCAATAGTCACCAAGACGTTGGAACTACACCAAGTAGACAATTTATCGAAGGTGACTATGTGTTGTTGGTAGCCATGCACGTAACAACAAAAGAATTTAAAAATTGGACATGGCAAACTTATTTTTGGTGCCCTGACCCGTCTAACCCTCCTTCACCAAGTTCTAAATTTGAAGCAGGTCTTAGACCTAAAGAACTTAAAGGCGCCGCTTCACACTACGCAGTTAGTACAGCATACGCAATGGTTTGGCCGAATCAACCTGTGAGTGGCGGTTCTGACAACAACGCTAGACCGATACTTGCTTTCAATCCTTATTTAGAGGGTGGATTTGGTCCAAAAGTTTTCAGTTTACAAAACAAATTCAGACCTGATTTTGTGTATGGAATGCAAACAAACTGTATGTCATGTCACGCATTGTCGACTATGACGGGTAAGAATGGATACACCACAAATCAATACATTGATATGATGGACACATCGTTATTTAAGAATGATGTTAAATTAGATTTCACATGGTCAATTCAAGGTAACTTGAATTCTGATAAGTAATAACATAAAATAACAACAAGTGAAGCTCCGTAAAATCGTAAAAGAATATAAAAATGCTACAACTTATGAGATATGGGAAGGAATTAGAGACAATTTTACTTTCGGTTTCATCGGAGCGACACTTGTTGTTTTTATTGCAACAAGAACCGACTTTGCTGTTCTTATCGGTTATATTGTCTACTATTATTACATGGGTCGGATAGTTAATCGACCAAAGTACGTTACAGATTTAGGTAAGTTGATAGTTTTCCCAATCCCTTCGGCATTGGGTGCGTTCACAGGGTATAAGTTATCTTATACTTTAATTGGGTTATTGGGGAGTATTTTTTAATTAGTTCTCCTACCCTGTCCACGGTAGTTTTTCTCACTTTTATCGTGTTTATTAAAAGATTTTTTAGCTTTACCTAATCTTCTTTTACCAAAATTCACCTTTATAGATGCGTTTGATGATTTACCTTTTGAACTTTTTCCTGCTGCCATGTTAATAATTTTATAAAAATAAATATGGATATCATTAAAAAAGTGGTATATTTGTAAAAAATATCAAAAATGCAACTCATCAAACAAAGATTTTCTTATTTCAGAATAGATTTAGTTAGGGATAATTGTATGTTGTCTGAAGATAGACCAATACCAATTGTTGTATCTGATGGTAAAGAACTGGATGATGATTTTTTATTTACTGAACAGGTTAAGACACTTGAGCCCGTTGTAAATAGGGATACCAAATTTGAAACCATAAAATTGGAACCAAGACCATCAAAGGGTGCGAGGACAAAATATTTTTATGGTGAAAAAGAAAAAGAATACGTTTCTTTCATAAAATTGACAAAAGAACCTTGTTACACAACAAGTGAAAAACATTTAAAAAGACATTATGGGAATCCTTTCTCATCAATACAAATTGTAACATTTGAAAGAACAATAGAACTTAGAGAAGGTAAACTTTACATAAGGTGTTACAAGAATACCAGATATCGTGATTTTAATTGGAAATATTTCCGTAAATCTTCCAAGGTAATGACGTTAACAATTGATTTACAGAAGGGAGATTTTACGATTGGGGATATGAATTTTGGAAAGATAAAATCCAAAAGATTTAGAAAAAATTCATTTACTACGTTAGAAATCTTGTTGGGTTCAAACAGTCTTTTCAATTTAAAAAAAGAGTTTAGTAACAATCTTAAAATCGCTAAGGAATTTGATGACACATTTAATGAACACGAATTTGTAAATGTTATTAAAAATCACATTCCAAACTTACCTACTAACGTTGGAAACTTATTTGATAAACATTTTTTTATAACTAGTTTTATTGAATTCTTTGCGGAAAAGAAAAAAATAAAAACACCAAACGACTTTGTACCACTTATTAAAATACATTACCCAACTGAAAAATACCTTAAAAAGAATCAGAGAAAATTAATGCAATCTATTTTGGATAGTTACGGAATAAATTCAAAATTTACCTTGAAACTTTTCCATGAAAATCCAAAATTAAATTTACAAGAGTTTTCATGTATGTGTGATTTACTTGGAAAGGATTATCCAAAATACCTCGGTTCTTTGAAAAGTGAATGTTTTAATCTTTTTATGGTAGATAATGGTAATGCACATTCTATGGTACCGCTTGAATTGAGAGGTGCTAAAAATCACCACCGACACCTGTTTATTGATAATGTTGATAGGGAAAATATCATTAAAATTTTAAATTCCCTGATTCCCAAACCGGCAGGAGACCATTCAGTATCGTCGGTTACTCGAGGTATATACACTTTGATAAAAGACCACTTCGATATGATTGAAAAGATTCGTGAATTTGACCCTAACATAAAAATGAGGGCAACAAATTACACGGACTTTCATACAGAGCACATTGAACTATCCAAGACATGTTCATTAATCAAAAAGGGTTGGTCAATCGAATATCAATATGACAACAGAATGGTGAGATTAGTGGAGGAACAAATAAAGACTCGATTTGAGAACGACAATCATATTTTTTCTCCTGTGATATTAAAGAGAGAAGAAGAATATTCGGAAGAGGGTACATTTATGCACCACTGTGTTGCCAGTTACGCAAACAAAGAATCATCAATGATAATTTCATTGAGGACCAACGGTGGTTCAGATAGAGTAACATGTGAGTTTAACAAAAAAACAGGTGACTGTATTCAGGAGAGACATTTTTGTAATAAGTTACCACCTGAGTATTTTGGTGAATCATTAGAAATATTAAAACAAAGAGTTAGAAAATTTGCGTCACAAAGATTATTGAACCACATTGATATTAAAAAGGTGAAAGTTAAAATAAATGGGAAGGAAGTCAACCAAAGAGAACCTGATTTATTTGAACAACTGATGAATGGTGACATAGAGTTTTAATACTACATAATTAAATTTAGTCCATGTATATTTTATACATGGATTTGTTACTTAGACATTATCAAAACAAAAAATCCAAAACGAACAATTCGGTTTCGATTTGTGAATTACAGTTGTATCAATATGATAGTTTGATACACTATATCGCGGATTTTTCTTTCGATTATTTACGATACGGAATAAAAAACATCCTTACCATCCATCACGGGTTCACGGTTAATTTAAAAAACGGGGACATAAATACTTACTACCAATTATCAAACTATTCAGTGAGTGAAGGTGATAAAGGTAGAAGTAAAAATAATAGAAAGAAGAATAATTTTGATTCAATACTTGCACTAATAGAAAACGGCATGTACAAGGGTGAAAAGAGAAAAGATTATTGGGGTAAAAGGTATAATAAATCAATTCAGGACATTATTAATATTTTAATATCCAAAATACAATCTGAGTCAAATTTTAATATTGAAAAGAATTATCAAGAGAAATGCTATATTAATCCACTATATGATTTGTTAGTTGATTTTCATTTATCAAAGAAAAATATAAAATACCATGATACTGTTTACACCACAATTCAACAAGAGTATCCACAGAAAAAATGGTTAAAATTAAATGATAATAAATTTTTACCTTCTATTTTAGATTCGTATGGAATTAAATCAAAGTACTTGATTGCTGAATTAAATAAACCACAAAACTTTGATGTGAATATTAAAAGTCTAAGCTTTCTATGTAAACTTTTTGGTGATGGTTACGTTGATTATTTAAGACAAACTAAGTGGCACGACATTGTAAAACGTAATTCTAATTTCAGAAAATTCCACACTTTGAAAAATGATAAAGAAAAATCCATGATGGTCAAGGTTATTAATGATTGGGAAACCACAAACCTATATAAAGATAATTTTGTTGAGTTGGTGAACAAATTAATGAATCTTCGAGAATTCATAGAATCCAAAAATATCCCCTGTAAATTTAATGCGAGCGATTCCGACTCTGTAGAATTACTTTTAAATAAATTTGAAAACATAAAAAATCATTTTAAAAGGGGTTACAAAACAAGATATTCATTTAATGAGGAGTTCATAAATGAAATAGAATCTGACATTATAATTGACAATAAAGTTTTTCAAACCAAAATACTCAAAACCGAAGAGGATTTTTTCACTGAAGGATTTATGATGAAAAATTGTATGTCTAAACAATTCAGCAAAGGTGTGGTCTATATCTATCTTTCCATGAAATGTAATCGAACAAAGATTAATTTAGAATATAAAAAAGGTAGTTTGATAATGTCTTTTGGTAAGGCCAATAGTCCTGTTGAGTCTTATTTCAATCCCGCAATAAATGAAATATCAAAAAAAATGATGAAATATTCCAATATGACATGGACTAAAGAAAAATATGAATATATTTCAAAATAATTTTAGGATTTTTTTGGAAATCAAATTTTTCTTTTCTATATTTGGTTGGTAAAACCCCTTAATCATGGAACCAAAAGAATCAAAATCTAATTCTCACTTCAATATAAGTTTGGCCAAGTCAGGTTTGAGAATCGTGGCTTGTTATTTCTTATTTTTTACCAATTTAGAAACTGCGGCAATTTTATTTTTTGTGGCGGAGATACTCGGTATCGCGGAAGAAATCTTTTAAATTGTATTAACCATGAAATTCATTCAAGATATCAAATTTTATTTGGTACTCACCATGTTGTTTGCCATCTCTATGGGTATTCTTCTCCAAAAATCCATACATAGAGAAAATAAATTAAAAACGGAACTATCAAGAACCAAACAGGAAATGGATAGTTTACAAACCTATCTATTTTTATTTGAAACTGAATATAATAGGTTCGCGATGGCGTATGATATGTTCTATGAAAGAAACCCAAAAGCTGCCGAAGAATTTGACCACATATTATCAAATGAGACAGAATAAGACAAAACAAAAAGTCGAACCACAAAAAGAAGAAGAGATGATAGTTGTTGACCCATCAAATGAAAACAATCAGGATATTGGTATTAGTGGTGAATGGATTAATATTAGAAAATCAACAATAATCACCCTAAATGATTATTTGGTAGTTCAACACGATGAGGGACCAGTTTCTTTACGAGTTGAAATAAAGGCAGACTTTAATACTATACCACCTGAATACCATGAAATATTTTTAAATGTTTTATCTTCAAGATATCAAGGAAGAGTAAATTTTGGGGACAATCCGTTCTCAAAATGTAAACCAATCCAAAAGAGAAAATGGTATCAATTTTGGAGGTCAAAATATTTTGTCGGACCTTAATATTTATTTTCATGAAAAGTCCAAAAGAAATTAATAATCAGGTCATTAAAGAAGATAACCCAATTGTAAATGATGAAATAATTCAGGAGAATTATGAATCAGATAATGATTATACTTGGGACGATAATAAACAACATACCGAACAAAATTTCTACTAAAACCAAGGAGGTACATCTCTATTTTTCCATGTTGTGAATTTTGATTTTGCACCCCTGTAGTAGTTTCTGTAAGATTCAATCACACAATCTGTTTTATACTCTATTGGCATTGCTTTTGGTGGTGTAGTCAAACCTTTGTCACAAATTTTTAATTTATTTGTGACACACCACTCAATAACTTCTTGAGATTTATGACGTTTACCATAACGGTAAGTGTACTCTTTACAAAGTTCTAAACCCAATTCACAGAGTATTAGATAGTTTGTCAAGGATTCTCTTACCCATATTGAACACGGGTGATTTTTATGTGACAACTTGTACGGTACTTGACCGGTTACTTGTTCGGTCATGTGATGAGCCCCACACAAAAGTTGTGCAGTTTCCAATATCATTTTCACAACGTGTTTGTCGCAATGATATTCGGCACATTTTTTTACATCTTTATCAAGAAAGAATATATTCACAAGTCAAATATAGTGATAATTTGAAAAAAAATAGTTATATTTACTAAAAAATCTTAAAATGATGCGTATTTCAAATTCATTAATTGAAGGTGAAGTGAGAGAAATAAAACCTTTCATATTTGCTGTTATCGTTAAAAACCAATATGATAGGTCTAGCTTGTTTTGTAGATACCAAGAATTTTACGAATCTCCATACCCACAGATTAGAGGTAAGTTTTTCACTTTAGAACAATACATGAAGTTGTACATTGATACAAATAAAAAACCTCATTTTACGTATCCAAGCGATTGGACTGGTTATAATATACCCTCGAAAGTTCTTTTAGAGGCAAAAAATACGTTTGGTTTACCTCGAACCCAATATGATTATACTATGTATGAAATTATTGAATACTGTGAAAGAGAGTGTAGAATAAAGAATCGTGGTGAACAACATTCTTGGTATCTTATCGGCGCTGATAAAGTAAAAAGTGGTGTAATGAATCATGAAATAGCTCACGGATTTTATTATACAAACCCACAATACAAAGTTGAGGTCGATTATTTAATTGGAGATATTAATCATAGAGATTATGAACATTTGAAAAAAGTTTTAATTAAAGGTGGATATTCTGACGACAAAACGATTATTGATGACGAGATTCAAGCATACATGTCAACAGGTAAACATCATGAATGGAAAGATTCTGTCTATGAAAAATATTCGTCAGACTTTATTAAAATATTTAAAAGATTCAATAAATGAAAGTTATATTTTTAGACCACGACGGTGTAATTTGTTTGTCGTCAGAATGGGGTGGTCGATTCAAGAAACAAGAAAAATGGGGTGGTCGTAAATTATCTATGACAACATCAGAAATGCCACTAGAATACCGATTTGATAATTTCAATCAAAAAGCGGTTAAGGTATTAAACCAAATCATCGAAAAAACAGGTGCGGAAATTGTAACGTCATCTGATTGGAAGAGGTGGGCAAATCTCGAAGAAATGGGTGAATACTACGAATCAAAAGGTATCTCTAAAAAACCAATCGCTCTCACACCTAATTTAGGTCAGTGTAATTGGTATAATGATAAAGTATGGGTTTGGTCACCGAGATGGGATTTGGAGATGACTCGCGTTATCGAGATTAAACAATTTTTACACGACCACCCTGAAGTTACTCATTGGGTTTCTGTTGATGATTTGGATATGGGTAAAAATGGAGAGGACTGGAAAGATTGGGGTTTAGATAATTTTGTATTAACTCCATCATCTACTTTAGGTATCAAACAATCTGGTATAAAACAAAAGATTATCGATTACCTTACTTAATTACACCGTTTCTAAACGTAGGGATATTTATTTAAGTATAGAATTGTTTTAATGAAAAAACCCACACTACAAGAAGAATTACAACGAATCCATGAAATTACCTACGGTAAATCAATGGTAAATGAAAATTTTATCGATGATTTATTGGGTAAAATTGGGTTAGGTAAAAAAGACGAAAAAAAAATAGACGACCCCAAAAAGGCGGACTTAGTTTCACCTGACGTTGCAGAATTTTATAAGACATTAGAAGATACCGCAGCTCAGGGTGGGTTATCAGAACAACCAAGAGGTTCTATGGAATATCAAAAAGGTGTCGAAACTATGCAAATTGGTTTAATACTCTTGGGTTATGAGTTACCTAAATTTGGTGTTGATGGTTTATTTGGTCCTGAAACCGCAAGTGCTGTTAGAAAATTCAAATCAGATAATTCTGTAATCAAAGAAAGTGCCGATTCATTAAGAGATAAATTAGATGATTTAGGTTACACCGAAAAAGGTAATGAGTTAACCAGTGGTGGTTCTATTAATGACAAACTCACAGATATTGTTAGTCAAATTCTTGACAAGTACAGTCAAAGTAATCCTGATGTTGAGGTTACCATAACCGCAGGTAACGATAAATTCCACCATAATTTAAATTACGTAAGTCAACACACCAAAGGAAATGCAATTGATTTGGTTTTAAATCCATATAATTCAAAAAACGCTTCCGATTTTATAAAATTACTCAACTCAACAAAAAGTAGTGATGGTAATTTTTCATACATAGATGAATACACCAATCCAACCAAAGCCGCAACTGGTGGTCATTTTCATTTACAATATGGTGGTAAATCATCTTCTAGTAGTGGTACTTCTGAAAATGCCACACCTGAAATGTTAAATAAGTTATTGGAATTATTAAAAGCTAAAGGTGTTAAATCCGAAGAGTTAAAACAATACCTTGACCAAGCGGCTAAAAATTCACAAATCAATGTTGACGGTTTAACGGACATCAATTTTTATAAAAAACTACTTGAAAATTTAGGTGCACCCGAAAGTGAGGAAAACTTAAAATTCTTATACGCTTGGAGACAGTCAGAAGGTTCGGGTGGAAAATATAATCCATTTAATACCACATGGGATTTACCGGGTTCCACTAACGCAAATAGTGTTGGTGTTAAAAATTACAAATCTTTAGAAGACGGTATGAAAGCAACCATCAAAACATTGAGAAATGGTCTTTATACTTGTATTGTTGATGGTTTGGTAAATGATATTGGTGCTGCGGAAATTGCTAAGTGTGAATCACTTAAGACTTGGGGTACTGGTACTTTGGTTGCCAAAGTTGTAGATGGTTACGAAAGAGGTGCCAGTCCAAAAATCAAATCTTTAGCGTAAAAAATTAATTTTACTTTTTCTTTTTCTTTCATATCTTTTCATAAAACAAAAAGTTATGGCAAAAGATACCTGTGTAATTTGTGGTGTTGAGACACCATATGAATTTGAAACTCATATTGATTTGAGATACGGTTACGTTGAGGGATTAGGTCAATTGTGTGAGAAATGTAATCGTTCCGATGAGACTAAAAACTTATGTGTTCCAATTGATTTAATTAGGGATACACCAAACGATATGGAATTGGGTGAAAAAGTCAGAAGATTGTCCGATAAGTATTAACAATTCTGTTTTTGGTTGTATTTATATGTAAAGAATTATTTCTATGGATAAATTAACCGAAAAATATTTAAGACGTATCATTTCTGAATCTTATATCTCTGATGTGGAGGAAATGGCATACAAACAAAAGGGTGTCAGGGATGACAAAGGTAAACTAGTAAAATATAAACCTTTCTTCAAAGAAGATAATGACACAGATATCCCTGATTATTGGATTGCAAACCCCACCTTACAAGAGGGTGGTGAGATATTAGTGGTACCATTAGATTGTCAGGAACTTGAAGCGTTTAAAAATGCAAACAAAGAATTCTTAGAAAAAATCAAAGAACTCCACAATTTAGAACCACAATTAGCCGCTTGTAAGAGAGGAAAGTACCATAGACCTATTGAAAAATATGTTGAGGGTGGATATAAACCCACAGGTGACACATATAAAGAACAAGAAACAATTAAGAGAAGACTATTCACAATCATTGCAAATACTTTTGAAGACGAATCGTTTGTTCAAGAACTTAACAAAAGAAGTATTCCTGCTGTGGTTGCTAGAGATAGAAAGAATGTCGACCAATATGGTAAATTTACAAATCAATTAATTGAATACTCAACACATAACTATAATGCTTACCCAACAGTAAGGGATTTTTTATTATCGGCAGTGGCTCGAGTTCAGGGTAAAGATACTGATGAAATGAAAACATTTTATATGGCTCGTCAGTACAATAAAAATTACAATAACTGGAGAGCAGACAAAAAAATGTTGAAACAATATGCTGGTAAAACACCAAAATATATGTTAGACGCATATGGTCTTGAGGAAAAAAACATAGACGTTACAGTTAGAATGGATTTTGAACTTAAAGGAGAATTAATTGGTGAAAATAGTTTTGCGTGGACCGCTAGAGCTCAAACCAAGTTAGGTAAAAAACTTGAAAGCGAAAGTGGATTAAAAGGTGGGTTTCTCGATGATAAATTAATTCAATCATCTGCAACCGCACAACTTAGACCTGGAACAACATTCAATGATAATTATACGGTAATGAACGATAAACAAGTTGTGGATGCGTTAATGGAAGTTATTAATGATTTAAAAACACAGATTTTATCATTAAATCCAAAAGACAATCTTAAAAGCGCAACAGTAAAAAGATACCAAGTTGGGGGTCCAAACCAAAATGAACTTAACGAATCAATAAAAAATAAATTGGTGAGTCGAATAGTTCAAAAAGTGGTCAAATAAATTAAAACCAAATTAAATCCCGAGAAATCGGGATTTTTTTTTGCAATATTTTGGTATATCCAAAATTATTTCATATATTTGGCCCATATTAATTTTAAAATGGGTACAAATTATTATCGTATACCGACCGCAGAGGAAATGGAGTCACGTAAATCACGTCTCCAAAGAGATATAGAAAAGATGACAATGTCACCTAGTGATATTGAACGTGGATTTCCCTTTATTGACCCATTTAAAGAATCTTGGGAGATAGTTAGCCCTTGGGACATATTCAGAGATGGTACATCAATTCATTTAGGTAAAAGAAGTGGTGGGTGGAAGTTTTGTTGGAATTTTCATAATAATAAACATTATTCAAATAAAGAAGAACTACTTTCATTTATTCGTTCAGGAAGAATTGTGGATGAATATGGTGAAGAATGGAATGTTGAAGAGTTTATCACCATGGCTCTTGAGTGGGGTCAACCAGATGGTTGGGTTGTAAATGAAGAATACAGGAGAGACCAAAGGTCGAAAGGCCACGGAATGTTTTGGATGGACAACGAAAAATATGATGATTTAATAATCGATGGACTTCGTGTGAGTACATCAGTTGATTTTAGTTAATATGTTAAGAATAGATAACAATAGAAAAGTTTGGATAACGTCTGACACGCATTACTCACATACTAATATATGTAGAGGAATTACTAATTGGAGAATGCCTGACGGTAGTATTCCCGTTAATCAAACGAGAGACTTCGCAACTCTTGATAAGATGAACGCCGCGATTGTAAACAACATCAATGAGGTTGTTGGACAGGATGATGTTTTGATTCACTTGGGTGATTGGTCATTCGGTGGGTTTGATAATATAGCGGAATTCAGACATAGAATCGTTTGTCAAGAGATTCACATCCTATTGGGTAACCATGACCATCACATTGAAAGAAACCGTGAGAATTGTCAGAGTTTATTTACCAGTGTAAGTCATTACAATAGACTTGAATACCAAGGGCATTCATTCGAGATGTTACATTATCCTATCAGTTCGTGGAACAATCTGAGAAAGGGTAGAATCCATTTACACGGACACTGTCATTTACCTAACCACTTAAAAGTTAGTGGTGGGAGAAGAATGGATGTTGGTATGGATGGACACCCTGAGTTCAGACCATATGACTTTGTACATGAGGTTTTAAATCCAATGTTGAAGGTTCCGATTGGTTCTGAATTGGGGGATATAGACCATCACAATGACGACATGAAAAATGTTGTAGGTTAAATTTTTTACTTTAAAAAATATTTCATATAATTTAATTAATGAACATGTTAAACAAAATCTTCACCAATATTATAAAATCCAAAACAACGATTACCTTTTTGGTATTTTTCTTCATTGGAATTTCTTATCAATTTTTAATCTTTCCTGGATTAACCGTTGCAAATACGATAATCAACATAATCTCAGCGATTTTTTCGGTGGGTACGGCAATGTTTGCGGTTTTTTATATTAGGTTTATGTACTTTAATGATGAACCTTTTGAACTCTTCACACCGGACCCAAATAAAACACCTGAGACGGAATTGGATTATAATCCAAAGAAAGTTACCAAAAAAGAAAGAAAATCTAAAACAACAATTAAAATTAAAAAACAAACTAAATAAATTATGGAACCATTTTTGAAACGATTAATTTTCGGAATTTTAGGATTCATTATCCTAACCTTATTGTTTTTCTCTTGTGAGAGAATTGACGCCGGTCACGTCGGTGTAAAAGTAAATCTATATGGTGATGGAAAGGGTGTTGATGATGTCACCGAATGTACAGGTATGGTATTCTACAACCCCTTCACAACAAAGATTTATGAATTCCCAACCTATATTCAACACAAAGAGTATAAGAAAACTGAGGAATCTGATAATTCATTTGTTGTAAACTCAAAAGACGGTTCTGAGTTTCAAGTATCCCCAATTATGAACTATTCGGTTCAAAGAGAAAAAGTACCCACAATATTTTCAAAGTATCGTAGGTCATTACCTGAAATTGAGGAGGGATTTTTAAAGACCGCAGTATATGACGCGTTTCGTTTAGCAACAAATAAGTACACTGCTGATGAACTAATCTCGAATAGGGCGGTGTTTGAAGTTGAGGTTCGTAAACTATTGGAAAGTCAACTTTTAAAAGAAGGGTTTGTGATAAACCAATTCACCTCAAATTTGATTTACCCTGAGACATTTAAGAAGTCCATTGAAGCCAAGAACAATGCGGTCCAAGCAGCGTTAAGGGCGGAAAATGAGGTAAAAACTGCGGAAGCTCAAGCCAAGATTAAAATTGCAACCGCCAATGGTAATGCTCAAGCAATGTTGACCGCGGCTAAAGCGGAATCCGAAGCCAATCGGATGAAACAACAAACAATTACACCTTTACTCCTACAACTTGAATGGATTAATAAATGGAATGGGAAGTTACCCGAAACCATGTTAGGTGACAAAAATAATACGATGATAGGTATTAAATAAAAAGAACCCCTCGAAAGAGGGGTTTTTTGTTTACATACGATATTTATAGATAAAAGAAAAAATGAAAAAAGTAGTTAAATTATCAATCAAAGATTTAGAAAATATTGTAAAAAGAACAATCAACGAAGCTGAGTTTGATGATTTCGATACTCAAGCACAGCCCGAGGAATTACCAGGTGCTCAGGAGTACGAAGATGAACAAGAATTAAAAAGAACTGTGGCTATTGGTAAAGGTGACGATGGAAAAATATACGTAACTGATGTTGAAACCGGTGAAATAATTGCAACCAAGTAAATTATTGGTCCTTAACTTTTTTCTTCAAGTTCCTTATCATCCCAATTAATTTCTCATCCCTTTTATTATTAATAATAGTGGTGGTGTTAGATGATTCAGGAAGCATCGCCATCACTCTTACGGAACTATCATCATTAATATTATAGGTTTTACGAGACATTGAGTTTACTACTCTTGTCTCGTTTTTCATTTTATTGGTATAGTTTTCAATATCACTTATAATAGTTAATATCTCATTTTCCCTTTTAACCATTTCATTGGTACACTCTCTTTGATTTTCTATTACTTGGTTGTTTAACTCATCAATTCTATTGTTTAGTTGTACAATCTGATTGTTTTGGGATTCTATCCTTAATTTCAGTTCTTCGTCATTATATGTTAAAGACTCAGTGATTTTGGGTCCAACCGAGATAATTATAATTGAAAATAACAAAATTGACAGAGCAACAATTCTTTGTCTCTGTGTGAATTTTGATAATATTTCAGATATATACTTAAACATATAATAATAAATATTTCATAATTAAAATGGCAAACAAAAAAGGATTAAATACTCGAGTAATTACTGTTTTTCATCCAGACACTGACGAGGAATTTGAATTATTCGTAACCTATGAATACATAAATAAAGATGATTCAGATGAAGATGATAATTTATTTATGGATAACAATGAGGTTGATATTAAATCATATGAACCAAACAACGAAGTTGATGAATTACCAACTTGGTTAACAGAAGATATGGTCTACGAGGCCTTGTACGCTGAATTGGAGATAGATGAATTCGAGGGGGAAGAACTCACAGAAGAAGAGGAAGACACCTACTACAATGATTTTGTTGAGGATTCTGACAATGATGATTATTAAAATTACTCTTTAAAATTTTTTATTTTAAAAATTTATTCTTATACTTGTCATAGAAGTATTTCAAATGACAAAGTATACTATTTTTTGTGATTTAGATGGGGTCTTAATAGATTTCAACCAAGGTTATAAAGACCTTACTGGTATTGATTTGAACAAAGACGAACATCGTAACGACTCACAATTTTGGGCACCAATAGAAAAGGCGGGATATGATTTTTGGGTCAATTTGAAATGGATTGAACCTGACGGTCACATTTTGTGGGAACACATTTCCAAGTATAATCCAACCCTTTTATCTGCACCATCAAGACAAGTTGAATCCCGTATTGGGAAAATGGAATGGGTAAACAGGGAGTTACCCGGTGTTGCTTTAATATTAAGAAGTGCTAAACATAAAAAAGATTTCGCGGCTCCATACACAATATTAATCGACGATAGGAAAGATACTATAGACGGTTGGAATGAAAACGGTGGTGAAGGTATTCTTCATACTTCCGCGGAAGAAACAATCAAAATATTAAAAGAAAAATATAATTTACACTAATGGCAGAAAATAGTTCGTCATCAGGAGGAGTGGGATTCTTCGGTCTGATGTTTTTAATTTTTATGACACTTAAACTTACTGGTGTTATTGATTGGTCGTGGTGGTGGGTGACCGCACCACTATGGGGTGGGTTTGCCCTCATCTTTATTGTCATCATGATTGTTGTAGTTGTAAAAGCACTTGACCGATGATATATGTATCAATAGACATTGAGACTTCAGGTCTCGAACCGTTAAACAATAGTGTGTTGTCTTTTGGTGCTATCATAGAAGACACCACTAATAAATTACCATACGAGAAATTACCAAAGTTTAACGCCATCGTACTTCAAAACCAAATTACCGGTTCACCGAGAGCGATTTCCATGAACAAAGAAATCATATCATTAATTGGTGAATATAAAGAAGGTAACGAAGAGGATAGGGCAAACTTGGAACATCATAGTGATTATGTATTTTTGGAAGAAAATGAACTGGCACAAAAATTCTATGACTTTTTATTCTTAAATGGTATCTACCCAAATTCATCATTTCTAAATAATCATGTTAGAAATGTCAATGGAACAATGATACCGGCTTTTAACAATCACACACCATCACTTACAATTAATGTTGCCGGTAAAAATTTTGGAACCTTTGATAAATTGTTCTTGGAAGAATTACCGTGGTGGAAAAAACTCATAAAAATCAGACAAAGAATTATTGACCCTTCCGTTTTGTATTGTATATGGGATGAGGATAACGCAATTCCAAGTCTTAAAAAATGTAAAGAACGTGCTGGAATTGACGGAGAAGTCGCTCACACCGCTCTTGAGGACGCTTGGGACGTGGTTCAAATGTTACGTAAATTTTATTAATAAACTAAATTAAAACAATATGTCACGAATCAAAGAACTAAAACAAAATCCTGACAACAACATAAATATGGTTGATGTCTTTCAAATCTTTTGCCCTGAGGGTAAATCTAAGTACATCGAATTTTTAATTCGACTTTCAAAAAACACGAAACATTTAGACATGTACGTCAATGAAGTTCGTGAGAATCTAAAAAGAGAATTTGGAATTACAGATGACCACTTTAAAGGAATGACCCCATTTCAAATTTTTAGCTCTTACAGATTTTTGGAACAGAGTTTTAATTTTTCAGATTTAAAAACATTCCAAAAATTTTGTGATTACAATGAAAGAGGATTGATTCAAGATAATGACTTATCTAAATTTAAATCTTTTGACGATGTAATGACGGCGACTAGTCTCGCTGAGATTAAAGCTTTCGAGAAAGATTTGGAAAAACAAATTCACACATTGTTCACTTCAGATGAGTGGATTGTTTTAAGACCTTTAACGTTTTACGCCTCAAAGAAATATGGGTCATCAACAAAATGGTGTACGTCGTCTGAGAATAACCCGGATTATTTCCTAAGATACTCCAAAAGAGGTATCCTTATTTATGTGATTAATAAATTAACAGGATTAAAAGTTGGTTGCTTTAAATCACTCGACTCAGACCCTGAATTTTCTTTTTGGAATCAAATTGATTCTCGTATCGATTCATTAGAAAGTGGTTTACCTGATTTTATATTGGGTGTCATTAAAAATGAAGTTAGTGAAAACCCAGTAACCAACAACTCTTTGTTGACTGAAGAAGATAGAATCAAAGAGGATGTGTTACTGAAAGAGTTTACCAAAATGGAGGTACTACCAGAACCAACGGATATGGAATCCCCAATGGGTGAAGCTGATATGGATATGAGAAATGTGGATATAAGAGAAGAGAGAGAATGGGTAGTTGAACGTGATGTTGAAGCGGTTGTGGAAGAAAGGGCGTACGAGACAAGTGGAATGATGTCGGAAGGACCGAGAGAAATCTTACGAGGAACCTATGACAATGAAAATGCCACCTTGAGGAGAATTTAATTACAATCAAATCTAAATTTGTAAGGAGGGATTTCGGTCCCTCTTTTTTTTGAAAAAAAATTTGGATATCTCAAATACTAGTAATATATTTGTATGTAAATCATAAAAAATGAAAAAATTCTTAATGATATTTTGTATGCTGTTGATGAACAACACATGGGCACAAGGGTTAAGAGTACCCCAAAGAATATTCAATTATGGATTATCTTATGGTCCTAGAGGTAATTCATCATATTATTCCGCGGGTTACGAATTCTCCAAAGAAAAAACAAATGCCTTTATTGGAATTGGTTATGGTAAATTGATGGCCGAATTAAATTTATTTAACCCCAATACTTTAACAATCAATGGTAGACCTGAAGAAATTTATGTTGTTTTAAATTACGTTTACACAAATAAAGATTATAAATGGTTAATTTTAACAGGTGGGGCGGGTTTATCTGTTGATGGTGGTAATCAAATTATATTGAAGACCGCTGCAAATTTGAAATTATCATATCCCTTGTACTTAACTTTAAGTTTTTATCAAACCGATAAACCTCAGTTTATGATTGGGGGTAGGTTGTTTATTTTTTGATTATGAAAATAGCACTCATAGCACACGACGGTAAGAAGGCGGACATGGTTGCCTTTGTAATGAAACGATTAGATTTTTTTAATCGAACCGATGTTGATATTGTTGCAACGGGTACGACAGGTAAAAGAATAATGTTTGCTGGTGTTACAAAGGTTGAACAAGTCAATTCAGGACCAATGGGTGGAGACGCGGAAATTGCTGCAATGGTCTCGAGAAAAGAAATCGATGCGGTTATATTTTTTAGGGACCCATTGGATAAACACCCGCACGAACCTGATGTACAAATGTTAATGAGGGTTTGTGATGTGCACGAAGTGGCATTAGCTACAAACTACTCAAGTGCAAGAATGGTCGTGGACCATTTTACGAAAAGTTAAATTTTGGAACAATAATTGTCTAACACTCAAACACTAAAATTATGTTTTACAAATATGATAACTCTCTACTCCTTTGGAAAAAGGATTGGAAAAAAGTAAAAATCGCGTTGTCGGTTGTAATTGTTTTGGTAATCTCTTCATTTATTTTAGGTCGTTTTATACGGTTTAAAAGTTTGGACAGTTACGAAAAAGAATTAATCGTAATTTCATTAGAAAAAGAAAAAAATAAATTTTCAGAGGATAAGTTTGTATCAGAACTAAAAAGATTAAACGTTAAATTTCCACATATTGTTATGGCTCAAGCCATTGCTGAGACGGGACATTACAAAAGTCAAGTTTTCAAGGAAAATAATAATCTGTTTGGTATGAAACAGGCGACAGTTAGAATCAACACCGCCAAAGGAACTCAAAACGGTCACGCGTTTTATGATAACTGGTACCAATCTGTTTATGATTATGCGTTTTACCAATGCCGATACCTTGGTCAGATTAATACTGAAAATGAATACTATTTGTATTTATCAAATACCTACGCCGAAGCGGGTGAAGGGTATGTTAAATTATTGAAAGACATAATTCAAACTGAAAAATTAAAAGAAAAATTTTAATCATGGATATAAAACAAGTCAGGATTCTTTTGGCGTTTATAACGGTCATAATTTTCACTGGTATTCTTCATTTTAATAAAGAAAAGATACATAACTATATTACAGATGAAAATATAGTTGAGGAAGAAATAAGTGAGGAAGTTATACCAAGGAGCGAAAAAGAGTGGTATCCTGTACCGGTAGTATCCTGTGAAGAAATATTCCAAAATCAATATCATATAACATTTGAAAATGGTGTCACAATACTAACCAATAAACCCGCCAAAATTGGTGATACCACAAAATGTTGGATAAATGGGTGGTATAATTCCAAAATAGATGAGTCCTTAGACTCGTTGACATTTGAAAATCCATATTAATTTAATCCCCGAAAGGGGATTTTTTTTTATTAATTTTTGGAAATACGATTTCTTTTTATTATATTTTGTTAGTGGTAAGTACAGACTAACTTAGAATATAATGAAAGTAAATATATCGAATGCAACCTTCTCTTCGATAGTAGGGATTGGTCAGAAAGTTAAAAGGGCGGCAAAAGAATCAGGTAATTCATATCTCGAATTAAATAGAGGTGTAAACGCTGTTACGGAAATCGATTTGACGGGAGTTATGAAACAAATTGATTTTAACTCAAAAGAGTTTCAAGTATATGCACCTAACTTGGGTATTGAAACATTTAGACATTCTATCGTTTCAGAATATTTTCCTTCATTTGCAAATTCACCTAATTTCATCAATAATATTGCAATCACACCAGGTGGTATGCCTGCGTTAGATTTGGTTATCCAATTATTAAATGTAGAAAATATTTATTTCCCAAAATTTTATTGGGGTTCTTATTCTAAAATGGCAACAATTAGACAAAAGTCTTTTTCATTTTATGAATCATTAGAATCTTTAGAAGCATCCAATTTTAGTGAATCATCTTGTATTTTTATTTGTGACCCAAATAATCCTACAGGTGTAAAAATAGATGACAACATTCTTTTCAGAAAGATTTATGAGATATCGATGACAGGTGCGATTATAATATTTGATTCACCATACCGTAAGTTATTTTATGAAGATGATTTCTTTGATAAAGTTGCCCATCTTGATAATGTTATTATCACCGAATCTTTTTCAAAATGGGTAGGTTTATCGGGTTTAAGAATGGGTTTCATTTTTTGTAAGGACAAGGATTTTAATTCAGAATTAAACATTCGTTTACTTTATGAATTCAATGCCGTATGTTCCCCATCTCAAATGATTATTGAGAAAGTTTTAACCACACCCGAAGGAAGAAGTTCATTAGAACAATTTAAAAATATAACAACTAATAATATCTTTAAGAATGTAAATTACCTAAAAGAGAAAAACCTACTGGTTGAAGAAATTTACCAAGGTGGTCAACCATTAGGTATCTTCGCGGTTATAAATAAATCGGAAGATTACTTATTTCAACATAGAATCGGTGCTGTTGGTCTTGATAAGTTTGTTTATCACGATAAGGACTTATGGTCATCATATTCTAGAATCTGCGTGTCAGTTGAGCACGAATTATTTAAAAAATATTTACTAAACATAAAATAAATAAAAATGCAAACATTAATTTTTAACACAACAACAAAAGAAGTTAAGCTTTACGAAGGTCCAAAAGAATCTTCAAAATTATTAGAAATGATTACAGATGCACCAACTGTTAGAATAAGTGACAGTGGTTACTATGAAGTCATGAAGAAATTGGATGGAGATGAAAAAAATATTCCTGTTTTAAGAGTACCAATTTCAAATACAAACATGTTTATCGAAAAGTAATATGTCTAAATTTACACCCAGCAAATATCAAAAAGATATTTTCAATTTTATTTTAAAAGATACTCGAAACGCAGTAGTTTCTGCTGTTGCTGGTAGTGGTAAAACGACGACACTATTAAAAGCTTTGGACTTAATACCTGATGATAAATCAGTATTGTTTTTGGCATTCAATGTTAGTATACGAGATGAATTAAAAAGAAGGATTCCCGAAAATAAGAACATTGATGTCAAAACGGTCCATGGTTTCGGTTACACAATCATGAGGAATAACTATGATTGTGGTGTTGACGAAAAAAGTTTAAAGTATCGAAATCTTTTTTGGGACATCATTAATTTTTACAGTGGTGAAAAACCCGATAGTTTAGACAAATACGGATTCAACGAAGAACAAAACAAGTACATTCAAGGCATCCATGATTCTGTTCAAGGTGAGAATATTGACAGGTATAAATTTGTTACCGATGTTGTAACTCTGTGTAATTTATCGAGACAACATTTAGTAAATTTTGATATCAAACCAATTGGTGTTGGTGAGATAAATAAAATTGCAGAGTTTCATTCTGTGAACAATCAAGATGGTGAATCCACTGCCGCATGGTATCTGTCTAAATTGGGTATGTCTTATCTAAAGGTTCTCGATTATACCGACATGATTTCTTTACCAATCATTTTGAACCATTCGGGAGATAATTACGATTTTGTTTTTATAGACGAATGTCAAGATTTGAATTCTTGTCACCGTTTATTGATGCAAAAAGCAATGAAACCTGATGGTGGTAGATTCATTGCTGTAGGTGACCCTAAACAAGCGATATATGGTTTTGCAGGTGCTGACCATGAGTCATATCAAAAATTGAAAGAACTACCAAACACGGTTGAATTACCATTGTCTTTTACATATAGAGTCTCGCCTGAGATTTTAAATTTGGTTCGACACATAAATCCAGCAATCATTGCTCATTCTAAAAATAGGTCAGGTAGAGTAATTGAAAACTTCTCCTATAAAGATATTATGGATGGGGACATGGTTTTGTGTAGAAATACATTTCCGGTTGTCTCATTGTGTATCAAATTATTAAGTGAAGGTAAAAAATCTTATATAATTGGTTCTGATATTGGTAAGTCTTTGAAAACCATGATACTTTCTTGCAACAAGAAGAATGAAGAATATAACATGACAAACGTAATATGTTGTCTTCTTAAGGACAAAGAAAAGTTGATTGAAAAAACAATGACAAATCACACAATGAAAAGAAGTGAAGCGTTAGAGGATAACCAAGTAATTCTATTTGGTGAAAAGATACAAGTAATAGAAGCGTTATCCCACGGGATAGATGACCCCGCAATTGTTGTAAAGAAAATCGATGATATCTTTTCAGATGATAAAAAAAGTGGAATATGCTTGAGTAACGTACATAAATCTAAAGGTCTTGAATCAGAAAGGGTTTTTATTATCCACCCAGAATTATTTCCATCGAAATTTGCAACCTTACCATGGCAAATTGAACAAGAAAAAAATTTAGAATACGTTGCTTACACAAGAGCCAAAACCACTTTAGGATTTGTAACCGACTTTGATGCATTTGTTAACCACAAATCAAGGGACATTGACGAATCCAAATTAAAGGTGAGTAAATTTGTCGGTAGTCCTGGTATGAAAATTTATTTTGAACTAACTGTTACCGATATTAGAACCGTGAATGGTCTTTATGGGCCAACAACTGTCTATGATTTGGTTGACAAAAATGGTAACATATTTTCTAAATTTGGTGAAATTAATACTGAATACCTAACAACTAATTTACATAAGAGCGTTTCAATTAATTCAAAGGTGTCTTTTTACGGCATAATAAAGGAACACTCAGAATTTAGGGGAAACAAGGTTACTAAATTGGGTAAGATATCTCAGTACTAAATTGACATTTTAAAAATTATTAATTATATTTGAATCATGGGATGTGATATTCATGTGTATTTGGAAAAATACACTTCAGTAAATGGTGAAAATAAATGGGTCAATGTTGACCATTGGCAAATAAATCCACATTTTGGAATGAACGATTCCGAAAGGGAGTACGACCACGTTGCTTTTTATTGGGGAAGAAATTATGATTTATTCTCAATTCTTGCGGAGGTCAGAGGTTCAATGGACCCGATTGCGGACCCAAGGGGTTTACCTGAGGATGTGACTGAGACAACAAGAAAGGAATATGAAAGAGGTGATATGGTCCATACAGCTTCTTACTACACCTTAAAAGAACTCAAAGATTATCTGTACAATAATTCAGATAATGAAGAAATCGTTGAGAACTTAAAATATTTTGTTGACTCTATGGACAATAGGTTTAAAGAAGAATTTTGGATAACAAATGATGACCAAAAGAGGTATACGATTAAAGAGAATGGTTTTAGAGTTGTCTTTTGGTTTGACAACTAATTCTAATAATGATAACAACAACCACAAAAGATTATTATGAATGTGTGAGATGTGGTATTAACACCTCATTCGAATATAGAATTTGTCCATGTAACAGAAAACCATGTGATGCGATAAAAAAAGGAATTATTACAATCACAAAAAATATTACACTGGATGATGATAATTTTAAAGCCGACGGTAGGGACAGGAATGATGATATAGGACAAATGTTGGCATCATGGAATGTTTAAAATATGGAAGAAAAATTATATAGTGCAGCAAAAGACTTCGTAAAGAGGTATGGACAAGATGATGTTAGTGAACACATCATCAACATCATTGTATCGGTAATGAGAACAAGAGATGGGGTTGGACCCATTGGGGGTAGTTTCGTTCAATCTGTTGTGAATAACGATTTGTGTGGTGCGGTAGTTAGGGCCGACAATGAATGTTTAAAACACATCAAGTTAATCGCTCTTTCAAGAAACAATTGTTTCTGTGAAGATTAATTTTGTTTTATCAAAAAAATCATTTATATTTAGAATATGAAAAATCTAACATTTGTAATTTTTTTGGGTCTAATATTAATGTCTTGCAAGTACAAGACACAATATACTGACACTAAAATCCCATGTATTGTTGATTCTGTTGAATATCATGGAATTGGTTGTGACAATACTTTACAAACAACTCCATATTGGAAATTGTATCTAAAAAACCCCGAAATGAAAATAACATCGTACAGGTCATATGAAAAAGGTGATACTGTGTATGTAATCGAAAGAAAAATAAAAAAATAAAATATGATTAATAGAATTTTTACTCCTGAATGGAAACTATGGATTTGGTCTAATATTGTGAATGGATATGATAGAGAGTCCATTTTTAATGTTTTACTTAATAATGGATTTGATTACAATTTAATTAAAAGAGAACTTGAAATTGAACCAACTAACGCGTTAATTTGGCAAAGACAATATTCACAGGAAAACCTTAATCAACCTTACGAAGTTGAACTTTATCCGTTCAATAAATCTCTATGTGATAACCCAAGAGCTTATAGAGTTGAAAATAATTTAGTTGAAATTTATCATTACCCTGAATTATTAACATTAATTGAATGTGATGATTTGATATCGATTACAGACAAAAAATTAAACTCACAGAAAAAATCTAAGGACTTGCAATCACCCATGATTCATAAGTTAGATAAAAAGTCTGAGATTTATAAAACAGTAAATGAGAGAATCAATTCTGTTATTGGTATTCGAGATTCATTTGGTGAAGATGTTTTTATTCAAAAAATAACACCCGAATTCAATTATGAGGAAAAATACGATTTTCTACTACCTAATCAAATATCGGAGGACAAATTGTTTACAAACATGGGTAATAGATTGTGGAGTGTCCAAATATCATTGAATAACATTACTGAGGGTGGACATCTAACTTTTAATTCAATTGAAAGAAGTGTAAAACCTGTAAAAGGAGATGGAGTAATTTGGAAAAATTTATACCATGATTTTCAACTAAACCCTTACACCAAACATACACATTTTAAAACAACCGAAGGCGATAAATACGTTTTGTTTAAGTATTATAGAATGGCTGACGGTAGTCAAGTCGTAAAAGAAGGACAACAAGAAATTGAAATTCAATTAGATGAGATTAAGTAGTATTATTTTATTTGTTTTACTCGTCACATCATGTTCTGAACCAAACACAAAACAAGTTGTAAACGATAGGAATAACCCCCAAACTATTAAACTTAGTAATCAATCCGAATACAGAGTTTTTGAATGGGAACATAAGGGACATACTTATCTCATAATCGATAGAAGTCATGGTTCAGGAATCACACACGCAGGACATTGTCCCTGTGGAAAATAAACTTACTTCTGAACAAGAAGAGATTTTATGGTGGGAACACTATGAGAAAATGTATTTAACCAGCGAAGATGGGGAATCTGAATTTTCATGAAGATATAAAAATCGGTCAAACTAATGAACAAGTAGTCATTGATGTATTTGAAAGAGAATACAATGCTATTTGTGTTGGGAAGAGTGAAAAAGAAAATGGTAATTTAAAAGAGTTCGATTTAATATTCAATTTCCCAACTAAAACCCATGTGGTTGCAGAAGTCAAGACAGAAGACAAATGGGTACAACCCGGTAGAACATTACCAAACGGTGCCTATTTTCCCGGTATAGATACTGGTAACCTATGTATTGAATTTAGGATGCACGGTAAGGACAGTGGAATAATGGTAACCAAATCAGATTTGTGGGTAATAGTTTTTATGAACATCAAAGAGATTTGGGTGATTAAAACTAATAAATTAAGAAAATTAATTTCAGAAAATAATTTCAAAGTAAAGATAGGTGGTGACGAGGTTTATGCTGGAACTAACGTATTGATTCCTGAAGAGAAAAGGTCACATATGTATTTGATTCCAAGAAAAAACTTTGAGTCTCATTTTACAGTTTTAAAATACTAACCAAATCTTTCTCTCACGAAATCTTGCATTATCTTACCCATAATGTTTGCAAAATTTAATTCAGATAACTCACTTTGAGTTACAAATCTAAGATACTGACCCTCATTTAGTGGAATTTCTTCAATAGGTTTGTCAATCACACCGTGAAATATATATTTAATATTTGGGGACACATCACCCTCAATACAGACATACTTCTTCCAAAAAGAAAATCTAACTAAACTGCTCGAGTCAGTTTCAATTTCTTCTATCATTTCTCTTTTCAACGCTTCTAATGGTGTTTCTCTTTTTTCAACGTGACCACCTATAAGGTCCCAATGATTTGGAAAGGGGATATCTGGGTTGTTGTCTCTTAAATACACCAAGTATTTACCTTCAGGGTTTTGAAGAATGATTTGAGATATTTGTATCATAATTTTGATTTATAAAGATAAATATTTATACTTTACGTATGAAAATAGTTTTATTAACATTTGGTATATTGTTTCTAATTGTAACCTGGTTGTTTGCAACTGCAACAACCATAAACGGAGAGCACAATCGAACAGCATTTAAAATTAAATCATTATTTTATTGGGTTGCTGTGACCTCATCATTTTGTTTGGGGTATATGATTGCCTCAAAATTTTAAATCGACAATAAATGAACAACGCAGAAACTCACGAATTTTATGGATGGATGGCTTTTAATGAAGGATTCTTTCACGAGTGGAGAGATGAGGTTGCGAACAGACTTTTAAAATTAAGTCCCCATGAGTGTGCTAGAGATGATTTTAGGGCGAATTTGTCAATTGAGGTTTTTAACGAAATGACTAAACGCAAAAATAATCTTGAGTTAGGGGAATAAATGGTGGATATGACTTTTTTAGAAAAAATAAAAGTAGTTGTTGATAGAAGATATAATTCCGAATTGTTAAAAAGGCACGACGGTGATTTCTTTTGTAATAAATGGTGGTGCTTTAAAGTCAAAGTAGAGACAATACCAATGTCCGAAATTAAAACAAGAGTAAAATCAATTCATTTAAAACCAATACATAAACAAATTGAATTAGATATAATAGAAAGAGGGTTTGATTATAATAAGGGTCACATCTATCTAACAAACAAAAATTATATTTTTGATGGTTATCATAGGTACTTTATTTTAAAAAGACATTTTGACGATTCACTATTAATTACCGTTTATAGGTTGACAAATGTCAGTAGCGGATTCACATATGCATTTAAAATGTCTATTATACATTTGTTTGTAAAAATTTATAGATTTTTGTTTAAAAGAGATAAAGGACAAATCATAGAAATAAATTTGTAATCATTTAATTGAGATAATTATAGATATGAAAATAGATGCACTTTTTATTTCAGATGTTCACCTTGGTACTAAGGGTAGTAATTCTGAAATGGTGCTTGAAGTCCTAAAAAAATATGAACCAACTTATTTGTTTTTAGTTGGTGATATCATAGATGGTTGGATGTTACAGAGGAAGTTCAGATGGAAACAAAACGACACCAATGTGATAAGAAAAATATTATCACATTCCAAAAGAGGTACTCAAGTAATTTATGTTACTGGTAATCATGATGAATTTTTAAGACAATATACGGACTTATCTTTTGGTAACATTGAAATTTGTAATGAATACAAATATGGTAATGTATTTATTACCCATGGAGACCTTTATGATGGTGTGGTTAAGTTAAAATGGTTAGGTATTTTAGGTTCCATTGGTTACGATATTGCGATTTCTATAGATAGGACTCTAAAAAAATTTGGACATAAGAGGTCCCTTTCTAAATTTTTAAAGGACAGTGTTAAAGAGGCTGTTAAATTTATTACGAGTTTTGAGGTAGAACTGGTTAGACAGGCAAAAAAAAGAGAGTGTGACACTGTGATATGTGGTCACATACACAATCCTGAAGATAAAATTATTGAGGGTGTGAGGTATTTAAATTGTGGGGATTGGATAGAAAACAATACTTACATAATACATCATAACGGGGATTTTAAACTTCAGAGATATGCCACTTTATAAACCAACAAAAATAAAAAACAAACTAACCATTGTAATTCCATGTTACAATGAAGACAAGTATATTAAGAAGACTCTCGACTCAATACACAAACAAGTTTTAATTGATGGTACAAGAGTAATCATTGCTGATAACCATTCAACAGACCGAACAAGGGCGATTATCAATAATATGTCTATGATGTACTCTGATAGACTTAAGATAGAAATGATTGACGGTGGTAAAGTTGGTGAAGCAAGAAATTTAGGGAGTGATTTGGTTAATACTGAATATGTTTTATTTGTGGATGCTGACATCCAATTCTTCAATTCAATTACAATTCACGACTGTATTGAGGAAATGATTTTGGAAGATTTGGATTTGATGACATGTAAAATAAAATCAACATCTAAAAATTGGAAGTCCAAATTGGTATTCGTTTGTTTTAATTCCGTTAATAATATTATTAGTAAATTCAGTCCATTCGCTGTTGGTACCTTTTTCTTGACAAAAACTGATAAATTTAGAGAATTAGGTAAATTTAATGAGGAATACCAACACAGTGAAGACTATGGTTTAAGTAGGAAATACAATTCAAAAAAGTTTAAAATATCCGAACATTACGTTGGTCAAGATGACCGTAGATTCAAGAAAATGGGGTATTTGGGAATGATTAAACTAATCATTAAGTCCTTTTTGAATAGGGAAAACGAAGAATATTTCAAAAAAGATATTGGTTATTGGTGATTTCAAAAAAAATTTTGAAATTTAAAATATTCTTCTTAATATTGACTCATGATTGTACTTTTATTATTTATCATTTGCATACTTTTGTATGCAATCAATGAAAACATCCGAAAAAAATAAATCACTATGCTTCACACCAACATTGAGGTATACGAGTATTTACAACCACACTACAAGTGGAATTTAGTATCTATTGCATTCTGTGATAGAATGTTGATGGTGTTGATTTCAAAAGGTTGTAGTGATAAGGAGATATTAGATTTAAAAAAATACCTAAACAAAAATCAGTTCTATGAATATGAAGAAACTAATCTATACTACCGTTTAAAAAGTAGGTCGGGTGAATTTGTAGAACCTCCAATATTTGACAGGGAGAATGGTGAAGTTAGGGTTGAGATGGCGAAAAGATTTATCGGTAGAACACAACAATTTTAATATTATCTTTGTATGGTGGTACACAAAAAAGTCAAAGAAGCATACCAAGAATATATCAAGTGGTATGATAACTTAGGTATAAATAGGGAATACCTGAGAGAAGTAAAAATCAAGAGTCTTACTGAATTTGCACAAAGGATAATCAATGATTATGAACTTTGGTATATGTTCGGTGAGGATTGTACCTTACCACTGTCACTTTTGGAAAGACAAGAAATATTCAAGGAAAGACATCCAAGTTCATGGGATATTTTATCTCATAAACATTATGATGATTTTTTAATACCAACAGTAAAATTAATAAGATAAACATGAAGTATACGCTAAAAACTTATGGATGGAGCGCCGAGTTTATCGGTAAAAAACTCACTGACGAACAGGTTGAACAAATTGAACTCTTAAAAGAAGAAAAAGAGTACGATGAACTTTGGGAAACTAGATTTGACTTGGAAAGTTTAGATATTGACATTTACGATGGTGACATCTTTCACGTAAACAAAGCATTGGATAACCAAACAATGACCTTTGAACTTGAAGATGAAAATGGTAACAACGTACTATCTTTTGGTATTGAAGATATTCAAACAATCTCTTCAGTGAATGAGGATTGGGATGATTATATTTCACACCGAGCATTCCCAATGGAAAAGGGTGAAAATATCTATGTGAGTGTTGACGAAAACAAAGGTGGTATTTGGGAATATGAAATTGAATCTGAAACGGTTCCAACCATTGAAGATTTTACCTACTGTCACGGTTCTGTCGACTTTCCTGATGGGGACTGGGATTACATCGATAGAATATTTTTTAAGGGTGAATCCATGGAACCCTCTGATTTTTTGGACAACTGGGGTAAATCCTCTCAGGTAGACATTTTTAAATTTGAAGAAAACTAGTTCACCTTGTAAGGAATGTCCATGGGTTGTCAGAAATAATAATAATGACACCATCATCCATTTTTCTAAACGAATGGGTAAATCACACGCTTGTCATATGGTTCAAAAAAACATATGGGACGTTTCCAAAGACAATATTTGTGAAGGTAGTAAAAGACACTTCAAAAAAAATTAAAATATTTTTGCATATTAAAAAATATACATTATATTTGTATCAAAATTAATTATGACAGTTATTTTAGTATACATAGGATTCTCTCTTTGGTTTCTCGCTGGTTACAAAGTAGGGGAATATAGAACAAGAAAAGAATATCTAAAGAAACGTTCCGATTAATCATCGGATAGTGTGCCTCACATGATGAGAAACGGTGTGATAACCGTAGAGGACTGATAATAAGACAACGTCTTATTCGGACTGACTATCCGCGGGGAATACCAAAAGGGTGATAAAGAACAACGTGCCCCTGTAAGTCTATTCCTAACCCGGCAACGGGGACAACCATAACACCTGAAAGTTGGATAAATTAGGGTGTTTTTTTTTGTGATTTTTTTGGATTTCACAAAAAAATTTTTATATTTGAAGAAAAATGTGATTATGGAAAGATATCCCTTTTGGTTGAACAACTTGGTGTACTTCTTAGCAGGTATAGGATTTGGATTTTTAATCTTTATGTATCTATGAACACATTTTATATAGGTCAACGGGTTTTATACAAACAAATGGACTGTGTTGTGACTAATGCATCCATTGCTCGTGGAAAAAAGTATGAAGTTTCTCCTGTTGGTCGTAATCAATACTTCATCGTGGGGTATTGGGAGATTGAAACACCTAAAACTACATACAATGGACAACCAAGGAAAGAGGAAGGAACAAATTGAATTTAGTGAAAAAATGGCTTTTTGGTCATTAATTGGTATTATCGTAATTATTGTGACTTTGATAATACTTAATAGGTGAAGGAAAACCAAACTATGAGAATATACAAATCAAACAACTTAGAGAAAGAAACTATGTGCACTGGTACAATTTACAAATTTAAAGACCGATGGTTCTTTAGATACATCTTAATGTTCGACGATGAATATACAGAAATACCTGTTAATGAGGAATCAATTCCAAAATCTAAATGGATGTCGGAATTTTACTCTTCAGGTGTAAGAGTAAACGCTCAAATTGTTACAAAACAAAGAGAGGATGGTAGTATGTTTGACGAAGCAATTCTTGCAGAATAAAACTAATTTAATTATATGAAAACATTTAACGATTTAGAATTCGAACAAATCGATGAATCCCCATTTATGGTTGGTAAAAAGGTACGTACACAATTTGATAATGGATACGGGGTATCTGTCGTTTCTCACACATACTCCTACGGTGGTAAGGATGGTTTGTATGAACTTGCGGTCTTAGATAAAAATGGTGACCTCACCTACGAAACACCAATAACCAGCGATGTCCTTGGTTATTTAGAACCTGAACAAGTTACAGAGATTATGAAAAAAGTACAGTCTCTGTAATGATAGATAATATAGAATTAGTTAAGTCATTACTCAACTTCGAAAACGAGGGTGACTTCTATATGCTCTACATTTTCAAACGAAAGAAAGACCAACCCGAAGGGGAGAGAGATAATCACCAATCGGTGAGAACAATTAAGACTTACTGTATTGAAAGTATCGAACATCTTGAACGTAGGTACGATGAGATTAAACAACTGTGTGAGATGTTTAAGGCGAGGGCATACATCCACGTTCAAAAACAAAATCACTTTGATGTTTCATTGAATATGATGGTTGACCTCGCTCAACGTATTCAGAATGGACAACATAATCAGAAAGGATTATTTGATAGCGTTGTTGGTCAGTTAAAGACACAGGAGAAACGTTGGATAGTGGATGTTGATGATGTAAAAGAGATGAGTCCAATGATGGTTGCATTTATTGAATATGAATGTAAACCATTTACTGAAGTTGAATTTGATGAAGCCGGTGTTCCAATTGGTTACAAGGTGGGACCAAAGGTTGAGGCTGTAATCCCAACAAAGAACGGACACCACTTAATTACCAAAAAATTTGATGTGATGAAGTTTAAGGAGAGATACCCTGAATTAGATATTCAAAAGAAAAACCCCACACTACTTTATTTACCAAATTCATTAGATTAATATGATAAAAGAAAATCCAAATTACGTAAGGTTCGTAGAATCTTGGTCGTCAAAAGATGATTGGAGAGACCCAATCATGAAACCTGTTTGTTATGAAAATGGGTGGGTAGTTTCAACCAACTCATACAAAGCGTTGTGGTTTCATGATGTCGACTACATTAATAATGAAAACATACATGACCACAGCAAAGGTAATGGTGTCAACGCCCAACCTGTCATGTTTGAGTTTCGTAAATTTTATGAAGGTGATTCAAAACCATTCGGGAGAATTAAAGTATCTGACCTTGAAAAAGTTTATGAAGACATCAAGATGATTCCTGAGTTTGACAAAAAATATAAGGAATGTTATCAATGTGATGGACACGGGACTGTTGAGTGTAATTGTTGTGGACACGAAACCGAATGTGATGACTGTGATGGGGAAGGTAAGGTAGAATGTGGTGAAGAAGAAAATGGTGAGTACACTTATCCCAATAAACACTTCATTGTTGTTCACGGTGTTCATTTGTCATTATATGAGATGAGAGAACTCATCGATAATGTCAAGTTTATTGGTGTGGATGAATTGGAAGTTTATCCAACCGATAGTGATATTAAATCGTTATTTGGTATTCCAAATGAAAAAATGTATATTTTGATTATGGGTAATATGACTAACGATGTCGAAAAAACCTACAAAGTAAGAGTTAATTGTTAATATTATGGAAAATTTACATCCAGTAGCACAAGTAGTTGGAATAATCGTAATCGGTTTATGCGTTTGTATTGCGTTGTTATCACTATTCACAACTTATTTTGATAAAGAATAAAATAAATCTCATTTCACTTTGCGGTACGTTTATAAAATTATTGAAAAATATAAGAGGTCATTATTATTAATATACTTCTACATCTTTATTGCACAAATCATTTTCTTGGTTGAACCCTATGTGTTGGGTAAATCAATAGATGGTTTATTGAATAAGGAGTATTATTGGATTGGGGTTTTTCTTTTAATAGAATCTCTCTCCAATTTTTTCATTTATAAACGTATGGTATTTGACACCAAGATTTACACATCTATCTACAATGATATTGTGTTTAACTATTTGGATAGTTCAGAGGATTCGGATGTCTCAACGAGGTTGGGTAGAACGGATTTAGCACATAGTATTGTGGATTTCTTGGAACACCACATACACTATTATATAATGTCAATACTTTCCATAATTGGAACATTGTTTTTTATATTCATGTCCCACGTGGTTACTGGTTTTATTGTATTGTTATGTGCTCCGTTCATTTGTTTTATTGTATGGAAGTTCTACGGTAAGATTGCTCAGTCCACAAAAATTAGTCACAACCAACACGAAAAGAAAATGGATGTGCTCAACACAAACGATAGAGGTTTGATTGATTCATTCTTTAAAAGGAGAAGAAGGATTTGGATTTCAGCATCCACCCTACAAGGAAAGAATTGGACTTCACTCAATATGGTAAAGACCATCTTCTTGGTTTTATCATTAATCATTTTCACTCACGAAAATGTGAAACTAACACAAGGTGAAGCCATTGCAATGTATTCTTATATAAATCAATTTTTGGTTTCCCTCTTATCCATCCCTGTGGGTATGGAAATGTTTACAAGAATGACCGATATAATAAAAAGATTAAAAAATACAAATGAGTAACGAAAAACTAACACCGGTAAATTGGTTAATCACCAAACTTCAATTGGATACGAGGTATAGTGGAATTTATGACGATATACTAAACGAAGCAAGAAAAATGGAAGATGACCATTATGAAAAACTGAAAGATTTTGATAATTGGAAAGATTGGAAAAACGGTATAGAAACTAAATCAGAGTAATATGTTTCATGATTTGATGGATGAACTTATGGCGGGGGAATTGGGTGTTGATGTAGAAACATACATTGATGTCATTGAAGATAAGTGCACAATGGAAGAAGCCAAGTTTATTATTGATAACATCTTTCAAGAAAAAGATAAAGAGAAGGCCATAGAATTGTTTAACAGTAAATTAGAATAATATGTATAAATCATTCAAACTAACAAAGAGATATAGTATTGCGTTTAATACTTTTCCTAAGTCGGCTAAAAGTATCGAGACCAAAATACCGGCATATCACACGGGGATTTGTAAATCAACCGATGAGATAAATGAATTTGATACATACTTTTTTGTTTTGGGTACTTTTAGAATAATGTGGTATGTTGAACACAAACACAAGTGTGGTGTAACCAATGGATAAAAATCAATATGGAAAAGATTATTACATTCGGTTGTCAGAAAAATGTTTTTGTATATAAGGAAGGTTGTGGGTTATTACCAAATCCTCCTTACAGAAAACACGAAACGGTGGAAATGGCAATCCAACATTTAAAAGAAAAAGGAATACAGGAACCAAAAGTAATAGAACATGACACAAAAAGAACAAGCATTAAATGACACCAAAAACCGATTCACAAATCTGTTGGATGGTTGTGTAAGGTCTGGTGTAAGTGTATCAGAAATCATTCGTTACTACGAATCAAGATTGAACAACCAACCAGTACCTGAAACCAAAAGGTCGTCGGGAATTGTAGATAATTTTATCGAGGACTATCTCAAACATATGGAGAACGAAGATGGAGGATTTTAAATTATTAAGGGGATATGCCGACCCGTTGGTAAGTTTAAGAATGACCATAGAAAGTTTAGCCAGAGTCATGGAGAATTACAATTACAGTTTGATTCAATTGAACAACTCTTTAGAACAATTAAACAATACCTTACGAGAAAATAATTAAGATTTTTTGGAATATTCAAATTAATTGGTTATTTTTGTTAAAAACAAAAGGACATGGCTATCATCACCATCTTAATATCAATAATGTACGGATTCTATATCTTAGTATCCCTATTGCGTAGAAGATGGAATGATTTTCTTTATGGGATATGTCTTGGTTTACTTATCATTTCAAATATTCCAACCATTTCTTTCGTTATCAGTTTACTCGGTCTTATCATTTTACACAGGTACATAGAAGTAAGGGAAAAAAATACAAACGAATCATAATATGCTTAAACACTATAACATAAAAGTTTTATTACAATCGGCAACCACACAGTATTGGGCTGAGTACACAATATACGATGTGGTTAAATTCGAGGTAGGTAGAAACCATTATTTTTTACAGACCGAGGATGGTGATGAGAACTATTTCCCCATAAACTTTTCAATCATCAAACAAATAGAAGACCACCGATAGTGGAAAATATTTTCAAAAAACGTCGTTATAGTGGAAAAAATTCCCGGTTCCGGTGCCCGAGGTTCATTTTAATGGAAAAAATAAATAATATGGAACCACAAGATAAATGGGTATTCTTCAAAGACATTGATTGGGATTGTCCAAAGAACAATAAGTTTAATGTGGATACAAGGGATTTCCATGTGGGATATCATTGGAATGATGAAGGACATCCTGATATTTCTACCATAAACAAATACCCACATTTCTTTTGGACCAAGGATGAACTAACCACATTACTGGAAAGATACTACGAAGAATCTGGTGGTGAGGGTGAATGGAGGTATTTCTCATTGGAAACCTATCGCGATGGTTGGTATCTAAAGTACTTAAGAATATTCAGAACGGATATGGGATTCATCATATGTGATTCTGAGAATAAAGCGTTGAAGAAAGATATATTAAACGGAAAGGTTTACCAAGAATTATTGCATCATCATTAATGGATACAATTAACTTTACATTGTTAAGGGGAATAACCTATAAAAATCACCGTGAAATTCTTCGCCGTGGTGATATGACTATTATATTAAGATTCTTTGAAGAGTCCCCTGATTTTCGATTTGATACCCACGTGGAAATATGTCATAATAACGGAACCCGTGTAATTGAGGAAGGTGAGACTTTTAAAAGAAACGGAAACAGGGAAGACTATGTTAATTTTGCTAAAAGGATATTGGATACATATGAATACGTGGAAGGTAACATAGAAAACATGTACGATTATATTCGTTTGTTTTTGGGTACACTTTTAGTGATTAACGAATCGCTGGGGGAAATTAATGAAAATAACTAAAAAACAATAACTGGGGTTCCAACTAATAATATGAATAACGAAATTACATATAGAGTAATAATAGATACAACCATAAAAGATGGAAGATGTATATATAATCTCTCAACTCCTACAGACCAACCTCAAATAACTTTAAATCAAATTACCAGTATACTATCAGGAGCACTATCTCTAAGTATAAGAGGTTCAGAAAATGAAGCACAAACAATGAGGGATGTAATAAATTACCTTAATGAAGAATTTGTTAGTATAGATTCATTTAAAGATATACATGTAAAGAAATGAAAGGAATACTGTATAAAGAAAATAATAATTGGATGGTAAGATGGTATGATGAAATAAACTCATCCACCGATTCAACCCAAATTGGAATAATCCCATTACACCCTGGTGATGTAAAGAATCATGGTCATATACTAAAGGAATATACTATGGTTGATTTTGATATCATTCCTGTATTTGTGGAAAAGGAAGGTGAAGAATGTGTAAACGGGGAAGATGTTCCACACGCGAGGATTAAGAACACAGAGAACATTCTATATGGTTCTATAGAAGAATTGATTATTCGTTGGAATATTGATGGAACAAAAACCGCTGGTAGTCTCACAAGAGAAATAATGGATATAATAAAAAAACATATTACGTTATGATTACAGAACAGAATTTAATTGATTTGGGTTTTGAAAAGGTTGAAGGGAATCTTGAAGGACAAACAGAACCATGGTACTATTATAATTTGGATATAGATAATGTTAATCTAACTTCAGATGATAGTGACATGGTTAAAGATGAACACTGGAATGTTCATGTATGGGAATTGGATTTGGTTATTAATAATATGTCTAACCTAAATGGTTTCATAAACATCATCACAAGAATAATAAGGGATAACAAATGAAGTATATTAAAAAGTTAATGAACCACCTTTGGTGGTTAAAAAAACAGAAGGTAGAAAGTATGGTTTACTGCGGTAGACCCACATCGGTTTAAACAATTTGAAACCATAGTTGTTACATCTATATGAAAAAATTTATACTGTACAGACCACTCTCGGATATGGAATCTGATGGGGTTTATTTTGACGAATCGGTTAAGAAGAAACTGGTTGAAGAGAGAGAAAAACAGGTATGTCATTATAGTGGTTTACCCTCTGTTTGGATGTACAGTAGTGATAGGATTTTGACCCACGATACCCCTAATGTAATACAGAAAGAGTTAAAAAACCCTTGATTTTAACCCTGTAATCCAGACATTTTTTGTCGTAAGGAATTTTTCTCAGATATATACGAATGTATGACAAGAAATCCCGCTGGTCGTATTACAATCCATAAAAGTGGATTAAAGTGGGAAATTGTGGGACATAGTAGGGGATTGACCCTTGTTCGAAATAAGAGTTATATTTTTATATTTTCAGAAAAACAGATGTAAATAAAAAACCCCCAAGTGTCATACAAGGGGGTTAATGTATATACGTATATATGTCATACACGTCTCGTGTCGTCAATAAAAATTCTTACGTTGTGTTTCTCCCTGAACTTTTTTTCTAACTTATCAATAATATTATCTTGTAAGTTATAGGGGAAATCGGGACTACCTTTTTCGATACCATCTATGGTTTTAAATTTTGAATCAATGAACGGAATTAAATCTTTTTCATTTTTTATATCTTTTTTCCCGCGTACCACAACTCTAATAACTGGGTTGTCTACGAGTTCATACTCATGGTCATCTATCTTTCCTTTTTTATATACGGTGTAATACACCGTCGCTCTCTTTATTAAAATTTTTATCCACTCATCCATTTGGTCAAAAAACTTAGGTAATACATCTTGAGGTAATACAAGGGAATATTGGCCAGACAAAATGTACTGTATTGTTGGATTATCATACCTGAGGTGATTGGTATAATTTCTGTCAAACGATTCTTCTAATAAATCAATAATTAAAGGTCCGTTAATAAGGTGAAGTGACCTTATACTTAACTTGAACGGAAATTCACCGAACCCAATCTCTTGAATTTTTCTGCCAACCAAAATGTAGATGTCATTAATCATCTCAGGATAAACCCTGTTAACATCAACAAATAGTTTCAATAGACATTCACTTATAAAAGGGACACCATCTATTGTTCCTTGGGTTGGGTCTTCAGCTACAACATATTTTATTGTAATGGTCCCATCGGTCAGTCCTTTAAGTGAGTCACCTATTTGTGGTAAAGCGTCGTGAAACTTTTGGACATCATCACCTTCTAAAGTTTCTGTTAGTTTAATCATCTCATTTACTTTACATATAAATACCATTCCCCCGCCAAACTAAATCGACCTCCTCAGGTCCCTGAACTAACAAGTGTTAGTTAGTTTGTGCCAAACAAAATCGGTACCGTCGGACGATTCTGAGGATTCTGATTCCGCCAAACTAAATCGGTGGATTTATTGTTACAACATCAATTGTCTAAACAACCTTTCCGCCAAACTAAATTGACCATCTCAGGTCCCGTCGTCAGGATTCTCATTAAAAAAAAAATCCCGTGACGTTAATCACAGGATTTGGTTAAGAGACTTGAGTCGTCTATTACATATTACTCAAGATACTCTTACGGAACTCGAAAGCTTTCTTCTTGGAGGAGAAGTTCTGAGAGTAACGGGTTCCGTTAACGCTAGCACGTACACGGTAAGAGAAACCATCATAGTAGATGTGGTGTGAAACAGGTACGTAAGTACTTACGGTTGTTTTCATAGCCGGAGCTGCTACTGCTTTCTTCCCACCCTTTTTGGGGGCTGGAGCTGGTTTCGCCGCTGGTTTGCTGGCGGGTTTTTTAGTTGTGGACTTCTTTGTTGCCATAATATATTGATTTTGATATATAAAATATACACAAGAAAATCCTAAAAACCAAATCCTATAAAAAAATCTTTCAAAGAACTAATGCCAAACTAAATCCACAGTATGATTCCCTCCTCAGGGTTATCAGGGTACCGTGACTCTTCTAAACATACACCACATGTGGATGGTAATAATTGCTGCTTACCTTTTATTCCATCTACCTGAAATTGCGATAGAGGTGCTGGTATACTGAATCCACATATGTGACACTCTAACCTATATACGTTTAACTCACCCTTCCAATATAAATCAGTCAAGTTGAATTTCTTTCCCATCACTACGTTGTCATTAACGTCGGTAATGGTGTCTTCTATTATTTCACCTGTGGTAGGGTCCGTGAAGTATACCTTGTCCCTGATGAAGAGTTTCATTTACTCTTCCCCCTTTCTTCCAAACGTTGCAAATATTGTGAAAACATCTTGGCCGCCATTGCTAACCTTTGAGGTTTAAAACAATATTTCTTATTAAGTCTAGCCATTGCTATCCTCATGAACTGTTCCTGAATCCGTGGTTCTACTACTATCATGACTTTAAATATTGCTACAGGTGAGTATTGAATACATCAAAATCCCTAATTCCCATATTTTGTCTCTCCACTCTTGCGTTGTGCTGTAAAAACGCTTGAATACCTTCACCGTGTGGTACGGCTTGAAATATTAGTTGCTGTTTAAATTGCTCTGAAGTAATAACTCGAACAACAGACAGTCCAAGTAATCTCATCCAAAATGGTTCGTCGACCATTACAGATTTAATCCTGAAATAGTTCACAGATTCTCGAGTCACACTGAAGACCCCTTTTCGTTCAATTACACAGTCATCATAGAATTCATACCTCCAACAATCTACTTCGAAATATTTGTAGATATAGATGACTACCGCCAATGCACATGCATATGGGTGTACGAAGTAAGTTGCTGGTACCATGGCCAGCCAACCAATATTCAACCACTGAGATGGGGTGAATATGTGAATCGGTTCTTGAGGTTTCTGTGTATTGAACATAATACTAAGTTTTTGTTACAGTTTTATTTGCGGTTGTTCCTGCTGGTGAACATCCACATGGTGATGCTTTTCTACACATATTCATAAATGTCAGTGTATCCACTAAGTATACCTTCATGGTATCACCATATGAACCTTTATCCCATTGGGGTTTAATTACTTCTCGGGTTATGTTGCAATCGATAAAGTAAACTTTGTGTCCACTTACTAATGCCTTGTCCCCGTGTTGGATATATGTTCGATTGGTTCCACAACCAACTAATCCAAGTGCTGATATAAATAATATTTTTTTCATAACTCCAAATCTAAATAAAATTTATTACTTCTCAATATGGATATCACGAAAAAATTCAAAATCAATTACTTCGTCTTCCTCCACCGCGAAGTCAACACACATTGCAATAATCTTTCCTCTTTTCTTTGCAACATATAATGTGTAAGAACCATCACCAAAACCAGATGAAGAAACTACTCCCTCGTCATACACACCGTATCGACTATCACCCAAGGTACGAGAACACATACTGATGTACCATTTTTCACCTTGTTCTTCCTCACGGGCCTCGGTCATTTCTTTCCAAGGTGTTACACCAAAGAATGAAATGTCACCATCTCCCAAACCGATTCGTTCTGTAATAGAGTCGTCACGGTAAGATTCTTTGGAGAAGATTCCACACTGACCTGAGTCGACACCGATGGTTGCAGGATAATCTTTCCAAACCAGTTTGTCGTCTTTATGGTCCTCGTGTATGACAAGTATCATTGAACTTCGGATACCCCAATCACCACAGTCGTGACGCTTAACATAGGTGTCATACATACCGGGTTTAACACCACTAACAATTCCCTGACACCAGGTTGGGATTGTGTAACAAGGGTCGGATACTACGACCTCAGTTCCTAATTTGATTTTGTTTGTCATACACCTATTGATTTTTAATGTTCTATATTCAAAATTAATACATTTACTAGAATATTCCAAATTTTTCTAGAATATTTTTGCCAATCTAAATTCAGTACATCTCCTCCTTCAGTTGCTTTGCTTTCTCAAAGTGTTTCTTGATTTGGTTTGCAAAACTCACCAAACGAGCTTTGGTCTTTGCGTATGCGTAGAACTGACAATACTCACTGTCAAAATCGATTCCACTACAATTGATGTTTCTCTTGACACAGTCCTCGAAGTCATAGGCAGAGTCGTAGTCGTGACCAATTGCTTCTTTTTTAGGGAAACCAGTAAGTGTCCACTGTGCTCCATCCCAATCACCTTTGTAAATTGAGAGTCCAATACCTGTTGAAATTGTTTCTGTTTTCATACCTCTACTTTTTAAATGTTGATTTGAATACTCGGATGTTTTCCTCAATCTCGAGGTCCATAGCCTGAGCTAACTTCATCTTGGCTTTGGTCATGAACTCCTTGTCGCCAGACAAAATCTCCAAATCCTCCTCAGGGTGAAACTCAATCTTGTCGACAATAACACGGACATCTTTTGACTTCTTATCCTTACGGTAGAAAGGAGTCCTTGCGTAGATGTACTCACGAACTTGAGTCAACTTGATATCACTGAGGTCCTCACGAATTCTCATTTGGATTATAATCTCCTCGAGTGATGCTAGTTTTTCGAATGTTAATTTACTCTCAGTGATTAAGTTCTTATATAAACCAGTGAGCTCTTTAAGCTCCTTAGAATATTTCTTACCATCACCGTGGTTGATGAATTGGTCATATGAACTCAGTTCACTCTTTGACCCTACGATGTCAATGAAGACACCCTCGATTGTTTTATTTACTCGTCCCATAATCTTTAAAAGAAGTTTAATACAGATTTTAACATGCCAAACAAAATTCGGGGTTCGGCTGTCCCGTCGGAAAATTTTACTTCAGAGTTTTCCATTTCTCTTTTCATTTGAATTGCTTCATCAACTTTAATCCGTTGCTCGATGGTTCTTGCGTGGTATTTGGATGAAACAATGACATTCTCTTGAGTTCTCAATGCGTCTACCCATTCTTGGTAGGTTAATTCTTCTTGAGGTTCTGCTGTCGATAATATTTTCAAATCTTCCATATGAATTTATTTTACTTTTTCCTTTAGTTCTTCTTCGTATATTCTACGGATTTCTTTTGCGTCTTCCGTATCCACATAAGGGAATTGTGCAACGAAGTCATCAACACTAGTTTCGTTATCGATTGCATATTCCATCTCATTTTGGAAAAGGGATTCCCAAAAGTATTCTTCGTCAAAACGATAGTTACCTTCGAGATAACCATAATCATCCTCAACCACTCCGTTTTGATTAATGGTTGTTTTGCCACAGAAATCACTTCCACCCTCCGAGTAGAACAACTCCACATCCACACCATACATCTTGTGTAATACAACACCAAAGTTTATTGGTGGTGACCACGCCGTATCAGGTGACATATAGATAACATCCTTCTCAAAAGTGAAGTTGCAGTCGGCGTATGACACATCCCATTTGGTACCATACCAACTGGTGTTTGCATTATACCATCCACCTTGTTCGTATTCTTCTTTACTAATTTCAGGTTCACGACCGATTAAGGACTCAAACACGATACACTTTTCAGGTTCGGACTTTGGAACATCATTAAGGATACGAGTGAGCAAACCAATCTGCTCTTCAGTACCTGTTATTGTTATTGAGTTTTGACACCAGTTCGGCATAATCTATCTATTTTAAGCTGTTCATTAATACAAAGGTATAAAGAGGATACCATTTTACCAAACGATATCCTCTTTTTATTTTTTTACCAGGATGATTGGTAGTAGAAATCTCCTTCCTTTTCCTCTAATAAGGGAGTGATTTGTTTGATGGTATCTTCTAAACCTTTTAGATACCACTCATCATATTCAGTTCCCCCGAAAAAGAAACCTGCTTGGGTTGGTAGTAGTTCTTCCGCAAGTTCGGTGTCGGTGTAGACATCGATGTCCTCATACAATTCCTTACCACCTTGCCAACCAACTTTCACCTGAACCTTCTTCGTCGGAGAATTTTTCAGGGTTGCTCTAACTTTCCCACAGGTATCCACCAACTCTTTGAGTTTTTCGCGGTCTACATAATACTCACCACAATCGTCCTCACCGTCCTGTACATTGTTTACAAACCATGCGTGGATGTGGTTGTCCTTTCTCCAATACGCCACCTGTTCCTCGATGGATGAAATTCTGTCGGGTTGAATTTCCTTAACTACTTTCCCACCCTTCTTAACTGTCACCTTGTGAAGTTGTTCGGGTTCCATATGTGACCAATTTTTCACATAGGTTTTCTTCTTGAGATACATGTCTAATCCCATTGTATTATTGATTTAAGATGTTAAACAATTTTGTACCAAGACCAAATAACTTTTCGGCCTTATCTTCTCTTTTTCCTTCACTACACACGTAGATTGACTTATCAGGTAGAACACCCAAATCCAACATTCCAAATGTGTGTTCCCATTTACCATTGATGAATTGTTCACCTGTAAACCTTTCTTGTGCGTTGTACGCTTCGTAGGTCATTTTCAATTTGACATTATTCTCATTTTGAATAATTCTCATCTCATATGACTTATCTCTCAAGTGAGATGATACCGAGTGGATTACTTTTTCTTTTTTCATAATACAAAGATATAACAATTTTTCTTTTATACCAAATTTATTTTCAACTTTGTTGCCAAACTAAATGTCCTCGACGGTAAAGTCATCCGACTCAAGGATGTCTATGATGTGTGCGAGTTCATATATGTCCAATTCAACTAACGAGAGTTCTATACTATCACCAAAACTTTCCGACATCACAGTACCATCAGGTAATATTCCATACGCCGCGTATTGAACTCTACCATCATCTTCGTACATACCTTCGGTAACCCAAACTCCAAACACATTTCTAAATGTGATTTGTTGGTTCTCACCAATAATGGTCGAACATTTGTTTTTAATTTTTTTGATTATTTCCTCTTGTAGGTCTTGAATTTTTTTCTTGTACATAATAAAATGTTTTAGTAATACAAAGATATAACAATTTTTCTTTTATACCAAATTTATTTTCAACTTTGTTGCCAACCTAAATCAATGTCCATCCCATAATATATGTGTACGAGGTTTTTAATAAAAAACCCCACATTTCTGTGGGGTTCTCTCCTTAAACCAATCAATCATAAGTAATCCTCGCGTATTTTACTGTGACCCAGTTGTCCTTTACAACAATCTTACCCATGTCCTCACCATCCTCGCCTTTCCAATAAACCTCACCATTTAATTTCACACCCCACTTCTCAAAGAAATGATTGATGATATATTTCAACCACTCAACGTAGTTGTAAAACTTCTCACCACCATCCCATATTAGATGAGTTCCATTTTCATCCGTAGTCCACTGACACCATAAACCAGGTTGACATTTACCCTCTCGTGTTCTCAAATCATTTTGTGTCCACCTTTCGTTGTAGTTAGTTGTTAGAAAATCTAGTTGACCTGGAGGTGTATTGTAATCGACAATACTATCATCCTTGTCTTGACCTGCGAACCCATTACCACCAACAAAGTATTCACCATCGTTTCCGTAGGTTTCTTCTTTTGGTAGAAAAGGGTTTCCGTGTTCACCCTTAAATAACTCATAGAGTTTCTCAACATTTCGTTTCATTCTACGAGTGTTGTTGAACTTGGTGATGTAATTCTTTTCATCACTAGTAAGTGGACGACTGAATTCAAATCCACCTTCGAAATCGGTTGTGTATCCCATACTTTTTTAATTTAATTGTATTACAAAGATATAACAATTTTTCTTTTATACCAAATTTTTTTTCAACTTTGTCGCCAAACTAAATCCCCCCTGTGAATATGGGGTTTGGTCTGAACTCCAATTTGTACTTTGGGTTGTAACTACCACCCGAACAATTGCTACATGAATAAGACCTACTTCTTAAACGATGGGCTTTGGATACCTTACCACAACCAACACATGTTGCAATATATTTTGCTTCGGGTGTTTCAACTACTTTACTACTATAACAACGATGTCCATCACAACCTATTTCAATCGCTTTCGACCTCCATACATGGTTATGTTTTTGACCAGGACAAAGTGCGTGTGCAATCTCATGTAGAATAGTATTCTTTACATGACTTTCATCATTAAGTAATGTCAATACTTTGGATAGTGTAATTTGTTTAGGTCTGTATTTACAACACCCAAACCTACTTTTTGCATTGTCATACGCAAATGTCCACCCCTTAACATCTAACTTGTGTTTGTGAATTAACTTCTCTGCTAACCGTTGTGCTTTAATTAAGTCCATGTTGTTTTATTTTAGGCCAAACTAAATTTCACCTTCACCTGTCGTGATGTACACTCCGTAATCGATGGTGTGCAATTGTGGTACTCCATCATTGTCCATGATGTGACCATCGAATAACCAGTTGGGTTGAACTCGTGGATTGTATCGAACCCTACGACTTTCATCCTTGTATGGTTGACCTGTGTAAATCTTGATGTCCTTACAAAGTATCCACGCACATACTGTTTTATTACCACCATCGAAAATCTTCTGTGCTGTTTTCCTGTGGTTCTTAAATGTGCAACCTGTCATGACCAACTGATTATCTGTTGGACTGTAATACAATACACTACCATCAGGGTGTTGTACTTTCCACTTCATGTAGTTCTTACCTCTACCGAGATTGAACCTTACTTTAATACTTTTACTCATCTTGATTGGTTTATAATACAAATATAATACTAATTCTTTTATATTCCAAATGTTTTTTTGCCAAACAAAAATCCCCCTGTGACGGGGGACCTTTTTATTCTTTCAAATCAAAAATCAATTCGGTGTAATTCATCATCCCATTGGTTACGAGTGGACTATCTTTTTCTACCGAGATAACATCTCTTGCCCACGAACCAACAATCTCATTTTCATCATCACCTCTAAAATCTCCCCCACCCATTCCGTTACCTTCACTAGTTAATAGTGGTAAAGGGTGAATTTTTACACCATCCCATCCTTGAATTTCGGGAACTTTGTTTTTATCCACGAACATTTTTTTGGTGTGGTTTACAATGTAGGGGTATTCATCCGTTGATGACACTTTGGGTTTGATTTGGTTTTCATCATTACAAAGTGAATACAAATTTGCATCGTACTCCTTCCCTTCCGAAATGACTTTTACACCTGGTTCTTCTCCTGCGTAATCACCCGCCCACACTACACGACTTTTGTAATGTTCACCTCTACGGGTTAATTGTTTTTCAAAAGTTGAAACGAAGTTGTTCCCTTGATAGGAATGCTCCATCAGTTTGAGTCCGTTGTCGTACTCGTGTGAATACATCCACGCTTTAACTGTTTCGTGTTCACCCTCTTTTGGGGTGTTACCTAAAATGATTGGTTTATAATATTGTCCCATTGTTATGTTGTTTTATGATACAAATATAATACTGTTATTATTATATTCCAAATAATTTTTTATCTTTTTTATTGTTTTCTTGCCAACCAAGTTTTTGGATTAACCAGGGTCACCAGCAAAATGACCAGTAAAACTGGCTGTTGCAACCAGTCTGAAGCCAGGTGATTTTGGTTGGCACAACTTAAAGTGTTGATTTTATTAGGATTACAGAATGCCAAACAAAATTCCGATGACCAGCATCATGCGCGCAACATCTTCAAGCAATAAAAAACCCCTCATTGTGAGGGGTCTACTATAAACTTACTATCTTTTTGAGGTCGTTTTCGTGTGACTTTATATTTTAATCCCACAATAATGTCGTTCTCATCTCGATATCTCATATCATATAAGTCACCATCGATAACTTTTCTACCCCAAAACTTTTTGGGTATTTCTTTTTTGAAAACAACGGCAACTCGTATACCATTGTTCAACATACTAATACAATCTGAAAAGTTTGTACCACTAAATGAAAATGTTAAGTCGTAGTTCTTATACTTCTTAACTAACTCCATTCGTTTACCCACTTTGCTGTAGTCGTAAAACATAACATTAGGAAACAATTGCAAAATGTTTTTTCTTTTACCATCTATCTCCATATGAAAAGATTCGGGTGAAATGTCTGAAGTGTTATTTAAACGAACACTAAAGTGATAACCTTGTTTTTCTGCCTTCTTTTTTGCCGCCTCAATTTCTGCAACCATCCATTGCATGAAATACTGGCGATGTTCGAAAAACAATTTTGTTTTTTTAATTCTACTCTCAGTAATCATGTCATCTCTCATGTTCATTCGATTCATACCAGATTCGTTTAAACATAGTGCAGTACACTCCGCGTTTCTCATTGGGCAAACTTCGTAACCACTTAAGTCCGCGGGTGCGAGGTAAAGACTGTAGGTTAATTCATCATACTTGTACGCCTTAGCGTGTTTTGATGTCAGGTTAACTGAACCTAAATAATTGATTCCAGTTTCCTTTCTGGCTTGGGTTTTATTTCTGTACTCCATATAATATTGGTTTAACAATACAAATATAAAACGAATTCTTTTATATTCCAAATTTATTTTTATTTTTTTTCTTCAGGAGGGACCTGTTCTTCCCAGGGCGATATTGTTTGGCGGGCGCCAAACTAATTTAATAGACGAACTGTGCAGCTCCTCCGCACACATTCGAGCAATAAAAAACCCCCACATTTCTGTGAGGGTTTTTCGAACCGAACATTAAATCAATATACTAAACTAAAGAACCCCTTCTATTGAATGTCCCTTTTTGGTGAGGTTTTTACCTTTACGTTCATAGTTGTTGTAGCCAACCAAAAACAAATCGTCTTTGGTCCCTAACACCATCGAACCTTCAAGTTTCATTCCACCATAAGTTACTTTCAGCTTACGCATAAAATCATTGAAAGAACGCTCAAGCTGTACACCAATCTTATCGGTAGGAGGAACTGGTGCATTTTCAATGTGATAACGAGTACCAACACGAGAAAATTTAATTCCCACCATTTCCTTTTTCTCAAAGTTTGGTAAACTCTCATTAAGGCATTCACGAATTTCGTGCAAAGACTTCTTCAGAGAATTAGCCGTAGTCTTTCTTGGTTTTTTTATCATATTCAAGTTTTTGAATTACAGTACAAAAGTAATAAGAATATTTTCGATAAACAACAAATATTTTCACTTTGTTCAACTTTTTTGTCAAAACCTTATACAAAAAGTGTCTTTTTTATTGGATTACAAACATTTGTGTGTTGAAAACTCCGCCAAACAAAATCTGGAGTCGTCTTCAGGATGTTACATCTTGTGAAATTTTGAGCAAAAAAAAGGGGTAACCTTTCGGTCACCCCAATCACTAACCCTAATCCAAAGTTAGAAACGAAGGTTCAACTTGTCCTCATTACGACGCTTGTAGTTGTAAATGTCTTCAATCATTTCCGCGTATGATTTTTTATCACCACACATATAGATTGAACTTGGACGAAGTTTTACTTTATGTAAAAATTCTTCAAACTTAAAATCGGGTTTCTTTTCCATAATGGTAAGAATAGTACGAACAAATACCGATTTGTTGTAACCCTTTTCAAAGTAAGGTTTCAGTTGGAGTAGGTTATTCGCCCATTCTTTGGCGGTTTCCATATTACCAACAACAAACTTACCATCCGCAAAATCTTGTTTGTCACAATGACGAGTACCAGAATTTTGTAGTAACATAATTCTTTCGGTCAAAGAAAACATCGGAAACTCTTTTGAAAAATCTTCCAAAGTTTTGTAAGATTTGTTTCCTTGTTCGGAAAAACCATGAATGTAATCTTTCTTACCCCACTCTTTCATGTTCTGGTTGAACTTACGTGCGGCTTCAAAGATACCTTTCGTGGTGTTGGGGATTGAGTTGTCTACAATAAAGTAGATACCTTTACCCGCTTCTTTTGCTGCGGTTAGTCGGTGTTGTCCGTCTACAACCACATACTGGGAGTTTACAATGATTGGAACGAGTTTTAATCCGTCCTTCTTCATCGAGTCTGTAATACGCTTAACGCGTGGAGAGTCTACCTCACGATTTACATTGTGAAGTTTGAACATACCCAAATTTTGGGTGAACTTTACTTGAACATTTTTTGTACTCATTTTCGTTTCTAATTTTAGATTAAAGATTTAATGTGGGTACAAAGATATAATAGTTTTTCTTTTTTTCCAAATTTTTTTTAAAGTTTTTTCAAAAAAGTTTTTCCACATACATCTTTGACTTTGTGTATGACAAACATACTAAAACTTTTAAGGATATTCACCAAGAATACTAGTATTTCTTGCCAAACAAAATCGTCCAGCCGTCGTCCAGTTTTCCCCCTGGCGTATGTTAAAACGAAGATTTTCAGTATTTTAGAAACAAAAAAAGGGATTCCGAAGAACCCCTTTAGTGTGTCAAACCAAACACAAATTACAACTATGAAATGTAATCCAATAAAAAGTTACACATCATATTTTACATTGTCAAGTGTTTTTAGATTACAGGTAATACATCAAGTTCTTTACCTTTTTCTTGGTAGAACAAACTTCCACCATCATTTCCCTCATCATCCATAGAAGGAATACATAGTGTTCCGTTGTCCAACTCAATACAAATTGGTCTCTTGTACCAACCCATAAGTTCCATTTCCTCATCGGTAAGATAACGAACTGATTTGATAACTCGTCCCTTTAGGACTTTCTCACTTTGATTTACCCAATGGGTAGTTATTTCTTGATTTGTCATACGAATGGTTTTTTACAAAGGTATAAAGATTATTTCTTTTTACAAGTTATTTTTGCCAATCAATATTCACTGTTCACCATGTCTTCGGGTATCTTTCCAAAATATCTTGGGGATAGAGAACACCATTACCATTAAGTAATACATCCTCCCACCAACGAATACCAATTTGTAAACGGGGTACTGCGAATTTTGGAATGTCATCTTGATGGACTCTAAAGAACACATCGTTTCTTCCACCCGTTTCAGGTTCGCCTGGTGTAGGTAGTGTTTCTACTTCCTCACAATATTTTGCACGAACACCGAATTCTTGTTTTAACCACTTTTCGAATTCCTTAATGTTGGACTTACCGATAAGAGTTGCGGGCCAAACACAAACTTGACTGAAATTTTTCATGTTACAAATAATTTAATTGACAATAATCCTCAAGGTCAACTAATGGTATGCGACCATATTTTACGGAAGAATAATACCCTTGAGTTTCGTACCCTTTCTTCCATTGTTCGAACGCCTTACACGCCGCTCTGTGCGACTTGTAGTAAGGTACATCCCTTTCGAGTGTGAACCCATCAGGGGATAAAATTTGAATTTTCTGTGCCATATGATTAACGATAAAGAGTTACATAGTCACCGAAATACTTTTCAATCACGCCAATCAAATTCTCATAATCCCCACTCATCATCTCCTCTTGAATTTTCTTGGAGTCCAAACCGAGTTGTTTCGCCCATTTTGAGGCGAGACCAATAAGAACGAACGCGTTCCCATCAGGTCCTGTGAGGTCAATCTCAATACCTCCTTGTTTTTCATCAATAGATTTTATCATTGTCTTGTCGTTTTATAATACAAATATAAATCAGTAATTAATATAATCCAAATATTTTTTTATTTTTCTTGCCAATCTAATTTCCGTCCTGAACCGTGACTCAGAGTCCTGAGAAATAAAAAAACCCCTTTCGGGGTTTCTCTTACGAGGTGTACTTGTTATAGAACACTTCCATTCGTTCCATTACCACATCTAAACTCCAACCACTTGTGTCTTGGTCGTTCCAATGAAAGTAACCCATTTGAAATTTCTCAACACAATTAGGTATTGATTTATCGTGTACGAACTCGGGGCAACCACCATCAACAAAATCATCTTGGTAGTTACCACGATACTCAATTACGATATCCTTACCATTGAACTTTTTGGTGTAAGTTACTTTTTGAGTATACTTTTTGGTTTGAACTTTACCCTTTCGTGTCCAACCATGTTCGGACATAAAAACATCCATTTGTTGGTTAACACTTTCTTTTATCTTAGAAAGTTCATTCTCTTTTTCCTCTTTTTGTTTTTTCAAGAAGGAATAATAATCTTTAATTGTCGTGTACATATGTTTATTAATTTAACACCACAAATATAAAAGTATATAGAATATAATCCAATAATTTTTTTATTTTTTTTGCCAAACAATTTGGTGGATTCCAGGTCCCCGCAGCAGGAAACCAGTAAAACCAGAAGCAATGACTAGAAAAAACCAGTTGTGCAACAGCAGCAACCAGCCCTTGATTTTGGTTGGCGAACCCAAACCATTGATTTTATTGGGTTTACAGAATGCCAAACAAAATCACGAACAGCAGCGCAACCAGCAGCAACTTCGGAGCAATAAAAAACCCCCACCTTTTGAGTGAGGGTTTTAACCAATAAAAATGAAACAACTAACTCTCTGCGACCAATAGTTTTCGGTATTCTTTTTCGGTCAAGTGTCTAACCGAACCACTTTCACACTTCTTTTTCTTCTTAATAAGAACACAATCACCTTGCCGAACAATTTTCTCAATTCCACCTTCTTTAATGTCTGTTTGAATTGTCCACGCGATTGCTTGAATAGGGGTAATCTTTTCACCAAAGTTCTCACTACTACTCAACCATTTGTCTTTGTTGTTAGTACGATAAACACTTTGTGCGTCCACCCAAATAAAATACTCCCTATCAGTTGAGGTGTCCTTACACTTTACAAAGTGAACATTATCTGGTCTACGCCAACCAAATTCTGCACCTTCACCCCAAACATTTCCTTTTACTTCATAAAGTTCGTAGGTGTCCTCAAAGTTTTTCTTAATGAGTTCACCATTCTCACCAACCCAAAATGTTTCTTTTGAAATCGTTTCGGACTTAATAAGTGTGGGGTTCACTTCTTTGTAAATGTTTTCCAAACCCAAACAACCTACGGCGATACGCCTCTGTTCAATGTTTTGAATTTCGGTTGTAATTTCTTTGAAAGTAATAGGAACAATATCTTCCCAAATATCTTCCAAACCATTAAAGGGTGTATTACGATATTTTGTTTTTAATAAACGACAACCAATGTTGTAGTCAAAACGAGTGTTTTCAATTATGATTTTCATTTCTTTTACTTTTTAATTGTTTACATATCACTTTCAGTCAATACCAAAAATTGTCTTGTTAGTGAAACGAATAATGTGTTATCTACAATTTTAGGTAATACATCACTATCCACTTCTTCTGTGTTGAATTGAAACCAATCCTCTTGTTCGCCGTCTGCGTTTTCAAATTCGTGGTTCTCAACAACATCAGTAATCTTTTCCAATAATGTATCAGAAATCTGTTCTTCCTCATCATTGAGAATACAATCACCTTTGTAGTTAATTGAACTTCCGTCTTGACTGCCAACCAAATTAAGGACTTTGGTTCTAATAAACTCAACCTCTTTTTCTGTGAGTTCAACAACAACTTCTTCTGTAAAACTCTCTGACCATTCCGCCTGTGCAGATTTGTAATACGAGAAAGTGGGGTTTTCCTCATCATCTTCATCAAGTGTAATCTCAACACTTCCAAATTCACCAATGTAGTGTCCGTCAGAGTTCACATAAAATTCTACTCTACGGAAAACATCATCATCAAAGAAACTATCAAGTTCACCACTCTCAACATCTTTGTTTTCTGAATTGTAAAAATTAAAGTGATAATCATTCATACTATCACCACCACAACTAAATTCCATAGTTGCGCTTGTAATACCTAACTCTTTCCAGAGTGCGATTGCTTCATTAGTTTGCATATTCGTGGATTTTTTGGTTTAATTGTTTAACTACTTCGTACGCTTCGGGGTTGTCTAAATCTTTTACCCCATTACACATCCAGGGTTGAACCTCTAAATGTTTAAGGTAATCTTGTGGGGTTGGAACGAACTTCATTCTAAAATCTTCTGCGATATGTAACATCGCAATATCAACAACATCAACTGACTTACCATCACTATTAGTAATGTTGTAACCGAAGATTTTTGGAATGATAGTGTATGCGAACCAAGTGTTGTGGGTGAGTAACCGAGAACTATTATTGTTCATTGTCGCTTTCGGACTATCAATAAGTTCGTGGATAGGTAAATAATCTTCTACCTTACCACCCCAACGCTTGACGCTGCTCTTTGAGTGAATTAGTGGGTTCGCCATAGTTAATCCCAAATTTGAGTGATAGTACCTTCAAACGGATTGTACTCAACTTGTTTTCCCATAACCCAATCACCTTGCTCAACTTTGAGTGGTTTGTGTTCGTTTGAGAAACTTCCATCGGGTTGTTCGTGTCTTAATACACTATCCTTTCTAACTTCAACTTCTGCGAAATCTGTTTGTGTTTCATCAACAATGAAATCACCATACAGAGTGTGCTGGTTAACACCCTCACCCTTTAAGAGTGTGTGTTTTTTCTTCGGAGTTACTTTCTTGTTTTTCATTTTTAGATTGTTTTATGGTACAAATATAAATCTATTTTTTGTATAAGTGAATTTTTTTTTTATTTTTTTCGCCAAACAAAAATCACCCGTGAAGGTGATTTCGTCATTCGTTTCGTACAATATCTAATAGGTCATTCACAATTTCTTTTTTGGTTAATGAAAGAAGTTGATTACCTCTGAACGACAACAACTTAAAGGTATTCATTCCTTTAATACCTTTTTCACCCTCTACATAGTAATCCATTTTCCACTTACCCAAATACTTAACATTCCCTATGTGTTTTACATAGTAGACATTACCGATAGTTAGTTTTTCTAAAACCATATAAATTAATTTAGAACACAAATATAAATCTATATTTTGTATAATCCAAATTTATTTTTATATTTCTTGCCAAACAAAAGTTATCCTGTGCTGCATCATCACCATCTTGGATACTTATTATTATGATAGAAGGGATACTTTATACATTAGGAGTTGAGTTCGTATTAGTCATTATATTGTTTTGTTATGAGTTAAGAAGACAACTAAAAGAAGATTATCAAGAGAAACCATTTAGATTCTGGGAAGATACATGAACATCTCCTGGTTGCGCGCAGCCCTCGATTTTGGTTGGCTCGAACCCAAAGTATTGATTTTATTGGGTTTAGAGTTTGCCAAACAATTTTCACTGTTTGCGCGTAGCTCACCATCAACTTTGGAGCAATAAAAAACCCCACATTTCTGTGGGGTTCTTATTAATTGAGTACCTAACCAATCTTAAACCAACTCAACCAATTCTTTGAAAATTTGACGTTCCCTTTGTCCATAGGTTCCAAACATCTTGTTTTCAGAGTTATCACCTTTACTTAAGGAATGTGTGGTGTACTTAGTAACCCCACTGAACAATCCCCAAAGGTTATCACCTTTCTCTTTTACTTCACCATTAAGGTCTACGTAGAAACGAGAAAGACGATTACGAGTCACGGTCGACACATCTTTGTCACTATTCAAATCAACATCTTTCATGATATTGAACAATGTACGTGTAACCCAATCCTCTTGTTTCTTGGTCATCTTCGTTTCAGAAAGTTTCTTAATGTCTTCGAACATTTCTTTTTCTTCCACGAGTACCCCCTCCAAACCACGACAGATATCATCGATTCTCATCTCCATGTTTTTGGTGTGACGAATTTTCGCATTCAAGTTACGGAACGCTGCGAAGAATGAATTCTGACAACTGATTGTAATATTACTTGGACCGAATGCCAAACTAGTTGACCCATCGAAGGAATTCACACCAGTGATGAAACCCTCAACTCTGTCATTGCCCAATTTCAAATCATTTGATTTCAATTGAAGGTATACTTTCTCACCCCCACCAAAGTAACCACCTTTGTGAATTGGTAAACCAACCTGTTGAGATACCTTGTCTAGTAAATCAACCATCTGATGATTTTGATAAGGAAAGTAACCATCACCATGTACAGACAAAACAGTGTTTGTGTCCTCACGGATGATTGCTTTACTCTTAGGAACAATGATACCACTTTCTGTAGTGATACTTTCTTCTCTTACGGTCCAATTTAGGCCGACTTTGTTGAGAACTTGCTGTGTGCGATTTTCTTGTGACATATGGATGTTTTTTAATTTGATACAAATGTAATACACTTTTCATTATAATCCAAATAAATCTTTATTTTTTTTTTCTGACCCCAGAATTCACCGTACCATCTCAGAAATTGGTTGGCATCTGTCATACACCCGCCAAACTAAATTGAACACGGGATTTGCCGGCGACGAATTTTTTTAGCAAACAAAAAACCCCCACATTTCTGTGAGGGTTCCTTAACCAAATAAAACTAATCTATGAACGACAAATCAAGTGTATTACACTTTAACCAAATATAGGAATTAAAACAAACATTGTCAATAGGAAAAACATAAGTATTACAATGCCACCCAAAATTCCATCCCAAAATTCCTTTCGGTCTTCTTGGTAAACTTCTTTGAAAGTTGAAAACATTTCCTTTAACATATCAATAATTGTTTTGATTATCGTAGTTGTCTCGGTAAACTCTTTTACGAGGTTGGTTGGTTCGTTGACCATTCCAATGGCGGTCTCCATTACCACCATTTTCGTAGTATGAGTTATTAATCATTTCATCAACCGATGGAACTTCAAAGTCCATATCACAACTTCCATTCATCATCTTCCACTGAATTTCATAAATGGTTTTAATGTCTTCTTCAACATTGACATATGTACCATCTATGTATTCAATCTTCGTTGCTATCTTGTCGTTTCTTTTATCCAAGATACTAAAAATGTTTTTGACATTTTGTAGATTGACAAGTGTTGGGGTTCCTTTACCTTGATAAGTGAGTTTAATTAACATTTTTTGTTTTTTTAATTATTGGACAAATATACAAATGAATTTTTGGAATATACAAACGATTGTGCCAATCAAAATCGGCGGTTCACCATCTCCTCAGATATTTCCCGAAAAGACAAGAAAATTGTTGGGTGGTAAATAAGTGTCGGGAGTGTCAATGATTTCATATTCATCTTCACCCTCAACTACACCAAGAGTCCTACCACTATCCCAACGGACATTGATAACACCATGACCAACATGATAAATTGTTCCCATTGAACCTTCCTCAACGGGGTTAGGGTCGTTCTCCATTGAAACGAGACGAATTCTTTTTCCGATTAATTTTTCGTTTATTTTCATATCTGTATTAGTTTATTAATACAAATATACAACTTATTTTATGATATCCAAATTTTTTTTAGGATATTTTGCCAATCAAATTGATGTCAATCTGAATATTCGTTTGAACTCTTTTTCAATTCTTCTGAATCTTATTTCGTCTTTTTCTCTAACATAACGCGATATTGTTTTGTTAAATTGAAAGTTAGAACGAGTAAGAAGATAGATAAATTTTCTCCTCTCCACTTTGTGACCTTCAAAGTTGTATGCCCATTCAACATCAACCGAAATATAATTTTCAGTTTCAATGATGTCACACACTTTACCTTCTTTTTCCGATTTTTTTAGGTAGTTCATTACTTCCTCATCGGTATTCAATGATATGTCGTTATAGTTTTTCATAATACAAATATACAATTCATTTTATGATATCCAAATTTATTTTAAAATATCCAATAACACCATCTACTGTTTCACCCGGCGTCGTAAAAATTTTGGTTGGCTGACCACATAAAACACTTAAATATAATAGGTTATCCGCCAAACAAAATCCCCACCAGGCGTGGGCTGGGCGAATTCTGGTATAAAAAAAAATCCCCGACTTTCGCCGAGGACTTTTCACCTAACCAAACAAAATCTATTCGTATTCTTCTGCGTACAATTCACCCGTGAGGTACATGTCGTAAGTTTTTACTTCACCCTCCAACACTTCGGTTACTTTGTCAATAAGACTTTGGGTAATTTTCTTTACTCCATATTCTTCACGGACTTTCTTCTTTGAAACAAAGTACCAACCAACTTGTCCACTATCCCAACGACAACTGAACGGACTTGTGTTCATTGTAATTCCCGAGTGGTCGTACAAGTAAAGAGGTAAGATAACACAAACATCTTCTTCTTTGATGATTGCGTTTTTCATTTCTTCCCAACCATTGTAGTTATTGTGGTTGTAGTCGTGTTTGTCTCCAAGGTCGTAACGTCCGTGAAAACACACCATTTTTCCGAGGTTGTCCCAACTCCGTGGGTTGTCAAAATCTTGATACATAGTCGTTATTATTTATTGGTTTATACAAATATATAACAATTTTATTCGTTTACCAAATCTTTTTTGCCAAACTTTATTCGTCTGTACGCCTTCGCCGAAGGTTTCGACTTCTGTAACATTTTCCTACGGACTATTTGTGCGACGTGTCTCACACTTAATCCATTAAGGGTTTCATTCTTCATAGTTAAATTCGGTTTCATCTTCTATTTCTTTAAGTTTTTGTTCAAACTCATTTCTCATTTCATCGGTATCAAAGATTGGTTGTTTAGTTTCATCATCAATGTAATAGTAAACACCGACTTTGATTTCCGTTGGGATTGATTTCTTACTCATAGTAATTATGTATTACGATACAAATATAAAACTATATTCAGTATAATCCAAATTTTTTTTCATACCTGTCGTCTCCATCCCACAAATTGTTTGGCGTGTTGTTTAATGTTTTGACCGAAAGATTAAACAAAACATATAGTGTAATACGCCTTTATTGAGTGTCATACAGTGCCAACCAAATTTAGGATACAGCACGTGCTGTGAGGTGAAACTAAAACGCAACAAAAAAGGGTAACATTTCTGCTACCCTTTTCCACCGCAACCGAGTTAAACCAATTAAATCGACAAGTACAGGCGGTTGTGGTTGTATAGTGCGACTGGGTTTTCTTCCGCAATCTTACCATATTCCTTTTTAATGATTTCGTACATTCTATCTTGTGGTTCGTTAATACACTCCGATAAAAGTTCACAAAAACCATAGTTACTTTCATCAACTACTTCTTGTTCGGTACCAGGTAAACCACAATAGTACGCTTCCCCTACTTCGGAAATAAACATTCCCGAATAAAAACCTTTCAACTTAAAGTGATTAACGAATTTGTCCGCGTTACACCAAATAAAAATTGAATTGTCTTTTTCTTTTAATAGGTACACCATACTTTCATCAATGATGAAACCATTTGAACCAGGAAATTGTCCAACCGAGAACAATCCCATAGGTGCTCCGTGTCCACACATTATTACTCTGTCGTGGGCGTCGATAAGTTTTCTAACTTCTTCTTTTGTTACCCCACCCGTGATAATTGTCTTATTCGGTATAGGTTCGTACACAATATCTAAAAATTGTGTCGATTTGTCTTTTGGATGAATTACAAGTGTTTTCATTATTTTGTCGATTTTATGATACAAAGATATAACGAGTTTTTTATTCTACCAAATTTATTTTTATTTTTCTTGCCAACTAACCAAATAGTAACTTACCATTCGGTAACATCTCAGAACCGCTGCGTCGGGAAAATTTTGGTTGGCGTTCTTACAATCTGTAAAGTAAAAACCTACTAATCTGTAAAGTGGATGCCAAACAATTTTCACCCTGAACCGTGACTCAGGACTTCAGGTCATAAAAAAACCCCAACTTTCGTTGAGGTCTTGTCTTTACTCTTCTTCACTATCCCGAAAAATTTGAATCGCTTCGTTGAACAATTCATTCTGTAATTGAAATAGTGTATATCCACTCTTAATACATTCATCTACCCAATCATTATCACCTTCAAAAATTCCTTCCCAACTTCTATTCGGTGGTAAACCCATTTCGTTTTCGGTTTGAATATGTTGGTAAATTAAACCAACAACTTCTTGTCTTGTCATTTTAATTAGTTTTGGTGAAACACAAAGATAAAACATTTTTTCGTATAATCCAAATTTTTTTATATCTTTCTTGCCAACCAATTTTCACCCTGAACCGTGACTCAAGTTCTTCAGGTCATAAAAAAACCCCCACCTTTCGGTGAGGGTTCGTTGTTAAAAAACTTCGGGTTCAAACTCAATTTGTGGGATACCCAATAGTTCGTAATCATCAAATTCCCCCCAATCGGGTTCATTGAAATAACGAAAACGGACATCCATAGTTCCATCTTCGTTCCACCAAATACGGACTTGGGTTCGGTGGTCGGAAATAAAAAACCCTTCAAGTTGTTCCAACTTCTCAATTAGAGGTTGAACATCCGAATCGTCAATAGTTACTTCTTCGTTATTAACGAGGAAATCATCAACACATTCACAATTACCATCGTAGTCGATAGAGAAATCAATGTACTTTTCCATTTTGTTTTTTTTGTTTTATTGGTTTAACAATACAAATATAAATCAAATTTTAATATACACAACATTTGAGTATATTTTTTTTTATCTATTTTGCCAAACTACCACGAAACAGATGACCACCTGTCGTCAAATCCGAAAAATTGTTTGGCGTAGGTGTAATACAATGTATGATAGTGTCATACAACGCCAACCAAAATTCCGAGCTGCAACTGTGCAGCTCCACTGCACACATCCGAGCAAAAAAAATCCCCGACTTTCGCCGAGGACTTTCCACCTAACTAAACCAAACCTAATATGAACCAAACCTTTCTTTTAACGCCACGTCAAACGCGGACATAAATGTTACTTGTTCTTTGACTTCTTCAAGTGAAAGTTTGGTATCACCATTTTCACCCGTTTCATCATCGTAACCCATTATCAACCCATTACCCGATAGAGGTTGTCGGTAATTTTTCAACTTGAAAAACTTTGTGTTTTCATCAACACTCATTATACCTTCTTCATCAACATACACATCGTTTTCGTTGTTGTAACTAACAATCTCAAAAATAGAACACTTTAAGTGTCCATAGATACTTGGTAACTGACTACCAGTTTCATCACGAACAACTTCAACTTCGGAAATTGTTTTGTTTTCTACGTCGATTAAAATTCCTCTTGACATTTCTTTTTTGTTTTATTGGTTTAACGATACAAATATAATACTATTTCTTTTATATTCCAAATCTTTTTTTGCCAATCAAATTCCAACATCTCCCGTCAGGAGGTCAGGTATTTCTTGTCTTTGACAAATTTGAGGTGTCTACATTCCTCAATAGTCAATCCCACAAATTCGTTGGGAGTGAAACTGATTTCATCGGGATAGTAGTCGAACAAAAATTCTTCTTGTCCATTTTCCATTGTAACCCACACTTGGGGCATCGGGTCGAACAAACTCTTTGGTTGTTCCGTAATACGAGATGAGATAACTTTCATGATTTTGTCTATTGGTTTAACTATACAAATATAAAACTATTTTTCTTATATACCAAATTTATTTTTATTTTTCTCAGAACCGTCGTCCGTATCCAAAAATTGGTTGGCGTAGGTGTAATACGATACTCACTATTTGTCATACGGCGCCAAACAATTTTCCTTCAGGGCCCTGACTCAAGTCCTGAAATGTTCACCTTATCAATAAGGGAAACAAATAAAAAACCCCCACCATTACTGATGAGGGTTAGTCTGAACCAACAAACTAAATTCAATTTAAACAAAGATTTTTCATAAGGTCGGAAACTTGGTAAGGTTTATAAAAATCAAAAACCTCTTGATGTTTTTCATCGGTTACAAAATTGTGGAACTCAACATTCAAAACGCCCTTGTCAAAGGTTGTTTCAACACTACACAAAATTTCGTGTCCATCCCTTTCAATGATTTGTGGAACAACTCGGTCGTACACCATTCTACCGATTGGGTCGTTTGGTACTGGTCCACCACCAACACCATACTCGGTTTCCCCTTCTTCGTTTACTTTTTTCAAAAGGTACATTTTTACATTGGGTACACTATCGTTTGTTCCCAACATTTCTTCGGTACTCACTTTTGCGGAGTGTGTCATTCCTTGAATAAAATCTCTGATTTCTTCAATGTCTTTGTAATTGTTCATACTTGTTCTTTTTATTTGGTTTAACAATACGAATATAATATGATTAAACGGATATTCCAAATAAATTTATATTTTTTTTGCCAACTTACGATACAAGATGTCGAGGGACAGAAGACGGATTTTGATTTTTGGTTGGCGAGCGTAATACGATAATACCAATGTGTAATACCCCGCCAAACAATTTTCTACGCTGCTCAAATCCACCACAGAACCTCGTGTAAATAAAAAACCCCCAACTTTCGTTGAGGGTTAATTACCATTTTGGAATTTTTAGAACCTTTGAGGTTGTGGTTTCTTTTTACTCTTGATGTAATTTTTGATGTCCTCAAACAAAATGATAAAGAACATACCAATACCCATACAAGAAAATAAGAACATACCCATTTGATTGTCTACGGGAATATCCCAAGTTAATGATACCCACATTGAGTAAACAATGAACCCGATGATTGCGATGTAAGGAAATAACTTTTTCATAATTGTTTCTTTTGTTTGGTTTAACGATACAAATATAATATAAGTTTCAATATAAACAACATTTTTTTATATCTATTTTGCCAACTTGATAACACCAACAACTTCTCCTTCGAGCAACAGCGCATGGTTGGAAATTAGATTGGCGGTTTTAGCAACACCTAAAGCATTTAGCAACTTCTCCTTCGAGCAATTGCGCATGAGGGAAATTAGATTGGCGGTTTTAGCAACACCTAAAGCATTTAGCAACTTCTCCTTCGAGCAATTGCGCATGAGGGAAATTAGATTGGCGGTTTTAGTCCGTGTCGGCGCATTTGCAACAAACTCGCCAAACAATATCTAACAGCGCAGCCCGGGTGAAATTCTGTTCCCAAATTTTTTCTTACTTTTTTTATTCGTTCCCGCCAAACAACATTCCCGATGGTTCACGGGGTTCGGAAAATTTCACACACAAAAAAAGGGGATACTTTCGTACCCCCTTCGGTTTTTCTTTCGGTGTGTGTTACTCCTTTACAATTTCGTACCTATCTCCGTTTACCGAAATTTCAAGTACATTGTCAAGGTCGGGTGTTATCGGTTTAACCTCTCTATCCAAACCTTGTTTTTCGTTACTACTCTTTCTATCACTTATCCACTTTTCAAACAATGTTTTGTCTATTGAGTTACCACGAAATTCGTACTCCGTTGTTCCTTTGATTTCGGGAAACCACTCTACCATAAGGTAGGTTTTTGTTTCGGTGTCGGTGTCAGTCAGTAATGATTTACTGATATGTTTTTTACCCGTTGGACTTTCAACCTTAAAGGTGTTCGGGTCTTTACCCTCTTTCATAAGGTTGTTGTGTACCCTCTTTTCGTAGTCAGTTACCAAACGATAAGTTTTAGATGATACCTTAAAGATTTCCTTATAGTAAGGGTTTAATTCTTTGGTGTCCTTTGTCTTTTGTAAAACTTCTTTGTAAAGGGTTTTCATTTTTACCCCTACAAAAGTGTTAGGACTTTTTTCCTCAATCTCTTTGATGATACTGATGATTTCGGACTTCGTTACTTTTTTGATTTCTTTGTTCATACTTTTATTTTTTAGTTTGTTAGGAATACACAAATATAAAACACTATTTCATATAAACAAAACTTTTTTTTATTTATTTCGCCAGACTACCACGAACCCGATGACCACCTGTCGTCCGTATCCGAAAATTGGTTGGCGAGTCGGTGCAATTATGGTCTATTCGCCAATCAAATTTCCACCTGAACCATCTCCTCAAGTTCACACAAATCTTCTTGGACAAAAAAAATCCCCACCTTTCGGTGAGGACTTTCGGTGTGGTGTTTAATCTTCTTCACCCTCTTCAATTCCCGACATTACAACTTCGGTCAAGTGATTAACAAAGGTTTCGTACAACTTGTAATCCAACATAACCTTTTGTCTTGTGTGTACAAGGGTTACGTTCTTTTCGTTTTTTTCATCGTACAACTCATTTGTTAGGTCATTCGTGAAATCAGTACCATTCCACTCGTAGTCAATTTGGTTTGACAATAACTGGTCAATTTTACTTTTAACCAAGTTTTTAACTTTTTGTGTGTCCATATTTTTATTAATTGGTTTGTGGGTACAAAGATATAACAATTTTAAAATAATACAAGTGAAAGTTATTCACATCCTGAATGTGGATTTTGACCACCCTGAACCTGACGACCCCCATCCCACAAATTGTTTGGCATACCCCCTATACCTACCCCCTCCCCTCAAACCATACCCCCCTCCCTCCCGTATCCCCCCTTAATATAGGGTATTTTGGGTGTCTGTAGAGGGGGGACAATACCTTAACAGAAATTTTTCCGGAAAAAATCTGAAAAATCGGAAAGTACCCCCTTTTCTGAAAAAAAAATTTTGGGAAAAAATCTAAAAATCTGAAAAAAGGTCAAAAACCGTTTCTGGAATTTCCGGAAAATTTTTCAAAAAATTTGGAATATTCAAAAAGATATCATAACTTCGTATCAACATAAGAAAAGAAGTCATGAAAAAAGTTTTTTATTTATTACCACTCGTGGTATTCGTCACAATCGGAGCGGTCCTTTCATTTACCACCGAGGGTCAAACAATCGTTCAACAGATAAAACCAAATAAGGTTATCTACATACAACCAATGGGTGATGTGAAACAAGAGTATTTGGAATTGGTAGAAAAGACCGTGGAATCTTTTTATGGTTTTGAATGTATTGTAAATCCTAAGGACCCTTTAACCAATAATCTTTTGGCCGAAAGTAAAACAAGGTATTCTGCCAATAAGATACTAAGACAATATAGAGGGAAAGATAACTATCTAATTTTAACCGAGAAGGATATTGCAACACCAAGTCGTGGATATCCTGAATGGGGTGTGTTAGGATTGGGTTACAGACCTGGTAGTGTATGTGTGGTATCAACGTTCAGAATGAAACGTAATGTTAGTGTGGATGTAATTAAGGAGAGAATAAAAAAAGTGTCCATACATGAAGTTGGACACAATTTAGGTTTGGACCACTGTACAAATCATCCTGAATGTTTAATGAATGATGCCAATGGTACAATCAAACAAGTTGATAGAGAAAAGATGTGGTTGTGTGATAGATGTAAACAGATTATTGGTATGTAACCTTAGGTTGATACCATCTGAATTTTATATGTCCTTGCAATCTGTTCGTAATTGTTCTTATTGATATTTTTAAAGACCGACCTCTTATATACAACTTTGTTGGTTTGACTATCTCGGATTGGTCCTTGGAAATTCCAAACAATTAAATCTTTTTTAGTGGTTGGGTCTTCTATGGTCATACCAACTTCTCCGTCTATATAACTAAGACCTTTAACACGGAATTGCATTACCATATCATCCTCAACATTTGCTTCGGCTTTAAAGTTTGATAGTACATTGGATAATACCTTTTTGATAGATTCACTAATAATACTTTCAGCCATGGTTGAAGTTTCATCATTTCCACTCAATTGTTGGGCTAACATCATAGGACTTTTACAAACTTCACCATCACCACCCAATTGTTCGAAATATGTTGGTGCGTTTTGAACGAGATAACTTGTTCCTTTATCACCCATTGCAAATACTCTTGCACCTTTGGCTAATTTTTGAACCCTTGGGTCTTCAATGAATTTAGCGGGAACCCCAACACATCCATAACTTTGATTCGCATTTGCGATTAATTTAATTGAGTTCAAATATTCTTTTGGTACCTTACCCGCAGATAAGTCGGCTTTTAATACGTTTCTTAAATCTTCACTGGCTGTTAGTCTCCCTTCAATATTGGGAATACCGTGAATCGCGGCAGCCATTTGTTTACCCCCTTGGTCTTTCAAATTGAATACATTTTTACCTTTACCAGTATATCCCGTATTACTACCTAAACTTGATATGTTATAAATGCCCTTTGCTAAAAAACGTTCTTTGTAGTGGTCAACAACAAAATAAGCAGCATCGGCTATACATATTTTTGATGACTCATCCCATCTTCTTCTTGAGTCTTTTACACAGGATTCTTTTGTTGTAAAATTACTTGCGGTACAAAGACGAGGAGACGCTTCTAATTTTTGACCTTTTGCGTCATCACCGGGTACCGGACTATTTTTACACCAATCCGCGTGAGTATAACTTTTACTATCTGATATTGATTTTTGTTCATTAGCACCATCAACAACTTGGGTGTGAAGTACGTATTTACTACCTGTATCAAAAAGATATATCAAATTGTACTTTGGGTCGTAAACGAAAAACGGTTTGTCGTTTAATTTTCTTTTTTCAATGTATGTTAATTCAGCATCGATTCTTGGGGTATAGTTATATTTTGTACCTACAGTTTCGGATTTCTTTTCCAATTCTGATTTTTGTTTAGCAACTGGATTTACAACAATTGGTTTGGTTTGTAGATTGTCTTGATATCCAGCATAACCTCCTTGTTGACCAAGTCTACCCGTATTTAAACCCGTAAATTTCTTCACAGGTTCCACCGGTTTTGTTGAACCGAATACTTTTGTTTTGATTGCTTCTTTTCCCGTACCGGTGGCTAATCTATATGTTTTTTGGTTTTTTAATTTATAATAGTAGTTGTCACCATCTTTCATGTAATCGTACTTACCATCATAATTGGTGACATAGGTTTTCTGTTCGTTGATAACTGATTCGACAATATTAACTAAATCCGACTCAGTGAGTCTTATTACTTTTCCCATGTTTTTTTTCTATATAAATATCATAATCAGTCAGAAATTATGAACCTCGTACGCCGGAACCGGGAATTTTCTTAAAACGTAATATTTATTGGAAATAAAGATTAATATGAAAAAAAGTATAAAATTAACCGAAGCCGAATTGATAAAGGTGATAAAAAAGGTTATTAAAGAATCGAATCTTTCTGAATCCATGTTACCAGGAACTTACGCCATGATGGCAGCAGAAGAAGCCGCATCTAAAGTTTCACAAATGTTAATGAACGAATATTCAAGATTTGCCGGACCTGAACAAAAAGGGTCTATTAAGAATATGTTTTTGAAAATGTTTTGTGAACGTCTTGAAAGTATCATCTTGAATAAAGATGAAGAAATGGGTCAAGATTAAAAAGAAATAATCATGGCAAAGGCAAGAAAAGAACACCCCAAACCCAAAAGTAGAAAATCAGTAAAAAAGACATCTCGTAGAATCGAAAAGAACAATGAGATGTTGAGAAAGATTTGGGAAGAAATGCGTAAATAAAAACTATTTGTAAACATGGGACAAAGAATTATCATATCAGAAGAAGATAAAAACCGTATAAAAGGTTTATACGAACAAACCAGTAGTAAACCATTTAATTTCTTCACATATAAGGACACCGTACACAATATGATTGAATCCATGACATCTTTAATGGAAAACATTGAGAGGTCAAAACTGTGTCAATCATTGGACAATCAACTCCAACCGACTTTTGGTTTGGTGGACGATTTGGTTGCAAGAATGGCGGCAGATAATGGTATGAGTGAAGGTGAGTCTATTAAGTATGTTTACGATACTTGGAAACAACAAAAAACAGGTGGTATGCCACTTTTAATGAAACTAATTGGTGGTAACGTAAGTGTCTCAAAAGAAATGGTGGACAAATTATATGCCCACATTAGAACCAAACAAAACGGAGCGTTATTAACCTCCATCATATCGGACATATTTGGAAGTGCCGGTATTAAACAAATACCAATGTGTTCTTAAAATATTTATATACATGGGACAAAGAATTATCATATCCGAAGGGGACAGAAAACACATAAGAGGTTTGTACGAACAACCAACTTCAACACCTGAAGAAAACACACCATTTTTAGAGTGGGCGGAAAACGCTGAGATTACACCATTTATTGCACCAAACCCATATAGTGGTGGTGATTTGAAATTAGGTGTACAAATTAAAAGTTCAACCGGTGAGGATTTATCTAAAATAAGTCAAACCGCAAACCAAAAGACAATCATAAACCTAATTGAAAGAATGGATATCATTACCGAAAACGGACAGGTTGTTCATACTTTCACAACCGAAGAACAAGATGGAAGTGGTAGTGGTTTATTTAATTTCTCAACGTTTAAACCCACATATGAAATAATCGATAACTCATTTGTTGTTTACACCACCATAAGTGAAAATTCTGAGGTGATTCAAAAACTTAAACAGTTTACAAATAAAACAAATAAATTCATTGTTACTGTTACCCCTCGTCTATCAAACGATTTATTAAAGACTGGTTCCAAATTATTCAAAACCAAGTCAAACATATTAATGGTAAACTAATATTTATAAAAAAACATTAAAAAATTATGGCAAACAAAATTGAATTAATTGATTTATTGACAAGACTATATGATTACATGGAAAATCGTGCGGATGCAGACGGTAGTTCAGAAGGGTATGTTGCAAACGAGGAAATGGGTTTAATGGGTGAAATTGATGATATGTTACATGCGTTGGGTCAAAAAGGTTTTGGTAGTGATGTCAGAGCGTCCCTTGATTCAAAATACAAATTCGGTGGTTTCAGTTTAAATGAAAACTCAAAAAACAGTAGTAAGAAAAAGGTTATTAAATTAAACGAATCAGAACTGATTAAGGTGATTAAAAAAGTTATTAAAGAAAACTCAAAAATATGAAACCAAAAACATTAAACGAAGAGATTAACCGTATTAAAAACATCATGGGTTTCATTAATGAATCCATGGATGAACCTACTGGTGAAACTCAAGAATTTAACGGTAAAACCTATCCAAGTCACCACGGTAGTCCCTTTGATAGAGGTAGTGCTGATAGTTGGTATAGCCGTGGAACCAACCCACATAAAAACCATCCTGAATATTCCGAAGATTTAACCCCCGAGGAAATCGATGCGTATTATGCTGGATTCTATTGGAATGAGAGACATGGTGACCATAAAGATTATGGTGATGATGACGATAGAATGAGAGATGATGATTTGGATGAATCTAATCATGAATTAAATGAAGATGAGGTAAACTATAATATTAATCGAGCTATCCAATGTTTCTTAAATAAGAAAGGTATTAAAGATGATGCCGGTCAACCACTAAAGATTGATGGTTCTATTGGTAGATTACCTAATTCAAAATCAGCTCAAGCCATTGCAAAATACCAAGAAAAACTTGGTGTTTATCCTGTGGATGGTGTTTGGGGTCCTGATACCATGGAAAAAATGCCACCGAAAGATTTGGCGATGTATAAAGATTGTAAATCTGAATATGGTGACATATTCGATAAGGGTCTCCACATGTTGGGACTCGACGAAGAAAAATAAAATTGAAACCCTCCACTCGGAGGGTTTTTTATTTGTAAAACTATTTATGGTGAGATGAAAATAATTATTTCAGAATCACAATTCATAAAACTTAATCAATCAATATCACAAGAAAGTGAATTGAATGAGAACCTATTGAGGTATTTTATGGGTGGTTATAAATCCGCAAAAGATTTCGCGAAACTATTAAGAACAAATAAAACGATTTCATCAGAAATTCAAAACGTATTCAAGGACCCCGTCATGTATGGGAAATTTAATTTAGTTGGTGTTAAAACAGTAGACGATTTCGCAAAATTAATTGAGTCTAATAGATATACACCAAAATTGAAAGGTCAGTTTGAACTTTTTATTTTAAAATCCCCGAAAGTTTATCCAAATCTAGTGGATATTTCCGCAAATTCTTTAGTGAAGAACAAAACGTTTTTAGAAAAATTTAGACCAGAGATGATGCAAGGTGAATCGGAATTTAGAATACAATTAAAAAAATCACGATACAACGATTATGCTATAAATAAAATTGTTGAGAAAACTAAACATCTAATCAAAAAATCAACAAATCAATTTACATCAGCATTAGCACCAATTCAAGCCGAAATCGGGACATTAAAACCCGATTATGTAAAACTTTTTGGTATTGAGAAGTATGATAACTTGGTATCAGCACTATTGACTAATAAAATAAATCAGACTCAATTCATCAATACTTTAAGAAGAACAACCGGTAATACCAAAAAAGTTGGTAGTAATATGGTTAAAGTGTTTAGGGCGGGACCTAAGAAAGATAATTTTTTCTATGTTAGTCCTAGTAAAAAATATGTTACAAAAAACTATGCGTCAAATAATCCAAACGCTGTTCAACCTATGTATGTTAATTTGGGTAGAACTTTAGATTTAACTCGTTTAGACCCAAGAGCGGTGAAGATGGACTCTTTTGTAAAATATTTAAAAGATTCGGGTGTAAAATTCACAAAAGAAGAAGAAATTAAATTATTAGGTAAATTCCTCAAACCACAAAGTAAAACATCATTTGGAAAAAGTTACCATGACGTACAACTGTGGCACATAATTAACACATCACCCGAAATCGCGAGTGCAGCATCAAGAAGTGGTTTTAATTCAATTAAACAATTTGAAACATCATCATTCGCACCAGATGCGTGGAATAAAGGTGACTTTTCATATTTTATTTTGAAACAACCTTAATCTTATTTTATTTGTTTTTATTGTATTGGTCAAAAAAGACCATTCCCCATCCGATAAAGACAACCCCTAAAATAATATACGGTAAAATCATAACATTTGTTTTTACATAAGATATCAATATTATTTTAATAAACAAAACAATTCTCAATCTACGTAATTAAGAAACAATAAAAAGACCGTCTTTGAAAGATTTTTTTTGTTTTACCTAATATTTATTAGAAAAGAAAATTATCATGTATAAAAATTTTAGAGTTTCAGAAGAGGAGAAAAAACAAATTCTTGAAATGCACCAATCAAATGGATATAACGCCGCAAGTAATTTAATTAACGAACAAGGTGGACAAGACCCCGCTTGGATTAAACAATCCGACTCAAATCTTAATTTTACTTCAAAAGCAAAAATGGGAATTGAGGATGGAACTCAGGCGACTTATGTGGCTGGTGGGTCGGGAGACGACAGTTTTGTAATTATTATCCCAAAAGGAAGTAAATTTAAAGTATCTCCAAGTGGTTCATTCCTTTTGTCAATAGGATATCTTGTGAGTAAAACCGCACTATTTCAAAATGGACTTCAACCCGCAACACTTTTCACTGATAATTTAGCAGTGTCAAAAGCACTTCATAGTGGTAAATTAAATGCAAGGGCGGTTAATATTGCAGGAACTGTTGATGGAAATATAATTTATGAGGGGGGTTCAACAGCGTTTAGATTACCTAACACTGGTGAAGCTTTATCTCAGAGAATTCAAAAATCTTTTGCATAAGTAAAAACATTTATTAAATATAAAAGGGGAGTTAAACTCCCCTTTTTTTTATTTTACCAATATCATAAAATTATAGGTCTTATCACTGTAATTCTGTGAGAAAAAAACACCAACCGTTTTTGAAGACGGATTTGTTAAATCGGAAAACAAATCAGAATCTAACGACATAACATCTAATAGATAATCACAAAACTTTAATTCTTTATTTTCAAAGTGCGCAACATACCCATACTCACTGAACAATCCGTATGTTCCCCATGTAAATCCTTGAGATAAAGGTAAACCATTTAAATTGGATACTGTGAGATAATCACTAATATCACAACTGAAGGTCACCTCATTTACACCGTTTTCACTTCTTAAGTTATTAATTGACGTTAGAACACTTTGAATAACTAATTGTTGGTTGAGACCATATTCGGTGATTGGGGATGTCTTATCTTCTTGTAAAGGTATAATCTTAATCGACCAATCACCGTTATCCACATATGTAATAATATCTGATTTAAATCTTTTCTGAATATCAGAAGTTTGACCAAAAGAGTTTAGTACCATTACCAAACTAACACACAAAACAACTACATTTTTCATAACTTTTGTTTTAATATTTGAACAAAGTTATATATATTTTTAATATATCCAAATTTTTTTTGAAATATTTTTAAAAAAAAATAATCATGGGTGTCTAATATATTTCTTGATATTTATATTATAAAGAAGAAAATTCATGAGAAAAGTAATACGATTAACAGAATCGGACTTAGTGGAGGTTGTTAAAAATATTTTATTAGAACAAAATTATTCAGAGATACAAGGAACCACTGACCCTACACCAATTGCAAAACTTTCGGTTTTAACTGATGCTGGTCTACCGGCTGATAATAATAATTTTAGGGGGAGATGGGTTTTAGAACAACCAAACATAGGTAAAACTTTTAGTGAAACAAAAAATTTAAGTCTATTTAGAAATTTAACACCAAAATCACCCGCTGGTGGTGAGAATTATATTGAGATGATGGTACAAAAATTTATACCTAATGAACTAAATCCTGATAAAACAATTAAAAAGAAAGGTTATCCCGATACGAGTACCCCACCTGTTGTAGAATCTTTAACTAATAGTGGTTCAAAAACATTTAATGTTAAATACAAAGACCCCGATGGTAAACATACTTGGAGTCTCATTAGGATAGTAGCATCAGGTAATGGTTTGTTAGCCTTATCTAGAGCGTTATTAGAAGCTCAAGGAACACCAAATAAAATTACAATTGGTATGTCACAAACTAAAAGGGCTAGCGGTAGTTATGTATATAATGCGGCAAAAATTGGTAATATCACACCAACGTTGAATCTAATATCGAATATGGTAACCGCATCCATTATTACTAAGAGTGGGTTACTTTCTCCAACATTAAAACAATACGTCAGTGGTGATATGGTTAGTATTGGTACATATTTTAACAGGTCTAACGAAGACATTGCAAAATTAATCGCGAATTCGTTATACTTTTTTGATACATTTTTTATTCCCGAAAACGAAATTCAGGTTTTCAGAAAAAAAACAGATTCGTCAGGAAAGTTACTTTTACCAAACTATAATTCTCAACCTTTTTTAGATTTGATAAACACAATGCCAGTGTTTAATGACATCCAAGGGTTGGTGGATGGACAAGGTGGATACCAAAAATGGAAAAATGTTGAACCAGAGGTTATAAAATTATATGACAAATATAATGAATTAATTAAAAATGCTGTTGTTGAACAATACAAGAAAAGATTATTAGCATTTTTTACTGATGTTTATAAAGACGCAAATCAAGCAAATCAACTTGTAAGTTCGACACAATTTAGGTCTGCTAGTATAAAAATTGAGGGTGCATTTAACAACGCGGTCGAAGGTGTGAAATACACAGGTACGGTAAAAATTGATAATGCAACATCAAAAACAACGGCTAACACCTATGAAGTCGGTAAATCAAAACCTATTACAAATACCCCAAAACAACCTAACCAAAAATAAAAAAAGGGAGTTTAAACTCCCTTTTGTTTTTTATAAACCGGCTTCCCAAGTTATAAGATGGTCATCTTGGGGTAAAGAAACTTTCACAGAGTCCTGTCCAATAAATTTAATGTAACCATTTAACTTATCACCGATAATTTGAATGGTTATGGTATTCATGTCGTCATTTTTGTAGTATTGTGAAACTTTATAACCACGACATTCACCTTTTAGGTTCATAACAATCACGGAATCTGGTTTGATATCCATGGGTGTTTTACGTCTCACCAAAATACGGTCGGCATAAATCAATGGGTCAGTTATTCTTTCTTCAAGATTATCATCCTCCATTGGGGTTATCTTCAACCCATTCTTGATTTCAACCAACTTAATTGGATAAATCAAATCCACCGATGAATCGGTTTCGTTTTCTTGTCCAAACAATACCACTGAAGACAAGATGAAGACGGCGATTAATGATAATTTTTTCATGACTTTAATTAATTTGTTGATTCAAAGGTATGGCGACTTTTAGAATATTCCAAATTTTTTTCAAATATTTTTAAAAAAAAATCGTAACTAATTCAAAATCAACTTATTAAATTTGAAAATATTTTACCAAAATAGTTGTATACATATCATTGCCACTGCTAAAATCAAGGTAATTACGGTCTTTAAAGTCATAACCTCGGAAAATAACCACATAGACATAAAGGTGAAAACAATCATTCCTGACGCAAAACCTATAAGTCTCGCTGGCCATAACTGAAACCCAAAATATGTTACAATAAGTCGAACTGATTCTAAGGTCAGTAACATTGCGGGTACCCCAAAAATAAAAAGACTAATTATTTTGTTATCGTTCATCCATTTATATTTCAAAGGTCCCTGATATTGTATAAATGTTAAAATGTGAGCACAAATAGCATAGACTAGTCCTAAAATTAAATTCATGTATTAAAGATACGAATTATTTCTATCAAATCAAAATATAAAAAATATTTTAAAATTTTTTTGGATATTCCAAAAATATGTTTTATGTTTGTGGTATGAAAAGATTGATTCTGATATTATTATTGGTGAAGTCACAAATTGTTGTCTCTCAAACAAATCGTATCTCACAAGACTCTATTAATATCTATTTTCAAAATATTGTCAACGAGTATAGGGTTAACAATAACCTAAGTAGTTTATCTATTGATACCACATTAAGTCCTTTTACAAAAAATTGGTCGGAGTACATGTTTAAACAAAATTATTGTGGACATGGTGTTGGCGACGAATCATTTGAAAATCGAGCAATTAATTTTGTATCTATAAGAGAACTTTATTGTGTTGAAAACGTGGCGGGTCCGTGGGATTTTACCAAAGACTTACCATATGATGTTGAAGACCCAAGTTACACATATTATACTAAAATTGGATTGGATGGTCTCGATTACAAATACAAATTAACCAGCACCGAAATACACACTTTATTGGATGTTGAAAATAAAATAGGTGAAGGTGTAAACACCAACAAAAATATTGCAGTTTTCGTTTTTTATCTATGGAAAAACTCACCATCTCACAACGAAGCGTTATTAGATTATCAAACAACTAAATTCTATGTTTCCATAACATATGTTGGTACAAAAATAACAGCGTCGTATTTAGCCACAAGTTCCCCGAAACCAATAAGTAAAAAAAGACAGGGATGGTTAAGTAAATTATGTCGTTAGATTTATAACAATTAAATGAGATATTTATAAATAAAAAAGTCATGACCCAAATTATAGTAACAGAAACGCAGTTAAAGAACCTCACAAGAAGATTAAACGAAGATTCTATGGATAGTAAGTATAGAATGGAATGTAAAGCCGACGTTGATTATTATAAAGTAATGTACAACGGTATGGAAATTGAATATGTATATCCATTAAATATTAACGTAAATTTTGACATCGATTTAGAGGGAAGAAGTTATGGTATTAAAAGTGTATCCGTATATAATATCGTTGGTCCATCTGAAGTAGAAATGGAGATAGAATACTACCCTGAAAATAGTGATGATTCAGTAGATGAAACCGTTGTTGTGCCACTAAATTGGGATAATGTTGTAATAGATAAGGATGAGAATTTGGGTTATATTGGTATTGGTGATATTATACAAATTTCATTGAAAAATGATGAGAGTGGTAAAATCGTTTGTGATACCATTACAGTAAGTAGTTTCTCTATATAATCTTTACATTTTTTTAAAGTAATCGTATACTTATAATAGACCTTGTGGTTGAAGTCGAAGTGTCCTCGTGATATTTGAGTTGGAATTGATACCAACGAATTCGGGTTCAAATACAAAAAAATATAAGGAATATGAATTACACAACCTCAAACAGGTATGCTGTACCTCAATCTTTTATTACAAGAAGTAAACAAAGATTAAAACAGCACGTAGACACCGTATACATGAATAACGGTGATGAGTTCGAAATCGAACTTTACAATCCCACACAAAATAAAGTTTTAGCTAAGATTGAACTGAATGGTAAATCCATCGGTAATGGTATCATAGTTCGTCCTGGTGAAAGAGTTTTCCTCGAAAGGTACTTAGACGAAGCGAGAAAGTTTTTGTTTGAAACTTATGTTGTAAATGGGAATAATGAAGAAGTCCAAAAATCCATAGAGAATAATGGTGACGTTGTTGTCAGATTTTACGATGAAGTATCAACATACCCGTATTATGGTAGTATTCCCACTTGGAATAGTAATTGGAATAATAGTGGAACCCTTAGTTATCCACCGGGTGTAAGAACCTTTACAACAAATAATATGAATTCTATTAGTTCTTCATCATCTAATTATTCATATGTGAATGATACCATCACCAGTAGTATTGATGTGAACCTTAACATTCCAAAATTAAAAAAGAGTAAAGAAAGACACATTGAAACTGGTAGAGTTGAGAAAGGTTCTGAGTCAAACCAAACTTTTGTTTATGACAACAGTAATTTTAACTCTTTTCCATGTAAAACAAATTGGTGGAAAATAAAACCAAATTCAACCAAAGTGATGGTTCGGGAAGATTTAACTGTTTACTGTACTGAATGTGGCTCAAAAAGAAAAAAAGATTCTCATAAATTTTGTCCCCATTGCGGAACAAAATATTAAAATAAACTAATCACAAGGTCTATGAAGGGGTTACAGGTTGTAACCCTTTCTTATTTAAAATCAACAGGTATTGATTTTATATCACTAATCGTGATATTTTTTAAACCCAACGTACCGTGTGAAATTGGTGCGAATACACCTTGGGTATGTAGGAATTGAAAATAATAATATAGGTACGTTGGGTCAATTTTGTTAAGGTATTCTTCTTTTACTTTAACACCAATGTTCTCTTCATAAAACTCCTTTGAGGGTTTACCGACACTTTGTTCGGAACCTTTTCTTTGTAACCAAAAATCGGCTTCGGGAAAATTGGTTTTAAATATACATACATCTCCTATTCTCATAATTCTGAAAGTCTATCGTTTAAATAACTGTTGAAATCGTTATCATCAATATCTGGTGACCATCTGTCGTCAATATAGAATCTTGGTTTTTCATAGTACTCACCTAGTAATTCATGAAAAACACATTGGGCATCATCGTCACATTTTTCAAAAAACTCATCCATTTCATCTTCACCATAACCCATGTTATCTATTATGTTTTTTAAATTAATTCGTATGGTTGCACCTCTATCATTTAGACTTAAAACATCTCCGTAATCACTAAGTGCGTTTCGTAGTTGCTTCATTGCATAATCATAGTAAGATGAATTTGCGGAATCGGAAAACGCCGAACCTAATGCACCTCGAACTTCATAGTTATCGTCATACTCTTCTATTAATTCATCTATAGACATGTTTGGTTCAAATTCTTCACCTGCTCTATCTCTAAGATAATCAATGATTGTTCTTTTATTATCTTCGTCTGCATGGTATTCTAACGCAGATTTCCAATCATCATAATACCCATCAGTTAATTCCCATATATCACCTGATAATAAAGTCTCGATAAAACCTATTTTTTTTGTACGACCACTGGCATCTCTCGATTGTCTAATGGTCCAATCCCCCTCAACGTAATATGGAACAGAATCCGGTTCAATATCCCAATCAAAAACCGTATCGGGTTCTTGAAAATCTTGGGTTATACCCATCTTCTGTAGTTTTCTTTTTAGTTTACGAGTGTTGAATATTTCAGGTTTAGATTGATATATCTGTGTAATTTGTTCATCAGATAAATCGGCAATACTGAAATCATCACCACTATTGTATTCACTACCAAAACCTTTTACGATGTCTGTATTTAAAATTAAATCAACAACATAGGGATAAAATTCTGGTTTTGGTTTACTATTTTTAGGACCTTTTAATTGATAAACAATCCCATCCTCATCACCAATCGCGGCGGTTAAATGACTTTTGTTGACTGTGTAATTATCTTTAAGTTTTTTTGTTTCTCTTAACGAGAATATCGTGTTACTTGAATTTGTTCTACCACAGTGACCCATGCGGTTACATTCTTCTCTTGAATCATTCGTATTTAAATCCACCCAATAGAAACCAACACCGTCTTTATTTCTGTAGTCTTTTACGATGTCGTTTTTTTCAACATAATTAATATCTCCTTCTCCTGAAGTTAACTCTTGGTGCCACTTTCTTGATTCATTGTAAAGTTGACCAAAATTTAAGTTTTTATTATCACCCAAATTTCCGTTTAAACCAATGCGTATCCAGTCCATTATTGATACGATATTACTTCTCATACCTCTAACACCAGCACTTTTATTTATTGCGTCGATACCCATTTTTCTTCTATACTCAGGGTCTTTTCTAAAAGTTTCTCTGGCTTGTTTTTCTTCATCTTCAGGTACCGCACTCATCATATGTTCTAATCTTTGTTGTGCGAATACATCGATTAATTTATTGGCTAATATGATTGATAACGGACCCCCCAATTCTTCTATTTGGTCAGCATTATCTTGACTCAAACCAAGTTTGTTTACCAATATATCTTTCCTATTGGCTTCAAGAATTAATTGCTCAATTAAATTTATTGTCTTCATCTAAATCTCTTAAAAGAAAGAATACTTTCAAATAGTTTATAATTAGTTCCGTAAGATGCTAAATTTTCCACCTTTACCGGCCCATCAAACCTTTCTCCCGTATTTTTATTATAGTAAGTTATATTAATACTTTCTTTTTCACAGTCAATTTTTAATGATGGGATGGATATTAAAAACTCGTCGTTATCTATTCTTGTTTGACCTTTAAAAACATTTTGGATGGTGTTATTTAATATGTTTCTGAGTTCACCACATCTTTTAATACCCTCACTGTTTTCTATTATGTTTTCAAAATAATTCTCAATAAAAGTTTTCATTTCATCGTAGGTTACGTTTTCTTGTTGGTAATCCCAAATACCTTCATAATCGTTATCTATGTCATAATAACTTACATATTCGTTTAAAACGTCTTCCATAAGTTCATTAGTCCCGTCAATTGACGTATATCCTTTTTTAACTAAGAACAATAAAAAATAAGGTATTCTAACAATGACTTTATCCTCTCTATATCTGTAATCAAAATCTATATATTTTTCAATAGCATCAACTTCGAGTTGAACCGCATCCTCATAAAAACCATAATTTTTATTAACAAACAATGATGAGTAATCATCCCATAAACTTTCACTCTCAACAAAATTATCGTATTGTTCTGATTTAAATTGTTCAAAATTCAAATAACCAAGATTTGATTTTATTTCACTTTCATTTTGTTTATAATATTCCTCTAAATATTCTTCGAGGGTTGACTTGATATAATCACCGTCTTCGTTATTCATCCTATCCCACAACATCTCATATCCTGATTGTGCTTCAGCTTGGTAATAAGTTAAAGTATCTTTTGTTGTTTGAAGACTACCGCCGTAGTCTGACTTAAATGATAATATAAAATTTTCTCTATCTATTTCAAAATCACTAATGTCATTATCGGTTATTAACTCTCTTAATTTATCTTCATCTTTTTGAACAAAAGCCATAATCAAAGGATTTGATTGTGCCGTTTTTGAGATTATTTTGTTTACAAGAATACCGGCATCATCTTCGTCCAATGCGTTCATTCTTGCGATTTGTTGTTTTACAATATCTTCGGGTTGGTTATCACTTACCAAAGAAGGGAAAAAGAAATTTTTAATATCGGGATTTTCATTTAAAAATTCAGTAACATCAATTCTTTTATCATCTCGGTCCATATATTGTTTCGATTCGAAATGGAATTGATACTTATCATTTACATCCGAATCGGATATCAAAATATATAATGGACCCTGAGTGTGGTAACGATTGAAAAGACTACCTCTGTCTTTGTGTTTTGGATTTAATGATTCTGGTCCCCACGTTGTACACCACTCGGTATTAACACCCAAAGTACACGAAGCTTTTTCTGTAAAAGGTGTAAATATTGTGAATTTTCTACCTCTGAAAAGTTCTTTATATTCTTTTTCATTGAGTGCGGAAATAATTGAACCTAAATCTTTTGTGTCTCTTGTGTAATAGTTTTTAACAACATCATAAAGGTCTGTTAGGGATTTGATTTTAGTAACATCTAAAGCAACATTGTGTTTATAAACATATTCTAAGTACTCTTTTGCTCTTGGTAAATCTTCGAGTTTTAACCCTTTCTTTCTGTATAAGTTAATTAAAAGTTTTGCATATTTACCAATTCTTTTTAAACCTGTGTCATTTGAGATTGACATTGGGTCAGCAATCACGATTTGGTTAAACTCATCTCTTGGCAAATCATTATAATACGAATTATAAATTTCGTCAGGAGTGGCCTCCAATATAATAGACTCAATTAATTTTAATATTTTCATTTTTTTATACCGAATTGAGGTGGGGTTAACGGTCTTACATAGGTATTATCTCTTTGTACTTGATATTGATTTTGATACAACTGAACTGTTGATGTAGGTGTTGGTGTGGGTGTTTTAATTTGTGCAGCAAATTGTTTATTTAGGTTATCTATTGAGGATTTCCATTTTGGATTTGAAGATAAATCAAATTCCACATTTTTAGCAACATTTTTTGTATACCATTTTCCATCTTTGTAACCATATACATAAGCTTTATCACCGGGATAATTGTATTTGTAATCAACACCGAATTTACTTGTTGTGGTCGTACCTGTAGTAGTTGTTGTTTGTTTTTGTACAGGTGCCGCGACCACAGTTTCAGGTTTAAAAAATTTCTTACGGTCTAAAACATCTTTACCCCCACCATTATAAAACTTATCATATGTACCCTGACCAAATTCTTTATCAATTTCTTGTTGTTGTAAGGGGAAAAGATATGAACCTTTAAGTCCTTTTTTATTCTGTGCCGAAACAATTAATATTTTATTAATGGCGTTTTTACTAACACCAGCAGGATACGGAATTTGTAATTTTTTAGCTTCCACATCTGTAATAGGTCCAAAACCCGCATCTAACGCCGCTTGTTGTTCTGGTGTTACATTTTCTGAAATAACTTCCCTAAGTATTCTTCTTATGGTTAAATCTATGTTTTTGTGTGATTTCATATTTGCACAATATATCTATAAATACCTTAAACAATATCTTTTTTCCACACTATTTATTAGTAATAATAAAACCTAATTAAATTTTAAAATGAGCTACAAAAGAGAACAAATTGAACAAACCGTTAAATCAAAAGGATACGTGTGGTTTGAGGGTACTAAAGATTTTGATGTCAACATTGTTGGTGTTAGAAATTCAAGTACGGGTGATAAAGTAACGAATGTGTTTGATGATTTTTTAACCGTCTCTTATAAGGAGGGTGGTGAATGGAAATTTCAAATTTGGCCAGCAACAACTGACCCCGGTAAAAAGGGTGTCATGGAGTACCATAATGCCGCGGGGGTGGCAAGATTAGTACCAGGTCAATATAGAGGTTCACACACAATAGGTTTACACCAAGGAAAATATGAAGCATTGAAACAACAAAAACCTGTAAAGGTCTATCGTGATAAAGATAAAGATATGCAATATGACGAAAACATAATCCAAGAGGGTGTTTTTGGTATTAACATTCACAAAGCAGGTGCAGATTCTACGTATGTTGAAAACTGGTCAGAAGGTTGTCAAGTATTTAAAAAGTCGGCGGATTTTGATAGTTTTATGAAAATCATGAATAAAGCTGCGACGATACACGGTAAATCTTTCACATACACTCTTATAGAATCAAAAGACATTAAATAATTTTATGGAAAAACTCATAAAGAAAATATTAAAAGAATACGTTGAGAAGTCATTAGAAGAACTAATGCCAACATACCATTATGAAAAAAATATAAACGTAAGATTCAAAGGTGCCACCGAATATACCGTAAGAAAATATACAAAAACTAATGACCGAATATCAACTAGAGATGTGGGTACATATGTTTTATCTAAAAGGGAAAAATCTGAAGCGGAAGCTAATATTATGGAAGTGATGAATGTTGATGTACCAATAGACTTACATTTGGGTATTGTTGTGTATAAAGTTGATATTAATACGGAGAGAATAAACTATTTTTCTAAGGACGATAAGTACGAAACTTTAAGAGACACACTAAAGGATGATAATCCCGCAAACCTTTACTTAATGGACCCTGAAACACAATCAGTTGGAGACATTTTGTTTTTTATTGTTAAAGAAAACAAAGTTGTAACAACTTTTTGGGAAAGGTCTTTTAATTTAGAATCAGTTAAAGAAAAGAGAAATTTAGATGTTGTAATAACTGCAGACCAAATTCATGATTATGCGGTAAAAAAGAAAGATGATTCTTTTGATTTTAATAAATGGAGAAGACAATAAAAAGGGGGAAGAGTAGCGAACCTTCCCCCAACTCCGTGAACTAGTCCCGGTCCTAAGTGGGATTTCAACCCCAACTATCTTTATTTTTCTTTGATTAATAATTCACCCAATACTTCAATTTTACCAACCAATTCTTGAAATGGTATCTGTTTAATATTCATACCATCCTTTGTTGATTCATATAATTTTTCTAAAAGTTTTTTGTATTCTTTTTCCATTGTTTCTTTGGTGAGTTTACCTTCAGATGCTTTTTTGTAATAAGGTAATTTAACAACAAAGTGATGATACGTCAATAACGAGATACCACCTTTTTCTTTTGCGGTATCACTAATTTTTTTTGCACCACCCATTCGGGTTTCAGCAAATTTTTCAAATTCGGTTAATTCCGATTCGATTAGTCTTTTTAATTGGGATTCAGATAAAAGTATTTTCATAATTACATAAAGTTTCCATCAAAACCAAATTTTCTAACCAATTTTCTTCTTCGTTTACAACCTGGATTTACACCACTTCTTGAACGACCTCCAAAAATTAATTTACCTAATTTGACAACAATTATTAATGCTATTACACCCGCAACAATTACCACGGCAACACCCGGTACAGATACTCCTGCAATAATTACGGGAGCGAGTTGTTCTTGAGTTGGTTGTGGTGATTTAGATTTTTTCTGAATTGATAACACTTGTTTTAAAGTGTTAACCAAACCGTTTTTATCCATTTTATCTAAATTTTGTTTGATGACATCAACAATTTTAGAATACTGTGAAGGAGTTTCATACTCCTCACAATTTGGTTGGATTTCTGATTTTTCTTCGGGTGTGAGAATAACACCTGCAGACATTAAAAGAGAATCGAATTCTTGTTCCTGCGGTGAAACGTCTTCTTCTTTAATGTCTTTAATATTTTTCACTTCTTTATCGTACTCCTTAAATCTATCGGGATTTGACATTAAAGCACTTTTTGGAAATATTCTTTTTTTACGAGTGTTCGCGAGAGTTCTCGACCTCTCATCAATTTCACTGTCTATAATCTTCTTTAATTGAGATTCTGTGATAATGTATTTCATATCATATAAATACTTTAAGTTTCAATATAAGGGCATAAAAAAACCCCAATAAGGGGTTCTTTTTATCTTAATGTAATTTCTTATTTTATTTTTGAACTTAAACTATCGATGATGGGATTTCCCATGTATTTGTTAAATGTTTTCTTAAGATTTTTTTGTCCTTCGTTTAACATAAAATCATCTTCCATTGTCATACCTGTTTCCATATCAATTTGTGCATCAACCGGTACATCTGAATAGTCATCTTCTTCTAAATCTACATCAATTTCTTGAGGTGGATTTGGTAATTGGTTGGGTCTATTCATGCCCATGTTGTAGTCAACAAATTTACCATCCTCTACGTCTAAATTTAATTTAATTTCAGCTGGTGGATTAGGTAGTTGATTTTCATCATCACTCTTACCCATATTGTAATCAATCGGTTCAATATCTTCTAAACTTTCTTTTAGTTTTTGTTTTGTTGTATATTGAATTAGTCTTTTTAATTGTGACTCTCTAAGTATAACATTTTTTCCCATTGTTGTGATTTGTTTAATATAAATATCAAGTATTTTTAATTAGTACCTACCATTTAGGTAAACATATAAAACTTCAGGTATTTTTGTACATGTTTGTTTATTACCTTGTTGGTCATAACAATCTAAATAAGGTAATTTTTCAATGATGTCCCTAATTTCTTTAGGTGCAACAAAATAACCTTTTTGGTTTTTTACCAAAAGTCTTTTTACCAAACTCTCTCTGTGATATAATTTATCTCGTTCATAGTATTCCTTAAGAACGTTTTTATATTGGGATTCGGATATTAAAATTTTCATACTATGTAATTCTTAAATTGATTAAACAGTTTCATAGCGGAATAATAAACCGTAAATGAAAAAAGTATTGTTAGATAAAAAATACTATTTAAGATTCTCACTATATGGATAAATATCCGTTAACCAACCTTTTCATTTACTGTTTGTAAAAAATACCTTACACCATCATGAATGATGTATTGTACAGGAAATACCGTAACAGTGCTTAAATTAGGTGTCCATGTTTCTGTGATTCCAATTTTGTTTTGTGGTTTCATTACCACTTTTTTATTGGAGAATTTAATAGTTCTTAGGTTTTTCATATATTTTACTCACCTATAGTTGGTGATTAGTAAAATATAAAGTAATTAAATCAAAATCTGTACCTTATTCAACTTCTGGTTCATTAACCATTTGGTCTTGAGCTAAAGCGTTTTTCATCGATTTAGTTAATGAATTATATACTTGTTCACCAAATCGGTCCATGATTTCATTTTCATCTCTAAGGTCAATAAAATTACCTCTAACCATAAAACCTAAAACATTTTCTAAATTAATACTTCTCCAAGCTCCTTTTGCCGCTTCCATCTTAGCTTGTTCGTCATCAACCCCCATACCTCTTAATTCTTTTAATTTTTTAATATAAGAGTTTACGTCAACAACTTTTTTAATGTTGTTATTCATTTCAACATTCATTTGTTTTTCAGTTTTTTCTCTGTCACTTCCAACATAAGAACTTAAACTTTTTTTGATGGACATGTGACGAACTGAACCATCTTTTTTAACAAATGCCACACTTACAAGTATGTTATTGTCGATGGTATCTCTCAGTTGTTGTAACTCATCACCCCCACTAAATCTTTCATAATCTAATTTTTCTTCAACGTCCATAGTTGATTCGTTAATCATTCTATCTAACAGACGTTTTAATTGTGACTCAGTAACTATAATTTTTCTACTCATGATTTTTTTTATATATAAATACCTCAATTTATTAAGTTAACCAACTTCCGTGTTTTAAAATATTTATAAGAAAATAACTAAACTTAAAAAAACAACTATGTTACTCAAAAAAGGTTCTACAGGAGAAGATGTAAAAAAATTACAAGAAAAATTAGGATTGGCCGCGGATGGTGTGTTTGGTTCAGGCACCGAACTTGCAGTTAAAGGATGGCAGTCAACCCACGGTCTAACCGCTGATGGTATTGTTGGGGATGGTACTTGGTCTAAAATGTTTGCAACACAAACAGTTATTACTGAACCGTCACCCGTACCAAACGTCGGTGGTTTGAAATTAGAAAAATTAAAGGGTCATATACCTGATGCGGTAATTGCGATGATTCCCGATACGGCACAAAAATTTCAAATTAATACACCCTTAAGATTAGCTCACTTTTTGGCTCAATGTGGTCATGAATCTGGTGGGTTTAAAGCAACACAAGAAAATTTAAACTATTCGGCAAAAGGACTTAGAGGTATTTTTGGAAGATACTTTCCAACAGATGCGTTGGCTGAACAATATCAAAGAAAACCTGAGGCAATAGCGTCTCGTGTTTATGGTGGTAGAATGGGTAACGGTCCCGAAGCAACGAAAGAAGGTTATAAATTTCGTGGCAGAGGATATATCCAATTAACCGGAAAAGATAACTATACCGCATTCGGTAAAGCCATTAATGAAGATGTGATTTCAAATCCTGATTTAGTTTCATCAAAATATGCTTTGTTATCTGCAGCATGGTTCTTTAGTAAAAATGGTTTACACAAAATGGCGGATGAGGGTGCAAGTGATACTGTGGTGACGAAAATAACAAAAAGAGTTAATGGTGGAACAATCGGTTTACCTGACCGTATCAAACATTTCAAAGAATACTATTCTTTGTTATCATAAAAAAAAGGGGTTTAATAACCCCTTTTTTCTTTTATGTCCGTGTAATCACCCGGTTTGTCTGTTTCGGGTTCACTACCATCATCGGGCGACAATTCCTTCATTAATATTTTAAATTGTTTTGACGACATGAAGTGTGCGTTGTACTCAGGATTCTCGTCTCCAATACTGTAAACTGAATAAAAAGAAGAATCATCTGGTTGTGTGCTGGTACCATACACATCTACAACGTATGTGTTACCTTCACTATCGGCATAAACTTCAGTATCGATGTGTGAATATTTTGGTTCATATATTTTACCATCTTTTTCAATCCAAGAATTAGTTGTAACATTGAAAAGGCCTGATTTACCATTAATTTTACTTTCGTATAGTCTGATTTTTTTATTATCACCACTAACTCTGGCGATTTTAAATTCATTAGCCATTAAGAAATCTACAATAGTACCTACACCATCACCAATTCCTTTATTTTTTAAAGTTCTGTCTAATAAATTAAATTGGTTACCTACTTTTTTGATTTCACTTAAGAAATCGAAATTACCATATCTCTCTTTAACATTGTATTGATTAACATTTGGAAAAATAATATATAGGTTACGTAATTCTTCATCCATTGACCTCCATGATTCAGGTTTTGCTAAAGTACCACCATTATCAATGTATGCCTTTTTATAAGATTTATCCATTCTCTTAAATTCATATTGGTTACCTTCTCTTTCGGTAATTTGACCAACAACATCTTTTATAGATAATTCTTCAGTGGAATATGGTTTGTTTTGTATTAAATTCTTCTCACCACTAAGTTGGGGGTAAATTTGTGTAATTTCGTCCCAGGTCTTTGGTTTGTCTCCACCATTAAACATATCGGTAATTCTGTAACCTACAGAAACACTTGGGTCCCTTTGTATAGTGCTCATGTGGTACATATCCGTTTCACTTTTGTTTTCATCAATAACAAAATAAAACGTCCTACCTTGACCTCTATAAGTTCCCCATTGATTTGACCTGTTATACGTGTCGGGTCTCCATGTTACACACCAAGGAAAGAATTTACTACTTTTGTAGTACGGAGTTTCCCTTTCCATTTCAGGTATGCCCATAGATTTGGCGTAAATGGTGTGATAATAATAACTCCATTTTATTGCCTCTTGTTGGTTATTTATCGAATAAACCCTAAGACCATCTTTTTGAAAAATTAAATTATTGTTACCGTACCAAAGATTTCTAGATGCTTCAACTTTTTCAGGAGTTGGTTTCGTATCGGGACCGGTAAAAACGTCTCTTTGTACTTCTCTTGCATCACTACTAAACTCATTCAATAAAAACATTAATTGAGAATACGAATATTTCGCAATTTGTTTTATATTGTTTGGGTCAAATTTTGGGTATCCGTGTAATCCGTCGTATCTACTTAAAAAGGTAAACACTTGAGGACGGTCAGGTCTTAAACCATCTTGTATTCTTGCAAACTCATAAAAAAGTTTTTCACCTTCTTCATCTGTGATATTTGGTTTCTCCGTTTTCCAAATATCCATAAGAGTGTTGAAGAGCTTTTTGTTTTTTACCTCCTCTAATAATGTGTCAAACAGTATTTCTGTGAATCTCATTGTTAAAAATAATTATATACATATAAATACCCAATAATTTGGGTTTGTACATAATTATTCCACAACTTCACTTTCTGTTTTTACAAAACTACGTTTTAAATTTTCAACCTCTTCTAATACAGATTTGCACATTTTCTCAATCATAAGGATTTTCATGAGGTTATCCGCTTGTGGCGATGTGTTCTCTTGTTGGTAGTTGTTCAAAATAACCATTTTTAAAAGGTTTTCGTTTTCCACCTTATAGGTACGTTCTTTCTTCCTTTGGAAGTACTTCTTTGAATTTACTTTGGTACAGTCAATACAATAGTTACTGTGACCATCGTGAATCAACTTGTTTTTGTAGAAATTAGACAAAGGGAACTCCCCTTTACATCCCGTGCACTTCTTGTGTTTTTCCATTGATGATTGTTAATTTTATACAAAGATAGTACTTTTTTTGATATATTTTGTATATTTCAAATAAAATATGAAATATGTATAATTTAAATAAATTTATATGGATAGACTAATCTTAAAGGTGGGGTTTTACTCAATATACGAAAAGGTAATTAATAATCGTAAAATTTACACCGTTGACAACGGTAAAATTATCTATTCAAATAGATTTAAAAAGTATTTTCCCAATCCAAATAGGGATGTTAAGGAATTTAGTAATTTGGATGACGCCAAAAAATATGCCCAAGGTAAAATCAAGAAACACGCATTGAGTAAAAAGAAAAAAATAGAAAAATTGCCAAAATCTCTATACTTGATTCTAATGAAGGAGGAGAAAACAGGTAAAACTTTTGTAAAAGTTGGTATAACATCAAAAAGATTTATTTTACGTAGATTTAGTAAAGATTATGGTTATGAGGGATATACTTTAGAAACAATATTAAGGAGAATCGACACTAAAGACGCTGAAAAACTAGAAGAAACGATAAAAGAAAAACTAAATAAAAAAAGGGGTGTAAAAAAATTTAAACCCCTATTAGAAAATTTTTCCGGTTACTCAGAATGTTTTTCTTACGACTCTGTAAACGAAATTATAAGCATATTTGATTCACTAACAAAAGATTGTTAGATTGATTTTGGTTTTCTACCTCTTTTTACTGGTGTTACAGGCGGAACAACTTCTGTTTTCTTTTTTAATTCCTTGTTTTTGTTTTCTAAGAACTCAACTTTTACTCTAAGTTCCGCAACTTCTCTGGTCAAATCTAAAATTTTTGACCTCAAGTCATCTTTTTCGGAGGATGACCTCTCTAAAAGGACTTCTAACTTTGCTATTCTTTCTCTACATTCGTCTTTCATGTAATCTTCTGATTTTTCTTTTCTCATGGCTCTTTTTTCATAGTATCTCCATGCACTTGCGGAACCTAAAACCGTAATCGTGGTGATAAGTACCGTGTAAAATGAGTTGACATCCATTATTTGGTTTTTTATACTATAAATATACCAATTTTACGTATTATTTTATTTTTTATTTAGTCAATTTTGTTTATATTAATAAAATGAGTGTCATTATAAATTTTTTTGGCGGTCCAGGCATTGGTAAATCAACACAAAGTGCAGAATTATTTACCTTGATGAAGAAAAACCACATGGACGTGGAACTTACCTTTGAATATCCTAAAATAGTTGCGTGGGAAGAAAATTACTCAACGATAAAGGACCAATTTTTTGTTACAGCCAACCAACATAGAAATATTAGTAGACTTTATGGTAAGGTTAAGTATATAATCGTAGATTCGCCAATAATATTGGGTACGGTATACAAAGATTTATACAACGAAAAACCAGAATACCCCGCAAGTTTTTATGACGACTCATTCGATTATTTTATTTTTCAGTTGTTTAAGAAATATAATAATTTCAATATACTTTTAAACAGGGATGATACCATTTTTAATGAAAACGGTAGATTTCAAAATTTAAGTGAATCAATTGTAATTGATAATGTAATAAAAGATAAATTAGAAAGACATTCGATACCATTTGTTGAATTTTCAGTTGGAGAAAACACGGCTAAGGATATATTTAGTTATATACTTAAAAACCAACTATGAAAAAACTCTCTATCCTTGCTATTTTATCGTTTTCGTTACTAATAGCCACTTCATCAACAACACAAAAAGATGTTGTTCACGTAAAAAATAACGTATTTGAAGTACACTATTCACAAACGTTAGAGGAACCTGTTTGGTTGATTTATAAATCAACAAATAGACCAACAAATGTTAATAGGGGTTCAATGGACTTTTACACTGAAAAAGGTATTCACACTTCTGACGGTGGTGATTACAAAAGTAATGTTTGGGATAAAGGACATTTGGCACCCGCGGCCACCTTTTCCGATAATATAGAAAATTTGAAACAAACTTTTAGTTATTTAAATTGTGCACTACAACACCAAGACCTAAACAGGGGCGAATGGAGACTTTTGGAAGAACAAGAAAGAAATTGGGACGATAAAGAACCGTTAACAATTAAAATAGACTTGATTTTTGACAAAAATTCTCAGAAATTAGAGACAGGTGCGACAGTACCCAGTTTTTTTATCAAACATATACACTTTGACAAAAGTAATAAGTGGTCTTGTTATAAGTTTGAAAACAAGAAACCTGTAAAAAAATGGGGTGAGCATTTAATAACATGTAAACACTAATATGCTCTGTAAAGAATTATTTAATTTTCAAGACAAACTTTACTTCATTGAAAGAAAATTCAACGAATCTCGTATTAAACCGGAATCTATTGAGGACTTAAAAAAATATTGGGGGTGTGATAATGTTGTTCGTCAAATGAATAGACAAACAAATGAAAATTATCTATTATTTCTGAAGGAAATACCTGAAGCGGAAATCTTACCTGATTAACTTCTTTAATTCTTTTATACACTCTTTAGTGTATTTTATTTCGTTTCTCTTTGCTTGTCTTTCACAAGGATTTTGAGAATAATAATAACATTTCGCATAATAACGATACAACGTACTAGATTGTAGATAATGTGTGTACTCGTGAATCATTGTCGATATTACATCATCAATAGTTTCACAGTTTGTAATGTATATTATTATTTTGTTTTTATTAAAACAGTATTTTCCGTAATAAACCATTCGACCATCCGAAAAATTTTTATGATTAATTTCAAGAATTAATTTTTTTCTTTTTCGGTTGTTAATACCTAAATTCTCAACACACCAATCGAGAGCCATTTTGGTGTAAGAGATTTTTAACTCCTCGTCAATATTCCTTTTAGACATCGCTAGGGTTGTTTGTCTTAATGGTTCTCTTTTTTCTAATGTTTGTTTTTGTCATATCTAACAAAGTTTCCAAGTTAGATTCGATATTTTTCAAGACCTCCGCGAATTCATAATTCTCTAAGTCTTCGTTTCTATTTTTTAATGATTTTAATAAATTTGGTAAGATAGCGTCATTTGTATTTAATTTAACGCCCATAGATTTGATTATCATTTTGAGTATTAAAAATTGGGTTGTCATTTTCTTCTCTTTTGAGAATGTGAAATAATTTTCAACTGATACGTTTAAAAGTACGCTTTTACTTATTGAATCTAAGAATTTAATTACTGCCGCCGATTGTTTTGTTTTCATTTTGACCTCCCGTTTCCATATAAATATTTTATTCTTTTATTTTGAAATTAGAAAGGGGGTTACCCCCCCTCTCCAAATCTAACCAAAATGTTGACAATCAACATATTAAACATGTTTTATTTGATATGTGATTGATTTTCAAATAATTACTTAGCCCACTTACCTCTACTTACTATTTGGGCGATTACTCCATATACAGATAGGTCTGAATAGGTGTCTTGAACACTTTCACCCACAGTATCCTCTCTACCCAACAACACTAACTGTTTAAGTCTCTGTATCTTATCATTCATTCTAAACCACAAACCTGTTTGGGATAATTTTATTTCCTCAGGAGTTTCTAATCTTGTACCGACCGAAATATTATCGGGTCCGTAGTTCATTTGTTTTTTACAAAACAGTTCGTACTGTTCTTTTAGGATTTTTTTAAATTCTGCGGTGGTTTCGGGATATCGTTCCTCACACGATTTAATTGCCGAAGATGGTTCTGTTTTTCCTGTTGTCATATTACGTTTGATTTATTATTTAAATGATAAACAAAAAAACCTGAAAAACCAAATATTTATATAAAAATCCCAAAGATGGAAAATACAGAATTTAACGAAGAATTGAAAAAACCTGACGCACCAAAATCAAAACAATTGGTTCAGATGTTGTCCTTTAGAGTGGTACCGGCATATTTCAGAGAAATAGAAAAAGTTGCAAGTAAAAAAAAGATGAGTGTGTCTAAATTAATACGTACCTATATTAAAGAGGGTATGAAAAGAGACAACGCAATTAGTCATAGTGAAGACCAAGAATTTAGAGTAGAGTAACCTATTTATCAAATCGTTTAAAAGCATTCATTGATATGTGATTATATTTAACTCCACCAATAAAATGGTGGAGTTCTTTTTTTCCTGTATAACTCATTGCGGATTTCAAGTAAGATTCAAAATTATTAACCCACCCTTGAATGGTGTATTCAACTTGTTGAGTTCTCACAACGCCTTCCGAAGTTGTTAGATTTTCCTTCCCCCAACTCATTTGGACTTCTTTGGTTGACATACCCCTGAAAGTTTTAAATAAACTAATATCTGCGTCAAACATTTCTTTTGTTTCTTTTGAATATTGGTCTACTTTTTCATAAACACTAATCATTGAGGTTCCAGTTTTTTTACTTGTTTCGCCAGCACTTTCTAAACACTTGTTTAAAATGGAACCTAACATTACAAAATCCGCACCTAGAGCCAACGCTTTGACGACATCTGAATATTTTTTAAACCCACCATCTGCCACTATCTGAGTATTAGAAACAAATGGTCTTAAATTTTTAATTTTACGACATTCGGAAATCAGAGATGCCATAGGATAACCAACACCTGTTTGGACAGTAGTTAAACACCCATTACCGTTACCAATACCAATTCTTACATAATCCGCACCAACTTTGGCGTATTCATAATAAGTTTCAGGATTAGCAACATTACCAACCATTAATTTTATGTTTGAATTGTACTTTTGTTTAGCTCTATATGTCATATCTAATAAATCCGACATATGACCATTAGCAACATCAATAAGAACCATCATTGGTTGACCTTCAGAATATTCTGTTCTTGTTGATTCTAAAAACAGTTTTTCAAAATCTGACATACTATAAGAGAGGAAAATATCGCAATCCACCCACGATGAATCGGGGTTTTTGATTCGTGGAAGTACCGGTAGAATACCTTCTTTTTTAAATAAATTAAAATTATTTTTATCAACAACCGTATCCATTGGTGCGGTCATTAATGGTAACATACCATTTTTTAATCTACAATTAATTTCACTACGTGAACGAATACTAGATATTATAGTTGGTTCAATTAATAAATCGTCAAAATCGAACAGTTCCATTTTTTTTTGTGTTTTTAGTTATTTATTAAAAAGGTAAGTAAAATAAATCAAAATACCAAACGGTTAAACAAAGATATTTATAGGATATGGAATCAAACAAAATCAATGAAAGTAACGTGTTGAGTATACTCAGAGGTATTCTTTCTGAGGAAGTTTCTAAAGTTAATAGGAATGACTACAACAGGGTTCAGTTCAAAATGGATGAATTAGAATCTCAACTCGCTGAAACCATTAAAGAGTTAAGACAATTACAAGATTCTATACCTGATGGTTTAAAAACAGTAACTAATGGTAGAGTGAAAATAATATCAGATAATTTAAACGATGCTCACTCAACCCTTAAAGTTTTAAAAAATAAAGTTAGAAGTCACAGAAAATCTTCAAATCAGAGTCAGGTTGAGGAGAAAAAAACAAAGTAATTATTCTTCATCTAAGTTCTCACCAATATTTTTTGCAATTTCTTTTCCTTTATCGGTCAAAAAGAATCTTTCTTCATTGTTTTCATCTTCAATTGAATCTATAATTCCCTTTGCTTGTAGTTCATATAAAAGACTACCGGCTATGATTTCTTTTAGAAATTGGTCCATATCTTCTCCATTGAACAGATGTTCTAATGAATCTTCATCCAACTCACCATTAATAAATTTTGTTGTAAGTTTATCACAGAAGTACTCTAACGCGTAAGACTCGTCTTCAATCTCATACTCATTAAAAAAATCAGATTCTCTTAGTATCAATACAATCTGATTGGCCTTTTCAAGTACGATGGGTTGATAAATGTTTTTCATTTGTTAAATATGTAACTAAAGTATAAGAAATAAAGATGAAAAAACAAAGACCCCTTGACATTGAGGTGATAAATTATTATTTTTTAGAAAAGTTTATAATATGTCTGATAATGGAAAAATTTTTATACAGATGGCTGCGTACAGGGATAAAGAACTGTTACCAACACTTAGAGATTGTATAGAGAAAGCTAAACACCCCGAAAATCTTGTATTTTCAATTGCATGGCAACATTCACAAGATGATGAGTGGGATAATTTAGATGAATTTAAATGTGACCCTCGATTTAAAATAATCGATATTAATTATACAAAAGCTAAAGGACCTTGTTGGGCTAGATACATGTTACAGCAACAATATGGTGGTGAACAATATACATTACAATTGGATTCCCATCATAGGTTTATTCAAAATTGGGATTCGGAGTTGATAGAGGAATTAACAAAATTACAAGACAAGGGTTATAAAAAACCCATGTTAACAGGATATATTCCATCATACGAACCCGAAAATGAACCAAATGGTAGATTGAATGTTCCGTGGAAAATGAATTTTGATAGATTCAGTCCCGATGGTAACGTACATTTTTTACCATCATCAATCGATGATTTTAAAGAAAGAGTTGAACCTGTCAGGGCTAGATTTTATTCGGCACACTTTTGTTTTACACTTGGACAATTTGCATTAGAAGTACAACACGACCCTGATTATTATTTCCATGGTGAGGAAATATCAATTTCTGTTAGGGCATATACTCATGGGTACGACCTCTTTCATTTACATAGGGTGATTATATGGCACTACTACACAAGAAAAGGTTCAACAAAACAATGGGATGATGACCCTGTATGGCACAAAAGAAACGAATATAGTCACTATAAAAATAGAAAACTATTTGGAATGGAAGACGATGGGAATAGTATCGATTTTGGTGATTTCGGGTTTGGTAAAAACAGAACATTAGACCAATACGAAAGGTATGCGGGTATTTCATTTAGTAAGAGAGCCATCCAAAAATTTACATTGGAATATAATCACCCGCCAAATCCACATATTGAGGACCAAGTTGAGTATGATAATTCGTTTACATTCCAATTTAAACATTGTATTGATGTGGGATTCCATGACGTTCCACATGATGACTACACATTTTGGGCTGTAGCATTTTTAGATGAAAATGATAATGAAATTTTTAGACAAGATGCTGGTTCTGATGAAATTAAGAGAATGAAGAATGACCCTGATGGGTATTGTAAAATATGGAGGACGTTTGAAACGACCGTAAAACCTCATAAATGGATTGTTTGGCCATGTTCCGAAAAACATGGGTTTGGTGAAAGATTAGAAGGAAAACTTTAAAATATAAAATATGGAAAAAATACTAGTTCATTTACCCGCATACAGAGAACCTGAATTAATACCAACAATAAAAAGTGCTTTGGAAAATGCACAATACCCCGAAAGAATACATTTTGGTATATGTAGACAATTTAATCCTGATGATGGATTTGATAATGTTGATGAATATAGAGATGACCCAAGATTTAAGATTAAGGACATTCTATATACTGAAGCAAAAGGACTAGCATATGCTAGGTCGGTAATAAACGAAGAATTATTAACCGATGAAGATTTTGTTTGTCAATTAGACTCACATCATAGATTCTCGGAAAATTGGGATTCTAAATTAATCGGGTGGTACAATCAGTTAAAGGAAGAAGGTAATAATCCATTAATTTGTGGTTACCTACCATACTACGACCCTTTCAATGACCCTGAGAAAAGAGTACAGGAACCATGGTTTTCAAGAGCTGAGTGTTTTTACCCTCACGGTACCATTTTTATACGACCATCAGCGGTCCGTGGTGGGTGGCAACATTTAACAAAACCATACCCCGCTAGATTCATAAGTGGACATTTTTGTTTTGGTCCGAATAAATGGGCTAAAGAAGTTAGACACGACCCAAATATCTTTTTTGCTGGTGAAGAGATTAATCTATCAGTAAGGAGTTTTACTTATGGGTATGATTTGTTCCACCCACATGAGGTTGTAATATGGCACGCAACTATGAGAGAAGAAAGGGCGGGTATGTTGGTTTGGGATGACCAACACAAAAGAGGTGAAGGAACTTGGTGGAAAGGAAATGATATTGCTCGGTCTAGAATTAGACAATTATTAGGTACAGAAGATAATGGTCACGATTTGGGACCGTATGGTTTAGGTACGGTTAGAACAATACGTGATTATGAAAAATACGCTGGTATACATTTCAAAAAAAGAGCGTTTCAAAAATGGACCATTGATGATAAATTTCCACCAAATCCTCAATATGAGAATGAAGAAGAATGGGAAAATTCATTTACAAAATCTTTTTATTATTTGGTGAATGTTGAAAGACAAGATTTACCTGAAAATGACTATGATTTTATTTTGATAGCGTTTGACGATGAAAATGGTATATCAATGTTTAACAAATATATTGACGGACATAATTTAACAAGATTTTTAAATGGAGACGGTCCAATTCATTATGAAGAAATGTTCCATGTGGAAACAGAACCATCTAGAGTGGTTTATTGGGCACACTCACCTGAAAGAGGTTGGGTAGAAAAAAAACAAATAAATTTAAAATAAAAAAAAATATATGAGCAAATTTGTAGAATTACTAAAAGCATGTGACAATTTTAAGAAGACCACATACTATTGGGACCACGATGTCCTATTACCACACGAGAATAGTATTAGAAATTATCCGGCGCCTTGGATTATAAAGACTATTGAGTTATTAAAAATCATTGACGGAAAAGTCGTTGTTGAAATTGGTTCAACGAGGAGAGAATTGACACAAAACTGTATTTCATATCACGATAATTCAATGAAATTAGAAAGTAAAGACGGTCCTGCATGTTGTCAGGATGGTCACTCAACTTATTATTGGGCGAGAGAGGGTTTTGAAGTTCATACGGTAGATGTTGATGAATATTGTAAAACTCAAATTGAAAATGAATACAAATATCATATTCATGAACCTATACCTGATAATTTACACATACATATACCTCAAGACGGTATTGAATTTCTTAAAAATTTTCAAGGTAAAATTGATTTATTGTTTTTAGACGGATGGGATAAAGGTACCCACGAATACGCGGAAAAACATTTAGAAGCGTTCATGGCCGCTCAAGATAAATTATCCGATTTACATTTAATATCAATTGATGATACCGATTTTGACACTGAATCAGCGGGTAAGGATAAATATTTGACACCATACCTACTTGAAAATGGATATATCAGAGTACTTTGGGGTAGACAAACAGTTTATGTAAAAAATAGACCATAAAAGATAATTTTAGATAATTATTTGATATGGTAAAGTTAATTATATTTGATTTAGATGGTGTTTTAGTTGAAACAAAAGAACTACATTTTAACACTTTGAATAATGCTCTGAGAGAAGTTGATGAAAAATATGTAATAACTTCTGAGGAACATTTATCGATATATGATGGATTAAAGACAACAGAAAAATTAGAGATATTAACTAAATATAAAGGTTTACCTGTTGAATTATATAATAAAATTTGGAGAAGAAAACAGGAGCTAACGATTGATGAATTAAATCATTTAGAAAAGGATAATAGACTTATTGAAATATTTAAAGAATTAAAACGTAAAAAATACAAACTTATATGTTGTTCTAATTCTGTTAGGTCCACATTATTTGTTGTACTTTCTAAATTAGGTTTAATTGAATTTTTAGATTTAGTACTATCAAACGAAGATGTTAAAACAGGTAAACCCCATCCTGAAATTTATTGGAAGGGGATAAGTACTATGGGGGTTTTACCTGAGGAGTCTTTAATAATTGAAGATTCACCTTACGGTCTTCAATCCGCAAATAGAACATCGGCTCATGTACTTAGAGTTAATAATCCGAATTCATTAACACTTGAAACAATAGAAAAAAAATTGGAACAGATTAAAGAAAAAAATAAATTACAGTGGCCGGGTAATGATTTAAATATTCTCATCCCAATGGCGGGTGCAGGAAGTAGATTTCAAAAAGCTGGATTTAAATTACCTAAACCATTAATTGATGTTTTAGGTGAACCGATGATAAAAAAAGTAATAGATAGTCTTAATATCCAAGGTAATTACATTTTTATAGTACAAAAAGAACATCGCGAAAAATACAATTTGGATGTGATGTTAAATTTAATTGTACCTGGATGTAAAATAATAGAAACGGACGGTTTAACTGAAGGTGCCGCATGTACAACATTATTAGCCAAAGACTTAATCAATAATGATAGTCCTTTATTGATTGCAAATTCAGACCAATACATTGAATGGGATAGTGTAAACTTCATGTATCTTATGAATGAGCAATCGTTAGATGGGGGTATATTAACATTTACTGCAGATAACCCAAAATGGTCTTTTGTTAGAACAAATGACACGGGATTAGTGACCGAAGTTGCTGAGAAGAAACCAATATCCAATCAAGCAACTGTAGGTGTTTATTATTGGGGTAAAGGTTCAAATTACGTAGAATGTGCCGAAAAAATGATTAGTAAAAATATTAGAGTAAACGATGAGTTTTATGTTTGTCCTGTTTACAATGAATCAATAGAAAATGGTGATAGAATTAAACCATACAATATTCAAAATATGTATGGTTTAGGCACACCTGAAGATTTAGAGAATTTTATTAATTTGAAAAAATGATACTGATTTCACATAGAGGAAACATTGATGGTCCCAACGATGTAAGGGAAAATTCACCATTTTATATTATGGAGGCCATTACCATGGGTTTTGATGTTGAGGTTGATATTTGGTATAAAAATGGTGATTTGTGGTTAGGTCACGACAAACCCGAATATAAAACATCAGAAGAGTGGTTAAAAGAAAGAAGTAATAATTTATGGATACATTGTAAGAATGTTGAGTCACTTTGTTTTTTTAATTCTTTGTCATATAAGTTTAATTATTTTTGGCATCAAGAGGATGTCGTGACCTTAACGTCATTAAATTTTATGTGGGTATATCCAGGAAAACAACCAATAAAAAATAGTATAGCAGTACTACCAGAAATCTTTAATGATGATATTAAAGATTGTACAGGTATATGTAGTGATTTTATAAAAAAATATAAAGAAGGGAATTAAAATGAGAGTGGCGGTATGTTATTCGGGAATGTTTAGAAACTTTAACGAGACTATAGAAAATCACAAAGAGCATTTATTCTCGAAATATGATTGTGATGTTTATTTTAGTTTTTGGGATGTCTATGGTGATGGTGGGTTTACGTCAAAATATAGTACAAGTAAAAGAAAAACTTGGGATTTTAAAACAAATCAATTTATTGAAACAGAAGTATCAAACGATAAAATATTACAATCGGACATTGATGATGTTTTAACAAGATTAAATCCTGTAAAATATGAATTTGAGGAGTTTTCAAATTTTGAACCACTTTTTAATGCGAAATCCGAATTGATGAATCTTGTTTATAAAGAAAAACATGATTGGTTACCTCATTTACCAAATATTATGTCAATGTACTATAAAGTATATCGTTGTAATTACTTGGTTAAGTATTCAGGTAGAGAGTATGATTGTGTTTTAAGGTTACGACCTGATTTAATGTTTCATGATTTTGGATTAGAATTATTGAAACCTGAAACAAATACAATCAACATTAATTCATGGGGTTCATTTGAAAAAAATTATCAGGACATGTTTATATATGGTGATACAATTTCAATGGGTAAATTATCTAGATTATATTTTAATTTAGAAAAAATATGGCATGAGGCAGGAAGAAAATCAGGAAATGAACACGTTTTGTATTATTATCTTAATAATGTTACAGATGTAAATATCAATATGGATACCTCGATTGAATTTTATAAAGTAAATAGAGGTCAATTAGGTTCCATGGCTGGATATTATTTACCCAACACACAATAAAAAAAGATGATAACATTAAAAAATTTAGAAATAACAGAAACACCTCAAGAATTCTTTGATGCATTTAATAAATTCATGTTAAGTGGTGACAAAAAAGTCTTCAATAAATTGATTGCGCGAACATTATTATACAATGAGGTTAAGGATATTCCTGGTGACATTGTAGAATGTGGTGTTTTTAAAGGAACGGGATTGTATACATTTTTAAAATTAAGAAATCTATATAACCCTAATTCTGTTAAAAAAGTAATCGGATTTGATTTTTTTGATACTGAAAATTTAATCAATTCAATCACAGATAAATTCGATAAGGAAACAATGAACACTCTATTTGAGGGTAGAAACTTTAGTCACGAAAATTCATTTAAAGATAATTTTAGAAATCAAATTTTATCTCATGGTTTTTCTGAATCAGAATTTGAATTAGTTGAGGGTGATGTTTCATCAACAACAAAGAAATTTTCACAAGAAAATCCTGGATTTAAAATATCATTACTTTACATGGATTTGGACTTGGAGGAGCCGACTTATAACACTTTAGTCAATTTGTGGGACAATATCACTAAGGGTGGTATCGTTGTATTTGATGAATATGGGTACCATAAATGGAGTGAATCTAAAGCGGTAGATAGGTTTATCCAAGAAAAGAATTTAGAATTAAAAACATTAAACTATTCGGCACCAACCGCATACATTAAAAAATAATTTATGCAAGTAGTAATATTGGCGGCAGGTCGTGGTACAAGATTTAACGGGTCAGAATTTGATAATCCTAAACCTTTAATAGAATGGGATGGTAAAACCATGACTAATCACGTAATAGAAAACTTTAAGGGTGATAACGTAAAGATTATTCTAATTAAAAGGGACGAACACCCAATACATCACAAAGATGTAAACATTATCAATATTGATTGGATTACTGAAGGCCCAGCATGTACTGCACATCTGAGTAAAGATATTGTTGACATGGATTCTGAATTAGTAATTGTGAACTGTGACCAAATAATTTTAGATTGGGACAAAACGATGTTTTTAAATTTTGCAAGAAACTTTGATGCTGTGATTGGTTGTTTCATTTCAAATAAACCAAATAATTCATATGTTAAATTAAATAATGAAAATTTGGTTACCGAAGTAAAGGAAAAAGAAGTCATCTCAAATATCGCAACGAATGGTTTACATTATTGGAAAAAAGCGAGATATTTTTTTGAATCATTTGAAGAAATGTTCACTAATAAAGATACAACCAATAAAGAATATTACGTCGCACCAACTTATAACTACCTAATTAAAAATGGGTATAAGGTTGGTATCTTTATGTTTAACCAACATCACCCAATTGGGACACCTGAAGATTTAAAAAAATACCTAAGCATAAAGAAAACACAAATATGAAAATAACAAAATTTGACGAATACAAAGGTGGATGGTTCATTGGTGATTTTGAGCCTGCCGCGTTTAAAACAAAGGATTTTGAGGTTTGTTTTAAACACCACACCAAAGGTGAAAAATGGGACACTCACTATCACAAACAAGGGACTGAAATAAATTACTTGGTTAAAGGTAAAATGATGATACAAAATACCGAATTAAATGAGGGAGATATTTTTATTCTTTACCCATACGAAGTTGCAGACCCTGAATTTTTAGAAGATTGTACCGTATTAATTGTTAAAACACCATCAGTAAAAGGAGATAAATTTATAATACCATGATTAACATATTCACAAAAGATATTGATTTAGAAAAGTACTTTGTTGTTACATACTTTTTAGAATCAAAAACATCATTAAGAGAGGCTGCATGGAATTTGGCTATTGGTCAAAGTATTGGTAACCCTAACAATAGAAGCGTGTGGGAAACTGAAGAAATGTTTTTGAACCATAGTTGTTTTATAATGGAGGATGAAGATTATTTAAAATCTTTAAAAGAAGGTATTGTAAAATTTGCATTCCCATTGTCAAACATTAATTTGGAAGAAGATGGTATTTCACAAATACTCTGTCATATAGCTGGAGGTCAAGTAGATATTTTAGAAATTCAAAAATGTCAAATACTAAATGTTGAATTACCTGAAAAAATAGAAGTTAAATTTAAATTAAAACCCGCATTTGGTATAGATGGTTTTAGGGAATTTAATGGTGTAAACGGTAAACCTTTTTTTGGTGGTATAATTAAACCCAAAGTTGGTATGTCACCTGAAGTTTTGTTAGAAGCCGTAAAAGAAATGGTACAAGGTGGTGTTAACTTCATTAAAGAAGATGAGTTATTAGCCAATCCCGACCATTGTCCTCTTGAAAAAAGAGTTCCATTAATCACTAATTGGTTAAGAGAAAACGCTCCAAATGTGATTTATTGTTTTTGTATTAATGGTGATAGTCCATATGCACTAGAAAGAGCAAAATTTGTTTCAGATAATGGTGGTAATGGTATACACATAAATGTTTGGAGTGGATTGGGGGTGTATAGAGCAATCAGAAAACAAAATCCTAATTTGTGGATACATTTCCAAAAAAGTGGTGATAAATTTTTTACAGATAAAAGAGCACCATTTCACATTTATTGGCCGGTTATCTGTAAAATCGCTGGTTGGTCTGGTGTTGATTCTATACACGCTGGTATGATTGGTGGTTACATGAATCAAGACGAAAAAGAATTAGAAGATTCTTTAAATGTTTTATGGAATTACAATATTGTACCCGCATTAAGTTGTGGTATGCATCCCGGATTGGTACAATACATAAATGAATTGTTAAATAGTTTTGATTGGATGGCTAATGTTGGTGGTGCAATGCACGGACACCCAATGGGTACTCTATCAGGTGGTTTAGCTATGAAACAAGCAATTAACAAAGAATTCGACAAAATAGAATATAAAACAGCCATTGAAAAGTGGGGAAATAAAGAATTTAATCCCGATTTGGCTTACAGATTTTTTTAAAATAAAATGAGAATATTAATTACAAAATACCATAAAGCCGGTGATGTAATCGGATGGGAGAATGGAGTCGATAAACTTACAAACGGTGAGGATGTTTATATTGATGTAGAAGAGCAACCAACAACAATACCTGGTTTAAAATTTAAACCTCAAATGATTGGTTATGATAATGATAATGAAGATTATTTTTGGAAGTTTTGTACTGCCGAAGTCTCTCAACAAAGTTACGATTTAGTAAAAGAAATCACAAAGGATTATATGACACATGGTATATTAGAAATTGGAGTTTCAAGAAATTCTGATGGTTCTTTTTGCCACGCAATGTTGTTTAATAAGCCTGACCACATACCTTATTTAGGTGTCGATTTAGATGATAAATCTTATTTAAATAACTCATCTAAAAAAATACATACCATTCAAGAAAATTCATATAACCAAGAATTGATTAGAAATTACATGAAAGAAATTGGTATAGATAAAATATCAATTCTTTTTATTGATGGTCACCATTCGGTGAACACAGTTATTAATGATTGGTTATATTCAGATTTATTATCTGATAATGGTATTGTTATTTTTCACGACACTAATTTTCATACAGGACCTACAATCTTTATCGAAGCAATTGACAGGAATCAATATGATGTGGTGAAATATTTTGAAGAGTATAACGATTACGGAGTGTCTATTGCGTATAAAAAATAATTTATGAAAGTAGCGGTTTGTTATTCTGGAATGATTAGAGGGTTTTTAGGGAATATTGAAAACCACAAAGAATTTTTATTGTCAAAATATGATTGTGATGTTTACCTCAGTTTTTGGGATGTTTATGGATTTGGTTATTTACCATTTTCAAGATATAAATCTGATAAACACATTAGATTCAACATTGAAGAAAATAAGTGTGAAGTAATTCCAATTATTGAGTCTGACTTGATTAGTGAATCAATTAAAAAAGAAATAATACATAAATTAAATCCTAAAAATTACATATTTGAATCATTCAAATCATATGAACCAACACTACAAGAAAGGGAAAAACCTTTAATTGAAAAATATGAATACAATGAAACAAATTGTAATATCGGTCAACTATTGGCTTGGAATACCTTAGGTGGTTATTATAGAATATACAAATGTGGTGAAATGGTTAAAAATTCTAACATTAATTACGATGTTGTTGTTAGAATGAGACCTGATAGTATTTTAGAAAATACGGTGATTTTACAAAAACCGGAAAATAGTATCATATATGGTAATCAACACGCATCTTGGGGTAATGACACAATAAATGATTCTTTATTATATGGTAATATGGAATCGATGGAAATCTATAGAAATATGCACAATCATTTAATAGACATATTTCACAAGACCCAAGGACCCGGTAACGCTGCTGAACATTTATTGTATGTTTATTTAACAAGTATGGGTTTAAAAATAAACAAAGATTTATATGCACCAACACACAGTTATCACAATTATAGAGAAAAAGAAAAGTCTGAAGAATTACAAAATTCAATTTGGTTTAAAGAATTAGGAAAATAATGAAAGTTGCTGTTTGTTATTCTGGTATGTTGAGGGGATTTGAAGATTTTATAAAAAATCATCATGACTTTTTATTGTCAAAATATGACTGCGATATCTACTTGAATTTTTGGGACGTATATGGGTATGGTGTTCAACCATATTCTAAGTATACATCCAAAAATCATTATCGATTTACAGGATTTCATGGTGAAAATAAAAATAAAATCGAAGTCATACCAATAACAGAATCTGAATTAATAGACGATGAAACAAAAGATAGGATAATATCAAAACTAAAACCAAAAGATTTTGTTTTTGACTCATTTGTTTCAATGGAGCCATTTTTTGAAGAAAAGGAAAAATATTTTTACAAAAGGTGGGATTTAGATTCTATGAGTTTGCAATTACCATCACTATTAATGATGAATGTCATGGGAATGTATTATCGAATATATAAATGTGGTGAAATGGTACAAAATTCTGGTGTAAAATATGATATTGTTGTTAGAAATAGGACTGACACGACCTTTACAAGCGAATTGATTTTACAAAAACCCGAGCCAAATACAATTTACACTAATTCAGTACAATCTTGGCCCGAAGCAGTAAATGATACACTACTTTATGGTAACATGGATGTAATGTGGAAATATCAAAAAATGTATCTTGATTTATTTTCACTTTGGGATGAAGTGGCGGTGTGGAATTCTGCAGAACATTTATTATACAAGTATTTAAAGACAAACAATTTTATAATAAATTCAGATTTGTCAATGATGACACATAATGAGAATACATACAAACTAAGGAAATCGAAATGAATTTTATAAATAGACTATTCAATAATAAAAATGATAAAGACATGATTCAAAATTTGAGATTTTTAATTAATACTCATGATAAAAACTTGTCTTTAGCGGAATTGTCTTTAAAACATTTTTTTAAACATAATAAAAGAGATGATTTAAAAATAACAATTGTAAGTAATAAATTTAATACGGAAGATTTAAAATATTCCGATAAAGTCACATATTATAGTAGTAATATTAACTTACATTGTCAAGGATATCATTTTAAAGAAACTATGCTTAGTGCTTTAAAAGAAATAAGTGAGGATTACATTTTCTTTTTATTAGATGATTATTTTTTTATTGAAGAAATAAAATACCATGATTTAAACGATGCATTGAATTTAATTAAATGTGAAAATATTGACTATTTTGGTTTTGATGATATTGGTGGTATTTTAAAACTTAGCGATTTTGAAAAATTAAATAGTTCTTGTGAAAGTAATATTAAGGATGAACTTTATTTAAGACATAAGGATTATCAATATTTGTTTAGCGTACAACCATGTATTTGGAAAAGAAAATCACTAATTGAATTATTGGAAAGTCATGAAAATATATCATTACATGATTTGGATGAGACGAAACCATATATTAGAGAGTCCGGTTTAAAATTTAAAAGTACAATGTCAGGATTAAGGTCCTGTTTTGATTATGCTTTTAATATTGATTTACAAAAAAGACCTGATGATTATTATATTATCGCATACACTGAGATAGTAAGACACGGGTGTTTTAACATACCTGAAAACGGTAAACCAGTAAGTCCAAATGACTATAGTGTAAGATTTACATATAACTTAATTGAAGAGGAGGATTTGGGTAGTAAAAAAGAATTTAGACACCTGTTACCACCTTCTCTACACAAACTAAACAATTAAAATGAAAGTAACTTGTTATTTTGAAAGAGGTGCGTTACATTGGTCTAATATCAGTGCACATAATTTTGTTTATAACAAATTGGTGGAGATGTATCCTGAGATTGAATTTAATGCGGTACACACCGCGTGTGATATAATCACACAACCTGATGGTTCCCAACAATCAATGAGAAGTTATACAAACTATACCGGACCCGCTTGTAGATATGGTCCTTTTTGGATGGTTATTCAAAACGTAGAAAACAAAAAATATTTCGTTGTTTCATATTGGGACAAATTAAATGATTTTTTTCACACCAACTGGGATACAGAAAACTGTGTTGAGATTTTTACAAGTATTGGGTTACATAAGGACGACATTTTTTATAAAAAACTTGATTTACCATATACTCCAACTTCCTTTGTTGGTTCTACTTTGGAAAATGAAAGAAGAATTGAAAATCTATATTCTAATAGGTTATCAATGAACAAGACCAGTATTATCGATAAGACAAAGAGGAAATTAGGTCTACATAATATAAAAGATTCTTATGGTAGGTTGTATCCTGATAAATTAATTTTTAGAGGTTATACTTACCTTTTTAGAAAACACTTAATTAATGACAGTAGATTTGACATTAGAGTGGATAAAGTAGATGAACCAACCTATTTAAGTGAATTAGATTCCTATGCTTTAAATTTTAGTCCAAATGGTGCCGGTGAAATATGTTTTAGAGACTTTGAAATTATGGGTTTAGGTTCCGCACTGTTTAGACAAAAGTTAGGTGTGGAGTTTCACAATAAATTAATACCAAACTACCATTATATATCTGTAGATTTTGATGATATACCCACTAACACCGACTATGTTACATATTGGTACAAATTAGCAGATAGGATTCACTCAAGATTTGAAGAAGTTAAAGGTGATTATGATTTTATTGACTTTGTTGCAGAAAATGGTAGAAAATGGTACGAGGAAAACGGTACCGCGGAAAAAAACGCAGAAATAATTGTAAATCTAATTGATTTTAATAAAATTAAGTAAATAGACCATTTATTTTCAGACTAAAAATTATTAAATTTTGAAAAAATACTTATGAATAACCCAAATATTGTTGTCACATTTACCACAATACCTTCAAGATTAATCAGTAATCACCAATTCGACATGAGATATTGTTTGGATTCGTTGTTAAATCAATCCTATGAGGGAGAATATGAGGTACATCTAAACATTCCATATGTTTGTAAAAAAATAAACACTGAGTACGTTATACCAGAATGGTTGACAGAACTTGAAACTTCAAACAAAAGATTAAAAATTTTTAGAACCGAAGACTACGGACCACTAACAAAATTATTACCAACTTTAGAGAGAATTGAAGAGGATGAAACTATAATTATTGTTGTTGATGATGATTTGGTTTACCATTCGGATATGGTAAAAGAACATGTAAACAATCAAAGTAAATGGTTAGATTCTCCTGTTGGGTATGATGGTATGCGTTCTAGAAATGAAGACGGGACTTTCTCAAATTTCTTTGGTGACACGAGGGACCATTATTACTCAGGTACTCACAGAGATTCTAGAGTTGATATCCTACAACATTACAAAACAATCTCGTACAAAAGAAGATATTTTGGTGACGACTTTAAGGAGTTTGTTGAAAAATATTACACATGGAACGATGACCTTTTTGTTTCGGCGTATTTTGCGAGTAAAAAAATTGATAGATACACCACATATTATGAAAACGATGTGGTTTACGGACCTTATGATGAATGGTTAGCAAATGTTGGTAAAACATTCCCATTAATTCAAAGTACACATCACGAATCCATTGAAGGGTGTAACCTTTTTAGGAGAGATAACGATGATGATAATTCTTCACAATTATATAAATTCATCGATTCAGGATATCAAAAATAATAAAAAACATGCTAGGTAATTTACACAAGATAATGTCATTTGAAAATAAAATGGTAGAACCAACTATCATTGATTCAAATCAAATTGAAAAATTAGTACACGGATTATTAAATGTACACGAAAATAATATTGAAGGTGATGTAGTTGAATTTGGTTGTTTTGTTGGTGAGTCATCAAAATACCTTATGAAAACGTTAGTTGAATTAAATTCAAATAAAAAACTATACGTTTACGATTCATTTGAAGGGTTACCTGATTTAACCAAATGGGAAGAAAATAGTGGATGGAGAGCAGGAACATTGAAAACAAGTGAAGAGGTTCTTATTAGTAATTTTGAAACAAATGGTTTACCGTTACCTATAATTCATAAGGATTGGTTTTCAAATGTTCCTCAGGAAAATATACCTGAGAAGATATCTTTCGCTTTTTTAGATGGAGACTTCTATAATTCAATATACGATAGTCTAAGTAAAATTTATGACAAAGTTGTTGATGGTGGTTTTATTTTCTTTCATGATTATAAAAGACCTGACTTACCAGGTGTTGATGCCGCGATAAGAGATTTCTTACAAGAAAGAGGTTTAGAATACCATGTGATAGAGGTTACAAACCAAGTAGGTTTAATGATTAAAAATAGACAAAACCTAAACGTAGAAGAAATATTTCCAGGTAAAAAAACATTTGAACCTAATAAAAATTTAACAATAGTTACAGGATTATGGAATATTAATAGAGTTGGTAGACCTTTTGACCACTACATAACTCATTTTAAAAAATTCTTGGAGATACCTCAAAATTTATTCATTTACATCCCTAAAGAGTATGTGGACATGGTTTGGGAGGTTAGAAGTAAAGAAAACACTTTTGTTAAAATTTACGAACTTGACGATGTTAAAAATCTTTATGCACCATTTTGGGATAAAACTCAAGAAATTAGAACAAGTCCTGAATGGTTAAGTTTAGCGGGTTGGTTACCGGAATCACCACAAGCAAAATTAGAATGGTATAATCCAATTGTACAATCCAAAATGTTTATGTTACATGACGCATCAATTTGGAATCCTTTTGGTACTGAATATTTCTTTTGGTTAGATGCCGGAATCACTAACACAGTTCCAAGTACTCATTTAATTGAAAATAATGTTCTTCATAAATTAACCGATTTTGGTAACCCGTTTTTATTCTTAAGTTATCCATATGAAGCAGAAAACGAAATACATGGTTTCAAATTTGATATGATGAATGAATTATCACACGACACTGTTAAATACGTTTGTCGTGGAGGATTGTTTGGTGGACATAAAGACCAATTACACGAGGCGAATTCAACTTATTATCCAACTTTAACAAGGACATTGAATGCAAATTATATGGGAACCGAAGAAAGTATTTTTACTATCATGTCCTATAATGAACCACACATCTATAAAAGATATGAATTAGATGCAAACGGTTTAATTGGTAAATTCACACAAGCGATTATTGATAATAATGTAAATCTTACAGTATCAGATAAAATTAAACCTCAAACAAATGTAAAAAAATATACAGATAATGATGTTAGTAATTATAAAACTAACTTATATATTTTAACATTCAATTTTCCCGAACAGGTTTTACATACCATATCATCTATGGAAAAAACACCTGATTGGTTAAATAGACCTCATTTAGTACTGTTAGATAATTCAACCACCGAAGAAGTTAGAGAACAAAATAGAGAAATTGCTCAACGTTATAATTTCGAGTATATTAGTTTAGGTGGTAATACTGGAATATGTGGTGGACGACAAGCAGCTGCGGAACATTTTCATGAATCAGATGCGGACTTTATGTTTTTCTTTGAAGATGACATGACGGTAAATCCACCCGAATACGAAGGTCAATTCTGTAGAAATGGTTTTAGAAAATACATACCAAATCTTTACAATTTATTACATAGAATAATGTTAAAAGAAGAATTTGATTTTTTGAAACTAACGTTTACTGAAGTATATTTTGATAACGATAAACAATGTTCTTGGTACAACGTGCCTCAACACGTTAGAACAAAATATTGGCCAAACTATGATAAATTACCGGTTAGTGGTTTAGACCCTAATGTACCTTTAACCGATTTTAAAAATATTAGAGTTATGGATGGATTATCATATATAGATGGTGACATATATTATGCTAACTGGCCAATGATTGTGAGTAAATCAGGTAATCAAAAAATGTTTATTGATGTAAAATGGGGACACCCTTTTGAGCAAACTTGGATGTCTCATAATTTTCAACAAACAAGAGAGGGTTCTTTAAAACCGGCGGTTTTGTTAGCATCACCAATTTGGCACGATAGGATTAAACATTATAGTGCTAGTGAAAGAAGAGAAAATTAAAGTATTTATAATAAATCGACTTGAAGTCATAAATGTTTTAATACCCCTATATGGACCCCGATAGTGATAAGCAAACTGAAACACAAGGAGACGAGATTGACCCTTTATCGAGATACATCTCTAATGTTAGCGATGTTCTTTCTCCCCTTTGGGTACGACGCTTTATTCAAGTTATTGATGGAGGTCACTGGCTCGTATTGGGTTGCAGATATAATTTTCTACTTCATTTCAGGATGTTTTTGGTTATCGTATATATTGTTTTCACGAACAATATCTAAAAAAACTAATTAATGTCTTTTAATTTAGATTCCAATAATCTAAAACATTCGTAAAACCCTTCTATTTCAATCAACTCTCTATTTGGTTGGGAATTCTGGCACGGATAAAATATCTTTCCTTCGTTAAGTGAAACACTATATACCCAATTGTTCTTAGTCATCATTTCTACGGTTAGATAGATACCATTTTTATCAAAAAATTTATATAATTTCTTAATATCGTAATATTGTAATATGGATAAGCACGGTAAACCAACGTTGGGAAACATCATTTTTGAAAAGACGCTCAACGCTCTCGGATACAAATATTCAATAGTGTACCAATCCATCATACCAGTAATTATGTCAATTAAGATATTAATTCAAAATTATTTTCAAAGGATAAATTACTTAATTAATAATATTTATTGATATGGATTTTTTAAGTGACAACAAAAAAGAAAAGATTAGTGAGTTTGTCAAGTTTGTTAAAAGTGAACTTGATTTAGAAAAGTGCCCTGTTGTTATTTTACAAAATGGTAGAGGTGAATTAAAAACAACCGCGAGTTACAATCATTCAAAAGAGACTAAAGTAATTCGTGTAAATGTAAAAAATAGAGCTCTTGTTGATGTATTGAGGAGTATTGCACATGAAATGGTACATCACAAACAATTTGAACAAGGTAGACTAAAAGTACAACCACCTGATATTGGTGGTGAAATTGAAGATGAGGCCAATTCTAAGGCGGGTCAATATATTAAGATGTTCTCCAAGAAGGATAACACTATATATGATGAATAATTTATCTCAAAAAGGTTAAAATTACTTTTACAGTAACAGCCTTCTCCCTTGTTCCATCCGACAGATACAAATCGGTAATTATTTCAGGACTCATTAAAATTAACTCATTAGGTGGTGCAACACCAACGTTATTGGTTTTAAAAGTGTAATCAGTTTTTAATCCAAAAGTGTGGTCTAAGATTGACATTCTTGTGTAGTTTGTGTATAAACCATTTGATGGGTAAGAAACCCAAAATGGTTCATGAGAGGGTTTTTGACCTCCTGGTTGAAACGACCAATCACAATACAGATTATACCCATCAAACTCCCACATTGTCTTATTCTTTATAAATCTACGCGATAATGCGGTGTTTTTATAGTTTTGAGACATTAAGGTCCCTCCACTAATAAAACTTTGTTGGTTAAATGAATTAATACAAATTGTATCGTTTTTGATAACGTCAACACTACTTTGTGAATTAACAATCACAATATCATAATCAACAAAAGTCCATTTACCACCACCCATAAACAAAACGGGTTCAGTAATTTCTTCGTATTTCTGACAACCAACTATAAAAAAGAAAATAAAAACATAAAGTATATTTTTCATGATATTCAAATTTTGAGCTAAAATAGGTATATTTTTATACAATACAAGAAAATTTTAAACATTTTTTTTGGTATTTATAGGGATATGAACATTATAATCTCAGAAAAACAATATAAACATTTATTTGGTGGTAACCAATTAGATGAACAAGGTGATGACCCGGCCGCAGCTCAACCATCGAGCGGTGTTGGTAGTTCAGGTAGTAAAGAAGGTTATCCTGAGGTTGGAAAATGGGAAAGTGGTGTAACCCGAGGTCCAGCCAATCAAGTCGGAGTCACAAAATGGTCCGACGTTGTTGGTTCACTTTTAAAAAGGAGTCATGCAAATCCACTCAAATAAAAAGGTATTTATTAGATATTTATAGATTAAAATATGATGTACAACAATAAATTAGTGATATCTGAGTCTGAAAGAAGAAGAATCTCAAACATTTATGAAAATTCTTTTTCTTTGGATTATGTGATTACAGATTGGGTATCACCTGATGAAAAGTATGTTATCTTTCTTGATGAACTTTTCGATATTGAAAACAAAACCAAATTAGGTAATGTTTGGGAAAATTTTGACAACTTTAAATTTTTCTTAAGACATTCATTTGAAGTTTCAACAACAGTACCTCAACAAATCAAAGAAGAAGCACTTCAAACCTTAGATTCATTTATTTTAACTGAGTCAACACAAAATTTTACACACTTAAAGCCGATATTCAAACAATTACTCCAAGAAGATTGGGGTATTCTTGGTGATTTAGCTAATTGGGCTAAAGATACCGCTGTAAGTGCTTACACGGGATTTACAGATTTTGTTTCTACAAGTTATGAAGGGGCAAAAAAATTAATTGGGGCAATATCAAAGGGTGAATGGTCTCGTGTATTAGATTTAGTTAAAAAAGGCGCTTTATATGTAGCAAGAAAAGTTAGAGGGATGTTATACCATCCTGTTGGTTTAGCTTTAGATGCAATATTAGTTGCCACAGGTATAGGTAAGGGTATCGCTTGGATACCATGGGCAATTGCGGTTGGTTTAGACATTTACGAATTTATTTCAGGTGACTATGAAGACCCTGAATTACATTGGGGGTGGAGATTATTATTCTTTGCCTGTGATATTTTAGGGTTAGTAGTGACGGGAATGGCGGCCAAAGTACCAAGACAATTATTGTTAGGTTTAGTAAGTAGATTTGGTAAGACTCAACAAGGTTTAAAATTGGCGGTACAAAGCTCACCAAAAATACAGTCATTTTTAAAAAGTGTCAGTGAAGGTTTATCAAGTGTTAAAGGTTTTATGGGAAAAGCACTATCGTATTTCCAAGTTAAATCACCTTTTATGTATAAATTCTTTTCAGGTATTATGGGTGGTATTGGTAAATTTATAACAAAACTCACAAATTTAATTTCTTTCTTACTTGGGGCAACTTTAAAAGGTGCCGTGAAATTAGGTAAAGGAGCATTGAATGTTCTTAATACACCCGGTAAACTCGCAATGAAATTAGGTGGTGGAAAGGGAACCGCCGCCGCGGCAAACGTATTAGTCCCCGCTGCGGCTATTGGTACAGCTGGAGAATATATGAAAAGAAAAGAAATGGAGAAATCCGTAGAACAAGAAAAGAAGGTTGAAGCTGGTCTTACTTCGGGCCCTCCTTCTGAATATAACCCTAAAGATTTATAATAAAAAAAAACAATCATAAAAATGGAAAATAAAAATGCAGAATTAATTAGAAAAATGATGACTCTAATGGAAAATGTAGAGTCTAAAATAGTTTCTAAAGAAATGGAAGATGTGCATGAAACATCGACCGAAAATGAATTGGAAGAAAATGCTATAGTAAAGAGTATTGCTGCCGATTTAAAAACTTTACAAGGTGCTGAAAGAGCAGCCGCAATGGCGAAATTGAGTGCTGAATTTGAAGGTCCTTTAAAAAATTTATTAAAGGATGCCGAGGCGGCATCGATGTTAAAACAGTCTAATATTAGAACAGCAGAAGAACTTGTAACTGCGGTGGCTAAAGGTCTTAATTCTGAATTAAAAGGTAAATTAGATATAACAATTTTAAGATATAATAGTAGTCCAAGATTAGTCAATGCTGCGGCTGAAAATTTAACACAAAACAAAACTTTTTTATCGAAATATAAAGACCAAATTAATGGGGGTCAACCGGCTTTTGAAAGAGCCCTAATGGACTCTAAAAAATATAGTAAAGACGCAATCACCAAGATTGTTGAGAAAGTTAACTCTAAGTATGGTATGAAGGTTACTGACGACATGGTTAAAGGTATCAAGGTAAAAGAACCAGTTAAAACAACCACAAAAACAGCAACCGGTGGTGCCGATGCCGCCAAATCCGTAGATGATGCTGCTAAAATTAAACAAGGTAAAGACATACTAAAAACAGGTGGTGGTAAAAAATATTACGAGTGGTTAAAGAAAATGTTCGAAAAATTTGGAAAAGATAGTAAAACCGTTGTTCAAAACGGTGTTAAGAAAGTATCCGTTTCTAAAAGACTCCTACAATGGGCATTAGTCGCTGGAGGTGCGTACCTTTTATATTCCTTTTTCACTGATTCCGACGGTAATGATGTTGTAGTTACGGATGAAGGAGGTAAAGTTATCGACCCTAAATTAACCGACGGTATGACAGATTGTTTGAGAAATCTTATCGATAAAGGTATGGGTAGATTAACCCAAAGTAGTTCAGGTGGTCCTGTTGTTGTGGTTGAAAAAACCGGTAATGCTGATTATGATAGTGTAGGTGGTTTGATGTTCTTTATGAATGGTAGAGTAATATCTGGCGACGGTGCAACAAAACGTGGTAATTGGAAGTGTAAAGGTGGTCAAGTTCAAAAAGTGGATGAGACTTCAATGATTAATGAACAATCTGAAACCGAAATGGTGAATGACGTTGAGACAATGATTGATTTATTAGATTTTCCAGTTTCAGGTAGTGATTTATCACAAGCAAGAACATTATTATCAAAATATGCAAATAGTTCAAAAGGAAAAGAATTTTTACAGCTGTATAAAAACACTGGTTTAGGTAGTGGTTCATTACAAAAATCTTTAGATTATATTGCAACATTCCAAGCGGGTTCTGTTTTATCTAAAAATAAAATGTACGAACTTATTAAACAAATTGAATCCGGTAAATCGGGTGGTGGTGAAAATCAAGGAGGTAATCAAACCGCAGATTTATCTGGTATTGAAATTACATGGGACGGCGACAAAAAGATAGAAGATGGAGATGGTGATAAACCAGTACCAGTACCTCAACCTCAAAAATATTATCAATGTGACGCGTTTCCGTTTAGATTTGGTTGTAAAAATGAAAAAATTAGAGAAGTACAAAGATGTTTAGGAATGGAATCAAAATACCAAACAGGTAATTTTGGTCCATTGACCTTATCTCAAATGAGAAACAAATTTGGTATGGATGTTATTGATGAAATTACTTACAATGGTATTATCAGTAAGTGTAAGGGTTCGACACCAAAACCTCAAACAGGTTCAACGGTAACAACTGGTTCAACGGTAACAACAACTGGTTCAACGGTAACTCCACCTAAACCAACCGAACCAAGTAATGTTGAATCACCAAAAGTTGCAAGTGCAACAAAAGCAACACAATTAAATCGTGAAGGTTGTAAAGCTCTATTCAAAACTATTGACGAAAGAGACCAATCTCAAGGAAAGGCAACCGCCACAAGTTCGGAAAAAGAACAACTTAAGTTCTGTATGCAACAATATAACTTTGGTGTAGGTAGTGGTGTAGGTAGAATGAAAAGAAGATATGGTTTAACATCTTCAGGTGGTGATAGAGGTATTAGATAAAATTAATCATAATGGAATTAAAAAATTATATTAAAGAAACTTTATTAGAGGAAAGAGAAAGAAAACTTTATTCATCTTTTGACGAATTAAACAACATTAGAGATAAAGAATATTTTCTTGAGAGATATTTTATTATCACCTCAAATTTACTTAACGAGGGATACTCGTTTGAGGAAGTTGAATCCGCAATGAACGAAATTGAAAATCCATTATCTGGTCTTGACCTAACTGGTGATGATTTATTAAGTGCGGGTGGTTCACAATTGAAAGAGTACGCAATCAATCTATTATTAACATTTATTTTTGGTGGTAAGAATCAAGGAATGATTACAACCATCTCAGTGGTTTTTGCCGATTACGATGTTAGAGATATACTCAAACCTTTTAAAGATGAACCAAATTGTATGTCTCATATGCCAAAAATGATTGATGGAGTATTAGAAGCTTTATCAAGATATGTGGCAGGTTCTGCTGTTGGTGTAGATAGGAATAATTACGGATTAAATTTAGGAGGTTTAACTTCAGGATTTGCTGGAAATATATTTGGTGAGGTAATAAAAGATTCTAATATAGGTGAAACCATATCGGACAAAATATGTAAATTTATTCATTAACATGAAACTTACAAAAAAAGAAATATTAGAAAATAAAAAAGTATTAAAAGAGGACACTCTTGAAAATATTTTAATGATTGCGGGATTTGTACCTGTAATTGGTGAAATTGCTGACATTATATTGATTATTAGATATATCTATAAAAAAGAATATTTATACGCGGCATTGATGTTAGTGGCTTTAATACCAACCGTGGGTGATTTCATTGTAAAACCATTCATAAGAGTATTAAAAGGTGCAGGTATTGCAGGTAAAACAGCACTAAGAAGTAGTGACGATTTAGCTAAATATTTAATGCAAAATCCAAGTGCAAAAGAACAATTCTTAAAAATGTCCAAACACTTTGACGATGCTGGTGTTAAACAAACAATTAACTCAGTTGGTGGAATCAATAAAGGTTGGGCACAAAAAATGACTGATG